AGTCCATCTAATGCTACAAATAAAAATGTTACATGGTCATCAAATAATACAAATGTTGCAACTGTTAATTCATCAGGTTTAGTTACTGCAGTTGCTCCTGGTGATGCTATTATTACATGTAGAACTAGTGATGGTGGATATACTGCAACATGTTCAGTACATTGTGAATGGAATACTAATGTTGCTGTAACTGGAGTTTCAATTTCACCTGTAACTAAAACATTTACAAGTGCTGGTTCAACACAACAACTTACAGCTACAGTAAGTCCATCTAATGCTACAAATAAAAATGTTACATGGTCATCAAATAATACAAATGTTGCAACTGTTAATTCATCAGGTTTAGTTACTGCAGTTGCTCCTGGTGATGCTATTATTACATGTACAACATCAGATGGTTCTAAGACAGCTCAATGTAATATATCATGTTCATGGAATTTAAGTTGGTTCTCAATTGGTCCAGATGCAATTACAGTTGATAACTATACAACTGCTAATAATGCACAACAGGCAACATCATACCCATCAACATATACATCTGATTCACGACAATATATTTATTGTTTAATACCTAATACGAAAACAATACAATTTATTGAACCAGCACTTAATGCTCCAATTGAACTTTATGAACAAGATATAAATATAGCTGGACATAAAGTATATAAGTCAAGTAGTAAAATCATGGGTACAATTAATATTGTAGTTTCTTAAATATAAGATATAATGTTAATATGCAATATACAAATAATAACATAATATTTAATAATGTAAAAACACAAGGTATTAAATTAAGTGCTAGTCCTATGTTAGTAAAAGGATTAGTTGGAACAGATCCTGATGATGGTACTGGTATTGTTAATGCAGTGGATATTGATTGGAATGATGCTAATTTAGAACCATTAATTACTAATGAAGCTATTAAAAGCAAAATATCAAATTTAAAAATTAATACAACGGGTGATTTATTAAAATTAATAATTGAATTAATTAATTTAATAAAAATTGAAACATATTGGTTTTCAATTGGTCCAGAAGAAATCACAGCTAGCAATTATACAATCGCTAATGGTGCCCAACAAGTAACATCATATCCAACATCATATGAATCTGTTGAACGTAAATATTTATATTGTTTAATACCTGATACAAAAACAATACAATTTATTGAACCAACACTTGGTGCGCCAATTGAATTTTATGAACAAGATATAACTATACCTGGTTATAAAGTATATAAATCAAGTAGTAAAATCATGGGCATTATCGATATCGCTGTTGAAGAAAAATCTGAGCCTATAAATGAAAATGAAACTGAAACTGAAAATGAAAATGAAAATGAAGAAGAACAAATAATACAAAATAAGTTTTGGTATTCAATTGGACCTGATGAAATTACTTTAGATAATTATACTACAGTTAATAATGCACAACAATTAGATGAATATCCAGTAAATTCATCATATTCAACAGAAACACGTCAATATATATATTGTTTAATTAGTGAAAATAAAACAATACAATTTATTGAACCAACATTTAATGCGCCAATTGAACTTTATGAACAAGATATAAATATACCTGGATATAAAGTATATAAATCAAGTAGTAAAATCATTGATACAATCAATATAAAAATATCATAAATTTATTTAAAAATTAATTATGGAATTAAATATTAATGGAATAGCATTTACTAACGTTAAAACTGGTGGTATAAAAATTTCATCTAACCCTATAAATGTTAATGGATTATCTAGTACAGATCCTGATGACGGTTCAGGTATTCTTAATATAGTTAATATTGACTGGAACGGAGCAATTATTCCTAATGGTGATTTAGCTAATGGTACTTCAAAGACAATTAATACAACTGGTGAATTATTAAGTCTTATTAATGAAATGCAGCAAGAAATCTATGTTCTTTCTGCAGCTGTTGTAGCATTGTCTAATAATACATCTTCTAGTGTTGATTAATCACAGCTAGATTTTGGTGATAGCATGCTTCGAGTATCAGGAGAAACATATTCAATTAAACATGGATTTAACGGATATGCATTTAGCGTAGATACTAATTTGGTAACAGTATCAGATACATCATTTACAGCAGGTCAACAAATTACTTTTAGATGTGTTGCTGGAAAAAGTGAAGCAGTACCTGTTCTTCTAGTAAATACTGATAATAATTATGAAACTGTTGCAATACATGTATAAAGTATAATAAGTTCATTTAAAGGATATTCAATAGAATATCCTTTTTTTATGCATAGAATTTAAATATCTTAAATTATTTTTATATATAACATATTAAAAACGTATTATGCTTGATTATAAACTTTTAAAATATAAGCCAACTATAACATATAATAACGAAACATACACAGATTTATTGGCAAGAACATTTAATGAAAATGCAATGTATACACCAATTCCTGTTGTTGTTAATGAATATTATGTGGCACGTCCTGATTTAATTTCATTAACAATGTTTGGTACAGATCAATATGCAGATATAATTTGTAAAATAAATGGAATATCTAATCCTTTTGAAATGAATGAAAATGATGTGTTAGTTGTTCCTAATGTAGAATATCTTACTCAATGTTTAGCAAAAACTAGAAATGCATCTGAAATGATTAATGATCCTGATAATGAAGTAATTCAAAAATTAGATAAGAATAATAAGCAAAAACGTAAAAATGAATTAAGATCTCCAAACGAACAATTAATAGGAGATTCTAATTATGTTATTGATAAATCATTAGGTTTAGTATTTTATTAAAATTAGTTAATATATAGAATGTCAGATATACAAAGTATAACATCACAAACTCAAATATCTAATTCAGTTCAACCTGGTGTTAATAAAGATAATGGTAATTCAAAACAAAATGAACAAACTCCTAATCAACAAGAATCTGTAGGAAAAGAAAAAAATTATACAGATCCTAAAGTTTGTCATGACCCATCAATATCATTAGAAAGTATTGCTAGAAAGTATACAGATCAAAATAAGGTAATGATGGAAAATGGAGAAGATATATCAGCAAATAATATGTATGATGCTACATTAATTGATGGTATTGAATATCCATTAGTTGTAATTAACAATCGTAATATTGAGAATAATGAAATTATTAGTATGACAATTAACTATAATTCATTTTTACCAACAATATATATTAAAGTTTGGGATGAACATGAAAATGAACAAAAGTTAAATACTACACAAATGAGTGGTTTAATAAGAGTTTGTATGATTTCTCCAGTTGATAAAGTATATAAAAAAATATTATTGAATTTTAAAATAACAAACGTAATGTTAGATGAATATGATCCTGCATATGTTAGTTATTCTGGAGAATATTTTGTTGAAGGATTTAAACAGACTAACATAGGTCATATATGGATGCCAACACCTTGTCCTAAAGCAATAACATGTCAGCAAGGTGGTCATATTAATGCAAATACTTGGGAAATGCTTCATGAAATTGCTGGAAGAATTGGTTTAGGATTTGCAGCCACAAAAAAGACAAAAGAAATTGAAGACCGAATTGTTAGAAACATATTTAGTCAAAGATATGACCAATATATTAAACAACAATTAGAATATTCGGGATTAGGCGAAGAAAATATTTTTGATGCATGGGTAGATCTTTATGGTTATATTGTTTTAGTTAATGTCAAATGGGTAATGGATGAAGATATATTATCAACTGACTTAACAATTAATCATAATGTTGGAATACATGCTACATCAAATGATTTAATGGAACAAGAGCCTGAAGAAACAGAACGTACATTATCAAATTATAACTATATGGGAGCTAAATCAAATGCAGAAATTGAATCATATAAAGTTGATGTTGATAATGAATCTGTAAATAGGGGAACATTAGAAAAGATATATACGCAAAATATAGGAGGTACAAAAACAATTATTAATGAAATGGATATCCAATCAAAACAAGATTCTGTTGATGGTGATTTCTTAGAAGATTATAATACTGGTAAAAATAGACCTATACCTGTATTTAATTTTAATGATGATGCCTATACAGGATTAAGCGGAGGATATAATATAGATGAACAAAAGAAAATTAGAAAAGCATATTTTAAAAAGAAACGTCAATCAGTTTTACATGTCAATTTAAGACATCCAAATTTTGGATTACAGCGTGGTACATTAGTTAATATATCAATATTTGAAAATGACCCTATAAATAAACAAATAATGTATGACAATACATCTAATCTTTCAAGAAATGATACAGATATAGATGCAGATGTACATGATTTACCTGATGAAATTAACCAAAAAGACACAATGATGGATGAAAGTGTTTATATGCCTAACTTAAAACTTTCAGGTCTTTATTATATCGATGGAATGAAATTTATTTATGATAGAAATAAAGGTTCTATTGTTCAATCATTACAATTATTAAAGAAAGGAAAAACTTCAGGATATCACAATAAACATAATGCTGTACGTTGGCCAATACATAATGGTAAAGTTACAGTTCCACAATCACCAAAAATATTAAATTCAGAAACAGTAATATAATATGAGATCTTATGGTAATGTAATAACAAGATATGATGATATGCTATATGATTCACGCCCTGTTACATTTAATGAATATATGTCAGATAAATATAATAGAGTTCATAATGAATTGTATAATAATGCATTAAATAAATTTTATGAAGAATATATTGATGATTTAATGACACCAGAATTTTTTTATGAATTCTTTCAATTGATGTCTATTAACTCAGAATCATTCGATAGTTTCTTTCAATTATATAAAGCTAAAAATGAAGAACATTTATTAAAAACAATAACTAATAAATTATCTATTAACACTAAAGATTTTTTCAAACTTATATTTGAAAAAACAAATGAATTATTAGATGATATTAATAAAGAATTAACATTAATTGATAATGATTCATCAAAATATTTTGATCATATTACTGTATTTGAAGATTTTAGAGTTACTTATGCATTAAATAACATATATCTTGAACAAGAACAACCAGATGAAACTGATAAAGAGTTCTTAACATATTTATATAAAAAAGATTCAGAAAATAATACTTATACATATATTGAAGAAAACTTTTTTATGTCTGAATTAGAAGACTATGTTATTGTTTTAGAATCTGAATTGGGATCAAAAATAGCATATAATAAAAATGGAGAATGGTTCTTAATATTAGATGGTGCTAAATATAATACTGCTGAAAGTAAATTTTATATTATAAATTTTATTAATGAAAAAAATACAGAATTAATAAAATATATAAAACATATTTGTGTTGAACAATATAAATTACACCATAGAGTAGTAGAAATAAAAAATAACGAATATTGGCAACCTTCATCTATTATAGTTATTTCTGATGTTAGACCTTATAAGAAAGAGATTATTGATTTGGATAACTATTGGAATATGAGTCAGGGTTATGAAGATTTAAATGTCCAAGATATTAAAGTAACTAATGAAAATTTAAATGATGTAGAATTAATTGGTATTAATTATATAAATGGTAAAGCTAAAGTTCGTTCAAGAATGAATGACTTAGAATATGAAGTACCATTTAAATATCTAAATGGAGACATTAGTATAAGTGAAGATATGACATTAAATAATACATTTATAAATAAATCAAAAACAAATAAATAATGGGATTATTGGGTAAATTAGGCGGTGTAGCTAAAGAAGCAGGTAGAGGCGCTTTAGTTAATGGCGTATTAGGTATAACTGGTAATTCCAGTATGACAGGACAGGTTCAATATCCAGAATATGAATATGATGCAAATGGACATATAAAAGGAGTTAGTTCAAAATATGCCATACAAATTGCTAATACATATTCTGGTGGTGGAACATCAATAGATGGTGTTGATGGTAAATTTGGTGGTTTAGGAGCATCTACATCAGTAAGAACAAAAAATTTAGCAGCACAAGGTACAAGTTATCCTGCTAAATTCATGGATTCAGATGCAGCTGCAAAATTATCAAAAATACAAGAACCACCACTTCCACAATATAAAGAAGAAAAAGAAGGAGATTTTGTTACATCAATTAATAATATGAGTGCGGCAGCTCAATATGATAATGCTGTAGCAAAATCAATAGAAGATAGAAAGAAAGTTGGATCCACTTATGGAATGCTTTATAATGATGTATCAGTTAGAAGTAATAAAAATTCACCAGATAATAAAATTAATGATGAACATAATTCTGATATATATTCGTTAAAGCTTCCAGATTGGACATATGCTGATTTTATTAATGAACGTGCTATTTGGCAAAAAGGTTTATCATCTGCATTAGATGAACCAGGTTGGTTTTATTTTAAGATATTTTTTAACTTTAATACAAACCATGGATTGTTTGGTGGTATTTTAAATTCAGAAAAATTTACGCAAGCAACAAATAGTGCTGCTAAATATTTATATACAATAAATAAGAATCATAGACAAATAAAAGCAAAAGATCGTATTAATGCATTACACAAGTTTACTTCAATACTTTCATTTATATCAGATAATGCACCATGGTATTTTAAAGAAGTAAAAGGTTTGAATAATGCAGTATCATCAGTTATTAATGATTTTAGTAAAGAAAGATCTATTGAAATAGGAGTTACACAAGATGCTATAGACATGCGTTTATCTACATTAATGTCTTTATATAATTATGCATGTTTTGATAATATGCTTAATAAAGAAGTAGTACCTGAAAATCTTAGAAAGTTTGATATGACTATAATTATATTTCAAACTCCATTAAGATATTTACATACATCATTTACATCTAATAAAAAAATGGAATTTATGGGGGTTGATGTTGGTGCTGTCATTGATGAAGTAGGAGGCATATTTGGAAAAAAGAAAAAAGGAAAACTTGGCACAAGATATAAAAGTATGACACCTACAAATGGTGATTCACAGAATTTTGGAGATCTTATGTCAATGAAAATATATAGTTTTACGGGTTGTGAGTTTGATATGGAATCATTTGCTAGTATTATACCTGGTCAAATGACAAATGAAAATCCATTTCAATTAGGTAATAGTTCAATTAAAATTAAATTCACAAAATGCATAGAGCATACTATGAATGAATTTTATGGAATTATGTGGGGTGCTGATGGTTTTTATTTCAATCAATATAATAACTTTCAATTGGCAGATAGTTCTTTTAATGGCTATGTACACAAAGAAAATTCAGGATGGGAAAAACAACAAGAAAGATATCAAGCTCTTAAAGATACATTAGATGACTTAACACAAGGAGGTACAATATTAGGTTTAATAGATTCTCCTAAATCATATAAGAAAGCAATTGATGCAACTGAAGCTGTTATGAATGGATTATTTGATAATGGTGGTATGCTTAAAGGATTAGCTACTAATTTTGCTTTAGGTTTATTAGGATCATCATTAAACACTCAAGCACCACAAGGTAATATATATGGAGATGTTGGAATTGGATCTGCATATTTTAAAGATAAAGTTGAAATGTTAAAAAATGGTGTTCATGAACGAACAATGGCTCCTTATTATTATGATCCAGATACTGGAGTAAGAAGAGACTTACATGTTGATAAAGATTATTCTTCTTTAGATTACAAAAACCTAAAAACACAAGTTAGTAATTTTAATTTAAATAATTTCTTACAAACAAATACTCAAAAGTTTGCATCAAAAATTAATGACAAAGTTCGTGAAGGTGTAGATAAATTATTTGGATATAATAATGACTTCACTGAAAAACCTTATAGAGCTAATCCTTATAATTCAGAAAATGCAGCCAATATGGATGCAAAAAGATTTGAAGGCATAGGTAAAAGCCATCTTATGGTTGATGATCCAAATATACATACATATGTAACTGCACCATTTAATTATGATTCTACAGAAGCAGTTAATTATGAAAATAGTAAAGCTGGTGGAAAATATAAATCACAAGATATGGTTGATAACACAAAAAATAATCCACCACATCAATTTACTGTACCACCATATAAAATATAAGAACTGTACCAAAGTACAGTTCTTTAATTTGATTTATTAATAGATTTTGTCAATTGATATAATAGTCCATCATTATCTGTTAGCCAAATTGAACCAGCTCCTTGTAAATCATTTCCATTATTATCTTGAGGAATTGATATTATAAAAGCATTAGTAATACCAATTGATAAATTTTCAGTTCTATATTTTTCTAACGTTTCTTCAGTTATATTTGTTACTACTGGTTTAAATAACTGACCCATCGTATTATTTAAATTACCTATTTTACTCATGTTCAACTTTATATTTTTTTAATGCTATAGCATATGTTACTCCAGTGTCTAAATGATTAACATATATTGAATTTGTTAAACTATCATATTCAACTGAAATATTTTCTTGGTGATTAATTACATTTATTAATTGTTTTAATGAATCATATTTTAATATGTAATTATCATTTTTATCTCCATTATCATATTTAATACGTTTTAATATATCCTCAATATCAGTTTCATCTAAAACACCATCTTCATTACTATCAAATTTTTTAATTAGTTCATCTAAGTTATCTAATGGAATTAATTCTTTTTCTTTATTATCAGATATTGATTCTATAAATTCATTATAATCATCATTTTTATTATTCATGATTGATCCTTTTTCAACATGATCTGAAGTATAATCTTTATTTAATAAATTCGTATCCATACCATAAGCAATAATAACTTTATCTGTAGGTATTTCTGTACGTTCATTAATTAATGGATAATTTGTACATACTTTAATAGATAATGTTATATTACGTTGATTAGGCTCTGCAGATGTCATATCTATTTTATTAATTTCTGGATTAACATCACCTGGAAATTCAATTGAACACTGTATGATTTGTCCAAGATAACTTATATTAAAATATTGTTGAAATATAATCTTATCAACTAATTCTTGTAGTAATATAAGTGTTTCATTAAAATTTGATAAATAATATTTCAAATTTAAATTCATTTCAATTGGAAGCCTACGAATTTCTGCATTATATCCACATAGCATATTTCCTGAACGTCTTTCATAATTACCTCTTGCATATGGAGATGATAATTCTTCTGTTGGAAAATTAATATCAGATATTTCTACAATACATCTTGGTAATGTCATATATAATGTATCTTCTCCAGTTGTTTCAGACATATTAAATTCATATCCATTTGATTCCATATATAAATAAGAAGAACCAGTATTGAATATGAAATGATTTATAGATTCATTATATAATACAATGTTTCTATTAAGCCAAGATAATAAGCCTTTTACAACAATTGAAAAGAAACGTTCATCTCTATTATAAAGATCATCAAATTTTTTTGTATTCCATGGTCTTATCCAAGGTTCTTTATCTCTATTAAAAACATTATTCATTTTAATATTTAATATTACTATATTTAAAAATAATTTGATATTTTTATTTATAAAGATTTATTGATAATATATTATGACAATAGTAGACATTAATGATATTGAAGATTTAATATTAGCTAAACATGAAATAGATTTAATATTAAATGAAATGGGTGAATTGGAAGGCCGTAGTAATTTACAAGATTTTATGATAGAATATGCAAATCCTGATTATATATATTTAATTAAAGATCAACAAATTCCTTTTAAATATATTAAATTAAAAGATAAAGATTTTCTATTTTTAACTAATAATGATGAAAATTCAATTAATATATTAAAAACAAAACTAAAGTTTTTAAAATATGATTTAGATAATTTAGTACAATTATCAAAAAATGAATTAGCTACAAAAATTGATATGGACAATGTTATAATTCATGATAATAATTACTATATGTAATAAATGACTTAGAGGTCATCTAAAGCTAATAAAATCTTATATAATAAAATTATTCAGATTTATATATTATGAGCTTTAGATGACCTCTAAGTATTATCTAGAACGATTTTTAATTTAATTTAAATATTAAATTTTGTTAAAAATTATTCTTTATTTTTATCTTTATCGTCTTCTTTAGTTTTCTTGTCTTTATCTTCATCATCTCCGCCTTGAATTTCATCAATAGCATCATTCATTTCACCAACTTTTGTTTCAAATGATTTTGTTTTTTGTGCATATTGTTCATCATTTGTACGTTTTGTTGAATTACGAATTGTTTGACAGAATTGTTGAAGAATATCTTGTGCAGTACCTATTTTTTCAACATTATCTTTATTAATAGTTAATGTTACTTTTTTATCATCAACAGAAATACCTTCCATTGATTCTAATGATTTAATAGTTTCTTCTGCATTTTCTAAATCAGTAAAATCAAAAGTTACTGTTTTTGATTCAACAGCTTCATTTAATTGAGCCTGTTCATTAATGTAATCTTGTAAATGTTTCATATTTTATTTCTTTATTTTTCTAATTTATAAATATGTTGCTAGATTAGCTTTAAATATAACAATAAATCCTGCATCGCCTTGATATACTATGGCTTCTTTATCACCGCGTTTTTTAATTTGTTCAATTATATCTTTACAATCTTCTTCCATCCAATCATCTCTATCTTTCCAAGGTGTACTAAATAAAGCTTTGCAAAGAAATTTTTCATCATTAATTTGTGATAATTTAACCCACTTAACATCAGAGTTTTCTCCAGGTATAGCATGTATTATTACATATTGGTCATTATCATAATCTTGTCTAGCTTCACTAATAATTTCAGTAAGATTTTTCATTATTCGTATCTATTATTTTTATGTTTATCTTTTCTATTATATTTAGATCTATCTCTAAATGTATGATTATATGAAATTGGTTTTCCGTGAGCTTCTATTTCATCTTCACGTGAACCTCTTTTAAATGCTTTCATTCTATCTTTATTTATATCCTTTTTACTTTTAATAACAGTTTCATAAATACCATCTTCATCAAGATATTCGTCAAGATAATTAGCAATGTTTTTCATATTTTATACTTTATATATTTTGTTAAAAATTTAATAATGGAAATATTTCTGCGAATTTTTTTCCATATATATAAATTTTATTTTTATTATCTTCAATGTTTCCTTCTTTAACCCATTCCAATACTTTAATATAGTTATTAAGTATTGAATAATTTGTACACAAACTTGATGTATTATCATTTACTAAATCATCAACATTATCGCATTTGTTTGATGTATCTGATTTACTATGTCTACAGGTATTTTTTGATGAATCTAAATTAGATAAATCTATATTTGAATTTAATAAACCTTTTATTAAAATAATTAGTTTATTTAATATATTTTCTTCAATTATATCTTCATCTGTTATAAACCATCTACAATAAAAATTATAATCTGATAGCATTTGAATTAACCATTGATATATTGCAGCTTTGTATTTGTCTAAACAAGATGCATTATTAATGTTAATTAAATCAGTCCCAGTATTAATCAAATTTGAATTTTTGGATGACACACAATTTCCAGTTGTATTACCACATCCACATTGTGTTTCTGATGTTGTAGTTAATTGAGTATTAAATATTGTATTCATTAACACAGTAGCAGAATCAAATTGTCCATTTGAATAAAAATCAACTACATATTTATATAAATAATCTGTAACATCTAAATTATCATATCTATATGATTCTTTAATAATGTTCATAAATGTTACATTAAAATTCTTTAAGTCATCTTCATCCAATTCAATATTTGCTAATTTGTTTAAATTAGTGTAATATTTATAATTTTTTGAACATATGTATTCAAATGATAATTCAGAAGAATTTAAATCTATTTCTTTAGTATTTATATATTCATATCTATCATCTAAATTATTGATAAATTCTTCTAAATCATTATTTGCTAATAATTCATCTGTAAGTAATATTAGTATTGAATTTTTAAAATTATTTAAATATGATTCTTCTTCATTATATGAAATAAATGGAATCAATACATAATATTTATATTCATTACTTTTAAATATACTTCCATTTATAGTTGTTAAAAAACCTATATTAGTCATTATTTAATATATTAATTTCTTCTTTATTATATTTATCTTCTATTTGCTTAATGGCATCATATTGTGTATTTGAATAAGCTATAGTATCAGTATATATTGGCATATCAGAATTTTCTATTAGTTCTTCATATAATGCTTCATTAAATGTTTTAAGATCATTAAAATAATCATTGTTTATTAATGACATTACACGTTCTATTAAAATTTGTTTCCATTCATCATAATTTAAATCATCTTCATTATATGGTGCAAATCTAATATAAAAATGATCTTTATAATTATCGAAATATTTATTTAATACATTTTTTATATTATTTAATGTAGTTTCATCAAAATCACTATTTAAAATTTCAGCTTCATATTTTCTATGTATGATTTCATCAGCTTCTTTAATATAGTTTTGTAAATCATCTAATGTATTCCATTCATGTTCATTCAAAAAACTAAGTTTATCATTTTTATATTGATTACTAACATTAATTTTTTTAACAGTAGCAATATTATTATAGTTTTGATCTGAGTTTGGATGATTATTCAAAACAATATGTTTGTCATTTCTTCCAAATTTTTTCCTAATAATTTTATAATGTCTTACAATCTTAGGAATGATATCATTTATCAATAATTGCTCTAAATCGTTTTCAATATGATTATTCATAAACTATTAATTTATATATTAAAAATAATTAATAGTTATTAATATATTATTTTTACTAAACAGAATATAAATGATTAATCAACTTAATATTATTTTTATATATAATCATATAGAATATTTATAAATATTATGGCTAATAAAAAAGTATACTTAAAAACGGTTAATGAAGATCCTTTTGTAGGTGGACAAACAGAAACACAATATATTAATAATGGTGAATCTGATTTTGCAATTGTTTATGATGAACATGATCATAAATATAATAATGCAAATATTGCCGGTAAAGTTATTTTTGTCAAAAATGCAAAAAATGCTATTGCAAGAATTAGAGCAACAGGAAATGATCCTTCAAAAACATATTCAAGTAATAATACATATTATGATATGTCAAGTGGTGATTCAAAACAAATTAATTTAACATCAAAAATTGGTAATGTTTTCACTGGATCTAATAAGTTCCAATGGATGAAAAATAAATTACCTGCAGGTGTTCAAGCAAAATATGCTTCATATTTTAAAGATTCATCTACTGTAACGCCAGCTAAAAATAATAATGCAATTGCATATTTAAATGCGAATATTGCATATTTAAATGCGAATAATTTTGTTTTATAAATAAGACTAAAATGGAACTGCTTAAGCAGTTCCATTTTTATTTTATATTATCTAAATCAATTTCATATTGTTGTAAACATTTATTAATTTTATTATAAATACTTTCATCAACATTAACTTTTAATCCAGTATTTAATATAATTAGATATGTTTCAGTATAAATTGGTTTTTCACCTATTATTTCAACAATATGTTTATTAAGAGCATTTGTATATTTTGATAATTTTTCATTATCAATATTTTCTCCATATTCAGGTTTATAAAAATCCTCTTCACCAATAATTAACATAGGTGGATCTTTAGCATATTCATTAATTAACTCCTTATAAGATTCTTCCCATATATTAATTTCATTTTGATTTGAGGTCTTTTCTAATGAATATAAATTTTCAATGTTAATTTTTAAATTATCATTAATTTTTATTATTTTCATACTCCCACATTAAGACCTGTTGATTCTTTATCACCCATACTTTTCATAATGTTTGTTCTTTTCGTAGCACCAGTTTCAGCTTCAAAATTAACAACACTATTTAAATTTACTATCATATTTTCTGCATTTTCCAAAGCTTCAGTATTTAACTTATTATCTTGTTCTAATGCTGTTATTTTCTCTTCAAATCTTTTATTTATATTTCTAAGAGTTTCGATAGTATTTTTGTATTCACTTAAATTAATCTTAAGATCTTCATTTGAATTTTCATAATGATTAATTAAGTCTTTATTAACTTCAAAATCTTCATTAAGTTTATCGTATTTGTTTTTTAAAGAATCAAAATCTGCTTGTATTGCTAATTTTTCATTTTCACAATTATCATATTGAACATTTAATTTATCATAATGTTCTTCTGCTTCGCCAAGTTGAATATTTAAATTGGTTATGTCTTCTTTTGCTTTATTTAAATCATTTTCATAAGAATCAATAACTTTTTTCGATGATTCTTCTAGTTCTTTATTTTCTTTCTTTAATGAATTGATTATTTGTTCTTGCTCATTAAACTTATTAGTATATTCCCTTTGAACATTTTGCAATTGTAATTCAACTGAACCTTTCGCTATATCATTTTCTTTATATTTTGCTTTAAGTTCAGCTATTTCTTTTCCTAAATCAACAGAAGCTTTAAATACATCATCATATTTAATTTGTAAATCTTCATGTTCTTTAGTTAATTTTTTAAGTTCTTCACTTGCCGTATTTTCAGTGGCTCTTAAATTTTGAACTCTTTTCTCAATATCATCTTTTAATCTAACATTTTCAGCATATATTTCATTATATGTATCTTGAAGAATCTTATGAGCTTTATCCTTAGAATCAATTGTATGTTCTAAATTTCGAATTTTTACTTCATAATTATCCAATTGTTTATTTAAATCATCATTAATTGCGTTTAATGATTTAAATTCATTTTCATATCCTTTAACTTTCTCTTCTAACTCAGGTACAATTTTGTTAATTGTTTTAGTTTCAAAGGCTTCCTGTTCTTTAAATCTAGTTTTAAGTTCTTCGTTTTCTTTTAATAATTTATCAATATTTGCTTTTTGTTCTTTAAAAACTTCAATAGCTTTATTTAATCTTGCATTAAGTTTTTCATTGTCTTGTCTTAGTTGTTCAATGTTATCCATTTATAATTATAGAATCTATTTTAAATAAAATAGAAAAAGGAACTGAAATAATTTCAATTCCTTTAATATGATTTCATAATTCTATTCAATTCACGTTTATTATCACGATCCTTAATGTCATTACGTTTATCGTAATCATGCTTACCTTTACATATACCTATTTGTATTTTTATTTTTCCTTTTTGAATAAATACTTTAAGAGGTACAATAGTAAAACCTGTTTCCTGAGATTTTTCTTTAATCTTACAAATTTCTTTCTTTGTTAATAAAAGTTTACGTTCACGTAATTCATCATGATTTGTAAATATATCTGATTCATATTTAGAAACATGTGAATTTTTTAGCCATACTTCATTATGACTATCAACATAGCAATAAGCATCGGATATATTGCACTTACCACCTTTTATTGATTTAACTTCTGAACCAACTAATACAATTCCTGCGATATATGTATCAATAACGTCATAATTATGACGTGCTTTTCTATTTACTATTTCCATATTTATTAATTTTACCATTTAAATATAGTTAAACAATCATAATATTCAATTATTTTTTATATTTTTAATATATAAATTATTTTTAGAAATAATATGATATTTGGAAATTTAGAAAAGGTTCTAGAAAACGAACAATCTATTAATGAAGCAGTAAAACAAAATTTTGATCAATCATATCAAAATATAAATAAGCCAACAAAGTGGTCTAACATATTAACTTCATTATCTCATTATGGAATGAATTATTCTGACCAAGTTTATAAGAACATGGTTGCATTCCCTGCAGATAAAGCTATACAGCCAAAAGATGACGTGGCTTTACAACAAGTTCTTATGGGTTCTTCAATGAATAACTGGAAAGTTAAACCTGAAGAAGATAAATCATTTGCAGAAAAAACATTAGAGCAGAAACGTGATATTCTTCGTAAGATGGCTATGCAGCCTGAACTTGAAGATATTCTTGATATTATGGCTAATGAGTCAATTGTATATGATGATGATGAATCATATATATGTCAACCATATTTAGATACTGGACTTATTCAGGATTTAAATGAAAAATCAGCTGAAGAAATTCGTAATGCAATGGATGTTGCATTCTATAAGATATATCTTTTACTTGAATGGAAGAAATTTGCTTGGGATGAATATAAAAGATATTTGATTGATGGTGTTATAGCATACGAAATTGTATATGATAGTCTTGAACATCCTAAGTCAATCATCGGTATTGTTGATATTGATCCTGCAACATTAACAAAGAAAATTAAAGATGGTACAACATATTGGATTCAATTTGAAGGTAAACTTGGCTTTGAACGTGAATTATTAGATTCTCAAGTTATATATATCAAATATGAAGATTCTGGCGTGTCAACAAGACAATCATATTTGGAACGTTTGATAAGACCATTTAATTTATATCGTATTGTAGAACAAGCGCAAGTTATTTGGACTGTAACACAAGCATCATTTAAAACAATGTTTACAATTCCTGTAGGTGCTCAGAATAGAACTAAAGGTATGCAAACATTGGCTAATATAATGAATCGTTATAAAGAAGACATTAATTTTAATGTTGAAACTGGTGAACTTAAAATAAATGGTAAAACAAATCAACCATTTAATAAAGAATATTGGCTACCACAAAATGAACAGGGAAAACCTGAAATTGAAACACTTGTCGATAATGGACCAGTGCTTAATGATTCAGATCAAATTAGATATTTTGAATCTAAGCTTTGGAAGATGTCAAAAATACCTCAAAATAGATTTGATAAAGAATCACAATCAACATGGTTTGGCAATGACCCAACACAAGCATTACGTGATGAAATTGATTTTTCTAGATTTGTAACAAGATTACGTAATACTTTTGCAGAAATAATGCTTAAACCACTTCGTATTCAATTATCATTAGCAGTACCAGATATTAAAAATGATAAACGTATATTAGATTCTGTATCTCTTCGTTGGAATTCATATAACTTATTTGAAGAGATGATGAATATTGAAGTTATGACTAAACGTGTAGAATTTATTGGTACTATGAAAGATAGCTTATCAATAACTGATGCTGATGGTAATGAAGATTCATACTTCTCATTAAGATTCTTAATTGAGAAATTCCTTAAGATGTCTCAGGCAGATTTAGAATTGAATGCAAAATATAAATTAGAAGAAAAACTTGCAACTGCTGAAGGTGGAGACCAGGAAACAGAAGGTGATGATAAAGATGAAACAGAAATAGGTGGTGATGAAGAAGAAACAGGTGGAACTGAGCAAGAAAGCGGAAGTGATATCGATTCAGAAATGATGGGTGATGTACAACCAGAATCTGCAGAAACAACACAAGCATAAATAAAATAGAAAATTATCAATGGGTGAATTAATAGATTATTATATCATATTAAGTATAATAGAATATGATAATGATCCTTTAAAATTTGGTCGTATTAAATGTCAAATACCAGGCGTCATCCATACTGAAACAACTGAAGAAGAAGCTATTCCATGGGTACGTCCATTTAAAATGCACGGATATCAAACATTTAGTAGACCAATTGTTGGACAAAAGGTATGGGTGTTAATTAATAAGTCTAATTATAATGAATTTTGGTGGTTTCCATATCATGAAACTTCTGATTTAGTTCAGGAATATCTTAATGCTCATTATGATAGTCAACCAGATGTATTTAATGCAAGAACTAGTGGTTCTGGTAATGTGATGTTTACATATGATGATGATCAAGGTTATTTAATGAAAATTGGTGAAGACTATTTCAATCTTAAACACGATTCATCTGCAAAAATTGCATGTGGAAATGCAAGAATAATGTTAGCTGGTGATAAAACATATTGCGGTGCTGGAGATGATTCTGGTAGTTATGAACCATGTGTAATGGGTAAAAAATGTAAAAATATGAGAAGCCAATTAGCAGCTGATTTTGAAACTTTAGCACAAGCAGCTGGTGGTAGTCCTTATACTGCACATTTACAAGCAGGATTCAAAAGTGCAAAAAATCACATTACAGCAGATATATTAGGTACAAATAATTATCTTAATTAATTATGGAGGAAAATCAAAATAATGGAAGTACAGTATGTCAAGAATACTTAATTAAGTATGCACAAACACAAAAGAAAAAAATAAAATATAGTTCTGAAGAAGAACGAAATAAAAAGATAGCAGATCTTAATGAAAAGTATGATGATGATTTTAATAGTAAAGGAGATATTATTAAAGATATTGAAATTGAAAAAATTGATTTAGAATATACCAAACAAGAAACATTAATATATGCTTCTCAATCTAAGTTAAAATTACAATTTCGTAATGAAAGATTTAATAAAACGAAAGAAGATAAAGACGAAAATGGTCAAAGTTTTGAACCAGTAAAAACAACTTTGGATGAAGAACTACAAAAATTACAAAAAACAGAAGAAGAAATACAAGAACAATCAGATAAAGAAGAAGAAAAATCACAAGAACAATTAGATAAAGAAGAAGAAAAACGTAAAAAAGAAGAAAATAAAAAAGCAAAAAAAGAAGCAAAACAAAAAAAGAAAGAACAACGACAAAAGGAAAAAGACGCAAAGAAAGCAAAGAAAGAAACAGCATATGTTCAAGGTAATGCAATGTCAATTGCATCAACGGTTGGTAAAGCAAAAGATAAAGAAATAGATGCATATCAACAATTATCTAATGAAAAATTAAAAGAATATAAAAATACTATTGAAGAAAAAGCTAAACAACGTGGATATGAACAAGCTGTTAAAGATATAAAAAAATATAATAAGCAGCTAGAAAAGCAAGCAAAAAATATTTTTAATAAACAAAAAAAGAATGAATCAAAAGCTAAAGTAAAAGCAAAAGCAGCGATTCAAAAAGCAAAATTACAAATAGCTGCAATGTTAGGTTTATAATGAAAAATTAAATTATATATAAAAATACCTTGTAGTAAAGTAATTGAACTTTACAGTAAATAATATATGGCTAAAGAAAAAGAATTTGAATATGAATATAATCCTATTAAAGAACAAGTTGGAGGTAAAGCCGCAGAAAAAGTAATTTGGTCTACTGCGGTTATCCAAAAGGCTTTAGAAGGAATTCAACAAGGACAGCCTCTTAAGGCTAGTCCTTTTTTAAACAAAAATACAAAGTTATTAAAACCTGAATTAGTACGTCGTTATACTCAGGAAGAAATTGAAGATTATAAACGATGTGCAACTGACCCAATTTATTTTGCAGAAAAATGTTATCTTATGACACCTGAAGGTCTTAAGCCTTGTAAATTACGTGATTATCAAAAAGATTACATAAGACATTTACAACATAATCGTTTCAGTATCTTTTTAAGTTGTCGTCAATCTGGTAAGTCTACAACAACTGCTATTTATTGTCTTTGGGTAATATTATTTAATTCAGATAAGACAGGTTTGATTCTTTCTAAATCTGGTCCTGCTGGATTGGATCTTATTAAAAAGATTAAAGATATGTATTTATATCTTCCTTATCATTTGAAGATAGGTACTATGAAATGGAATCAATCTGAAATTTCATTCGATAATAACTCTTCAATATCAACAGAATCATTCTCACCAACTGCAGGTCTTGGTAAAACAATTAACTTCCTTATTCTTGATGAGTTTGCTTGGTGTCCACCTAATGATGTTGAATTATTCTATAATAACATTATACCTACCGTAACAACAATTACTGACTCTAATGTATGTATAATGTCAACACAAAATGGTTTTAACTTGTTTTATAAACTTTGGAAGGGCGCTATTGAAAAAACAAACATATATGCACCATTTAAAGTAGACTGGGATCAAGTACCACAATTTAATACTGAAACACATCAATGGGAAAAACGTACAGAAAAATGGAAAGAAGAAATGATAGGTGTTTTAGGTTCTAAAGAAGCATTTTATTATCAATATGGTACGCAATTCAGTGCATCAGATAAATGTCTTGTATCTCGTGAAAGAATAGCAGACATGCGCGATAAATCTGTACTTTGGGGTAATAGAACTCAAGAACTTCAAGATACTTATAATTTATACTTAGGTTACCATCAATATTTATTTTTACGTCCAGATTTTGATATTGAATCATTTAAGACAAAATTCTTTTTAATAACTATTGATTTAGCTGAAGGCTTTGGTGGTGACTCAACAGTTTTCGATATATTTGAAATAGTTGGTAAAGATATGTTTAGACATGTTGGATATTGGCGTTCAAATGAAGTTGACTTAGAACATGCAGCATTGGAATTTTGGTTATTGGCTTCTCAATTATTTAATGGAGAAAACTGTATATGGTCATTAGAATGGAATACTTATGGAGCATTATTTTATCGTATTCTTTTAGATCTTAATGAAACTGATTATGAAGCAGAAACATTATTTAGATTTAATATATCTCCAGATGGATTAGAAATGACTAACTTTGTGATGTATAAAAAGACTGCTATGGAAGAACAAATTATTGGAAAACTTAATTTTAGTAATTCTAATTTTATACCTGGCATTAAATTTACATCAGGCAACAAAGGTACTGCATGCTCATTATTAAAGATGTTATTTGAAAAGGGTCAAGTAGAAACAACAGATATTATAACATTAGGTGAATTAGAAAACTTTGAGGATAAGAATGGAAATGGTACATATAAAGCTTCTTATGGACATGACGATATTATTATGACATTCGTTCAAATACCAATGGCAATGCAAACATCAAAATATAAGATGCTATTGGAAGAAATGGAAGAAGCAGCTATTACTGGAAGAATTAATAATAAATGGACGAATCCACAAACAGATAATATTGATCCATTCTCATTTGAAGGAACATATTCGCAAATGATGAATTCAATGAATAATATTCCTAATGAATATTTTGCTCAGGAAGGTCAATTTGATATTTTTGATTATTCAAAAATGTAAATTATAAATAAAGAAGGTAATATAATAACTATTTAAATATATTTTTGTTATTTATTACCTTCTTATTTCTTTGCATAATTAGTTGCTAATTTTTTTTCTGATTCAGCAACTAATTTATCAGAATTAGTTCTAATTTTAATTTCATTTGGTGCTTGTATATTAATCTTAATATCTTTTGGATTAATATAATTATCTAATAACTCATAATTATCAAATTCAATTAATAATTTATTATCAATAATTTTTGTTTTAATTGAATTATAAAGTTCCCTATTTAATGTTCTTATATTATAATTTAATGAATCACCAGGATAAACAAATATATTTGATGGAACATTAACAATAACTTGTTCAATAGTAGGTTTATTTAAATTATCATTTAAAGATGTTGCAGCATTGGCATTTACATTTAAACCAATAATCATATATGTTGTTAAAAATAATATCATTAAAAATTTTTTCATAGTTTACTGTTTTAATTTTTTTTGTTTAAGTTAAAAATAATTTCTTATATTACCTTCATTAATTAAGATTGATATTTACTTAGTAAAAAATTATCAATCTTTTTTAGTATGGCTACGCTAGAAGCTAATGCTAAACATACCATAATCGTTTTCATAATATTAATATTTTTTGTTAATAATTTTATTAATACGTATTTGTTCTTTAATGTTTTTAAAATATTTGAATATCTCTACATAATAATCCGATATGAATAATTTCTTAATTATTTTCATACCTTAATTCATTTATTTATAACAATGTCCATACATCATTATTGCTGATTCTTTATAAGCTTCAATAAAATTTCTTAAAATTTTTTTTATTGTTTTCATAATTTATTTTTTTATATTTGTTTAATTAAATATAGTTTAAAATAAAAATATACTAAGCGTATATTATATGTTTTGTGTTAATTAGCTTAATTTATTAATTTAAATTAACGCAATTAACTAATGATATTGTTTTATTTTTATATATAATATATGGAGGCATAATTATATTGATTTATATTATGCACAATTTTTTAAGAATAATTACATGCGGATTGTATAAGGGGATGAAAAAAGATAAAGACAATTTTTTTAAGAAACTTATTAAGGAAGATAATAATGTTAGTGCATTAAACTTTTTTTTAATTGCAACATTAGCAGTTGGTGTAATGCTATTATTTGTACCTGTTATTGGAATGATTGTTGATATATGGTATAATCATACAATGACAATTAATCTTTCTGATATGGGAGTTTATATTGGAGCAGTTGCTGCAATATTTGCATCAGGCGGCTTAACATCAGCATGGACAGAATTTTCATATTCAAAATTTAAAATTCCACCATTAGATGAAAATGGACGCGGTATAGTAGATACAAATAATAATGGAATTCCTGATGATGAGGAAAATTTAATAAATGAAGATATAAGTGACGATTTATAAAATATTAAAGGTAGCCAAATGGCTACCTTTTTTTTAATAAATACATTTATGTCCGCAATATGGACAGAATTTATATTTTGTATTTAATTTTCTTCCACAATTAACACAATATATTTTCTTTAAATCACCTGCATAAATTGGCTTACGTGATTCTGGTAATATATGAATTGTTTCTGTTCTAAATGCCCAATAGTCAAAATCAATTGTAATATCTTTAAGTTTTTGATCTGAATAACTTCCCTTTTCAACACGACCAGTTTCTATCGAATCATTTTTAATTGATTTTGATAAACTTCTCGTTTTAGGAGCTTCAGTTGTCGCAGAAGAATAAAAAGCAGTTGTAGCCGTTGCTACAGTAGATGCATCATTGTTTAATCCTAATGTTGTTGAAGCATTTAAACATGAAAGTATATTTGCATTACCAATTTCAGATGAACAATATGAATTACATACTGATGATCCATATTTAATATTATCATTATAATATGTTATTTGAGGAGATTTTGCAACATATACATTATAATTTATTTGTTCTTTTTCTTTATAAAATTTAACTTCTATAACACCATTTTGTGCTATAGCATCACGAACAGGTTGAGAATCATTAACTTCATAAGTTTCAAATAAAAATTTTCTAGCTTCATTAAGATAACGTTCAAGCCAAATACGTTGTCCTGGTTTAATAACTAATTGATTAGGCATTTCTTTTCCATTAATACTTATAGAAGCACCAATAGTATAAGTATAAGGATTAAAAATTTGAAGTTGGAATTCTGAACCATTTTTCATATAAACAGTTCTTTGTGAATCATTAAAAAATTCCTTAAGTAAAGACTTATTCACGGCAATCTTTACAAGGTTGTCATTACTTGTTTTCATATTATTAAGTTACTTATATATTTATAACCGTTTCAATATCTTCAAGTCTTTTTATCAACTTTCAAAAGGATCATGTCCTCGATACTAAAACTTTAATATTCTATTATATAATAATAAAAAATACTGAAGTACTTAATGAAAAAATACTTCAGTATTTTATATAAAAATAGTTAATTATTTAACAATTTTTTCAATTTCATAATATTTATACCAATCTGTACAATTAATTGGATTTTCTCCCCATTCATTAAATCTTAAATAAGCATCTTTTATACAAACTCTTTCTTTAGGCCATTTAAAATCATAAGGAATCATTATTGCGTGAGGATCTTCACCTTGTTTAGATATTTTAACATACCAATTTTTTGTTTTATCAAATATATAAGGTTGATAATTTGAATCTAAGAAACTAAAATTTTCATTAACTGTTATTGTATCGGAAACAAAAGGAACATTAATTATTGAAGTATTAATGAAATTATAATCATGTGATCCAAATATTGCATGTACTTCCATATATTTATTAATGATATTTCCTTCAACATTCCAAATATATAATTCATCCATAGCTCCAGTAGCCATAACAGTATATTCTACATGTGTATTATCTAATCTAGTTCCTCTTAATACAACATCATTCATATCATAATCACCAAGTCTACTATCTTCAAAACAAAAAGTATAATATTGATGTTCTGGTTCATTTGGCATTATTAAAAATGGTTTAATATTACCTTCAACTTCTATAATTAAATCATTAAAGTCACGATCCGTACCTGATTCTACACATAAAAACATTTTATCATTAATTGGTAACCATGCCATACGAGGATCTGTTGAATCTAATTTTGAAGATTTAAAGTTACCCCAATTATTAATATTATGATTTAAACGTCCATCACAGTATAATTCGCCTTGTTTCTTGTTATTATCTGCAGTTGTATTAGAACGATACATAAATCCAATTTTATATCCTTTAGGAAATATATATGAACCTTCTGTATTAAGTTCTGTAGCATTATCGCCAAAATAAGCTAATGCATATGATTTAGATTTAATTATAATATCATTATCAGAATTCTTAAATACATCACCTAATTTTATAGCTCTATATTTTGGTAATGCTTCCAATTCTTCCACAGTTAAATCTCCTTTAAAATAATAGTAATATAAATCTGCTTCAGATACTTCCCTATATCCACCATCATTTTTATATACAGGAGAAACAATAATTGGATTATCACCAACAGTCAACATATAAGATGATTCATTGTAATATCTGCTTTCTTTAATTTTTGGCAAATTATTATATGATCTACCATTTGGGAAATAATTAAATATAATACTTCTAAATATTTCTTTATAATCATCATCATAATCATTAACATTAACATATTCATTATTATATGTATAAAGTAATTCATTATCAATCCAATTACGTTGTGATGCAAATGAAGAAATACTATTATTTATTATAGGTGTAATTGAAGGTATTTGATAATTACTAGAAGTTCTTTTCATTACTCTAGCTTGATTATTATCTTTAAAATATATATCTGTATCTCCTAAATTAAACTTTTTATAAAAATATTGGTTTTCTTCGGTTACAAATGCTACAAATAAATTCGTATATTTCTTAGGAGTATCAAAGACAAATGATATAATATCGCCATTTGAAACAATTGCTTCATTTAATAATTTAATAGAAACAATTGAATCATTATTATCTACTAAAAGAATTTGTACTTTCTTTATATTATATTCATTAGTATTTACATTTACTTTAATTTTACTATTAATCGTAGTTTGCCAACTATGATTTTCTGCAAACGTTGTTCCAAATATATTTTGAACATTTTCTGTTATTTCTTGATTATTATAATTAGGATTATATAATTCATAATCATGTCTACATGAACTTAATGTTAATCCTAATAAAATAACAAAAATAAAACTTAATATTATTTTTTTCATAGTATCATCTTATTTATTTATTATAATTAATAATAGTTTTTAATATGTTTTTTAATCAAATTATTTTTAATTATATACAATTTATAATATTTATATATGATAGCATCACATGATTCATATACTTATCAAAAAGCAAAAAATCCATTAATGAATTTAATATCTATTTTTTGGAAATGTCAAAAATTAGATATACAAAATCAATATGACTTAGGTGTTAGAATATTTGATGTAAGAGTTTATAAAAATAATGATAAATGGGGTACTGCACATGGTAATGCTCATTTTAAACAATCATTTGATTCAATTATGTCAATATGCGAATATTTTAAAACACAATTTCCAGGTTCATTTATAAGAATATATTTAGAGGATAATGTAAAAAATAACGATGAATTAAAAGAATTATTTTTAAAAGAAGCAGATGAAGCTTTTACTAAATATACTGATATATTATGGGAGATTGGAACACATTTTCCTTGGATAACATATTATCGTAATCCTGATTTTCATATGTCAATAAAAGAATATTATTGTCATTTATTTAACTGGAATACTGATAAAGATTTTATATACAATTTAAATAATATTGATTGGTCTTCATGGTGCTTACCATTATATGCAAAAAAACATAATCCAATTATAACACAGGAAATGATAAATGATCCTAATATAATGTATCTTATGGATTATGTTGGAATATATCCAAAAGGAGGGAATTAACCCTCCTTTATTAATTATATCTCTTTTTGAAGATATGTTCAGCAAGAGCATTAATCTCTTCTTCTGTTGTTTTATCAGTATTATTCTTTACCCATTCAATAATTCCAGGCATCTTAGATTCCTTAAATGCTTCAAATTTAGCTTTCTTTTCTTCTTCAACTACATCATAAGCATTCTTAAGGTTAATCTTATTTCCATTCATCTCAAGATACTTCACGAATGACATTGTTTCACAATTGATAGTCATCTTAGTATCATTTGAGTCACCTGAATAAGGAGAATATGAAGTACCATTCTTACCAATTGTAAAGTCATCTACAGTTGTTGCTTCAACAATTGCAATCATCTCCTTCTTATACTGTTCGATAATATTGTCCAAATCCAAGAATTTAACATAATCAGTATTAACAGACTCAATTCGATTAGTAGTTGGGTCATAAATCTTGGCATAACGAGTAGTAGAAGTACCATAATCATTGTTTGACTTCCAAAGCTTTACTCCCCACTGATATGACTTAGTGAATGTTCCAACAAGAAAACCAATTCCCTTCCACTTACGACCACGAGTTACCTCAACACGAAGTCCGAATGGTGAGATTTCTGCAAACTTCTCTCCCCAAACACATTCAAACTTAAAGTTCTTGAAACTATTAATTAACTGGGTCTTCTTGAAATTAAATAACTTCTCATGGTCAATATAGCCCTTCTTATCAGCTTCTTCGAGTGTCTGGCATTCATAACAACCATATGCTGGGCAAGCAAATCTCGTAGTCCACTCGTCATAGAAGAATGTACCAGTTACATTATTATAATATTCAAAATTACAATCATCATCCTCATAACGACCATGATAGTTGTAACCTACCATTGAAATATTTTCGGCTCCGTACTCCTTGATTGCCTGCTGAACTGCTGTAAGAATCTCTGTCATGATTTGGAAGATTTAATTAATATTATTTACATATATAATATAGTTATTTTTAAATAATATTCAAAAAATGGAGGGATTACCTTCCCTCCATTGATAAAAGTTTTTCAGATTTTAATTTTCTTATTATAGAATTAGGAAAATCATTTGTATAAACTGCAATAGCTGTTATCTCATTACCCAAATCAGGTTCTGTAAAATATACCCATTTGAAATGTGATGGATTATACTTTTTAAGTTTATCATACCATTTATTTATATCAACCGAAAGATAAATAAGATAATCATTATTCCATTTCCAAGTAGGATTTTCTTCTTTATTAATCTACCAATGTTCTAATAACCATTGAGCAACAGCATGTCCTCCTTGAACTGCTCCATAAATTGGATCTAAATTCTTATCGATTAATATATATAATTTATTTTTCATTTTTATAAATATTATCTTCAATAAATTTCATAATTTGTCGATATCCCTCACATCTTTCAGAATATGCATTATCATCATAATAAGGATTTTCATTTTCTTTTTTAATGAAATTATAAATCTTATCTACATCTGATTTATCCGATACTTTCTCATCAAAATCATCAGGATAAACAAAATCTCCTATTAAACGATCAGGGCCATTTCCATTATACTCAATATCCCATGAAAGAACACACGGATAACTAGTTGGTTCACTTAACCAAGAACGAACATTTCCATAATATGGTTGATAACCAGTATTATCATTTACAAAACTATCAAATTGTTCTTTTGATTTTAATAAAATTTTTTCCATAATATAAATATTTTAATTATCTTCTTCTATCATATACTTTATCTACTTTCTCTTTTCTTTTATATAATTCAGGAATTGAAATATCATTTTTATCCTTTTCTTCAATTTCATCAAAAAGTTTAAAGAAATGCCAAAAGAATAAACATATATGTTCAAATTCTTTTTTATTTCCTGAATTAGTATGTTTATCAAATTGTACATAAACTGTATCTATAATACCTTTATCATTATAATCTTTATATAAAGAAATATAATGATTATGATTTTTCATATTATTTGTTATCCATACAGAATGATAAGAATATTGTCTAAATAAATTATTATATCTATTTTCTTTAGAGTTAAAAGATATACTATTATTTATCCATTCATAATTAAAATATTCTTCTATTTCTTCAGTATATTTATGCGTAGACCAATCATACTTATAAGATATATGTTTATCAAGTATAAAATCATCTTTATTAGTATTAAATATATCTTTCATTAAATGATAAGGAATTCTAATATAAATAGAAGGATCATTATTATTAAGATATTTATAACAATTTCCACACATTTTACTTAAATAATCAATAACTTGTTCTTCTGTAAAATTATGTTTAATACAATAATATATTAAATTCATACCATGTCTATAAAAAGAAACTTGATTATCATCTTTCATTAAAACCTTCATAATTCTATATGAAGGCTTTGGTCCATAAAATTTATTGATTTCCATGATTTTCGACTTTTAAATTTCTATTGTTTTTGATGGTTTATGTTTTTAAATATTATCATAACAATATTCAATAAATTTATCAATTTCTTCATTTGATAATTCTATTTTATATTTTTCTAATAAATTAAGGAGATAGTTTTCAAAAAGATTATTTTTCACATGTTCTTCAAATGTAATATCATTCCTCCACCATACCTTTTCATTACGCTGGACAATATCATAACGATCATTAGGATTTTGACATTGATATTCCCAATAATCATGAATACCTTGCTTAGCCCAATATTTTAAGCCATGCTTCAACCAACGATAATAATAAATCAATAATGAAATCTTAAAACGATTATTTGCAATTTCGTCACAAATACTTTGTAAGCTTCTATCCTTAGGACGAAATTCTAATTTACGAGACTTTTTTAAATTCTTTTGAATTTGAGCAAAATCTTTAAGCTCCTGTTTCATTTTTGCTAAAATAGCATTTCTAAATTCTTTATTTTCCATAATTATATTTAATGTATTTATTTATAAAAAAATGTTCATCATAAAGCCTTGAACATAATAGGCTATAAAAGTAAATAAATACATTTACGGAAAACCTAAATCAAAAATCTACCAAAACTGTTTCATAATTTTTAATTTAATTAATTTGTTAATAAAAATAAATCATAGCAGAGGTGCCTATTCTAATTTATAATGCGTTAGGTGCTCCACGCTTTCACAATACTATGATTTTGTGATCCATGCAGGACTCGAACCCACCTCTACTGGTTTAGAATCAGTGGCACAACCTCTATACCAATGGACCAAAGTATAAATAACTAACCATCACATAGAACCATTTGATATCCGTGTACCAACTTAGATATCTGCGACTTCATTTCTATCTTTTTCTCAGCCTGACGGCACCGGTGTTGTTGGCGTTACCGTTATTAGTTATTTACAATAAATAAATAGAACTTATATAAAATAAATTCAATATTGGTACAACAAATATTTGCGGAATTAACTGGGAGTCGAACCCAATATCTCAGGCTTCTCGGGGCCAGCGTTATTTCTTACTTAATCAAAAACTCGGTATCACGTTCATACCTAAAAACAATTATCTTAACTAATGCTCACCTTAATCTAAGTTTATGTGATCTAAACCATGACGTACGATTCATACAGTTTGCCACCGCTTGCTAAGTTTATTACATAGTAGTAACCATTATCCGTTTAACTCTAATCCCTGGTTTTTGCACGGGATCAAGGAATCGAACCCAGATCTTCGGTTTTGGAGACCGACATTCTACCATTAAAATAATCCCGTGTATAGCGAGAAAATTTACGAGCTACGGACTAGAGAAACCTCGGTTGATTACGAGGATTACATTACCACATAGGGTTTTACCTCCTGTTGCGTTGCACCTTATGAGCTCTCACGAAACTCAACACTTTTCATTAGGCGCGGATACGGAAAATGATCCCATCTACATTATCAACTTTTAGTCGACATTAATTGATAACTTACCCTAATTCTACTCAGTGGTTTGTTCTCGCTTAATTTTATACTTAACTGTATAAATAGTTATAATAATGGATTCTGGCGTAGATGTTATCAAGTTCCTTCTTTAATGACGACCTACTCATTTGTACCACTTACGGCTTTTAATGCTGATAACCACATCCAAACTCTAACCCGTCAGCCAGTGTCATGATCTGTTTTCATCCATTTAAGTTGGGCTGCCAGGATTCGAACCTGAACTACAAGGACCAAAATCTTGTGTACTGCCATTATACGACAGCCCAATATTAATAAAATATTTGATTAAAAATCAAATCTGTAACAATCTTGTAAAGAATAATCAAAAAATAATAAAAATCAAACAAACAATAAATATGAAGTATCTCTACAATACAACAAGATTTGAATGTATTTCTTATTGACGATCCACTTGCTAAGTATGGGTTAAGATTACTTACTGTATTTTGAACTATATCTCAAGTTCTCCCATCCAGACATATCACTAAACCAATAGTATTTCACCATACGACCTTAACGTACTTAAGCTTGATGAGGTATAATATTCTACCTTTAATCATCTTTTCACCGGTGATTTCTCTTTCATCTATTTTCACAATAGTACAAGATAAAAGCTAATTTCCAGTACTCAACTTTATAATTCTCATACTTAGTAGTTTGTTTCGTGTGGACCCACCGGGACTCGAACCCGGGATCCCTGCGTGCAAGGCAGGAGTGTTAGCCAACTATACCATGAGCCCATTGGACAGATTATTACCGTTACTGTCATCATCTACACTTACGATTAGAATACTCGTTTGAAAACCATTTACCGTTTACGCTATAATAAATTTATTTCAGGGACGGAATACGTTACGTTGAGTCGCGAACTCTTTTGATGAGCCGGAAGTCAGATTCGAACTGACGCGTCCTTACGGATCATGATTACAAGTCAAGTGGAGTCGACCACTGTCCCATTCCGGCAAAATTTCATTGTAACAAGCGAAGAAAGTATAAAAACAAGCCTTTTAAGTAACTCTCATCTACAACAAATGAAATAAAAGTTGCGGCCGCCCGAGTCGAACGAGCTATCTCGTAGGTTATGAGCCTAGAATGATTTATATATCCGTTTCACTCAACCGCGATGTTAATTAGTTGCGGACGTCAGATTCGAACTGCGTCTCAAGGTTATGAGCCTTACGAGCTACCATTGCTCCACCTCCGCGATATAAATAATAATAAAATTTAATAACAATATTAATATAGATCTCTCTATATAAATATTTCAATAAAAATGTAGCGGCAATGGGAGTCGAACCCAATATCACCACCTTTACGATGGCATGATTGATTTCAGAATAAGTAACTTAGTTCCTCACTTTATCCGCGGCTTGCTTGACCTTTAACCTTATTCCTTTTTCTTAACTATTATCTGCCCTTTCCCTATTAACTATCCGTCGATAGCCAGTGAAGTAATTATGACTCAATAATAACGACCGCCGTCTATTAAGAAGTAAAATCATTTCCGTTTCACTCTGACGCTTTAGTTAGTTTGTTGGAGCCAAGGATTCGAACCTTACCTGAGACGCGCCATCTCCGTGCTTACCATTACACAAAACTCCGATTCTTGCAAGAATATGTACGGGCAGAGGGACTTGAACCCACATGTAACCGATTACCCTTTCAGCAGCGTATAAGGCAGAGGGGATATGCCCGCATAAATTAAATATTGGTTGGCGCTGTGGGACTCGAACCCACGACCCCGGACTTAAAAGGTCGAAGTAACTCTTATCTTCAACAATCTTTAGAGGATGTAACCGTCGACAAAAGTGCACAATTCGTGCTCTACCAACTGAGCTAAACGCCAAAATGCGGTGTCACAACGAATCGAACGTCGATCACTCCCAGGTACGCGGGAGCATTCTTAAGTACGGTTTCGGGTAGATTTACTATCATACCTTACAATTGCACGTGCATACTCCATTGAACTATGACATCAAATAATTAATTCTAATCACTTATAAAAAGCTTCATCTAAATAAAAATTTATCCACTTACATATAAGGTAACTCATTAATTAAAGTTTGAAATTCTACTGACGGTAAACAACACCTTTCTCTTCGCGGTCATCTTTCTTTTACCACTAGATAGATTGTCAGTCTATCACGTGCGTGCCCAGTAGGGTTCGAACCTACGACGGGGATTTCTCCACGGCAGATTAACAGTCTGCTGCCTTCAACCGCTCGGCCATAGACACATATTAGTTTTACAATCTCTTCCTCAGCAGTTTCCACATCTGATTAAACAAAAAGCTACATTTTGAATCGCTTTTTAGTATATAGGACACATACTATAACTGACAGGCGACACACATTTGGGAGGCCATCTCCACGAGGTCACGTTGATCTCAGCGTTGTAAAACTTTGAAAACTATACGGGAATCGAACCCGCCTCTCTCGCACTACCGAGCATAATAACCGATATACGAATAGTTTTTTAGCATTGGTCATCATCTCCAACGTTCCATACATTAATAAATACTTCCCATGTTTGATGAATTCATAGTACATATATATTAAAGAGTACGCCCTTTGGGACTCGAACCCAAGACCCCAGCATTAAAAGTGCCGTGCTCTACCTACTGAGCTAAGAGCGCAAATCTCTTTTATCTTTTAACTCCCATATCGGAATTTTACCGAAATGAAAACGTTGCATCGTAAGGAGCGAGATTTTACCTCTAAGATAAATTCGATAAATTATTGTAACCTTATTGGTGGGAGCCGCACGTTCATCCATCCCGTTTCACGGAATACCTTAGTGCTCGTAAGGCTGATGAATCTCCCATATTGTGCCTTCGTGGGATTCGAACCTATTCACATACCAAACTCCTATTCATATGTATTGTCTTAAGCTACATACTTTCGATTGGCTTGGCCCGCTTGTACAGGGCGGCTACAGTTACCAATATACTGTGATAAACCGGCAAATATGGTGGGAGGAGAGGGACTCGAACCCCCGAACCCCGAAGGGAGCAGATTTACAGTCTGCTGCAATTGCCACTATGCGACCCTCCCAAAAAAGTGGAAATTTACAGGATTTCCACAAACCTGCTAAACATCATTTAATATTTCAGGAATAGTTTAGATACAACCCATAGATTTTAAAAACGATTGTTTCTAAAATCTAACTTCTTATCGATGAGTTTTTTCGTAAACATTATTTTAGAAATATATAGTTCCTCACGGATAAATATTTCAAGGAATAGTTTAATTAACCAATTTTCCATCTTCCAATCTTTCCATCTCTTGAAATTATCAATTGATAATTTCGCGGGGCATGGGAGATTCGAACTCCATCTACAACAGTGACAGTGTTGTGTGCTAACCATTACACTACACACCCCTTATTTATATAATAATCACAAGACCTTTCTAATACAGGATAAGAATGATTATTTGTTAACCTCCATCATAAAGACATCCACAGCTAATTCTATGCATGGCATGCAAGTTGTAGGGCCACCCAGATTCGAACTGGGGAGACCACCTTGTAAGGGTGGCATATTTAACCACTATATGATAGCCCTAAATAAGTTAGCCTAACATGTTGTACCCATGATAGTTGTTATAAGAAGCAGCACCGTGCTGGCCAAGCTGTTGCAGACCACGTAGGACTCGAACCTCCCAAGTTCTGGCTTTGGTACAATCCACCAAACCTATCGTACTTCAAATATCTAACTTGTACCTTCGGTGGGATTCGAACCCACGCTCCTATGCTTAAGAGGCATCAGCTTTAACCAACTAAGCTACGAAGGCATTTATTGTGCTCCCACCCGGATTCGAACCGAGACCTGACAGATTAAGAGTCTGCTACGCTACCATTAACGCCATGGAAGCAAATTGTAGGCCCGGTGGGATTCGAACCCACGTCGTCACAGATTAAAAGTCTGGTGCATATAAAACCACTCTGCCACAAGCCCATAAACTGTGCTCTCACTGGGACTCGAACCCAGGCCCCTCAGCTTAAAAGGCTGCAGCTCTAACCAACTGAGCTATGAGAGCAAAAGGTACCCCCACTCGGATTCGAACCGAGACCCCTCTGTTTAAAAGACAGCAGCTCTAACCAATTGGAGCTATGGAGGCATGCATTTCTAAATTCTAAAATCTTTAGTTTTGATTTTGATTTTACGTGCATGCTTCTTATTGGTTAAAACTATGTAAATACCAATTGCTCTAAGGAAACATACACAACTAACGTTTTCGTTTAAGTTGTTTCATATGCTTATTAAATTTATTTGTTTATAATTGCAGGCCCTGAAAGACTCGAACTCTCATCGTGCAGATTTGGAGGCTGCCGTTTTCACTCAATTAAACTAAGGACCCATATTATGTTCCTCAGTTATATTTAAAATTAAACTAAGGACCCATATTAATTAAAAGTAAAATTCCGGACGCCAATATTATTGCTTTCCCTATTATAAGTATCAGTCCTGTGGAACATAATGTCTTACGAGATTACCAACCTCTACCAGGAAATTGGCCGATGAAAGTCTTAACTTCAATGAGTTTCTACTTCTAGATACCACCTTCAGGAATGCCTTGATATGCCGCAGCTCCCTGCAATAATACCAACATTTTACTTTGCGGGAATGGAGGGATTCGAACCCACAACCCTCGGCTTAACAGGCCGCCGCTCTAACCATTAAATAGCTACACTCCCAATATGTACCTGGAGCGGGAATTGAACCCGCACGGGCCTTACGGCCCGACAGATTTTAAGTCTGTTGCGTCTACCTATTCCGCCATCCAGGCATGTTTGCTACTCAGTGGGATTCGAACCCAGATTAATTAAGTACGTTCCGCATTGCAATTGGGGCCACTTAAATAATCCACTTACATCTCCGACATAGCCGGTGTTTTTCCACTTAAACTATAAATAAATTATCTCTGCAACGATAATGATTTGTGAGATTCACCAGTCCTCGAAACCAATTGCAGTCAGTTTCTCAGTTCACCATTTTGTTACTGGATCTGTCTCGCCATGTTCGCGCCTCGTGAAGGATTCGAACCTACGACCAACGGATTAACAGTCCGCTGCTCTACCGCTGAGCTAACGAGGCAAATATGTCCGCACCGGATTCTACTTCTACCGACTTGAGAGTGTTCAGAGCACCCTGAATTATCAAATTATTCGAACGGACTCATTCATAACATACTTTTAGTTGCAGTTCGCGACCTGACTGATTTACTTTATGAATGTTTTGTATTTGCGGGCACAGAGGGATTCGAACCCACAACCCTCGGCTTAACAGGCCGCCGCTCTAACCGTTAAAAGCTATGCACCCAATAAATAATTTATTTGCTATGTTTGTGGATTCGAACCACCTTCTGCGTGCCGCCGGCCGCCATTCTGACCATTAAACTAGAACATACAAGTATCGGCAAATACTTCGTTTGTTAAACTACTTCTAACTTTACATAGAATTGCCGTCCTATATAAACTTAGGGTTCGTTTAGCCGATTGCGGTCCCTACGGGAATTGAACCCGTCTGATTCGGTATTACCTTTCTCCTGAGTGACAGTCAGGCGTCCACACCATGCAGACCCAGAGACCAATAAATTTATAAGTGGGCTCGCTGGGGGATGATCCCAGAATCTCGCGGCTTATGAGGCCGGTATTTTAACCTATTAAACTACAAGCCCAATTCGTATTCATTATTACGAATTTTATTTGTGGGATAGGTAGGATTCGAACCTACTGAGTTTCATAGTAATGGTTTTACAGACCACCGCCCATCCACCATCTGAGCCGCTATCCCAAATTCAATTTTACAGATAATTGAGAACTGTATTGGAGGCTCCTCGTTTTTCTGAGAGAAATTAATTTCCACTGGGTCAGCAAGCCATTGTCACCCAACCTACTGCAGTTTAGGTCTTTAAAAGTGGAAACGAAGAGAATCGAACTCTCCCATCAACCTTGCAAAGGTCAATCGCCAGCCTTGGAACATTCGCCCCCAATATAAAAGAATATCCACGCCCGATTTTCACAGACTTATTGCACTTTCGTAACCTAATCCCCATATAGTTGACGTCTACCATGAGGGTGGTGGCTGAGAGTTAAAATCCAACTCACAACAAGATATTCTTAAAGGTTCGCCGTGGGTTGTATTTCACTTCCCGACCTTCCCAAGACTTACTCTTTCAACAATTCCTTTGGTAATCTCATTTCATTTGTTAATAATTGAATAGCCGGTAATAACGATTAATATTAATCTCCCGAAGTTTGTCCATTCAATCCATCTTACTCTGAGGGCTACTCGTTCATTTGCAATTTAATGCAGTTGATACCATACGCCAGGATGTTATTACTTAACTTCCGACTAGATCCGAGTGTCAGACTCGAACTGACAACCTCCTGATTACAAGGCAGGGGCTCTACCAATTGAAGCTAACCCGGAATGTTTAGGATCATTATCCGATTGGATAAAATTAAAAGTTCTATCATTAAACCCTCGGTGATCCTTTTAAACAGTTGAGATTGAACTCCGATTGAACAGAATTATAAGTTCTATTATTAAACCCTCGGCAATCTCATAATAATATAGAATTTCTGTAATATCACCGACATGTGTCAGCTGCGTTATTGTTCACAAACGCGAATCCTGCGAAATTCTATTATATAATGATAAGGAAATTCTGTTGTTCTTTAATGTTCCCTTGTTCCATATAAATGAGGCCCGATGACTACCCATCAAACATTAAAGAATATATTTACTGAACTATACCGCTGGGCTGCTTGGCATCCCATTGACAGTGGTTTTACACCAACCTCTTCCGTATCAGTTTAATATTTGATATTAATTAGTACATGCGATTTTATGTTAATGACCTCTGTCCGTACTGATTATTTACCTCAGTAAAGCAATCTTACCAAATATTGGCTTGGAGGGGTCCTCCGTGACGCTACCCACGTATATCTTTTAATATCATATTTTCTTTATTTTGTTGTACCAATATGTCAAAGAACTCAATTTCAAAAACTAAATATTCATATTATATTAGTTTTCAAATATTATATTAATAATATAGTTCATTAAAAAATTATTTCAAATTTCTAAGAAATATTTTTAAGAATTATTTATTAATTTTTGTTTCCTCTAGTTGGACTCGAACCAACGCCCACCGGCCTTCCCGGTGCTCTACCCCTGAGCTATATGGAACCTCGTATTCAAAAAAAACTACCATACTCCATTATATACATACGGCCGATATTATATAACTTCATTACTCTCATTAATCATCCTACTAAAAAACTGTTGGACCTACGGGACTCGAACCCATAACATGAGGACCAAAATCTCACGTGTTACCATTACACCAAGGTCCAGTTTATAAAAATCCAGTACTATTCTTCTATAATGTTCATTTAAGTGTAAATCCTTGCTCTACATGTGGTGGGCCACTTTACCCTGATTTTCAAATTCCCATGGAAATTATCAATCCCTCATATATAGTACCTTTGTACCTTTATTGAATTATTGCTCCTTTTGCCTATTTAGAAGTATCGGCTGACTACGTTATAGAATCGGAATTGAACCGGTTCTTCAATAACCCAATGGATTTTATATAATCTTGAGTTCAATATTTCAAAGAACAATTCAAATAATATTTAATGTTTAAATAATATTTGTTTTATATAATTATAATATAGTAACTTTATTTTTAATTTCAAATATCTAAGATATTTTTTTATAAAAAAATAAGCGGTTAAGAATTTCATTTCCTAACCGCTTGCGTATATTATTATTTAGTTTATATTCAAAAATCTATTTCCGTAGATTGCAAGCGGTCTTTACATATGTCATAATTCTTATTCCAAGCATTTACTAATGTTTGGTCGGCATTTTGTTTATATGTATTAACTGTTTGCATTATAGTTTAATTTAATTTAATTTAGTAATAATAATATTTAATTTAGAACTTGGATAAAATTATTTCAAATTTTTCTTAATTTCTTCAATCATTTTATTAACTTTATCTAAATATTCTTTAGAATCATTAATTTCTGATTTAGCATTAACTCTTTCCCATTCTCCATATACTTCAGGATTTGCGGCTCCCCTTTCTCTTGCACGTTTTACAGATCTTTCTGCTGTATTTGAAGATTGTAATGATTTATATAATGATTCATATGCATAAGATACATATGTCATTAATCTACCCATATCAAAACTTTGTGTTAAATTTTCTGGTGAACTTACTACTTGTTTATAAAGAGCAACAACTTCATCATTTGCTTTCTTAATATCATCAAATAATAAATTAGGATCCTTTTGAAGTTTCTTAGCTTTAATTTCAGCAACCATTGTTTTATAACGTGATTGTTGTTTATTAAGAAGTTCTTTTAATGATTCAGCATCATAATTAATTGCGCCTTTCTTTTGTTCTTCACGAGTTGTAGCAACATCTTTATAATCCTTAATCATAGAATCAGTAATTTCAAGTGCCATTACTTTAACACCTTCAACTTGTGCCAAATCTTTAAGCATATCTACAACTTCATTAGCTTTCATTGAACGTGTTTGATATGAATAATAAGGTTTTGTCACTTCTTTAACACCATTACCCCATTTACCATCTGTTTTAAAATAGAATACACCATCTGCTTTATCGTCTTTTCCATAAGCTTTAATAAAGTTAAGAACCTTATTATCTTTTGTCATTACAATAAAATCTGCATTCTTATCTTTCTTTCCATAAGTAGATTTAATAAGTTTTATTAATTCCTTATTGTCTGGTGCATATTCTTTAAAATCTTCATCTTTAATTTCAGACCATTTAAGACCTTGTAATCCCTTTTTTAAATTATATTTGCCACCATCTGTCTTAGGACCAAATATAGATGCAAAATTAGTTAAATTTGGTTTGTAATAATCATCAGAATAATTACGGCCTTGTTCTTCATTACGTTTCTTTCTATCTTTTTCGTCTTGAATTTTACGTTTATTATTTTCTTTTTCAGCATCAAATATAGCTTGTGCTAAAGTAGAAAGAATACTAGATTTAAATGATTCATTAATCATATCTTCTGCTATCATATTTGCTTCTTCTTTAATGATTGCAGAATTCCATCTTGAATCTACAATATATTCAAATAATTGTTTCATTTTACATATAGTTATATTTATAATTAATATATATAAAAATAACAAAAAACCAATGATAATTTTAAAAACTACCATTGATTTTTTTTTGTAATGTCAATTGCGAGTACCCCTACTCCGATTCGAACGGAGACCCAATTAAGGACCGCTTTTGAGACGGCTGCGTAGACCATTCCGCCATAGGGGCATATATGTAGGGCTGAAGGAATCGAACCTCCACGTGTCCTATCGGTAGGCACCGCACGTTTCCATGTGATAGTAACTAGCTATCTGCCCTAATGTTACATATTGATACAACAAAATTTTAATTTATCTTATACAATTCTTCATTTTCAATTGCTCGTCTTATCCATCTCATCAATATTAAAGCTTTATCATAATGATACATAAATGTAGCAGTTTCTCCAACATCATGTTTATCAGACAAATCAATATCAAGTGAATATATTGTACCATCTTCTACTGTTATATGATAAACAGCAATTCCGCCTGCCTTTACACAATCAAGATTAGCAGAGCCTTTTACAATTGTCTTTAAATCATGAGTAATCATTTTTCTCTCCTATATATTTATGTGGTTGGGATTACTGCAGTCCTCCACAGTATCAGTGTGGTATGCAATTATTACACCAAATCCCGAGTGCCCTCCACGGGAGTCGAACCCGCACCCATTTTACCGGACCAGCTCCTTAGGCTGACGTGTCTACCAATTCCACCAAAAGGGCATCGCTGTGGATGTTACTTTACTGTTCATGACCAGACAATTTTAAAAGAAAATCCACCATAAAGAAAATCAAAAATTGTGTGCGGCTAGTCAGATTCGAACTGACACCCATATAATGGACGGCTTCTTAGACCGCTGCGTCGACCGTTGCGCCATAGCCGCAGATTAATTCCCATTCTAACAAGCAATATAAAGTGTTTGCAACCACAATATACTGTTAAAATGTCCTAATAAATATTAACCAATAGTACAGCACCAATTGCTGTTATTGAAAATTAATATCGTTCGGCTTGATGAGGTCCTTTTTTAATTGGTAACGATAACTTCCAATCACCAAGTCATCAAATGGGAACTATAATTCGCATGGTTATCTTAATTCCGTTTGGTTATCTAGAAATGCTTAGGAATTCTTACTGTTCATAAGTACGAGTCAAACCATTGCATAAACTACGTATCGTATTCGTTGGGCTGGTCGGAGTCGAACCGACGATCCCTTGCTTGTAAGGCAAGTGCTTTAAACCACTAAGCTACAGCCCAATAAATATAGTTTTTGGTAAGAACTATAAAAAACTTATCCTACTTGACATCAATTTTTAGTTTTCGGACTACCCAGCACGCTACCCTAAATTCACCTTAATGGTTATAAAATCCATCCTTCTTCCAATTAATATAAAATAGGCCTCTTTTATAATAATTTGCTACTAAAAGTCTTTTTCTGGGTTGAGAGGATTTTACTATTTTATGGAGAATTTACTCCACTTCGTCATCTAAATAGCGAAAGACTAGCACAAGATATTGGCTTGCATCGCTCTACCTTGGCACGTGTTGGGGTACCGGGACTCGAACCCAGAACTTCTGCTTCAGAGACAGATGTGTTAACCAATTACACGCATACCCCAATTATTTATAGGTAATACAATTAAAATCATTGCATTTAACTTTTATATTATTTAAATTAAATTCTTTAATTATATCTGATGTACATTTAATGTTATTAAATTCAAACCAATCATCAATTTTTCTATTCCATAGAGCATTTGCTTGTTCTCCTTTATTAGTTAATCTTTTAATATATTCTTCTAAAGATTTAAATAAAAAATGTTTAACATATATATTACAAAAATTAATATAACGTCCTATATAATTAATTTTAAAAAAATGTGGAATTAACACAAAATTATTTAAAGTAGATAAATTGTGTTTACAATTAATAATACATTTAAAATTAAAATACTTTTGATTAAATTTTTCATTATATTTTGTATATGTATTAAAAATACTGTATTTTTGATGATTATATGGATGATATAAATAATTATTAGATAACATTGTTTTCCAACACATACTTATACACAATTTATCAAAATTATCATTTAATACATTATATAATTGTTCTTTTGTACAATCAATATATTCGTCTGGATCTATAAATGCCATCCAATCATAATTATTTTTCCAAAGACGTTCAAATATATGATAAACGATTTTTTGTCTAAAAACTCTATTATTTAACATTTGAAATTCTTCGTCATTACATATATCTGTAATCTGAAAAATATGAACATAATTATATTTACTTAATAATTCTTTATGAGATTTACTATCAAAATCTTCAATTAAATAAAAATCACCAAATCCTAAATTATGATGATATTCAATCCATTCTTCAATATAATCGTGTTCATCTTTGATTATTTGACATATACATAATTTCATATATTAATATAAATTATATAAATTTAAAGATACTTACACAAACTCCAAGTCGCCGGCTTGTATGTCTTGAGTTTCCTTAGTTACAGCGAGAATTCTTTGTTAAACTTCTGTACATACCATACCTCTCCCTCAGTATCTTTAGTACCCTCAGTGAGATTCGAACTCACACCCAATTAAGGACAGATTCTAAGTCTGCTGCGTAGACCATTCCGCCATGAGGGTAAATTGTGTCCTTGTTCCATTAACGCAGTCTTAGGCACCGAACCACACGGATAGTTCATTACTTTAATTAACTAATCGTGCTCCTCCATACACTACTCATTCAATATATATCTCAGGCATGGTGTTTCACCCTTGTCTTATTAGTTAATTTTAATGGGTTACAACTATCAAAAAACCAATATATGTCCGCCCTATACCAATTAAAGTCGGTGTCTCTTGGTAAAATCCAAGGCTCTCTTATAATTTAAGCTAATAGGACAACGAGCGGGTAAAGGGAATCGAACCCTCATCTCCAGTTTGGAAGACTGGTATAATCAGCTAAATGCCTGACCATTATACGATACCCGCATAAACATGATCTTTCGAGTTTCAATGAGGTTCCTCACCCTCTACAGGATATTGTTCGTAAACAAAACTCTAACTAACGCTTCTACTGGTCCCTCAGATCATGAACTTAAGGAATGGAGCGGACGTTCTCCCCAGTACCGACGAGGGAACTGGCAGTTTCGATTAATAGGCCTGTGCACCAACCTATTACTACATGCGGAGAGCACTGGGGTCGAACCAGATCCAGATACTATCCGAACGCACTGCTTAGCAGGCAGCCGCTATCACCGTTTAGCATTACTCTCCAATTTGGTTGATTAACTAGCTCAACCATAAGCCTCGATATAATTACTACTATAAGTAGAATTTCTGGGGGTTATGCCGGAGTCGAACCGACCTAGACAGAACCACAATCTGTCGTCCTACCGATAGACGAATAACCCCATGTAAAGATAATTTTATAAAATAGGTGTTGCCAAAACTTAAATTATCATTCATAAATTTCTTACCCAAGACCACCGGAGTTTTCCTTGATACTATTTCTAGCCGTACTTCTTCCTATCATAGGGATAACCCACTACTCCAATTGGTATTACTTAAAATTTATGCCATATAAAACACTATTTATATGAAAGTTTTATCCAAGGGTGTTAGACGAGATTCGAACTCGCATTGGAATTTCTTCCGATGATTCACAGTCACCTCCCTGTAACCAATTCGGGTACTAACACCATATTAAAAAATTTAAAATTTGTTTAAATGAGTTTGTGAGACTCATAGAATTTCCACCACTTTACCAAAAATGTTTTTTCTAGTTATAACACCATTTGGTTTACCATGATTATTACCAATCAAAAATCTATCACCTGCTTTAATACTCCATATTAAATGCAAATAATAATGACCATTAACTTTACAAAGAACTATGTCTCTTTTATTTAATATAGTTTCATTTGTAACTGGTATACAAATAACTGGTTGCCTTGATTTAAGTATTGGCGTCATAGAATTCCCAACACCAGTTATTTTAACAATTTCTCCAGCTTGTAAATGTTCGGCAGAAATTCTGTTTTCTAATCCACTGTAAGTGTATTCCATAACAAAATTTCAAATATTTTTAAAAAAATAAAACAGGTCAACCTTAAATCCCTGTAATGTGGCGATAAGTTTTTTATCATAATCAAGGCTTATGACTGCACAAGCTATGAGGGCGCCATTTCAACTAAAACCTCGTCAAAGGCCATGTTTAACGATACATGTATCGAATCCCGATTTTACCACCCTAAGCGGATTTTTCAGAGGCCTCAGGGAATCCTCTGTATTGGGGTGAACAGGAATTGAATTTAGTTCACCAGTTTTGTCATTCAATTCCAAGAACTGAGCAGCGTACGAGGTTCGAACTCGCTCCTGAACATTGGCAATGTCCTATGCCACCATTAACACCTACACTGCATTTGTGGTAAAACCCATACCATCTCGATGATAACTACCACAAGTATAAAATATCTGACAATATTAAATACTAAGTTTCTGACATATCTCCATCAATATATAAGAGATTTATAAAGAAATAAAATAAATGTCAGTTTATAATAATTCTTTAATAAATATTATATACCTTCTGATAAGCATTGAGCGGATAATGGGACTCGAACCCACAACTTTCAGACTGGCAGACTGACACTCTAACCAATTGAGCTATACCCGCATGGAGCAGGGAGGACTACGTGGCGTGCCTCACCACAACCCTGCATATTAAAAATCAACATTCCAAACTAGAACAAGATAATATTCTCTAATGTTAATCCTCTTCGTTTAATTAACCTGGTATATCATCAAGAGAATATATTGTTGCGCGGGCCGGACTCGAACCGACATAAGATTGTGTTTCAGACAATTGTGTAAACCGTAATTTGAAGTAGCTCTCATCTACAGCATCCTATTAAAGAGCAACAGCGATAAAAGTTAATAAAAATAAAATTTCACCACCGCGCAAGTAACCCACATGGGATTCGAACCCATTACTCCAGCTTGAGAAACTGGTGACTTAAACCTATCTGTCCCGAGGGCCATATATAAGGCAGTTATTCCTATATCTTCAAATCTTATGATTTGCTTGTCAGATGATCCGGATCTTTGTGAACTGTTATCAACAAATAACCCCTTATATTTGAGCGGCTGATGGGAGTCGAACCCACGTCCCTGGATTGGAAGTCGAGTATAATAGCCGTTATACGACAGCCGCAAATTAAATTCATGTAACCAGCGATAAAAGTAATACATTAGAGTTGGATTCGAACCAACGACCTCCGAATTAAACATTCGGTGTTCTAGCCACTGAACTACCCTTTCAAATATTGGCGAAAGAAGTAACTCTTATCTTCAACAATGAATTATAAAATTTTGCAATTTTAATTTGCAATATGGGTGGAGGTATCTTATCACCATCAGATATCAGATTATTTTTCTTTGAAATAAATATTATAGAGCTCATCTAATAATTATTTCGCAAGTGAACCTCCATGTGTAGGGATGGGTGGAATCGAACCACCTTCTACGGCTTATGAGACCATCGTAATAAACCGTTATACGACATCCCCATTGGTCGGGCCCGAACTCCATCCTACCTCGAGTAGCATAGGGTGGCGAACCCGTTATTGTTGGGCTACTGAGACTTGAACTCAGGACCTCTACATTATCAGTGTAGCGCTCTAACCAACTGAGCTATAGCCCAATAAAAATATCTAATCTACACACTGCTCTCGACCGTCGTCTCACAGTTCCTTCTGATGTTCTACCGTCGTAGTAATGGATTTTCACCATTTATTTCAACATCTCCTCTTCCACTATACCTCAATTAGATATTGTTGGGGAACCGAGATTCGAACTCGGACCTTCTGCTTCAAAGGCAGATGTGCTCAACCATTACAACTCATTCCCCCAATATAGCAAATATGTTATCCTATTACACTAATGACAGATTTTACACTTTCAGAACAATATTCTAGAACTATTGGACATCGGTCATATAGACCTCGATACTGCCATGCTGGGCTCGAACCAACATCTTTTACCTAAAGATATTCCCGTAACTATCGAATAAAGTATCTAAGTAAAACATTGACAGTGTTTGAAGTAACTCTATTCTTCAACAAGGAATTGTAGGGAGGCCCAGATTCGAACTGGGATTGCGGACGTATCAGATCCGGAGCCTAAACCGTTTAGCAGATCTCCCCATATAAATTGAAATTCTTGCAAGATTATATATAAAATTCATTCTGCTTACCATCTGGACTCACATTACTTACTAATTATATATAAAATTTCAATTTAAATTAAAATAAAGTTCTGTTCCATCTCGGACAATGTATTAATCCTAAAGCCTATGGGAGGTTTTTCTTTATGGCCAACTCGATCATTACCTCCAGCAAGTGTTATGTGATTTATTTCCGGATAACCCATAACTCTTATGCCAACTTTACCCATCTATCTGGGATATGAACTTTGTAGCTCTGATGGGAGTCGAACCCACACGGGCCTTCCGGCCCGACAGATTTTAAGTCTGTTGCGTACTACCAATTTCGCCACAGAGCCATAATATGTACGGGTAACGAGGTTCGAACCCGTATCTCCACCTTGAAAGGGTGACCACCTAACCTATTAGTAAGATACCCGCATATTAATTTATTGTTGTAGGGGAGACCGGACTCGAACCGGCAACAAGCTACGCCCCAAACGTAGTGACTTAACCTATTAGTCTACTCCCCTAACTTAATCATCTTACATGAGCACCTTATTTCAGCAGCTCTCCGCATCTAACTTTCTCCCAGTATGACAACCAGTTACAGTTCCATCTCGTGCGTCTTCTGTGGACTATGTCAACTTACTACAAACCTTCACGAACCTCAGATGATTTTTACCTTTGCCAAGGTTGGTTGTCGGGATGACTGGACTCGAACCAGCGACCTCATGTTCCCAAAACACGAATACTAACCAACTGTACTACATCCCGATTTGTAATATTTCTATTTCCTCGTCTCACTATAGCAGCCCGCTGCAGACGTCCCTATAGATCTTACCGAGTCCTATCCTTTATGGGCAAACTTTGTAGCTACATTACCGGAGTTTGCATAGACAATATTACAATGGTCGGGATGACGAGACTCGAACTCGCATAAACCACATTCCAAGTGTGGACGGTTAAACCAATTACCGGCATACATCCCGAATTTAGATATTTAAGTTATAATTACGTCTTTATAACATTTCCATACGCTCCTGCTTTCCGGAAATTAGTATGGCGTAATTTACGGTTCGGACTTATACTATTAAATATCTGTGTACTCGGTACGGGACTCGAACCCGTAATCTCGCACCTTGAAAGAGTGGTGTCTTAAGCCAATTCGACTAACCGAGCGTTATAAAAATCTTTCCTAATCCTTGTACTTAATATTTCCTCTACATTCCACGTAGGCGAGGTACTTCTTGGCGCCTTAAGTAACAAGATAACTCTAAGATATGAAAACATTAATCTATATTATGCGCAAATGTTTCTTAATGTTTTCAGAGTTTCATCATAAGATCATAATACTAATGTACTCACTTATAATGTTCTTAAGTAAAACTGAATACACGTCTGGGTTTTTTGTTTAATTCAGTACTTAATTAATATGTAAAAGTGCAAATAAACTTTTACATGTGGGAGCACGAGGAGTCGAACCTCGGCCTTCAGATTTTCAGTCTGACACGCGCTAACTTTTCAGTAATAACCGGCTACGCTATACTCCCAAATTTTGTGGAGCGGGGTGGACTCGAACCACCATCTACGGATTTTCAGTCCGCCGCATTGACCATCTCTGCCACCGCTCCAAGTATTATGAGGGTAGAGCCGGATTCGAACCGGCGGCTTTACGGTTTTGCAGACCGTTCCCTTGGACCACTCGAGCATCTACCCAAATAATATTCAAATATTGCAATCATTCAACATTCTGCCACCCAGGCATATAACCCAAGGAAAGATTTAAACTTCTGACTTCTTATAAAGAATATATTTGAATATTGACGCCGTGACCGGACTCGAACCGGCATTCAACAGTTTTGCAGACTGAGGGCTAAATCCATTCACACCACACGGCAATTTAAAATTTCATAGAAAAAACGAATAAAGTATTGAACCTAATAGCCGCGTATACCAATTTCGCCACCTCGGCGCATTATTGGCCAAGGACGGGACTTGAACCCGCAATCCGTAATGGAAGCAATTTTCATTAATTTTAATTGAAGTAACTCTACTCTACACTAATGAAATTCGCGGAGAAGGCCGGACTCGAACCGACACGCCGTGTAACCGACTACTGGTAGTTTTCAAGACTACTGCCTTACGCAATTAGGCTTACATCTCCAATTTAAAAATGAGATTAATTCGAAGTTACCTTTTCGGCGTTAACATATATCCGTTTAACAGGAATATATCATGACATAGGTACCCTCAGCCGATATCCTACCTTCAGGGGGAAATCTCTTAAAACCCAATGCGGAGGCGGTAGGATTCGAACCTACGGACCCTCTCGGGCCTCTGGTTTTCAAGACCAGTGCAATCGACCACTCTGCCACACCTCCAAATTAAAAACTTCCTACATCTGTCTTAGAGCAATTAACCAAACGCCTTTCGGATACGGTGCAGATTCTCACTGCTTTTCTCTTTCACAGTCCCCATCACGTTGCTTTACGTACCTATGACCTTAATCACGTGTTTGCCACTACAAGATCTTTCAACTGTCAATTCAGTATGCCCGTAGAAGGTTCAATATTAAAATTCCCTTCAGCCTCGGAAGTTATATATTTTTATAAATCTCATAAACCCGTTACGATTGCTCTTGGTTCAGCGCTTTACGTATTCATTCTATTTCAATGCCCTTCTGAGAGTTTATGACTTACAACCTGGATCCCTCTGTACCTTAGAATCGTTGACCAATCCAGGTAATTTATTTTTTATTTTGTTGTACCAATATGTCAAAGAACAATTAAACTTAATTAAAAGTTTGTAGCCCGTAGGGGAGTCGAACCCCTCTTTTGAGAATGAAAATCTCACGAACTAACCGATATTCGAACGGGCCATCATTGTACCCCCACTGGGATTCGAACCCAGACCCAATAAATTGGACAGATTTTAAGTCTGCTGCGTAGACCTTTCCGCCATGGGGGCGTCATTTCAAAGAACAATTCAAATAATATTTAATGTTTAAATAATATTTGTTTTATATAATTATAATATAGTATCTTTTATTTTTATTTCAAATTTCTAAGAAATTTTTTTAAAAAAATATCTCCAGAACTTTTTTCAAAATTCTGGAGATTTATATATTGTTACCTTATTATAGTATTTCTATTTTATATTTCCGCATCTCCAGAACATGTTATGCTAAGTTGAAAGCCTAATTCACAAGGTTCACCAAAAATTGATGATCCTAACATAGGGATAATATGTAAACTTTGCAACTTCATATATTCTTTCGATTTGTTTTTATTTATATAATAATATAATTTAATTTAGACTTTGGATAAAAAATATTCAAATATTTAAGAATTTTTTTAAATATAATATATCCGAAGTTATTTTTAAATATAGAAATTTAATAAAAATAATTAAATATGTTTAAGCCTTTACTTAGGACATTACCTTCTCTTTCAGGTAATTTTACGATAGGATGTAAATTAAATGAAATTCAAAAGGATACACGTGACGAATATTCTACATATGTAAAAATGGCTAATTTAATGCCATTACAAAATACTTTATATAGTAATAATATTGAAATTAATTTATTGAATGGTAAATATGAACATGATATAAAGAAATATTACTATAAATATTCAAATTATTTTTATAAAGAAAATTATCAATATAATACTAAAAATTTCAAAACATTAAATTTAGACGCTAAATTTAATTTTATTAATGATGCAAGAAATAAAGATTATGAATTTGGATGTAAACGTATAAATTATTCTCAAAATGAATACGCTTATAGTTTTTATGCGCCTATTTATATTGATAATGTAAATGATTTACCAGAATATTTTTGTATTAATCTAAGTTTAGATACATATCATATCAAAACAATAAAAATTTATTTAAATAAAGAAAGTAAAATAAATTATTTGAAAAAATATTTAAGTCTTTATTTAAATAAAATTGATGATAGAGTTATATTTTGTTTACCAGATTCGTATCAAGCTACATATTTTGGAATTGATGTTAAACAAGGTGGTTTAACACAATATAAAGATAATGTTATAGGTAATATTTATAAAAGTCAGACAACTATTAATAATTTTGATAATATAATTTGTAAAGGATTTGAACGTAATAATTTAATTATGCGACAAATCATCCCATTAAGTTTCATGTTTAATATAAATGATTTATTGGATGATTATGAAAAAGAATTCTTTAAAGGATATAAAGTCAATATTTCTGGATATTACTATTCAAATAATGACATTAAATATGATTTTTATGATTTTGATACTAACTATTGGTCATCATATAATAAATATTTAAAATATATTGAACGTTTAGGCAAATATAAAATATCTTTTGGAACAAATGTAAATGGCAATATTAATGTTATGGATGTTGGATATCCTTCTTTAAATGAATCAAGATACATTAAGTATATTGATTCAAATAAAATAACACCTAAATATTGTAAGTTTAAAATGTTATTATCTGATGATAGTGATCCATATATTACAAACTTAAGTTTTGGTTATTCATATTTACAAAATCCAAATCAGAAATATGGATACTTCCCAACCATGTTTAAAGATATTCATGCAAATGCAGTTATTCTTAATAAAGATTTAAAGTTGCCTATTGGTAATAATATTGACACATATTATAAAACTTCAAAATATTTTGCAAATAATGTATATATTGATTCTACTAATTATGATAAATATTACAAGTTAATGTCAAATTATTCTGGAACATGGTTTAATGTATTAACAGATAATGAAGTAATTTTTAATGATAAAAATTTCGTAAATGTAAAATATGATAATGCATATTTTAAAGGTATATTATATAATTTAAAAGAATTACATAATTTAAACATTGATAAATTTGGATTATTTTTATCATTTAATTTTAATTATATAAATGAAGAAAAGTTAAATAGTGAAATCATAAAAGCTAAATATGTATTTTCAAAATCAGATAAATCAGATAATATGATTAATACTTATGTAGATGATTATGATATGGGAGTACATTATTATGATTTAAGAAAAACTACAAATACACAAATTTCTACATATAGTTTAAATAATTATCATAAAAATTTAATTCATCCATCAATATACGGAAAAAATTGTTATTTGCTTCATGACAAAATATTGAAAGAGAATATTAACGGAAAATATGTTCAGGAACAAAATTATTCAGATGAAAATATATATTACAAATATAATGATATCTTAAGTCATATTGATTCTATTATAAGTAAAACTAATAAAGATTTAAAAGGTGTTGATTCTGATATAATTGAAAAAATTAAAGAAGACATATTATTAGAATTATCTGATAAAATTATTGTGGGTTATTTATTAATGGATGTTCACAATAACATTAATTTGTTTAACACAATTAAATCATTAAATATATCTGAAAAAACATTAATACTTACTAATGAACTATTTTCTAGAAATGACCCAGAAAATTTAGATGAAAAATATAAATGGTTATATGATAAACTATATTTCTGTTCATCTAATAATAATAAGAAAAGACTTTTAAATAAATATTATAATACAATTAGTTATGATGAAAATATAAATGGTAAAGTATGCTTATTTATTAAAGAGTTATATGTTCATAAATATTATGTAATTGATATACTTATAACAATTATAAAAAAATATTTACATTATATATCTTATAATATAATTAGTAAGTTTGAAATTGAATTTTCATCAGATAAAACATATTTATATGAATATTTTGGAAATATCAATGGAATAGAAATATATGATTATTTGATTGAATATAAAAATAATGAATATTCAAATATATATGTAGACACTTATAACTTAAATAATTTGATTAAAAAATATAATGAGATAAATGAAGATAAAATTTATCTAACAACAATAGAAAAGAAAAAATATAATTATTACATTAAACTATTAGATAAAGATCATATTAAAGAGTATTATTATAAGATTAACAATGACGAAAATAACATTAATACATTAAGATTAATAAATATGTTAAAACAAATATATGTGAAAAAACGTCATTGGGTTATAAATTCAAATGTATTTGATATAAAAGATTCATATACTAATCTTTTTGATTATTTATTAAATTATGAAAATTATACATATACATCAGATACTGAAGAATCATTAAAAGACACGATTAATAAATTTAAGAAAACTATCGAAACAGAAACTGATGATAAAGTTGTTATTGAATGGTTATTGAATTCTTTATCTGATAATCGTAATGCAAATAATAATTTTGTATTAAATTTCTTTGGATTTGAAATTGAAATTGATTTATACATTAATAAAGATGTATATATGCTTGGTGATAATATATATAAGATTTTAATCAATTCTAATGGTGTAATTGATAATTATTTATATCTTTATATTAATGATAATAATTCAATAAACAATGAAACATGGGAAATTACTAATAGTCAAAATAATTTAAAAAATATTAACGATTCGTTATTACCATTGTTTACCGATGTTTATATAAATGATTATGATATGAATATTATGCAATCTATGATTAGTAATAATAAAATATCAAAAAATAAATATTGGTATAATACTGGTGTTTATGTTAAAGAAATTGATATTAAAGAAACTATAAAATCTTTAATGACACAAAATTTATATCAAGTATATTTGAATTCATTAATAAATACTGTACAATCAGATTGGTCTAAATATGTTGTACAAAATGATATTAATATTAGTGAAGATACAATAAATAATAAAATTGATTTTTTATATGAATATCAAAGAAATAAATTTAATCAATTAGTTAAATATATAGGAATTAAATTATATTCAATTGAAGACACACTTGATATATCTTTAGATAATTTTGAATATGAAGGTGTTTCATATGATAAAAAGTACAATATATATACATATGAAAAGGATAATTTGAAATATGGTTTTTATGTAGTTAATTGTAATGTAAATAATACAAATCATTCATTTTATATTAAAGATGATTTTAATTTGAATATTCAATTTGATTCAATTAATGGTCATATAATTAATGATGCTAATAAAATGTATTTTAACAATATATTTTATCTTTTATTACCATTCTTAAAAATCAACATTTTCAATGAATTTACAAAAATGGTAAATACAATAGTTTATCCTAAAGAATCTGAAATTACAATTACATATACTAATAAAGCTCTTAATAAAAATGATAATATAAAATACGATATAATGAACAAATATAATGTAACCGATACTACATTATACGAAAGTTTGAAAAAAATAGATGAAAAGAAAATAAAATTATTAAGATATTTCAATTATATAACACCTTATTTATGCAAGACTTCAATTATTAAAGATGTTTGGGAATTGAATTTTATTGATAAAAACAACGAATCATCTGATAAAGAAAAATACAATATATATAATAGAAAAGACATTAATATATATAAGTATAATCCATTATTAGTATATTCTGGTGAATATAATGTATCTTCTAATAAATATGATGAATATAAATTAGTTGATCAAATAGAATATAAGCATTTTAATGATAATATAATATATAATTTGCCTGAATATATATCTATTGAATCAGATAAAGAATATACATATAATGAAATAAAAGAATTAACAGATGATAGTGATTTAATTAAAGAAAAACAAATTAATATATTATATAAATTTTTTAAAGAAAATAACTTAGATTATAAAGATATAATGTTATTTTTATTTAATAAATATGAATCTAACTTTATAATAAATAAAACATATGATTCGCCAATTTTAGAAAAATGTAAGTTTAATATATCATATAAATTTAGTCTAATTTAAAAATGATAAAAAATGTTAATTTAATGCAGAACCCAATAGATTTAGCTTGGGATGAAAATACAGAATATTCAAAAGAACACATAATACAAGCATTGGCTAATTTGGGTCAACGCATGGGTATAAAGGGAGATAGTATAGCTTATAAATCTTTTACATTTAATGATATATTAAGCGATGTATATTCAGCAAATGAGTATATAGGATTTATAGAATATTTTAAAAATGATGAACTAAATGAAACTAAAGCAAAATTTGGTGTAACTAGTAAATATCAATTACATAATTCAAATAAAGATATAACAATTGATACAACAACAAGTATTAATAATATTTTAATATTTCCAAATGATTTGTCTTTTTCTATTCCTATAAACAATATTGAAAAATATTCAAAAAACAGTATATGTATAAATGAAAATAATGAATTGACGTTTATGCTTGCTGGAAAATTTATGGGAGCTTCAGATGATGAACCAAATAATACAATTCTTTTATATTATAAATTTGATATATTAACAAATAAACTTATTACTTGTTATAAAGTATTTTACTTTGATACAAATAATAAAAACGAGAAGTATTATTGTTTACTCAATGTAAATAATATAAAAGAAAATAATAAATTATCGAATAATTTTACTTTAGATATACATGTATTTAATAGTTCATTATTAAATAGTTCATATAAGCAATTATTTGAAAATTTATTTTGCTTTAAAAATTACGAATCAAATGGTAAGATTCCATTTAGTATTTTAAATTCTTATTATGTAAACATTGATAATCTATTATCATATAATAGTGATACATCATTTAATTATGATTCAAATTCTGTAATTAGTGTTATACTTAATAACATTGATAATAAAATAATTCATCCATCAAAACAAATTAAATTAAATTTTGATACATATGCAAATGAATTATTGTCTGTTAATGAAACAGATTTGTCTGATGCTTTAGAATATTTTTCACAAGAATATAATTTAAATCTTTATGAAGAATTATTTATGATTAATGAAGATATTAATAAACTTTATTTTAATATCTTTAAATATTATAATGAAAAATTTTATTTAGAATATAAATCAACATTTATTAAACGTATTCTTTTTAAAATTTATGAAAGATCTTCAGAATTTAATTATGACAATAGTTATCGTCTTTATATTCCTTTAGACTATAAATTCCATTATATATGTAACAGTAATAATGATTTAAATATATATTATTCAAATAATATTTATGTTTCTTATACTTCTTTAGATAATGTTGATTTAGATGAATTTTGGAAACTTAATACAAATCTTATATATGATTATTCTGGTATTGATAAAGTAAAAGTATATAATTTTGAATTAACATATAATTCAAATGATGATGAATTAATTAATACAATTGATATTAAAGACATTTATACAATGCCTTATATTAATGCCAATAACAATTGGTCAATAAATGATATTGATACAAAAATACGTGCAATTGGTAAAGATGCGGGTAATCCAAATATTATAATCATATTTAATAAAAATCAAAATGATTATGAAATATTAAATGCAATTTCAAATAAAAAATATATTGAAAGCGCAACATATGAACAACGTTGGTTTGAATTAAATACAGCATTATTTGAAAATATTAATGAAGTAACTATTAGATGCTGTGCATATATTCCAAAAATCGAATCTTTAACATACGAATATTTTAAAGATTCAATCATATTTAGTATTTCTGACTTAAATTGTTTAGAATATGATACATTTAAAACTAGTTATAAAGGATCATATATATACACATTATGGAATGTAGTAGAAAATAATGGTGAATTGAGTTTTGAATTAATTAATGATACTGATAATACTTATGCATTAACATTAGGTTCTACTATTAATTTATTAAATGCAAATAGTGATGCATCAGTTGCCAATTTAAATGATCAAGATTTAATATTACTTAAATCAGTATTAAGTAATGTTGGTCATGAAAAATTAACAGTTAATAAAAATAATTGGCTTATATTGAAGAATAAACAGTCAGAAGAATATGTTGATGAATACAATTTAAAAACAAGTGATTACAATAATGATCTTAACGCCATATTGCAATATAATGACAATGTTTTATTAAAGTCTAATCACATTATTCATTCACAAAATTCAAAATATATATCAAATATAAATGATTTATCAATAACTAATTCTTTATATCCTAAATATGTAGTTTCTACATCAGAAGACATAGTTACTAAAGAGGTTAATAAACTTGAATTAATTAATAAAATAAAATCATTGCAACAATATGAGAGTAGAATATATGTGCAAGGACGAGAAACAACAAATACCGAAGAATTAATTGAAGTTATACAAAATGTTGGAGAATTAGAAGAAACACAAGAAACAATAGAAATTAAATCAGAAAAGGTCAGCAGTGTTAAAACTAATTATAATGAATATGTATTTAATTCAAATATTCCTTCATTAGATTATAAAGAATTATTTATAAGAAATGCAAACTTATTAAATAGACTTAATATTATATCATTAGATTCAACTGGACAAATATATAATGCATATATTGGAACATCTTATGATGAATCAAATAAAAATATATTGCATATAGGATCTAATAATACTAATATCAATATTGGTTCAGACACTTTAATTAATGAATTAGATAGAAATAAATTTAACACGCATGAAAAATTATCAATAGATTTCAATGAAATATTATTAAATGCTTCAAATAAAGTTGTTACATCAAAACCAATTACTTCAGAATATAAATTAAATGGTATAACATATTATTCTGGTACAAGTAAATTAATTGGAACATTTAATAAGTTTGATTTTGGAAGTATGAACATAAATAATTTGTCATATTCTTCTAATTTAATAGTAAAGATAAATGATATTTATTTTATTTCAATTAACCAATTATTAAATAATGTATTTAATGTTAAATCATTAACTAATTATAATATTAATTGTGTAAAAATTAATAATGAAACACCAATTATAATTAGAGAAGATAATTTTAATTCAAATAACATATTTGTAAATGAATATAATGAAAATAATATAAATAAGTATTTATATATGATTAAATTACATTCATCAGATAATGTATTTGAAATAAATGATAATGTAATATATGCACCATTAAATATTGAAATAATGTATTATACATATTCTTTAAAAGATAATTCTAATAATTCTCAAAACGCCATAAATATATATGTATCATTTAAATAATGAATTTAAAAGTTTTTATAGTATGTTTAAATAAGCAAATAGCTTTAGATATTGCAAAAAAAATTGTTATGTTAAATGACGATTTATCAATATCACCGATGTTTACAACGGATAACTCAAAAAATACACCAAATGATAATTATGAAATTTATATGGATGTAAATACTGTTAATTTGTCATATAAGAATAATTCATTACTTTATATTATGACAAATAAATATATATCAACAGGAATTACAATTGATGATTTCTATAATAATGATTTATGTATAATGAACATTAATGAATACAATTTAATATCTGAACATTTATTTAATAAATATGATATATTGACAATTTGGATAGATACTAAAAAACATGGTTCATTATCAAATACTGATTTAACAGAAATAAAATATTTTAATTCATTTTTAGAAAAAACAAAATACTTATATTTTTTAGATGATGAATCTAATATAAGTGACACTATTTTAGATTATATTAAAGGTGATGAAAGTAAACGTCAACACTTGCTTGAAGAAAATAGTTAATATTAATTAAATTTTATATTGAATTAAATTTTTTATATTATCTATTTTTAAATATTACTAAAAACATAAGATTAATATAATGGCTGAGAAATATGAAGGCAAGATAGAAAGTAGAGAATTTCTACCAAGCGAAGATGGCGGTATGGGAATATCTGGTACTTGGATTAATAAACGAACAGGTGTAAAAATTAATGTTCGTAATTCTATTATGGATGGTGATAATATGATTATTATTACAGATCGTGGCCAAATTTCAATGAATGAATTTTCACGTGATTATATCCAAGCATCAGATGAGATATATGATGAATCTGGTAAAGTGGTTGGACATGAAGAAGTAACAATTGAAGATTATGGACAAGATTCAGATTGGGCAGATATTCAAGCAGCAATGGCAGGTACACCTGGATTACACCCACAAACACCACAACCAGGAAAAACTGCAGTAAATACTAATGATCAAATTATTAAAAAGGTTTTTGATAAATTATCTTCTTACCCTAAAATTGACGTAGATATTAAATGGGACGAATTTCCAGAAGCACAAATAAGAACATTAGTAGATTATTTAGAGATTAGTGTAGATGATATATCAACATATATTATAAAGAATTATGTTAATATAGAAGCTTTAAGTTTAGCAATAACAGAAATTCTTAATTCAAAATTAGATAAGAAAAATATTGAAGAGCAAACTAATGAGTAAAGAAAATGATTTACAAATGATTGAATCCTTTTTAAAATTTGACGAGAATATTAAGGCAGCACAACAATACATTAAAGAAACGTATCATATTGATAGTGAATTTTCTGATGAAGATAATATTTTATATATATGGTCTCCTAATATTAATGAAAGTTTAAGTCTTGCTTCAGCCAAAGAATATATTTGTCAAACAATTGGAAATGAAATGATAGATATTATTTATGGAGAAAAACAATAAGAATTAACATCATAAATAATGCAAAATATAAAATATGGTTAATTTATTAATTTTATATTTTTTCTTTCATTAGAAGGATGTAAATAATAGCCAGGGATGATATTTATTATAATATCCCTGGCTAATTTTTTAACATTTTTTAAATAATATCAAGTATACCTTTTAACTGATTGCTTGCAGCTTGTATTTGACTTTCTGCTAATGTTGTATCTTTACATACATTATAATCTTTATATTTTTCAAATATATCCAATATCTCTTGTGGATATGATTCTTTTTCTAAAGCTACTAATCTACGATTATATTTAAAATGTTCAATAATATCATTTTCTGATTTATTAATTCTTCCTACATAATTTTTTAGATTAATAACTTTATCAATATAATTATGAATAGAATTATCATCATGATAATCTAAAGTAAAATCAATATCTTTTGTTGCTACTTTATAGATACGGGATGTTTTATTTTTTGATTTACGAACAATTATTGGATATATGTTATCTCCAGCATCTCCTCTAATTATTTTATCTATAACTATATCTTTAGGATTAATCTTATGTACTTCTTTTGATTTATCAATAACTTTATTTAATAAATCTTCATTTATATTAAATTCATTATTAAATAAAAAATTAAAATCATCTTCAGGAAATTCTTCTAAAAACAATCCATTATCAACATTCCACCATGCAGTGAAACATTTATCAGAATTCATAGATACTAATTGTTTTAAGTCATTATCTTTTGTCCAAATAATACAATTAGTTCCTTGAGAATTCAAATATGTAGACCAATGATAACACCAATCGTCACCTTCTACATTATTTTCTTGACAAGCAGTTATACCGCAACTTTGTAATGTTGAAATAAAATCTCCATAAGAAGAAAATAATAATTCCCAATTAATATCTGTAGATCTTACTCTATTTCCTTTATATTCGACTGATTGTTCTTCTGAAGTTCGTTCATCATAGATAAATTTTGGAACTTCTAATTGGTTTCTCCATGAGCCAGCATCTGCAACAAAAATTATATTATCAATAAATGGGAATGTTCTAAGAACTACATTCATTGATTTAATAAGCATTAATTTTAATTCCTGATTAAGTTCAAATTCATCGATAAATCTATTATTTAATACAGATAGTCTGCTCATTAAAAGCCAGTTTCCATCAACAATCAATGTTAATTTACTTTTTGGCATAGTTTAATTACCGCATATATTTATATAAAAATAGTTATTTATTTTTAATTAAAACATATTATGATTAGAAAATATTTAACTAAATTTAATTCATTAGATGAATATTATAATAGTTTTTTGTTATCTAACGAATTTGAAACAAAAAATGTATCAAAAATTGATTCAAATATTTATTTCAAATTCTTTCATGTTCATGAATACTTAATAAATGAAATATTTGAAAATATTGAATTATTTAAACGATTATTACGTTTTTGTAAATTTAGATATGAAAATATTAATCATGATATTTTAGATTACTTTACAGAATTTTCAATTATTGAATTAATTAATTTTAATGAATTTAATATATATCCTTATGAAGCCGAATATATTGGAATATATAATAAAAACATTAAAGTAGCTAATATAAAGTTAAATAAAATAAATTTTAATGAAAGAAAATATCGTATAGGATTAATGTCAGATATTCATTATAATGATACGACAATAGATAATGATACTGAATCATATAGTATTGACGAATCTTATTATAAAGAAGATATTGAAAATGCATTATCATTTTATCAAAATAAAGAAGATATAAAATTTATATGTGCTGCTGGAGATATTTCAACTGATTCTGTTAAACATTTATTAAATTTTAAATTAATGCTTAATAAAGTAACACCAGATACTAATTTTTATTCGTGTCTTGGTAATCATGATTTTAAATGTACAGCTTATAATATTGGAGAATCTGTAGAAGAATCATATCAAAATACAGGATTATCTACTAATGATAAAGATAGACTTAATATATGGAATTCTATTATAACACCAAACCATTCAGATTATGAAATTCATTATCAAGATGAAAATACAGAATATGGAAAAACATCATATTGGTTTGAAGTACCTATAGAAGGAACTAATAAATCAGATATATACATATTCTTGTCAGTTAATTATGGATATGGAAATTACACATCAACCGCAAATCAAATTTTAAATGAAGAATCAGAAAATATACAACCATTAATTGATTATGTTGGATATATGCCTTCTGATTATAATATACAATTTTATGACAATCTAACATTAATTTGGTTAAAAGATTTATTAGAACAATTTAGTAATAAACGTGTATTTATTTTTACACATCAATTTTTTTCGCATAAAGCTGGAAATAATAATGGTAATAATGATTATTATAAATATGCATCTGATAATTGGAAAATAACATCTACAAGTGCATATTGTCTTTGTGGCATACAATTTGAATTCTTAAATAAATTGAATAATGAATATAAAAACACGATTTGGTTTACTGGACATAGTCATTATAAATGGAATTGGCAAAAAGATGACAAATATATTAATATTTGTAATAATGAATATAATATATATAAACCAGGAATTGAAGGTCTTAATAATTTAAATCGTTATTTAAGAGTATCAGATACTGTAATTGCTAAAACTGGTGTTAATGTGCATTTACCTAGTACTTCACGTCCATTAGGATTATATATTAAAAATTATATGATTGCTGGTATGGATTCAGAAGGTGCAATAATGGATATATATGAAGACTATGTAGATATAAGAGGTATAATATTCAAGGAAAATACTAATGAATATATTAATCAATATTGTCCAATAGCTCAATATAGAATTAATATTCCAGCAAAATAATAAATAACAAACAAAGGTATACATCAATGATGTATACCTTTTTTTTATTCTACTTTGATTAATGTCTTAATTACTCAGCTACAACAGTAGAATCAACAGCAACTGTGTCAGCAACAATTGAATCAACTACCATTGAATCAACAACTTCAATAGAATCAACTGCTACGCTATCTACACCTTCAGTTGCTGTACCTGCACCGTTACCGCAGCTTCCGATAGCCATGCCAAACATAATTGCAAAGATAAATGCAAAAATTGTCTTTCTCATGTTTTTAATGTTTTAATGTTTTTTATTTAATTAATATATTAGTGAATTATCAATATTAAATATAGTTTGAACTTGATTGATATTCAATTTAATAATAAAAATATTTATTACCTACGACCACCAAAATTTCTATTATTTGGTTTATCTACTGAATTATTGGTTTGTCTATTTGTTCGTGTACCATTTTGATTATTTGGTCTATTTGGACGATTATTATTCGGTCTATTTGAAATAACATCTGGGCGACTACCATGTGGTCGTCTATAACTATCACCTCTATGTATAGGCTTTATATTTCTAAAATTATTAGGTACACCAAATCCTTTGTGATATCCTGGTCTAAATCTATAATCATAACGATGAGGTCTGAAATATGGACGATAATGTAAATGATTAAATGGATGTCTATATGCTCTTACATACCAATAATTATCATAATAAAAAGGATAATAATATAAATTATTATACAAATAATATAATATTGATCCATTATAGTAATATGGAGTTCCATAATGAATAACAATATTAAAATCAACATTGGATTGAACAATATCCGCCTGTGCTTCTACATATATGTCATCTTGTGTTGTCGCATAAGAATATACTTCACAACTTGATAATGAACATATCATCATTAAAGCAATTAAAAGTGTTAATAATTTTCTTTTCATAGTTAATCAATTAAATTTTCATTTTTTAATACTTGTGCTAATATTACAGCACGACTAACACAATCACTAGCAATCTGATATGGACTTTTTGAATTATTATCAAAATTCGTATTTGCAAATAATCTTATAACACAATCTCTAATTATTGCTTTATTATCTTTAGATAATGATTTAACTACTTCATCTAATTTATTATTTAAAGAATCTATATCAAAATTAACTGTTACTTGAGCTGCTCCAGATCCAGCTCCGCCTTCTTCTCCCATAAATTAATAAATGTTTATTAAAAATATTTTAATCTTCAGTTAATGTTTCTTTTGGATTAAATGGTAATTTTACAAAATCTTCATAATATTGTTGTACTTTTTTCCAATCTTCAAAAGTAGGTACATCTTTTAATGTTAATCCATAACGTCCTTTTAAAGCATCATATTTTCGCGAATAATGATTTAAAAGTGTTTTCTTTGGAAGATTTACAATTGATAAATAAATATATTGGTAAAGTTTATCATCCATATTATCAAGATTATACTTATTTACCATTTTTCCTGTTTCAGTATTATAAAGAATATATCCATAAAACGCATTATCTCTTGACATATCTGTTCTATAAATAAATAATTTATCATAAATACCAGGATTATATTTATTATAAGTTAAATCATAAATTAAACAATTTGTTTTTGAACGACTAAACTTATCTAAATATTCAATAACAATTTTATCTGCTTTATGACTATTTGGTGTGATTATTCCATATCCACTAAATCTTGCATAATCAATCATACGTCCACCCGCAAATAAACCTTGTAAAATCAATGATCCTTTTTGTTTAAAATTATCAAATGTCTGATAATAAAAATCTAATGTAATTTCGTAATTCATAATTATTCTCTTTCGTTAAGTAAATTTTCTAATTGACTAATAATCCAATCAGTATTCTCAATACTTAGATTATCTTTATTTTGTAATTCTCCTCTAATATAATTTATAACAGTACTTTTAATAACACGCTTAGGATATTTACCTTGAATATTATCATAAATATCTAAGATATATTCGTCTATATCAAATACTGATACATTTTCATTATATTTTTTATGATAAGCACTTTCATATAAATAAGCAAAATGTTTCCATAAATATTCTTTATAGAAACTACGGTCATCTTCTTTAATATCTGAAAGTTTAATTAAATTTTGTATATTATGAATTTCATCGTTATAGATTTCTTCTCCGTTTTCTTCTTTAAAATAAAATAATGCAACTTTTGCTGTTGCATATTGTTCAAAATTAAATACAGTATTTTTTAATAAAGAATAAAATGAAGAATCTTCAAATATACTTTTAATTATTGTTGATTTTCCATCCCAATAAAATAAAATAGGTACTTCTGTCTTATTTAATAATTTTTGATTTGATGTAATATTTAATGCTACAAATGAATTTTGCATATGTTAAACTATATGTTTTTGATAATATTTAAATAGTTCTTTATGATTTTATTTTTAAACTTTTTTAATAAAAAATCCGCCCACTTGTAAAGTAGACGGATTATAAATTTAATTAACTATGAATTAAGGTCATTCACCAAGTGGCATTTTAAATCCTTGTTCTTCAGGAAAACATGGATTATTTGTTCTTACATCACCAGTTACAGCATCTACATAAACATGTTCATGAGTATTACCGAAGATATATTGTGGATTAGCGTCAATTGGTCCAAGTTCTCTACGAAGTACAACCTTTTGAGAATGTGGCTTAACAATATTAGTTTCCATTAACTTTTCATATGCTTGTGCAAATGTTAACTTAATTTCAGCTTCATCAAGTGGTTGATCACCTACCCAAAATGCATTTGGTTTTACTTCAACTGCAGCAGTATCAGGAGTATGAGCAAATAATACTACATAAGTATCAAAACTCTTTTGATCTTCATATTCAATAACATATTGGAAAACATTTGAAACTGCTGTAATTACAGGAGCGTTTTCTGATTGTTCGGCATCAAGCCAATCTTGCAATACAATGCATGACTCAAACCAACGATAATTGTTATTGTATTGTAGGAACATTTGCTGTCTATCAGTTGAAACCAAATGTTCAAGATTTAAATTAGCCTTTTGTGATACTAGTTCAACAGAATCTGTTTTAACTTCATTTACTCCTTGATTTCCATTACAGCCATTACATGAGCTTAAACCAATAAGTAAAGCAAATAAAAAGCTAATAAATAAAACAGAAAGTTTTTTCATAGATTTATTAAGATATTTTTACAAGTTAATTATCACAAAACATTGATAATTAATAAATAAAAATAGTAAAAATATCTTAATAAATATCAAAAAACTTATTTTTTATTACCGTTATCTAAATAATTGATTACCGATGAACAAAAAATATATATTAACCCACCCAGTCCAAATATAATTAATCCTAATTCAAATGTTTTATACAACGAACCAATTCCAACTGATAATAGTGCTAAAAACATTAAATAAATTATTAATTTAAGCCAATTCATTTTTATTTATGATTTAAATTACAATACAATTTTTTCTCCTGTCATATAACGATTAAGTTCCAATCCAAGTGTCCAATTCCAATCTTTATATCCAATATAAAATACTGTATTTGCTGGTTTATAGATTACTTTCATAGCTACCTTATTATCCATAAGCTCCTTACCAGTTTTATTTTCGGCAACCTTCAAAAGTTCTTCAAATAAATCTTTAACATCTTCTACATTATCTGGAGAATTTTTATGAAATCCAGTATCAAACTCAACAATTCTACGAACTATTGCTGTTGGGTAACGATAAAACTCAATTACTTCAAAATCCTCAGGATCATTTAAAATTGTCATAATGTTTTGTTATTAAAATAAGTTTAATTATTATAAGTATTGCTAAAGTTATTCATTAATCATCATATGATTTAACTGTCATTTCAATTCCTTTTTCTTTAGCGAAATTTAAAACCATATAATAATATTTAGACTGTAGATTACGCATTTGATACCAAATTGCTTCAAATGGACAACCAATTGATTTAAGATAATTATAATCTTTCTTTGGCAGTTTCTTAATCAACATCTGAAGAACTTCTTCACCACGATATTTTCTTGCGGCCTCATCAATCTCCTTAGCTTTCTTATTATTTTTACGATAACTTAGAAATGTAATTCCACAGCCACAACCGACAAATGCAAATCTCTTTTTCTTATTCTCCGGAACATGATCATCATCTTCAACAACAGATTTATATTGTATCTCATCGAGACATGCCTGATACAAATTATCAATATTAGATTTAAAATAATCTAGAAGCTCTTCAGCAAGACTCTTATTAGACTTCTTTTTATAATTAGGATCTCCCAATTCTTTAATCAATCGAGCAGCTTCCTCTTTTGAAAGAATCTCATTACGATAATCTTTTTTTGTAATGCAATAAAGCGCCCATCTCTGTCTTGCAGTTGCAGTATTCTCCATATTTAAATCTTATTAAGAATTGATTTATAATCATTAACAGCATTCTCAAGAATCTCAGTAGAAATATGTTTAGCTTTATATTTTTCGATTTTTGAATTGAGTTTGCCAATCTCAGCCATTACCAATCCAATAACTCGATTTTTTTCAGTTTCTGTCAATGTATTTACCATATTTAATATTTGTTTGATTACAAATATAATATAGTTCTTTTATTTAAAAATTCAAATATTATATAAATAATTTCATTAATTTATTACATATTTCATACACACAAATCTTTCCAAAAATTTTTTCTCATATCAATTTTAACAGAATTCCATCCAATAAAAGGACTTCCATATCCATGATTAATTGACATTACTTTATCAGTTGGTTCATTATGTTTATCCAAATATACATTAACAGTATACTTAAGTTTCTCACCAGGTTTTGAGAAAAAGTATGTTATAAATTTCAAATCATAATAGATATTAGTTCCTTTTTCTAACGAATATCCAAATGACTCAAGATAATTCTTATATTTATTATAACTTACGAATTTCATAATTTTCAATAAATGATTTAGATAGATTTATGCAAGTATCGAAATGATTAGAACTAAATTCTGGTACATTGTAATCACCATCATATTTTATTAGATATTTAGTATGATAACCATTACAGTGTGGTTTATATATAAATATTGTAAAATCATTATAAGGAGTTGATACATTACGAAAAACTATTTTAAATCCTTTAGTCTTAGCATAATTTTTTAACTCATCAATACATTCTTTTACATAAAAATCATTAGGTTCTCTATACATTTTTAATCATTTATAATATTAATCTGAATCCATTGAAATAATTTTACCAGTAGACCAATCTGTCTTTACTTTATGTGTAAATTTCTCAGGATGCATTGTCCAAAGTGAAAGAATAGCTTTTGCCTCTTTTGAAATAGGCTTACCGTTATCAATCCACGGTTCATTTATATCGAACTTAACATACTGAAAATGATAATCTCCGCAAGGACCACCATTAGTTTCATAATCATCCTTGATTATCTCTTCAATAACCATTTTCATAATTTTCTTAGAAGAAAAGAAACCAAGAAAACTACCTGCTTTATAAATTAACGCGTACATATTTTATTTGTTTTAATTACAAATATAATATAGAATATTTTTTAAAAAATTCAAATAATATATGAAATTACAATAGAACAAATCTAATCATTTTCTATTCGTTTTCTTAACTGTTGCATTTCAATACTTACACTTATAAATCTTACAATAAGCCAAATTGGAAAGAATAATATAACAATTGGCCAAAGCAAAACATAAAAAAGATTGATTATTACTTCATATTTTTTGTCTAACCATTTACTTTCATTTGCACAAGCAAATAAAATTCCAATAAAAATATAAATACAGGATATTATCCAACCTCCTAATACAATTCCGAAATACTGAAATATAATTAACATAATTTATTGATATTTTGACCAAAGTATTTTATATTCTTCAGGAGTCATATCTGTAATATAATCTGCATCATTTAAATCATACATTACAATAAAATGTCTAATATTATTTCTTTTTAGTTAATTCTTTTAGTTCATTATAATCATCAACGTGCATATATGCTCCACAGTCATAGTCTTCTTCTCGAGGATCATCGTCATTTATGTCATCAAAATAATAACAATTTATTGTAGGATCAAAGTCAACACAATCTGGAAATATATTGCGGCCACCATTTATGCAAACTTGGCATCTTCTTAAAAGTTTTTTAGATAGTTCTTCTTTTTTGTACATTTAATTTCCAATTTTATTTATATATGAATTATATTTATCTCTATAATAATTACGTTCATCTGTAATTTGATTGATTAAATTTATTAGATCTTGTATAGTCCAATTTTTAAAATCATCTACTTTATACATATTATAGTTCTCCTTTAAATGTTAATATTTCATTGCCTCTTTCAAGTTGAATTTGATCTAACCATTTTTCTCTCTGGTCAACTAATTTATTTCCTTTATTATATTCAGAAATTTTTGCTTTAAGAATACGAAGACCAATTTCTCTGTTACGAATTTGATTTCGTTCTGCTTGACAAACAACAGTAATACCTGTTGGAATATGTACTAATCGTACACAAGATTCTGTTCTATTGACATGTTGCCCACCTGCACCTGATGCTCTCATTGTGTCAATATGAACATCTTTTATATCAAGTTGAACTTCATTGTCTTTATATTCGTAAAACTTACAGCCAACGAACCAATTCTTACGTTTATGATTAGGACGAATGTTATTCTTAGTACAAATATATTTAATTGTACCTTCCCACTTATTTTTAATTTCAGTTAAATTATCTTCAGAAGCAAGCATCACTGATTTAAATCCCCAAGCTTTACCTTCTTCATAATTTACTATGCGAACATTACAATTATTTTTTTCGCATTCTTTCACAAATAATCTTGCAACTTTTTCACAAGCCTGATTACATTCTTCAGGACCACGACCAGCTGTAAATTGTATAAACCATTTATAGTTCATATTATTTACAATTTAAAGGTTTATCTCTGTCTTTACACACCAACATACATTTATAACAATTACCATCACACAGACCTTCTAAAATATATTTCTGTGAATCTGATAAACCATCATATAATTTATTTGTGTTCATTATTTATTTTGAATTTTTAAAGAAATTACCAATTATATTAAGTAAAAAACAAACACCCCATGCTTGCCAAAACGTAAGAATAGGAGCTGCAGTCCAAAACAATGGAACTAACCAATTCCAAAGTAACATGAAAACCAAACCTTCAATTGCACCTAATGCAATTGCAATAACCAATACAATTAAACAACCAATTGTTTCTGCCATAATTTTTATTTATTAAATTAATATATTTTATTTTTGTATTCAATTTTTTCTAACTCATGTCTTCGTGTCTCAATTTCTACATAAGATTCATTTATTAAGAATTTTCTTAATTTCCATGTCACACCATAGTTTACCCAAAGCATCCTCATATGATTCACCAGAATAACAAGCATGGTAATATCTTTCATAATTTCTTGGTTTATAACCAACTGTATATTTATATTCTGGAGCTATTGGTTTATCATTATATTGAAATGTAAGTATGCAAGTTTGTTTTTTATTTTTATTCTTATTATGAGGAAATACAATTTCTTCTTCAATATCTATATTATAAGCTAATTTCATATAATGAATATAAGCTTCTGTTTGATCATTATATTCCTCAACAACTTTCCATTTATTCCACCAATGTTTCTTTTGTTCAATAACCCATTTATTTTTTACGCCCATAAATGCAAAAAGAAATGCAAATAGCATAAATGGAGTTAACCATAACCAACTATCATTTGTTGGTTTATTACATCTAATTCTATATTTCATAATTATTAAATATTACAGAAATATTTAAATACATTATTTATTTCATCTAAACCTTCAATTTTTTTATCAGGCCAAATTTCGTTGTTTTTTACTTTTACTTCATAAACATCTTTTACATGATTTATTTGAGATACCTGATAATCAATAACATCTTTAAATGTTTTTAATGATTCTTTTAAAGTATGAAAATTTTTAGCAGTATAACATGGGTTTAAACTAACATCATGTATATCTTCACATGCATGATATAATTTTCGCCATGGATTATTAAATATACGTTCAAATAAAGTCAATTGTGAAGGATTAATTCTAAAAAATACTTCTTTATAATCAGACCATTCAAAAGCCCATGGACTTTGCTTGGCTTTTAATTGTATTTTATAATTTAAATTAAAAATTTTCATAATTAATCATAAATAGGTTCATCATCCCAAATTATTCCTTTAGCAACATACTCATTATGTTCTAATTGAGCCTTCTTTTCTTCCTCTGCTAGATAATTAACAACATCTGCATATGTTTTCAAATTCTTAATTCCATAATTATTATATTCATGAGTATTAAAATATGAATTCATATGATACATACATTGATGATAAAGAGTGCGCCAAGGATTATTGAACATCCTATCCCACAAAGATAATTCTTTTGGATTAATTCTCCAAAATATTTGTCTAATCTTTATTGGAGATGGTTCCAAATAAATTTGTACGGTGCAATTAGAATAATCTTTCTTCATAATTAATGTTTATATTTTTTTGACTTAAGATACTTACCAAACTTATGATTCCAATAATTCTCCCCATTACCGTAATGCTTATTAACCCACGCATTTCCGTTTCTATCAACAATATAGCAATTTTTATCTTTCTTTGAAACAAGAAATGTACCATCAGTAGGTTCATTCCAAGAATCATGTGGAAGCTCAATATTAATAACTAAATCTGACACATCTTCAATATCTTTATTTGCTATAAGATTACGAAGATTATGACGATTCATCTGACGAGCTTTTCGATTACGATCACGATAATACTCAGTATTAGAACCAGTACAAATTCCGCATTTTATATATTTACGATAAGTTCTTGACATATTATAATTTTCCAATCTATTTTTCTTCTATTACATTATCTTTATAAAAAGGACCTCCACATTTGCCTGGTTTATTATATCCTGGTAATATCTTATCACAAATATTCAAATATGCGCATGTTGAACATATACCATTATAACCAGCAAATTTAAATTTTTTATTTAGTTCCTCTTTAGTCATTATTTATCATGTTTAAAAGTTTATCCTTAACAATTGGTTGATCAATTTTTTCTTGAAATACGAGAGCAATTAATTCATCAATATTTTCACCTTGTTTAATTGCATCAATCATTGCTTCGATATAATCATCAAAATAATTATAAGGATAAACCATAGATCCATCTTTAAGAAAAAGAAAATTAATTCGTTCTTCTTTAACTTCTGAACCATACTTTTTCTTTTTCTCATTAAGATAATCTTTAACCCACTCTCTATTTGTCTTTCGTCTCATATATTATATTTGATTACAATTTAAATATAGATTAATTAGTAAAAAATTCAAATTATATATAATTTTTATATTCTTATTTGTTAAAATTATATAAAACAAAAAACTATTTTTATTAAATACACGTGCAAAATATATGAATCACGTGAAATAGATGAGAGATTTGATAATCGGAGACATGCATATCGGAATTAAGAATAATTCCGTGACATGGTTAGAATCCCAATTAGAATTTTTTGACAAGCAAATATTTGAAACAATAAAAAACAAGCAAATTGAACGAGTAATATTTTTAGGAGATTTAAGTGACATACGTTATTCAATTAATCAACAAATTGGTATTGAGTTACAAAATAAAATAAGAGAGATGATTAAAATGTTTCCAGATATTAAATTTTATATGATAGCTGGAAACCATGATTATTATTCTCCTCTTGAAGAATTTGCTACTTATAATGTTTATAATTTAATATTTCCTGAAGAATTTTTATATGTTCATAAAAATTTAATAATCGTTAATAATGATCCTTTGTTAACTGAAGATGGTGCTTTAATGCTGCCATGGTATTGGACAGAGAATCCAGATCATATAGATGAAATATTATATAATTATGATTTTGAAAGAGAAGTAAAATCAATATTTTGTCATACTGATTTAACAACATGGCCAGGAGCTCGCATAGCATCTTTTAAAGGAACTCCAATTTATTCTGGACATATACATTATATTGTGGAAGATAAGTTATGTAACTTACATAATGTTGGAGCTGCAGTTTCATTGACATTTAATGATGTTAATCAAGATAGGTTCTTATATATACTTGAAGATTTTGAAGAAGTTGAGAAAATAAAAAATATTACGACACCTCAATTTAAACGTGTATATAATGAACAGATATTTAACTTAACAGATGAGTTCTTTGAAAATTCATATATACAATTATGTATTTCAACAAATAATATACATAATATAAAATATGTAGAACAAATTAAAGAACTTAAAATGAAATACATTAATAGTAATATTCGTATGCATATTATTGATGATGATACGGATATTGAATCATTAGAAGTAGAAGGATTTAATACTGATATATCAAAGTATATTGAAAATAATATCCCAGAACATCTTAATGAAAAATATAACTTAATAAAAAATAAACTTAAAGAACAATAATGGATGATGTATTAGTTAAGTATGAAGATATTGAAGAATCTATAACTAAAGAATTAACTAAAGAATTAAATGATCAAATTAATAAAAAAATCTTAGAAAGTTTATCAAAATTAAGTGATCCTGATTTTGAACGTAAAAAAATATTTAATCAAGCTATAGAATATAAAGATAAATTCAAAATCATATCAAATTCACCGATGAATTATGTTTTATTTACATTTATAAATGAATTGATTAAAAGTGACATTAAAAATGGTTATATAACTCATAAATATAAAGATGCATTTGATAAAGAATATATTTCAAAATATAAATTAGATGATTTAGAATCAGTAACATATATTTATGATAATGCATTTGGTGAAAATAAAATAATTCGTTGGCATAGATATAAAACAGGTGAAAAGGAAGAAAATGAACCAATATATATACCTTATAATATTTTAAACAACGTAGAAACAATAAATAATTATAAATCAAATAGTAAATATATTGTAGGACCAGGATTTATTCCTGAAACAAAATATTATAATACATTTAATATAAAAATATGAATGACGTTAAAATAGATTGGAAAAAATATGTCGATAAAATTTATTGTATAAAATATATTGGAGAATCAGAATATAGAACAAATAAATGCAAGGAAGAATTTAATAGAGTAGACATACTTGATTCTGGTATTTATTATGAATTTGTAAATGTTAATTCTCCAATATATAAAGATATCTACCAAACATTATTTACAAAATTTAGTAAAGATCGTCCTTATGATTATGTAACTGATTGTACATTTGGACATTATTATTGCATGAAACATGCAGAATATTTTGATTATAAAAGAATTTTAATATTAGAATCTGATGATGTATTTTTAAGAGATAAAAATCAGATTATAGAAATCTTAGAAAAATCAAAAGAAATAATGGATAATGATGAAAATTCATTAATGGTGTTAAATGGTTGTGAAGTAGATTGCCCAGCATATACATTTACTTTACCAAAAGAATTTTATATTAAGTTTAATTCTCAATATTCATTGTGGTGTGCAGGCTTTAATATATATTCAAAAAATGCATATAAATTATTTATTGACAAATTTGAAAAATATGAATTTTTTACAAATGATACATATAAATTTATATATGGAGATAAAATAAATGTTTATAATAATGAAGTAAATATATGTATACAACAAGATTGGGTTAAAATGACTACTAATTTTGATGTTCTTTATAATATAGATATTAACAAAGATTTTATTGATAGATTTAAATATGTAAGACTTGAATTATTTAATTCATGGGTTGCGAATTTTCATCAATTTCAATCATTTAATGCTTATGATATATTAAAATATAAACCAGAAGATAATGTTTATCACAATTATTTGTATCAACTTTTTAATACTTTAAATACTTACTTATTTGATAATAAATTAAATATAAACGATTATATAATAGGATAATGATAATACACAATATAACAATTAAAGATTTTAAGTCTTGCTATGGATCTCATTATTTTGATTTTGATAAAATGAAAGGTTTAGTAAAATTATCCGGACCTATTGGTGCAGGTAAGACAACAATTGGAGAAGCTTTATTATGGGGTCTATTTGGAACTGTTAAAGGTCAAAATAATGGACAATTAGTTGCATGGAATACAAAGGCATGCGAAATAGAATTAAATTTGACATGTAAAGATAATTCAATTCATATCATTAGAAATATACGTGAACCATTAATTGTTGAAGTAAATGGAAAGACTTTAGCTGCATCAAATAAAAAAGATACACAGCAAATATTAGAAGAAGAAATATATGATGTTCCTAAATTAGCAATCGTTAAAATGTGTATCATATCATTTAATGCTTTTAATAGTTTAGCTTCCATGAGTGTCGGTGAAACTAAAATGTTCCTCGATGAGATATTTGGATTTAAATTATTTTCAGAATATAATGATGAAATTAAAATTGAACGTAAAACACAAGAAAATGAACAAATAAGATTACAATCTGTTTATGATGAAAATTTACAACAAATAGAACATCTTAAAGAAAAACAAATTATACAAACTAATGAATTAGCTACATCTTTAGATGTTAAAAGTATTAATGAAAAAAGACAAGATTTAATTAACCAAGGTATTGCTTTAAAAAATAAAAAGGCAAATCTTAAAAAGGAAAGAGAACAAAAGGATAAAGAATTTGATATTAAAATTCAGGAATATCAAAATAAAATGACTGAAGCTGCAACATTAGGTCGCCAAGCAAAAAATAATTATAATACATTTAAATCTGGCATATGTCCTACTTGTGGTCAATCTATTGACCAATCTCATATTGATGAATATAAAAACAAAATGGAAGAATATGCGTCAATATATAGAGAAAATGAATATCAGAAAAAACTTTTAGAAATTAATAAATCTCAAACACATGATTCATATCATGAACCTATGATTAAGTGCGATGAAGAAATGGATTCTCTTCGTAAGCAAATATCTAAAATTGATGCTGAGTTAAAATCGTATAATGATTCAGTTCAACTTATTCAAGATAATTATGATGAGCTAATTAAAGAATATGAAAACAAAGCTAAAGAAATTAAAAAGCAACTTGATAAATGTGATTCAGAAATTATTGAATGGAATGAAATGAATGATTTATTTAGTAAAACATTACGTTATAATTTACTTGAAACTCTTATTCCACATATTAATAAATCAATTCAATTCTTTATTAATAAGCTTGAACAAAATTATAAAATTGAATATGATCAAGAATTTAAAGCTCACATATTTGTAGATGGATGGGATAAAGAAATTGCTTATAATAATTTAAGTACAGGACAACGTAAATCATTAGATTTAGCAATTATTTTCGGTATACTTCAAAATATTATTGCTAATGTAGATCTTAACATATTATTCCTTGATGAGTTATTTAGTAATATGGACGTTAATGCAAGAAATATTATGTTAAGTATATTAAATGAAAATATTGGAAATGATAAAACAATATTTGTTATTAATCATGCTGAAATGCAAGACGATATGTTCCAACATAAGATAAGAGTAAAATTAGAAAAGAAAAAAATTATATCTGCATCTCAACGAAAAGGAGAAGACGTAATAGTTCAGGCTTCAAAATATGAACAAGAATTTTAAAGCAAAGCGATACCTTGTGGTATCGCTTTAATTATATATTGTAAATTTTGGATATAAATTAGGAGTATCTTTATCTTCTATTTCAGACTTATGATTTTCCCATCTCTTATAATATTTTGAATCTTCAGTATAATCTTCCTCATCCAAAAATACATATCTATATTCTTGGTTTGTTCTGCAAGCATATGCATGAATATTGATACCTTCTTTTACTGCATCTTGGATATCCTCAAATGTAAATGCTTCTTGCTCAGTTACATATTTGTATTCTTCAGGATATAATTTTTTTAGATCATCTACAGTTAATTTATATAAATTCAAAAATTCTTCCTGTGTATTAATAACAAGCTTTTTAGTTACATTAGCAGCACGTTCAATAACCCTTCGCCAAATAAAATAATTTAGCCTATCATTAATATGATATCTTATACTATACATAATTTTATTCAGTTTCTAAATCAACATTACATTTCAAAAAATCTGAGAAGTTAAATAAATCATAATCCCAAAAACTAGAATCATTACCTTCATCATCAATACAAACTTCATAATGATGAAACTCAATATAATTACCAGTACTTGCTAATATATAATAATTAGTATATTTATCATAAAGCTTCTTTTCTGGATTATTGATAAGCCAATTTAATGCATCGCGTACATTATTTATTTTCATTTATTTCTTTCTTTTTAATTTCTGCCAAAAATATATTTCTATCAGATACTTTATAAGTACGTTTCATGTCTTCAATACCATTTGCTTTATATAATGCGCTTGGAGTAACTACATATTTAATATTTTCATTTTTATCAAAATCAAACTTTGAAATACTTCCCACAATAAAATTTCCTTTAACTTTGATAAATACCAAATCACCGATATGCATCTCATGACCTAATGCATCGTAATATGTATCAAATAATGTACTCATATAATTTACTTAATCGCTGTTATAACTCTCTTCCAAGAATATCCAGGTGCTGAATTACAATACTGTGTCTTAGATACTCCATCCATTCCAAATACAATTCTTGTTTTAGGATAATAAGAAGATTTATTATTTCTACCAGTACATGGTGTGGTTCTCTGAAGTTTCAACTTAATATACTTATTATTGATTTTAGTTATATCAATAACTTCATAATCACGATTCTTATCCCAACTACAATTAATATGCTCCCAAATATTATCTTGATGAGTATCTTTAGAATATAGTTCCATATTGACAATATTGCCAATCTTTATATTTGTTAAATCTAATCCTTTAACTTCAAACTTAACTTCATTATTCATATTGTATATATTTAAAAGTTTCTACATCATACGTTCTTATCTGTGTAACCTTGTGCATGACCTGCTTCATAACAGTATTGCATATATCGCTTAACACAATTAAGCTGATATTCATTTAGTTGTCTACCACAAATTGTATTGTTAATAAACTTCTCATACTGTTTTTCTACTGCGGAATTATATTTCATATTTTAAATATTATTTAAATTACAAATATAATATAGAAATTAATTAATATTATTCAAATTTTTATGTTAATATTTGAAAAAGTTTGTTAAATAATATCTATTTTTTAATAATTATATAAATAAGTATAAATGAACCAATCTTGTATATGTGTTATTTTAAATAATGATCATGAATATTTAAAGGAATGGATAGATCATCATTTAAATTTAGGTTTTAATCATATATATTTATTTGAAGTACCCGAATCAAAATCACATAAAACAATTATAAATGAGTATAATGAAAATGTATCATTATTTAGAATAGACCAATTAGATATTGATATAAAAGATTATTTTTATCATCAATATACATATAATTGGTTTATATCTAAATATAAAAACGAATATGAGTGGTGCTTATTTTTAGATAATATTGATAGTTTTTTTATATTAACAAATGAATTACTCGAAAACTTTTTAAATGGTTATCATGAAAAAAATGCATTATTAATACGTTGGAAATTGTTTAATGCTAATGGTAATACTTCAAAGCCATATAAAGGCACTGTTATTGAAAATTATGATAAACAGTTTTATGAAGAATTCAATATTAATGATGGTCATATATATAATTCATTTGTTCATATGTCATTAATAGAAAATGAAGTATTATTTAATAGTAAGTTCATTAATTATGTTAATGGTTTATATGATATTGATTTAAATAAAGATATTAATAATGAAAATGATATTAAAAAAGTAAAAGTATTAATTAATAATGCTTATATTAATACATACGTTACAAAATCATGGGTTGATTGGTGTTCAAAAATATATAAATATATTAATTGTAAAGAAAAATTAATAAAAAATGAATACATGTCATTAGATACATTTTTTACATATAATGATGATTTAACTATATATGACGAAGTATTTATTAATAATGAATTAAAATATTTTCATAACGAAATTATAAAAGATAATATTTATTATATATTATCATATAAATATAATAAAACACTTAACGATTATAATCAATTTAGTCAATCTTTACAATATAGATTTTATAAATTTTATAATGAAGATTTAAGAAAAAAACTTTTAAATAAAAAAGTTGCAATCGTTTTATTATCAAATGACATAAACACATTATCATATGATAGATATTCTAATTTAGAGTTTTCATTATATGATTCTGATTATGATTTATATTGGGCGATATCTTCAGAAAATAAAGAAGAATTAATTAATGGCATAAACTATTATATTTTTGATAAAACAAAATTAAAAGAAAAATATGGAAAAATATTTTATGCAAAATATTATAATAAATTATTTAATGTATCATTAGTTATACAAGATTTTTATGAAAACAACCCACAATATGATTATATATGGTGTGTTGAAGATGACGTATTATTTTCTGGACAATGGATAAATTTTTTTGAATATTTTGATAATTCTAGTGATGCTGATTTATTAGCATCTAACATACAAAAAATAGATTATTCAGTAATACATTTTATATCACCATTAGTATCAGATTCAAATATATACAATAATAATTTGTTTAAAGAGAAATTACAATCATTTAATCCTGTTTTTAGAATATCAAGTAATGCATTAAAAATATTAATAGATTACTACAAATCTGGAAATTCTGGGTATTATGAATTTTTGATGCCATCATTAATTAATTTACATGGATTAACATTAGAAGATTTTGGTGGAGATGGTGAATATGTTAAACCCGTTAATAAAAATAAGTGGTATATTAAAACATTGCAAAATCACGGTATTTATGGATCAATACAAATAAGTGAAAAAATATTAGTAAATCTACTTGAAAAATTGCACGAAAATAATAAAAACATATTAATTCACCCAGTAAAAATATTATTAAATAAATAATTAATTAAATAATGGCTAAGCTAATATCATTGAACAACATTTGGTCGGATAATACATCTTTAGCATATATAGCATATTATAGTGGTAATTCATTATATAGTATACCTAGACCTAATAGTTTTCCAAATCAAGGTGCAAATAATTTTAAATATTATACAGAATCTGCTGCAAATAATGCGTCTTTTTTAGCAAATTTTCAATCACATACTACGGCTTATGGATTAAAAAGTTTAAATAAATCAGCACAATCAACAACGAAATTAATTACAAGAGACATATTACAGCAAGGAGCTTTAACAACAGTAAATGCGGATATTAGATATCCAATAAGTGATTGTGGTTATTATTTTAACGGTGATGATGATAGTCAAAATGCAACATTGACTGGAGTAGAATGGAATATCAGTACTAATAATAATATTAATAGTTATTTATTATATGGTAATAGTTATTTGCTTAGTTTAGTTAAGAACCAAAATATTCCAAATAATGAATTAATTCAATTACAAGAAAATAGTAAGTGTGCATTTATGCAAATTGGCCAGTTTTATGTATCATATAATTCTAACGGTAATCATACTGTATATACTGATTGTGTGGATTGTCATATGTTGTCTAAAGCAGTAAATTATGTTTCTGATGAAACAAATCCAATTTATTATTATCTAGTTATTGTTCCTTATTATAATAGATGTGGACTTTCAAATGGATGCGCAATGGGTTATTATGGTGGTGCTAATATTGTTAATTATTTAAAATCATATTATAAAACGCAAAATAATTATGTTTTAACAAATTTAACTAATGATTCTACATTTTTTAATAACTTTATTAATTCAACAGATATTAAAGTTGCGTTACAGAATTATGCAACTAGTATGAGTGATAATGGCTTGAATATATTTTATGAAGTTAAATTATGTTCAGCGACTGATATAAAAAGTCCATCATATCATTATTGGTATCATTTAGCAACAACATCAGAACCTTATGGTTTTTGTCCATTTAACTATTATACATGTTTAGTTCAATTATCAAAAAATATCAGTTGTGGATTTGGATCATCCATGAAAAGTAAACCATGGGTAAGTTATGTATATGAGCCAACTTGGTATAATATGTCATATCAAGCAGCATTTAATGGTTATACTTTTAGTTTAATAGATTTGATTAAGGATAAAATCAATCTTGAAGCTGGTTATAATATATGCGATGAGGCTTATTTTTTATGTGATTTAATTGATAAAAATGTTTTAAATACTTGCGCACATTACGATAATGTAAAATTATATTTCGGTGGTACGAATGGTGTCATTGCTAATGCACCTTCAGCATGGTCATATATATCTGATGCAAAAGGTTTATCATGTTTTTATAAAACAATAATATTACCAATTGCGGTTAAATATGGTGTATTAGTTACTCCACCTTCAGCCCTAAATTGTTGGCGATATGGTCGTCAAGTAACTAATACAACACCAAACTATATGCCTATATATAAAGGCGTAACATATTTAACAACATTACAACCTAATCAAATTTATAGTTATGCATTATCATAAAAATAAATTAATAAATTTGCTTAAAATAAGAAAATAATAATTATTTTAATTAAATACAAAAATATATAGAGTAAGATAAATATGGCATTAACAGATGAAGAATTAATGGAACAAGCATTACAAGGACAAATTCCCGAAGCTCCAGTTGGTCCTATACAGGAAAATGGTGAGCCTGCTGAACCATTAAGAGAAAAACAAGTTGAAAATAATCCTGAAGAGCCAAGATCTGAAGCAGCAAAATATCTTGGTACAAAATTAAATCATAAACCAGGAGATAATCCTTTTGTTGATAAAGATGCAGATCAACGAATGATTGATGAAAAGAAACTTTCACGTATTGGTGATAAGATTGGTCAAAATGCAGAAATTAGAGAAGGATGGATTGATGTAGATAAAGCATTACTTGGTAAGAGAGCAATATTCTATCCAGAAAATTGGAATTTCCGTATCCGTCCTGCAACTGTAGAAGCAATTCGTAACTGGTCAAATATTGATGATGAAAATCCTAATTCAGTAGATGATGTATTTAATGAAATTCTTAAGAGTTGTTTAGCAATTATTGGACCTGGTGGTCAACCAATACCATGGGGTAATATTAATAACTGGGATCGTTTCTTCTTCTTATTACTTATTCGTGAATATACATTCCGTACTGGTGAAAAAATAATTAAGTATACTGATTATTGTCCAGAATGTGATAATGAAATTGACTTCCAATTAACATCACAATCATTGATGTATGATTTCCCAGATGAGGAAGTTATGAAGTATTATTCTCGTGAAGAAAGATGTTGGTATATTGATCCTGCTGAATTTGATATTGAAGGAGAACAACCAATTCAACTTTATTTACCAACACTTGAAAAGGATGCTGCTATTAAGGCTTGGTTAATTGCACGTTTACAAGAAAATCGTAATCGTAAGATAGATCAAACATTTATTAGATTTGCAAGTTGGCTTACACCAAAGATTTCTAAAGACGCTACAATTGCTCAACGTCAAATTAGAGAAATTGATTTGAAGTATAAAGGATGGAATGAAGATATGTTTACATTTATGGATGATGTACTTCGCAATATTATTGTTACACCATCAAATAAGTTAATTATTAATTGTCCTATTTGTGGAGAGGAGGTAACATCAGATATACGATTTCCAAATAGCATCCGCGATCTATTCAACTTATCAGGTAAACACAGAAAATTTGGTCAAAAGTAAGTTGTATATTTGCAAAGACTATCATATACAACCATCTGAAATTGGATTATTACCTTATTATGAATTTGAAATTATGCTTGAAGAAATTAAGCAGATTCATAAAGAACAAGAAAAGGAAAATGAAAGACAACAAAAAGAATCAGACATGATGAGAAAACAATATAATCCAAATAAGATGATGAGTAGTATGAATCATTCTATGTCAAATATTACAATGCCGAAAGTTAATATACCTAAATTTTAAAAGGAAGTACTTAAGTACTTCCTTTTTACATTATTACATGACCTAATTCACGTTTAATTAATTTCATACCATCATCAAGATATTCTATTAAATAGTGTTTATATATACAATCTATACCATAGAAATCTGCTTCATTAGTATTCCAATGAATTGGTGTATCAGGTTCAGTATGTCCAAATACTTGAGACCAAATAACACCATCTTTATCTACATACATTGATTTCTTTAATCCTTCAGGGCGAATCCAAAGTGGACTATTCCATATTGAACTCCCATAGCAGTCGCCACCATCTCTATATGTAAAACAAAATGCTTTAGTTTCAATAGTATTGATATCACCTAATGAACCCGATTTAATCCACTCATTAAACCAATTCATAGATACTCCAGCATGAGAATATATTGTTTTATTAATTTCATCTATAAATATCATTTGAAGAATCTCTTTATCCCAGTCTCTGCATAAAGGATACCCAGCAACTGATGCAGATAAAGAATTCCATCCTGAACATCTCCCAAAATTTTCATCCATATAATGCATATCATGATTACCAATTAACATTATGAATCGTCCTTTATGCATCTTTAAATGTTCTTTTCTAAGATTAATTATGTTCTCATACCCATCACGTTGAGTATATACATCTATGTTAAAAGAATCAAAATAATCTCCTAAAATAATTACTTCATCAGGATTTTCCTTATCATATATTTGTTTTACTAATCCCCAACGTCCATGTGGATCTCCAATTACTATTCGTTTCATTAATAAGTTAAATTTAAAGGTATCATATATGTATTTTCAATATAACGCTTTCTAATATCATTTGAATCTAAATATATATCTAATATTAATTTTTTAAATTCATTAAATAAAAATTCATCATCAAATTTATTAATATAATTATAGATATAATCTAATTGTTCATTCGATAATTCTTTGTTAAAACAATAAAGATTAACTAAATGTGTATTTGGTGAATATAGATGGTCCTGATTGTTTTTAATACATCTTTTAAATAAAAATTCTTCAATTGATTTAAATATAAAATGTTTTAATTTTATATTTGTAATATTATTACTAAATTGAAGTATATCATTAATATTTCTTACAATTGTACCATCACCTTTACATATTTTATCACATTTTATTTTATGTGTATATTCTAATCCTTGTATGTTTTCTTTTAAATTATTACAATTAACAATTATTTTTGTTTGGTTATTATAATAATCATTAATTCTTTGTGTAAAACGTTCATTTAATGGTTTATTTTCATAATATGTTAAATTATTAAATCCAAAACAATCCCAATTGATCAAAATACATTCATTCGTTTGACACCAATCTTCATCAAAATAATTATTTATATTGTTATTATATTTTTCATCTAATTCTAAAAACTCATCAACATCAAAAAAACATATAAAATCATAATTAATATAATTATTCAAATATGTTTCTTTTAAAAGTTGATTATGATTAAAATATAAATCTTTTTTATTGATAACATCTATAAAATTATCATTAGCATCAATAATGTCATATATATCTTCAGCATAATCACCTGTGCTATCATTATTATCAATGATTAACATTTTAGTAAACCCTAAGTTTCTATAATGTTCTATATATTCATTTAAATATTTATTTTCATATTTTACTGGTGTTATGATTAATGATTGATATGTACTCATGTTTAATATCTATATATTTATTAAAAATATTTATTTGCCAAATGTATTATCAATTTCTTTTTTACCATTTTCATATTTCCACCAATAACCATCAACAAAATAATAATTAGCTTCAGATTTTCCCAAATGCGACCATCTTTTATAAAAATCAGGATCTTTCGTATAAAGACGTCGTTTAAAATTTAAGATAAGATCTTCACAAATAAAATCAGGTTGTATCTTTTCAGCTTTATTAGATAAACACTTACATAAATTAAAATCTTTATTTTTATATGCAATAAGGCATTCTCTATATAATTTTATCCAATCAATATGATCTTTATACATAAAATTACAAGGATGGTTTTTCCACTTCCCAGTGCCTTCAACCATATTAATTAACCAACCGCATTCTTGTATTTGACGGTTTAATCTTTTTGAATCTAAATCATCTGCAGTATCTGCACATGTTCCTGTTAAAAAAATTGTCATTATTCAATTATACAATATATTAAAATTATTCCTATGATAACCAAAAATAAACATCCAACTAATTTTAAACAACCTTCCATTAGGAATGTAAATATCCACTCCAAAATATCTAAAAGATGTCCTAATAATCCACCACAAACAAAGCAAATTATAATTAAAATAATTATCCCAAGTGATACCATATATTATTTAATTAAACTAAATAAATATAGTAACGCTTGGGATAAATTTTCAAATATAATTTAAATTATATTTTAGTTTTTACCTTGTGCTTGTTCACTATTATCAGTATTAGATTCTATAGTCTTTGCTGATGTCTTTTTTGTTGATGTCTTTTTAACAGGTGTTGCATTTGCTAATGTTACTGTTGGAGTAGTATTAAACATTTTAAAACCACCATTTTGCATCATTTGCATGAGCATCATTGTTTCAAACATATTTGATTCTCCCTTGCTCTTATTAAGGAACATTAGCATCATCATGTTTGGATCAATTCCATTAGTCTGATTACCATTCTGATTCATCATCATGTTAAGCATCATGAACTTCTCCATATCGACATCTCCGCCTTCACCATTCATAAATGCAAACATTAATGGATTAAATCCGTTTACTGTATTATTGTTAAATCCAGCAAACATATTCAATACGACGCAAACAGTTTCTGAATTTGTCATAAAATCCTTAGTCTTATTAATCCTAAGATTATTGCCATTAAAACAAAGAACCTCAATATAATCCTTGGTAACCTTGGTGATCTTACCATACATAGCCTTTTCACCTTCGCTTACAAGCATAATATCATTTTCACTAACCTGTGAATATGGACGATCAATCAAATAAACAGGAAAATCCATTACAAACTCTGGTTCATATGAAACAATGGCACCATCATTGTTAATACCAATATAACTTTCACCAGTTGGATTAGTTTTCTTCAATACAATTGTACCATCAAAAGTCATTCGCAACTGGCCTGACTTTGTTGGTCTGTACTGAGCCATCATCTTTTCAAGCATACGCTTAAACATACTGTTCTTTTTTTCTTCCATTTCTTTTATTTATTTAAATTAAATTAATAACAATTACATTTTTAAAATAGTTTTAACATATAATATTTTTCAACATTATAAATGATTCTTGATCAAAATAGGTTCTAAATGACTACGAATATCTTTTTCATATGAATGCCATTTTTCTTTCTTTACTTCATATTCCATTGTTTCGCGAGCATCTAATTGGGCTTGCTGTTTTGAAAGACCACAACATTGCCAATCAATCATTAATGCTTCCCAATCTATTTTATTCCAACCATGTTTTAATCCATATTCTAGGTGATGCTTATTGTGGTTACGATGCCACTTTTGGACTTTCTTATAATCACCTTTCCATAATAGTTTAAGCCATGGTTTTTCAATATCATGCAATAAATATTTAGGTTTCCATATTCCTAAATTCAATGCAGTTAATTGAAATCCACACCAATGAGCGAACCAATAACTAAATGAACTACGATCTTCTTTTCCAAACATACTGAATGAAGTATATTTTTGAAATACCTCATCTAATGTTTTATAATATTCAAAATTAAATGATTCATCATTAGCATCAACGATCATATAATTATATTCATCCCTATGATTAATCCATTCATATTTGAAATATTCTTCAAAATCTGAAATATCACGTTCTGATGGATTTTTAAGATTATAAAGATGATATAATCCTTTGCGCTGAATAATTGTTGGTTTAAGTCTTAAATAATCGTTAAGCATATCAATTTTATTAAAATTACAAATAAATATAGTTCATTTTATTTATTATTCAAATTATTAAAATAATGATTATGAATCCATTTAATTGTTGCTTCTATTTTAGGATCTTCCCATCTATTATTTACATGTTGTTCTAATTGATAACACAATTTATCCCACTCTTTAAATTTCTTATATTCTTGCATATATTCATTCTCAGATTCAGGATATTTTTCATGATGTTTATAATGATAATTTTTGCATGTTTCGGGTGTTTCCATTGTTTTATCAATATCTCTATCAAACCAATTTTGATGAGGCCAACAATACTGGTGTATTTTCATTTCCATTGTACAACAGTAATCACTATCCCACCAGCAAAAACCATCACAGTTTAAACAACATTTTTTATCAGAGAAATCTTTAAATTCTGTCATTATTTATTTCTTGTTTTTATTATAATTACGATGTCGTTTTCTGATATTTCTAATAATTGATCGTTCATATACATATCAATTATCTAATTCTGGTGATAAACTCATAATTTATTTAAATTCTCACATTACATATCTTTAATATATTCTTTTACTGCAATTAATGTTTCAACAGAACCAGTAAAATAATTTTGGTCACATAATTCAATACTATCTTTTAATTGATCTTTAGTAGCACCAATTTCATAATTAAGATAATCTATAATTTGATTTTTAAATAGTTCTTTTTGTTCTTTAATTAAGTTAATCATATTATGCAACATAAGTTTTATTAAAAAAGTTCTTCACAATTTTCTTTTAATATTTTCTTAGTCATAAACAATGATCTTCTTGTTGATTCTGGATTAATTCCTGAAAGCCAATCATTATATGAAACAGATCCAAACAAAACTTTCTTATAAACTAATTTATATTTTCCATTATTATTTAATTCCTTTTTAAAAGCAATAAATATGTGTGGAACTTTTTTATCTTTATTTGGAAACTTATTATCACCAGGACATCTATTTTGTGCAAATTTTAATTCTTTTACATTAGATGTAGCTTTAACTTCCATAGCGATATTTTTAAAATATCTATGCTCAATATCGTGACCTGTTGTTTCATCTCCATGCATCACACGAGAACCATAAATTTCCTCAAATGCATCTAATAGACAAATCTCAATAAGTGACGGTATCACAGCACCATTTAACCCATCATGATATAACACTTTATAATATGTGTTATTAAAAATCTCTTCAGATCTTTTTACAATTTGTATTAATCGTTCTTTTTTCATACATTTTAATTTTAATTAATAATTTATTTAACGTAATTTATCTTCTATCCAATCATTTATATTACATATGCCATAAATAATGATTATTGTAATCACAACAAAAATACCAAACCATGAAAAACACCAGAAATAAAACCTCTATAAGCAATTAATTTCTTACTAGTCCATATATCTTTATCATAATATACTTTAAAGATATAATATCCAATTGACCATAATAGCCAACCTAATAAATAAGTTAAAAATGTTAACATATTACTTTAATTTAATTCCATAATTTGCGCCACGTTTACAAAATGTGAATGTACCTTGTAATTTACCATGATCCAATTTTATAGCTATATCATCAAAATCTGTCATAAACATTTGCATATTTTGTAGATTAGTTTCTGACCAAAAATAAATTACACATGATGAACGTCCTCTTCCATATCCAACATAACTTATAGTATCTTCCCATTCATAATTATCTTTTTCTTCATCATATGAATCTCCTTGATACCATTGTACTTTTCCTTTGTTTAAATGTAATTTCCAATTACTCATAATTTTAATAAATTTTAATATATTCAATTAATTTCATATCATCTACCAATGACTTATGTTAAATCACATTAAGTCATTAATAAATAAATATTATCAATTCAGAACTTATAGTTATCCCTGTATCGGATAACATTAATTTAAGTCAACAAACAATATATAAATATTAAATATGTATATAATACAATACTTATTTAATATAGTTCAATCTTAATTCCTTTTTCACGAGCTTTCTTCATTTTTCCCGTGTTACTATCAAATGAATTAGTAAATACAATTTGTACTTCCTTCCATGATGTGGTATTTCTATACTGAGGATTACACTTAAGAAACTCACCCTTTGACTTATAGTTATTTGGTTCACCAGTAAGAATTACGGGAATCTGATTAGATACGGTTTGTGTTGCTGCAATATGAACAGCTTTAAAATCATCCACGGTTTTTCCAAGATGTGAAAGAATATTATAAATATCATTCTTTTCATCTGAATAATCTTTAGTAACCCATTCATATCCCTGTGTTGCAAGATGTTCAAAATCTGCATTTCCAGTAAGCATATATGTGGCGCACTGTTCAGCAACCTTAGAACCACAGAATCTAAAATTACAAGACTTAATAATATCTACTAATGAAAGATTTTTAAGTGTTTCTTCAAATGATTTCTTTGCTTTATCTCCGGCCTTTCCAGAACCAGTACCAAAATAAATTTCTTCAGGTGAACAAAGAAGAATATTGTCGGGCAGTTTCTTTGTTGTTTCTCCAAAGAAATCTGCAGTCATTTCATCTGAATTAGTTCTTTCCAAATATTCAAAAATCTTTTTAGCAGTTTCATTACCAATATTTGGAATATTTAATGTCTGAGCAGAATTAATGAACATATTGCGAAGCATATCAGTTTCATTCAAAATTTTCATCAAATGAATATCTCCATCAATATATGTATTCTCAGGTACATTAAGTTTGCTAGAATCAAAATTATCTGTATTTGTTACTTTGTAAAGAAAAGGAATAATATCACCAGCAAGCGACATAATAATCTTTGAACCAACTGATACTTTCTTTTCCAAAAGATATCCATAATTATGACCTGAACATTTTTGAACCATTCGACCGTCCATTTCAACTGGCTTAACCCAAACAATAGGAGTTAATTCACCAGTTTTACCAAGATTCCAGGTAATATCCAATACTTCAGTTTCTTCAAGCATTGGAATGAACTTAATAGCCACACAATCTTTAGGACGACGCTCAGTAGTATTATTGATACGTTCTTCAGCAATTGGCTTAATTACAATACCATCAAGCGCAAAAGTACATTCCTTACGAAATTCCGAATATTCTTCATAGATATATGCGAGATGATCTTTGTCTTTATAAATAGGATAAATCTTATAATAATCAGGTAATACACCTCTTATATCATTTGAAAGAATTTCGTTTCCATCTTCATCAAAACATAACTCTGTCCAATCTCTATCTATCCAAATACCATTGTTTAATGTACGAAAATCATAAATCATAATAGCGAGATCATTCAGCATTAATTTGAATTCAGGTTCATTAGAATAATCTCTATTAAGAACACCAGACACAAATGAACGAGGATTTGTAAATTGTTCGGCATATTCTTTTTCAAAAACTGATTTATGTACTAGTACTTCTCCACGAAGTGTATATGTACCACCTAATTCATAAAAATACTTAGGAATTTTTGAATATAAATGTTTCTTAAGATCTTTTCCCCAATTACCATCACCACGTGAAGAAATAGTTATATATCCATTATTTACATATACTTCAAATGAACAGCCATCATATTTTGGAGTAATAATATAATTACATTGCTTATCTGTATACTTAAGCATTTCATTATAATATTTATTCCAATCAATATTTCCTTCTTTATTCTTATGAATCTGTACCTTTGAAATAGAACCCATAATGAATGGGTGTTTAACAGTATAAGAAGGATTACGACGAGTACCAACTTCAGATTTATTTTCCAACCCAAGTTCTTTCTCAAGTTGGTCAAACTCAAAGTCAGTCATAATTTCCTGTCCATTATAATAGGCTTCTTTAGCCTTAAAATATAATTCTAATTTTTCGTTCTTTGTCATAATTAATCCTGAATATATCCTAACCACCAAGTCTTATTCTTAAAAAATGTAGTGTTTAATTTTAAATCACATACATTTTCATAATTAAAGGATATAAAATATTCTCCAACAACTGTGTCATTTTCAATCGTAATAACTTCAATTTTACCATCCCAACACCAAGCAACTTGACTCCATAAGCCAGTTTCTTTATTAAAACATAGAAGTTTTAAACCACCATTTTTTAGATTTTCAAAAACTTCATTTGGAGTTGCAATACGATCTTTAATTAAATTATATTTGCGCATAGTTGTTGTTGTTTATTAACAAATATAATATAGTCATTTTTTAAATAATATTCAAAATTTACAAGTAAATTTATGAATTTATCATATTCAAAAAATAGATGGAATATTCCACCTATTTTTTAATATCTATGTTTACAACTTTCTTCAACTGTATCTTTACTAAAGCTATATTTAATTGGTTCATTAGTATTACAATCAAAATATAAAGAATAGAAATAAGTCGTAACTATCCAAGGAGCATCACTTGGCCAAGCATATTTCTTTCCTCTATGTTCGTTTTCATACGTACATTCCAACATATTTTTATCTTCTTCATATTTGATTTTAACAGAAGACAAATCATCAGCAAATTTAAATGGTGTTCCATTTACAATTGTAAAATAAAAATCTGAAGGCAATCTAGTAGAATGATATTCAGAAAAATCAACATTTGTAAATTCTCCTTCCGATTTTATAATTTCCAATAATTGAGGTACGTTGATTGCTAAATATGAGAACAAATCAGTATCAAACGTTTCACAACGTGTATCTATATATGTTTTTTCACCATATCTATTAGTTTCTACATATGTTTTCGGTATATAATCATCATGATACCTATATTGTTGATCATGTTTCCAATCCAAATATAACTTAAGATAATCTTTATTTATATATTTGCTTGCATCAACATAGCATGTTTCATCTACTACATATTTTTCATAAGTTTCTCTATTCCATTGCGGATGATAATCTTCAACCTTCATTGGCTTTAGTTTAAGATAAACTGCAGGACACAAAAGATATTTACGTTTTTCTTCTTCTTTTAATTCTCGTATCTTACGATGGTAATCTCGAACATCAAACCAAATAATTGAATTATTTTCATCTTTATAATTTTCACTCATAAAATTAATATATTCAACCCATGTATTTTGATATTTATCAGGATTCAAATATATTTCATTATAAAGATCATCATATAAATTATTTCGTGTGAAATTACTTATAAAATCTATTAATTCTAATTCCTTTTTAGATAACTTATAAAATTCATATTCAATTAAATTTCCTTTCTTATCTTTACGAGGAACATGTTCATAAATGCCTTTATGTGTTTTCTTATCTTCTCCTTTATATTTAGATTCATATGATGGTTCTAAATTACTTTGTGTCTTATGTTTTTTAGCATATTTAAGATTTACATAATCTGCATTAACTTTATGATCATAAAAATATGTATATCCATCAGATACATATTCATTTTCTATCTTATTATGATAATAATTACCATCAAGAAAACTTGTCAAATATGTATATACACTATTGCCTTTTAGTAATGCGTCTTTCTTTGGATAAATTCTCCAAACATTTTTTTCGTAATTATAAGTTTTTCCTTCATCAGGCGGTATGTATTGGAAAAACTTCAAACCATAAGTATCAGATACTTCTTCAAGTTCTTTTGCTGCCTTCTTTATAAGAATGTATTTAACTAATTTTTGAACATGACTTGCATAAGCTTCATTATCTAACTTAAGATCAATTAAATTAATTCCTTTAATTTTTTGTAATTCATTAATTGAATATAATTTTGTTCTTAAGAAATTTTGATAAAAAGATTTACACTGAGCAATAATTGCTTTAGCTTTTTTATATTCTCCAATAAAATAAGATAGATTTTCGAAGTTGTTGAAGTCTGATGAATTATCAAGGAGTTGCTGATTTTGAATGTCAACAACTCCCTTTTTATCAATCTTCTTCATTACTCACCAAGCAAATTAGCAACAGCTGTCATATCCTCCTTGAACTTATCTTCCTCACTCATATTCTTACGCAGAATCTTAATGGCCTTTTCAATAGACTCAAGCTTCTTAACATCAGCCAACTCCTCAGCACACAACTTAAGGTCAGCTTCCCATGCCTCAGCAGTATAACCATAATACAAACGAGGTTCATTTGATGTTTTAACTAAACCAAGCTTAGACAAACCCAAAGTATCTACAGCAGAATCATCACCCTTTGTACCTTCCTTAATAATATTGAAAGCCTTAATAAGATATTCGACATCTGTAATAGCTTCAATATTGCATACGCCAGGCCATGCACGCTTTACCTTATACTCGTACTTCTTATTCTTAAGTACATCACGCTCACTCTCCAACTTGGCAATGTTAGCCAGCAAATTTTTTCTGTTAATAAGTTCCATAAATTTATTTATTTAAATGTTAAAAATTATTATCTATAAATGTTTGTTTGAATATTAAAATCTATATAGTTATCTGTATTAGATTTTTCAATACATTCTTCTATTTCATTTAATGTATTTTCTAAATTCTTTTCGTTTGATTTATCGTATGTATTTTCTATAAATTTATCGTATTCTTTTTTAAATGCTTCTTTATTTAAATCCAATACTGGGTCCATAATATCAATATCTTTTGAAGATACTTCTTTATTACTTTCAAGTATATTAATGTTTTCTATTAATTTGGGAATAAAAACACGCTCATATGATTTAGCTATCCATTTGCAAACATATCTTATTGTAGAATTATCATTAATTCTATTTGCTAATTCCTCAAAAAATATTTTTTTAAATTTAAAATATCCTAATTTAGCTTTATAAATTAATAATTCATTAATTTCATTTTTTTCTCCAGGTTTCTTAACAAAACGTTCTACAAACATGTAATTATCATGTTTATAGTAATTTATATTATATTCATAATCGCTAAATTTTATTTTATCAACAGAATCTCCAAATATGATTGAACTATTTGATCCTTCTTCTATTTGATTTTTGTCAGAATATTCAAACAATATTTGTTGAACTTTTTTAATAAAATTAAAATTATTTTCAATATATTCCTCAGCTTTTTTTGATGATTTAATTGAAGGATCATTATAACAAGCTTCAGCTAAATCTTTACCAATATCTTCAACAAAATCCATTAAATTAATTTTGCGACATATAGCTGTAACAACTCTTTTCTGTTTATATTTTAATGAATATAAATATGTTTGTGCTGAAAGATATTCTGTTCCATCATTAATATAAGATAATTTGGCATCTATTTTAATGTCAGGATCATATATGCAATCACTACGAAACTTAAATGTTCGATAATCAATATTTATTAAAGAACTAAATACATTATATAATTCTGTGTCTGTAAACTTACCGTTATGACCAATCATTTTAAATATATTTTTGAGTTGTGTTATTATAAATTGGCTTAATATGTTTAATATTAGTCCATTGTCCTGTTATAATCCATCGTCCTGATGAATTATCAAATTTATCTTTTGGTTCTTTATCAATTGATTCAAAACTCCAAACATATGTGCGAGGATAATAATGATAACATGTCCACCAAACAATTTTACCATTATAGAATCCTATACGATATTCATGATAATATATATGTTTATTACCCTCTTTATCTTTGTAAGATTGCTCAAATTTATGAATTGGTGCATCATACGCTTGTGCATCAATATGATTAATACCTACAGAATATAATGTACCTTCATATTCCCATGAATATTCATAATCATCCCAACGCTTATTAATTATTTCATAAACTTGAGGTTTAGCTTTCTTTTGTACTAAATTACCTGATAAGATCTGTTTTTCAATTTCAAAAACATTTACTCTACGATCTTCAGCATATTCCCAAGGTGTTACTTTAATAAAGTGCTGTTTAGATACAATATATTTCCATACATTATTATGTTTATCAACAACGTATGGAAATATGTTATGATTTTTAATCTTTATCATTTACTTTTAATTTTCTATTATATTCAATATCATAATCTGTTAAACACCGCCATTTATCAACAATGAAATAATCATTAAGCCATGATTCATAAGTTAATTTCTTTACGAATCCATCAAAATCATCAATTTCTACTTCATCCTTATTAAGGAAACGATAATTAAAATATTTACCAGTTTCTATTTGCTTACAAATCATTTCTTTATAAATTTATTAAAAGTAAAATTTACTTTGCTAATTCTTTAAGTACGATTGGAATTATTTTATCTACTGCATCTCTTGATTCAACTTCAATAAATTCAGCGTCAGCAAGATAATACAAATCTTTGATTTTAACATCTAATTCTAAAGACTGTTCATAATTATGAATTCTTCCATAGTCTTCAAATTCAATATTACCACGTTTAATGAAAAAATCTAAATTCCAAAACTTATGATATTCATTTATAATTAATTTGTCAAACTCTGTATTATCTTCAGCTTTATATAAAATATTATTTATGAATGAACCATCATGAACAATAACATCAACTTTTCCTATTTTATTTGATATGTTATAATGTTCCATTCCAAATATAGCAATCTGATTGGTAGGCATTGTTTTATTTTCTTCATATATACGATCTTTTATATATTCAGAAACCAGTTCACAATGAACTCCCATTTTCTTCAGTCTTGCAAATAATTCAGCTGCAACGGTAGACTTGCCACTACAAGGACCACCTATTAAATTGATAACTAAAGTTTGCTTATAATCCATTTTCTACTAAACAATATATTTAGTATAAAATAGATCAATTATTAACATTTATTTCTTAATGAAGAAGAATTAATTTACTTCTTAATCCAATAAGAATAAACTGAAGATTTTAGACACTTATCTGATACATCATAAATTTCACCATCAATAAAAGTAACAAAATAATCTGCCAAATTTAAAATCATTGTTCCTTTATTGAAATCTTTAATGAATTCTGTTACAGTAGGACGAGATGTTCCTCTTTGAGGTTTTCCAAGTGTTACAAATTCATATCCGTGATTTTTCAAAACTTCATCAAACGCTTGCTTAGATGTCGCAACATTATAAATTTTTTTACCTGCTTCTGATAAAAGATCATAAGCTGCTTCCCATGTAATGTTCAATGCGCATGACAATGCTCGTACTGATGAATCATTAATATACCAGTTCTTAGGATTACCTGACTTGAAAAACTTACAAGTAGGATTAGGATTAAAATACTTTATCATATTTATGTTTTTTAAAATGTTTACAAACTGTGTTAATATTTTTAAAAGTTGTCTTTATAATATTCTTAATATGTGATGTTCGATAATTACCAACATATGAACACCAAAAATAACTTAACTACTTATAATGCAACATATATTTTCTCCCAAATCTCTTCTATTTAAATTTTATATATTATAAATAGTTTAATATTAAAAAAATTCAAATATGGTTAAAATTATCAAATATATAAATTATCTACTGCATTATTCATGTTATTACCATCACGGTGCTTAATATGACCATTATATGCAGGACCAATAAATGTATCATAAACAACATGTGAAATCTGTAGTGATAGATAATAATAACCTCCCCTGCACTTAACCTGTACCTTCATACGACGCTTATTACCATTTGTTGGTGTGGTTTTCAAAATATGACCCGTCTTCTTGTTACGAACCTTACCTGTATTAGACACCTCATAATTCTCATCAACACCAATGTAATACAAATTTTGTGAAATGGGCTTCCAAAATTCTTCCATGTTTAATATTATTAAAATTACAAATATAATATAGTAATTTAATTAAAAAATTCAAATATAATTAAAGATATGTTCTCCAACTAGGTCCTTTTTCTAAATCAATAGTAACCCAGAGAGCTCCAGATGTATCAATATTCTTAATATAATAACAATCAACCTCTGATTGAAAAGGCAAATAATTTCCCCGTCCTACACGTTTATCTCCATAAAATAATGTAGTTACTTCATCAAATGAAACACGAGCAGTTGAAAACGGCATCAGACCGTTAACATCCTTTGCAACTTTGATTGCCTCACCATGACAATTAAAATTTGAATAAGGAACATTAATATGAACTTTTGTCTTACCAAGTACTTCAGCAAGAGCTTTAGTAATTGAATCAAGTTGATAACCAGTTGGCATATAGCCACGAGCAACAAACTTTTTTCTTAACTCCTCAATACCTTGTGTTTTCTTTTGTCCGAATTTCATATTTATTTGATTTTTACAAATATAATATAGTATTTTATTTAAAAAATTCAAATATAATTAGATTTTAGAACATTCAGTTTTAATATTCAATGTATTAACAATCTTATTTACTTGTTTAATTATATGTTCTCCATTTTTATCAATCCATAAACTTTCAAAAATTTGTAATTCATCTTTAAGTTCATCTAATGTATGTCTAGTGACTTCATACCATATATGTATAGGAAAAGATAATTCATGATCTTCTATATGATAGTTATCAACCTTAGAAATATCAAACTTACCTGTTGGCTTACCATCAAATCCATGTTCTTGACAATTACGATAACGAGTTTCCAACATCAAATATTTGGCAGCTATTTTTTCTTTTGGAGTCATAATTTAATATTCTTAATAATATTGTCTTTTTTATCTTTAACTTTTTTAATTTTATCGTTAATTGAATTAATTAATACTGTCATATCGACATCTGATGCAGTTGCAGCTTTATTAGTATCTTCTAATTGTTTATATAAGTTAACTAGAGTTTCATCACAACTCAATATTTCATATTTAACTTTTTTAATTTCAGCATTGCACGATGCTTCATTTTTATCAAAGTAAAAATATGCTTCATTATTACGTTTTATATTATATTTATTAATGATATCTTCTAATTCTTTAAGAAATATTTCCAATTCTTTATAAGAACAAAATTTTATATAATTATTGTTTTCTTGATCTTTTGCATTATATTTAGACTCTAAATATTTTTGAATTTCTTCCCAATTAGATTTTTCATCATCATTAATAACTTCAGGATAAAAAAATCCTATCTTACCAATAGCTTCATTTTTCTTAAAAAGATTTTTTGAAACATACCAATCAATAAATAATCTTGGTGATGTTCCCAATGTTACACCTATATAATTGCTACCATTAAAATTTTTTTTATTTGGTTTTCCTGCTGCCCATCCATTTGCGTAATCAAAATAAATTTGGGGAGTCCAAAGTAAATCAATACAAACATTGTTGCCAAAAAATTTTGGCTTACAAGTTTCTATTGCAGATTTAATTTTTTCATAGTTAAAAGTTTTTTTAACTCTTTCGTTATATTTTAAATCAATCATATTAATTTTTATTTTTTAAAACTGCTAATCTATTTTTAATTTCATCAAGTGAATCAATTCCACTTTCAATAATACGAATTGCTTTTTCTAATGTATCAATTTCGTATGGCTTTCGAAGTTCTTCACATTTCTTTTCACATTCATCTTTATCAAATGTAATAAATTTCCAAACCGATTTATCTCCAACATATTTATTAAAGAATTTATGCATTAACATAAGAACCATAAGCATCTCCTCATAATAAAGATTAATAGCAAAATCTTTAAAATGATACCATTTTTTAACACCAGAATCTTTTAATGCATCCCAAAATAATTCATGACCTCTAAAATCAAAACAACTACAAACTGTATATTTGTCATTAGAATGTTTATCAATCGACAAACAATAATCTGTCATTCGATTCTTACCTGTAGCATCAGTATATAAAATACGAACTCCCCACAAACAGTGTAGTCTATCTCCATTATTCATCTTAAGAAGCTTAATCTTAAGATCTTCTAAATTCTTCGAATCTAATGTATTCATACTATTTTTGTTTGATTTTTATATAATATTAATATAGAAATTTGCTTTATTAATTCAAATATTATATAATTTAATATTATATTTATATTTCTTTAACAATTGAACATATAGTATTAAATAAACTATATTTTTTAAAATTAAAAAGTTTAAAAATGATAGATTTTTCTAATGTAAATATTAATAAAGCATTAAAAAAGATTAGTATTTCTACTGCTTTAGATACTTTATTTACACCTTTTGATACAGAAGGTGTAGCAGCAAATACATATAACAAGCATTTTAATAATCCTCAATCAGAGTATTATCATATGACAGTTGAACAGATTATGGAAGTATGGTCTGCAAAGGGTGCAACATCAACTCATTATGGTTCATTACTTGATGATTATATTGGGAGTATATTAACTGGAACTGATAATGATAGAAGATTATTTAAATTAGATAACGGATATGATTATGATGAAAGACTACACAGTCTTTGTGATTCGTTTGATAATTTCTATTCAGTATTAAGTAAGTCAGGAGATACAGAATTTATTGATAGAGAAAAATATTTATACTTAAAAGTAAAAGATCCTGATACTGGAGAAGATATGTATATGTATGGACGTTTTGATGCTTTATTTAGAAATAAACGTACTGGTAAATACATATTAATTGATTGGAAGTCTTCAGGCACAATTGATAAAGTTGCTAATAAATGGACTAAAAAGATGTTAGGTCCTATGTTTAAATATCCACAACTTAATTGGTTTAGATATACATTGCAACTATATTTCTATAAACAAGCATTATTAGAAGGTGGATATTTACCTGAAGGAACATCACCAGATGATATTATTGTAATGATTGTTAATCTTCCTGGTAAGATAATTGAAGATGTAGGTACAAATTACCAAACTCATACGGGTGCAATGCCTTATGACAATAATATAATGAATACTTTTTATAAATTTGCTATTCAGAAAACAAATTTAATGAAAAAGAATGAAGTTAAAGAACAAGAAAAAACAAAAGTAGAAACAAAAACAGAAGAAACTAATATAGAAGATATTTTTTAAATATGAAAACATTTAAAGATTTAGTGCCAGGTGATATAATTTATTATTATGATCATTGTAAAATGAAACCTCGTAAAGTTGTTAAAATTGAATTGAGAAATGAAGTTGAACAATTATGGGATGGTGGGTATCTTTTATTATATTGCGAACATGGATATCAACCAATTAAGATTCATCCAATTTGGCATGATTCAGGAATGGCATATCATGGAAGTTCAAAATATTTTTCATGTAAAGAAGCAGCTCAAAAAGAAATGAATATACTTATTCAACATAGAGAATATAGAGTAGCAAAGTTCAAAAAACAATTAGAGAAAGAAACTAAAATATTAACAAATTACAAAATTTTATAATTATGACATTTCCATTGATTAATAACGTTTATTTATTTGAGGGTGAAGAAGTATGTGTTGGTGCTCAAACACTTTTTTATAAAGTATATTTAAGAACAATACCTAAAGAAGGTGGCAGTATATATTCAACCGCCAATTGGTGGAAATTTATGCTTAATGCTAAATACTTAAAAGAATTACCAAAAGTATCTTCAGCATATTAAAAATATCATACATGATATGATTAATATATTTAAAAAATTAGAACCAAATTCAAGATGGACATATAATGATTTAACAATAGTTGTTGAATCAGCAAATTTGTTTTATGTAAGTTGGTATTATTTAGATGAGTGGTGGAAAACACAACCCAGAAAAGTGCACTTGCATAAAACAAATAGATTATTTTTTATACTTAATGCAAACGAATATGCTTACTTATAAAGGATTTGAATTTTATTATGATCCACTGATTCATAGATTAGCTGCTTGGAATAAAGATTATGCAATATCAATTAGCATATTTCTAACCGAATGTCAAGAATGTTGTTTAGTAAAATTATTTGGTAATAATGGAGCTAAAGATGTATTAACTAATAATATGAAAAAATGGATTAATAATTACTTAAAATATATAGAAGAACAGAATGAATTTTGTAAAACCAAAGTTTGAATTTATAACACAGAAATATGAAGGTGATCTTTTAGAAAATATGTTTAAACATATTGAGATTTGTGGTCGTAATTGTTACAAATCAGAAGATCATATTACAGATAAATCATATGAAGGATTTGTTAAAAATTTAATGGAACATGAACATGGTGCTATGCTTGAACATGGTACTGTTTATTTAACAATTCCTATTGGTACACCAGTTGATGATATTCAATATATTTGGAAAACTGATATTGTTAAATTTTTTACTAATAATAAATATTCAGTTGTAAAAAGTAAAAGAATTAATAAAACAGTAGATGTAGAAATTAAAGGATATGGGTTAAAAAAACAAGCATCTGCAATATTTTATTTTATAACTACAAATTGGCGTGTTATTTGTGAAAATAAAGATTTTGAGATTCTCAAATATATGGGACAGTTTAAGTCTATAAGTGAATCATTAGAACAATCTATTTTACAATGGTTAACTCCGCCAATGCCTGAACATGAAAAAAGATATACAATAGCATTTACATATCATTTAGCAGCTGCTCGAGATGTTAATCGTCATAGAGTACAATCAGTTGCTGAAGAATCAACTCGTTATTGCAATTATACAAAAGAGAAATTTCAAGAAGGAAATAATCCTGGATTAAATATTGTTGCTCCAGAACGTATAGGAACAGAAGCTGCACAAGATAATTATAATCAATGGATAACACATAAAGATTATTCAGGAAATCTGTTGTATGATATGTGTCAGCAAATAGTTGAACATATTTCTGTAGATTGGTCAGATATTGATTGGTGGATGTTTGCTAATGTTGCTTGTCAGGAATCATATAATGTATTAAAAACACAATTTAATTGGTCAAATCAAGAATGTTCGTTAATATTACCATTAGATACAAAAACTTGTTCTATTCATACTGCATTTGTTAAAGATTGGATTCATTTCTTTAATCTTCGTGCATTAGGAACAACAGGTAAACCACGTCCTTCTATACAGAATTTAGCAATTCCTTTGATGCTTCAATTTATTAATGGTGAAATAATTAAACCTGAACAGTTAAATCAACAATATTGGGAAACTTATCTAAAAAAGAATGAATTAGAATGGAAAAATATGTTATCGTAAAATTAGAAACTAAAACATACGCAAAATCGTATGATGACATTAAACCTGATAAATATTTATATGAATTAAAATTAAAGGAATCTAATTATCCTTATAAATCATGGTGTGAAAATATTGAAAACGCAATAATTTTCTATAAAAAAGAATATGCTAAAGCAGCAATTGAATTATTAAGCAGTAATACACCATACGTATTAAAAATAGAAGAAATTTAATTATGCATAGAATTAAGTTTAAAAATTTTTGGATATGGTTTAAAGACCAAGTTAAACGTAAAAGATTTATTACAAACTTTTTTATAACACGTAATGCATGGGGTGCATTTTCTATTAATTCACATATTAATCAACATACTGGGCAACCTAAAATAATGTATCATACCGTTGAGACTGCTCGTAAATCAGCAGAAAAAATGGGAGAAAAACATAATACGCATTTTTCATATTATAAATGCTTATTCTGTGATGGATATCATATTGGAAAAAATAAAGATAACAAGACAGAATATGACAAAAAATAAATTACCACATATAACAATACATAAAAATTTTAATCCACTAAAAAGAAATAGATATTGGGAGGATTATGATATTACAGATGCTGATATATCAAATGATCATCATTTAAACTTGTTTAAACGTGATATGGAATTTCATCATATTATGATTAATAAATCTAAAACAAAACTTCGTATTGAAGATGATTTTGGTGATGGTCTAATATATGATTTAAAGAATAAAAAAATTATTGAGCAATATTTAGGTTATTAAATCATGAAAAGGGAAATTGAGGAACAAATTAATGAATGGAATTCTATAATTGGTAATTTATGGGAAGATATTAGATATTATGATGAATGTATGGAAGATTCAGATAATGATGAAGACCAAATTTCAGAATATAATTCAATTAGAAGTGATATATATGAAGAAATAGAACATTATGAGAATTGTATAAAAAGATTAAAATTAGAAGATAATGGATAATAACGAACGAGAATTTTATAAAAAATATAGAGAAGAACATTATTGTTGTCCAAAATGTCATAGTCATTTTTATTCATCAACATTAGCTGCATATTGTTTAACTCCAGGACATGAAGACGAATATGAAGATGATAATAGTGTTGAATGTTTCGTTTGTGGATGGCAAGGAATTACTCACGAATTAAAACCTAAACCACAAAAAATAGGTTATAAAATAGGTTTATATGATTATGAAAATTTAGTCATACCTTATGAAGAAAAAATATATGATAATAAAGAAGAAGTCAAAAAACGTGTAGACGAATTATCAAAACAAAAAAGAGCAGATGGATATTACTATACGTTTTATGAAATAGAAATTAAGGAAAATAATAGATATATACATAATAAGACCGGTAATCCATATTCTTTAATAACAGATAATTTTATGTTTAAAGATAATGGTGAATGGCGTCGTGGTCTAATTCTTTATAAGACAGAATATTATAACCCTGATGGCGAATATTTTGCACGAACTAAAGAAGATTTTGAAAAAAATTTTACAAAAGTATAATATATGGCAGAATTTACAATTAAAACATTTGATGAAAAAATACATAATATTTACATTAAAGGTGATGTAGATGAAGAAATGTGGCAAACACTTGTTGATAAAATAAATGAAATTAAAAGTGCTGATGATGATATTGCAGATCAAAATTTGGCATCATTAATGTCTGTTGGCATTGAAGCACAGGTTATCAGACCATCTATAAATATTTATTTATCGACATTTGGTGGTTACATTTATGATATGCTTTCAATTTATGATGAAATTAAACGATTAACTGAAGAATACACTGTTAACATTTATTGTGTTGGTAAAATAATGAGCGCAGGTACAATTATAATGTTAGCAGTAGATGCAGAACATCGTTTTGCTTATCCTAACACAACATTTATGTATCATACGCTATCTGGAGGTACATTTGGTAAAATGAAAGAAATGGAAGAAGATATAGAAGAAAGTAAACGTTTACATAAAATAATGTGGAATATATATAAAAATAGTACTGAGATTCCAGAGGATAAATTAGATGAAATATATAAATGTAAAAAAGATTGGTATATAACTGCTGAACAAGCTAAGAAATATAAAATTATATCTAAAATACTTTAATGACTGAACTTGACATAAAAGAAATTTTATTATCAAAGTTTAATAGTAATGATTTTAAATTTGATAAAGTAAAACAACAAAAGTTTATCGAAATTGAAAATGCTAGTTTTATAAGTGAAACTGGATATATTGTTTATCATAATCATCATGTTACAGATGAACAGTGGTATATAGATAATTATGAACCACTATTAGGTGATCAAATAGATAAAGTTGTAGAAGCAATTAAAGAAGATCCAGATACAAGGCAAGCTTACATTGGAATGTTATGTCCAGAAAAATATCATAATGGAGATAAGATATGTACAATTGGGATGCAATGTATTTATCGTAAACAAGCAAAGCGTCTTGATTATATTGTATATATGAGATCTAATAATGTATGTGAATATACTCAAGATTCATTATGGCAATGTAAAATATTTACTATCATTATTAATAGACTTATATCAGAATTAGATAAAGATATTCTTCCTGGATTTTTATATTGGAATGTTGGCTCATTACATATTTATGAAGAAGATTTTAAATATTTATCTGATGATACAAAAATAGCACAAAAAATTATTGAAGATGAACGAATACTCAGAGAAACAGCTAAAAGATGGAATGACATATTTAGAAAAAGAATGTCATAAAGCAGGACCTGATTATAGAAAGATCATTGCATCTGCAGTAAGTCTTGGGATGAAATATCAAGAACAAAAAATTTGGGAAGGCATACAAATTGTTTTTAATGAATTACACGCTAAAAAATGAAAACAGAATTTGAAGTAGATCTATATTTTAATCATGGAGATCCTGATGATACCATATCAAAATATAAAGTAAAAATAGACCATGTAAGTTCATCTGATGCTTATGGGATGTGGTTTGAAGATGAACATGGTGAAAAAGTTAATAGTATATGTTTTAACGATGGTGATTTAAGTGACTTAATAGATAAATTAATTGAATTAGAACATCGATATGGATATGAAAAATATCAGAAAGTCAAAAAAGAAGAAAATCCTTATGGACTAAAAATTATAAATATACCAATATAATAAATGGAAGAAAAATTTGATACAATAATTGATAACGGACAAGTTATTGATTTAAATTCTGAAAGAGGATGGATATGTCCTAAATGTGGTGCTTCAGTGGCTCCTACTGCAATGTTTTGTCCTATTTGTGGTGGTAAACGTACTAATGAAAATTTAGCACCAGGACAATCAATGATATGTGGATAAATATATAAAAATATTATGTTAGGATTTGAAGACCAACATACTACATTAGTAAAAGAACCTTATGCAAGTGAAATAAGAAAAAAACTTGAAAGGTATGCAACTAAGAATTTTAATGAAGAAGATTTAAAACAGATTGAACACCAAAAGGAAATACTACAAAAATATAATTGTATATGGATAAATAATGATAGAGACAAAAATTGATAGAATATTCTTAGGGGGTACTTGTGCTGATACTACATGGCGTAATGAACTTATTGAACAATTGAAAAATTGTTCAGTAGAATGGTTTAATCCTGTTGTAGAAGATTGGACGCCAGAATGTCAGTTAATTGAAGAAGATGAAAAAAATCATAAATGTAATGTACACCTATATGTAATTACAAAAGAAATGATGGGAACATATTCAATTGCAGAAATTATACATTCAGCGCATCTTGCTAATATGTATGGTACATCTGTTGATTTATGTGTATTTTGTGTATTGGATGAAGGAACATGGCAAAAACATGAACGTAAATCATTTGATGCTATTATGAAATTAGCTAATAATATTGCTCCACATAATTCAATTTGTAAATATGTTACAAATATGAATGAAGTCGCAGATATATTTAGATCTGACATATGTACATTTTAACTAAAGGAAGTAACTAGTTACTTCCTTTTATTATTTTTATATATAATAAAATGTAAATCAATAATGAAGAGATTAAAAGATTATATATTGGAAGCTGAAAATTCTGAACAAATTGAACAACATGAAACTAACGATAAAAATTCTGAAGGACAAGACGAAGAATTAAATCATCGTGGCGAAATTAAGTTTACGATTTGGAAAGAACCTGATAAAAAAGTAACATGGCTTAAAGATAATGAGCAATATCAAAAAATAGAATATAAACACGAAGATAAATCACGTAAAATGTCTATGTCATTTTTATTAGGATATGATAAAGACAATGATACATGGAAACTTTGGGTTGGAAAAATTGGTGGAGTTACATATGATGATGATCCATTATGTGATCTAAAAACAAATAAATTTGCACATGCTATTGTTGATGGATTAAATAAAATAGAAGAATATATTAAAAAAGTAGAAGATGATCCAAATGATTGGATTCAATATTATAAAGATATTTAAAGGGAATCATTTATGATTCCCTTAATTATTATATTGTATATTCTTATCTAATGGATATTTATATTTCTCATATGTATATACCCATTTACCTATTGTATATTTAAATCTTTCAGGAGTATCTTCCCAAATTTCTGCATATTCAGAATCATCCTCTTTTGACCATTTCTTTACATCAGATTTTGCATCGTTAATAATTCTATTCCATTCAGAATCACGACGATCTTCTTTAAATGAAACATAAATTGGACGTGTATCACCCGAAAAATAACCGTCACATTCATATGCATTATATTCAATAACATATACTGTGTCTTTAACTTTAAGATCTTCTAATATACTAAATAATATATATTGATAGTTATGAAGTTCTTCATATGTTAATTCACCTACTTTAAATAAATCTGCATTTTCTTTAATGTGATTTTCTACTAGTTCTATTATTTCATTTCTCGTTATCATCACTTAATAATTTATATGTATTTAAACGAATAGGTGCTGTTGTTGCTACAATATAATTATTACCAGGATATACTTTTAAATAATTTGTGCCTTTTCCAGATGTTAGACATACATTAAAATTTTCTATACGTTGCCACTTTGGTGTAGGAAACCCTTTATCATATGTACATGTCATTATAGTATCATATGTTATTGACGTATCTGGATAACATATTGTATAATTAAGATGAACATTATATTTATGAATATCTTGACATGAATATAAACATAATGTCATTATAAAAATTATAATACTATTTTTTATAAATTGTTTTAGTTTCATTACCAAATATAATAAAGTTTATAGATATTATTTTCTTTAATAACTGATATGGGTTCTTTCGTATCACTATTATTTATAAAATCAAGCATATTTTTCTCCGCATTAAATTCTCTTACGGAAAATATTTTATTTTTCATATTACCATTGATTTTTTAAATTTAAATCTCCAAAACGTTGTCCGCATTTAGCAATCTCTTCTCTAGAATAATTACAGTATAAATAATCCATGCCATTAATTATCATATTATTTAATACATAATTAATACAATCCATAATCATATGTGATTCTCTTGATGTAATTGTTATCGTATCTTCATTAGAATTCCATTCTTGTTTTTCTAACCTTGATATTTCTTCACTTAAAATTTCTCCAAGCCAAGTGCCACCATTATAGAATCCACATAAAAATTCATATTCATCTTGACTTACGCGCTTAATTTCGCATAATTCATCATCTCCACCTTCACGTTCAACATGATCTAAAAACTCACAAAGCATATGCTCAACTCCATCACCATGAAATTTTGCATCTTTATGTAGAATTATATATTTATCTTCATAATCTGGTTGAACATCAAAATCCGTTTCATAACAATATGAATCTTCTTTAATGACTTCTTGTAGATTATTCTTTTCAATATAATCTAATGTTTCTTTTGTACTACGTGTTAACACACGAAGTTTTCCTTTATGAAATTCTGTATAACTCATAACAACCAAATTTTAGGGTTCCACATTCCTGAATCTGATTTCTCTTCATTCTCATCTCCAGACCAATATAAAGAAGCTTCTTCTTCAGACATATTCATAAACTCTTCATATTTATTATAAAGAGTATTGTTTTCACACATGTCATCTTCTTCTCCACACAGCTCGCAATAATTAAAAAGAATATTGTTATCAGATGGATTCCATTCTTTTGCAAAGATTACCATTTGTATAGATTCATCACTATAACGATGCCAAAAAGTTTGTGCTTTCTTTTTATGAGTTGTTATATACTGAGGAATGAACATTTTAAATTCATCAAATGGTCTTGCGACAATATAAATATATGTTTTGTGTCTTTCAAATTCTAATTCATCTTCATCATATTCTTCAATTATCTGTCCATTATAATCTAATCTTGAATATGTTGTTGGATATAGACAACTAACATCGATTATCTCACCAGTTTCTTTTACTTTTGCTTTCATATTATTTTGAAAAATAACCTATTTCTTCAAATAGATCACTAGTTATAACTACCATATTGCAGTCTTCAAATATATCACCATCAAATAATTCTATATGCCAGTATGCACCTTTTTGTTCCATATTCTTAATATCATGTAAATATACTGATGCATAATGACATTGACCTAAATATAACTTTACAATTTGATCTCTATTCATACCCAAACTTTCTTTTTTTCTAAAAATCCTTTACCATGACAAGTTTTACATATAGGATGTATCAATGTTTTCTCAGGTGCTCCAGTATGATAATTTTCCCAATCTTCCCATTCTGAAGTTCTTCCTTCACCATTACATTCAGGACATACTTTTATTTCACCTTTAAGTATTCTTTCATGATGAACACATTCCTTTTTTGTGTCAAACTCTTGTCCATCATCTGCGATAAATACTTTATAATCAACGGTTTTTTGTCTTACCTCTGTTTTCATCGTATTTCTTTTTTAGTTCTTGCAATATTCCTATACGACCATTTAAATGTCTATTCCATGGATTAAACCAAATATATTCCGCACCTTGATGCATCCAATTCTTTTTGATTTGCCAATCAGGTGAATCATTTCGAAGCTTAATATTTTCTTTCAATAATCTATTTAATTCCTTTTCAGAAATCCATAGTCCATTATCAATTATTTTATAATCCTCAGTTTTCATTGAATAATTCATCAAATTTATTAATTACTTCTTCCCATACTCCCCATTCTTCAACATCTCCATATTCTTTTGATGCTTGATATTTCAAATTTAACCACTTTTCAAATACTCCCAAATTTTTTATCATTATATTATGTTCAATGATAAATTTCTGTTCCTCTTTAGATCTCAACCAAATACTATCTTCAATCATATCTTTGTTTCTAGCCATTTATCAACTTTCTTATTTGATTTAACCCAAAATACAAATAATGCAACTGTTCCTATCCCAAATATATTTCCTATTGTTAATCCAATTTCTCGCCCAAACAGATACCAACAAATTAAATTAACACTAATCATATATAAACATATAAATATAACGCTTATATCTTTTCTTGTCATACTAACTTAATTTTTCTAATATGTAATATATTACGAGCATGTTCATCAATATGCAATTTCATAAACATTTCAAGAAATGCATACGGTCCAATTAATGCAGATGGTAAAAACATTGTCATTTTAACTCCACCATTTTCGTCCTGTCCAACAAATACATCTTTATCTGCATTTGTAATTACATACCAATCATTCATATTAATTCTTAACAATATTAATTTGACTTATTTGTATGTTATCAAAAAATCCATAACGATTCAATTCGCATCTTGCTGTCATTTCACAACAATCCAAATGATCCATAAGCAATTCTTTTAATTCATCATTGCTCATCTTATTAATTCTATTACGATATTCTTCGTAATAGTAACTGTCCTTATTATTAAAATCAAGATTAACAGTGCATTTAATATCAAATTGTACTTGCATAATTAAATTGTATTACGACACATTCCTAAACTCATCATTTGATTATTGATAATTTGGTCAACTTCCTTCCAGCTAATAGGAGTAAAATTGTTATTATCAACACCTACATCATATTGAGATGTAAACAAATATTTCATTCTCTGTTGGTCAAGACCCTCATCAGTATAAGGAGATGTATGAACATGACCAAACAATTGATATGTTGCATCTTCACCACGCCATGCTCCTGAAAACGCAAGCATAGGATAATGATTCAAAATAATATGACGCTTACCAATCTTCATATTGATTTGTTGTGTCATCATCTCGAATCTCCATTTATGATTATTGACAATTCTACGCCAATCATGATTACCAATTACAAGATAAATTGTACCATTAAGACGTTCAAGAATATTATCAACTCTTTCAGGATCACCAAACGCCACATCACCAAGATGAAATACAATACCATCTTCAGGAACCTTTTCGTTCCAACGACGAATTATCTCTTCATCATTTTCAGCTACATTTGCAAATGGACGCTTACAATACTTAATTATGTTCTCATGACAAAAATGTGTATCAGATGTAAAGAACATTTTCTCCGCATCTTTATCTGTATATATAAATTGTTTATTTTTCATTTCTTAACTTTCTTTAATTTAATTGTACTTGCATTTACACCATAAGCATGCATAGGTTGTGAACTTCCGCGAATAATTTTCTTTCCTTTAAGATGTGGAAATAATTTATAAAATCGTTTCCATGCAGATTTACGTTTTAATGATGGAACACGTACCTCTCTACACCATTCAATACCTTCTCCTGTAGAAATAGGTTTATCCCAATATCCATCAGAATTTAGGTTTTCTCCATAGATCATTCTATTGTCTTTATAAGGCAATTGTTTTTGATATGTATAAGATCCTGTTCTTTTCCAACGATTAATCTTATTATCTACTTTTGATTTCTTTTTCATATTACCAACGTTTTTCACCAATTTCGTATTCTACCAAATATTGGTTATCACCAAAAACTAATACTTGTAAAATATCGATATTATAATGCTCGTAACTGTCATAGGGCACTTCAATTCCAAATTCTTTACGCCATTTACGAATGGGTTTCTTAATATAAGGTTCATCACAAAAAAATTGTTTTTCCATTTGCGAACCTTCTTGAAAACGTATTAATTTTGAAGTCTTACTAATTCTTGTAAGCTGACCTGTGCTTGCTTCATTAATATTTACTTCTTGATGATTGGTCTGCTTATTATTTTGTATCGTTTTATTAAACATAATTAATATCTAATATATTCTACAGTTTCAATTGTATATGTACCAATTTTATGTCTATTCTTATGATAACCCTGTATGAATTTTTCAGCATTTTCAATATATTTAAATGCTACTCCAGATCCTAAAGAAATAGACCCATCATTATACATATTATATTCTTTAAGTTGTTCCCAACCCCACCAATGCTTTACATAAGGTCTATATAGTGATTCTTCATTGATCTCACCATTTTTATTAATACCATAAAATGTTTTCTTTTCAATCTTATACGTAGTCATAATTAAAATGTATTTTCATCAATATCAATAGGGGCATTCATAGAAACCATTTGAACTTTCCAAGAAAGATCATGTCCAGTACGAGTATCATATCCGCAACGTTTCGTACAGTTTGCAAGTGCATTCTTAATTCCTTTTCCTTGTTTTCCAAGATAAAACTTTGCAAACCAAATAGAAGCAGTTGTCTGAATAAATGTATCACCTTTAGAATAATATCCGTGAAATAATCCAGTAACTTTATCAGTTGCTGTCAATACATAAGCAATACAATTTGATTGATGTTCCATATTTCTTTAACGATTTTTATTACAAATATAATATAGTACTTATTTTAAAAAATTCAAATAATATTTATATTTTAATATGCAAATATCCTCATTAATGCATTATTTTTACATATTTTCATAAAATATAAAATTATATAATATAAGTCATTGACATCATTAGCACGTCATCTAGATATAGCTAATGATGTCAATTATTAATCTAATAGTATTTGCTTAATTATGATCTTTCATATTTTGCATTTGTATAAACAGTATAATCCCATCCATTATTATAGCATTCATCAATAATAGAATTATATATGGAATCATCTATGTCTAATCTGCCACTTTGCCACCATCCTGTTACATTCATACTAAACCATCCGCCATCAGTGGCACGAGCAAAATAAATTGGATCTTCATCATATACAGGAATTGAACATTTGATAATATAATCAGTTGTTCCTCGCATTATCCATGGGTGATTAGTTTTTTCAGATATCCATATATCTAACAATGATATCTCTTTGTCATCACATTTTACTTTAATATTTCTAGCATCCTTAATATAGATAATTTCATCACAACGTGCTATATAATGTCTACTAGCACTAGTTTTACCGTCATCCCAAAAATGATAAAATTTACCAACTTCAGGTACTTGTTTTAAATTACATTCCTTCATAATCTACTAATTCATTTATTGAAAAATCTTTAGGTAATGCTTTATCTACTTCTTTAGCAACATTAATAAGATACTCCATATTTTTACGCATTATATCAGGTATACTAGAATCACCAATAATATAATTATATAAAATTTGTTTTTCTTTTAATGTCTTATTAGGATCCTGAAGATCTTTAATAATTGATGCCATGTTCCACATTAGACTAATGCCATTACGAACTCTTTCCTCTACAGATTCAAAGTGATTATTCATAGTCTCCAATATAATTCATTTCTTTAAGAAGATTATACAATTCTTTCATATCACATCTCCAACATGCATCTGTTGTACCTGAACTATAATAGTCATGTACGTGCCATTCTATTTGTTCAACACAATGGTTACGAATCTTTTTATATTGTAAGAATGTAATATTTGGAGCTACTTTTTCAAGGAAATCATCTAACTCTACAAATTCCTTTGCCTGTTCACCAGTTACTGAGCCATGACCTCCCCAGCAGTTACCCCATTCTCCTCCTAATGACCATTCTTCAGAATATAAATATCTACCTTGCTCATCATTGCCATGACCATACTTGTTATCACAGGCAGGTTCAAACTCTTGCTGATATCTCGTTGTCTTTTCCACAATATGTCCTATTCGTTTAACATGTTTAATAGTTCGTTCCAAGTTTGGATATTTATTAATTAATTCTTTTTTAACTATCTGTGAATCAATTACATCATATTCTCCATATCTAATAGTTTGCTTGGCTTTAATAGCACGACCACGCATTTCGTCGTTATGAATACAATATTCCCTATTATCATCCCATTGGTGAATAATGAATGAAAATGAATAATCTCCATAATCATCATTTTTCCACTTACAATATAATTTCAAATATGAAATAATATCATCAATAACTTTATATAGATGTTCATAAGTAGTTATAGGTCCATCAATACATACGTCAAGTTTATCAACATGACAATATTTCATATAATTCTTAAATTCATCATCTAAAGCATTCCATATCCAATTTTCTTTATCTTTATCATTTAAATGCTTATCTAAATCAACTATCATTCTTCCTGAATGATAACAAAAATTGGATGTTGGATAATGATGAGTTGCCCAATATGTTTTACCACTACCAGGCAAACCCATTAATATATGAAATTCAATAGGAATTATTCTTTTATTATATTGGTTATTTTTTTCCATTTTCTTTTTCTATTTCTTTAGCTAAATTAAATTCTTGCATGTAGAACACTAATGTATCTACAAGAATATTATCATCAAAAATATCTAACCATGTATTTTTATTCCAATTGATTAACTGTACTTCTCCTTTATGGAAGTATTCATTTATATTCTTCTGAAGATAATTGATGCATTTTGCACGTGTGAAGAATCTTGTAACAAAACCATCAAAGCAATCTTCATTTTTAAGTGCTAGCAAGATTTGTCTTGCTATAGCCTTACTTATTTGCATTTTCTTATCTTTATTCATATTTACCAATTATTAAATGTTTTTCATTTGGACTTTCTTTTAAACTTTTAATAGAATAATATTTCAAGTTAGTTGGTATTCCATATCCATCAATAAATACAAATGAATCGTAAGGATGATAATAAAATTTATCATCATCAAAATCACTATCATAATAAGCTGGTTCTCTAATTAACCAATGATAATCCCAAAACTTACCATCACTTGCTTTATATTTTTCTTTATAATGATAAATATATATCTTGCCTTCACCATCAATAAATTTATCACCAAATTTCGCATCCTTGAAAAAATTATCTGTATTCATATTAAATTGTATTATATATAAGATATAGAAATTATATATGATTTAATAATTTAATTAACATTATTTAATATAATTTCACCACAACCATAGCAAAGTGAATATGTATCATCATAAAGTGTACAATACTGTCCAGGTGCAACAGTAATTGGATTATCTGATATGATAATTAATGTATCATCACTGTCATTATACTTTAGTTTACCAGAATATATTTCTGGAGAATGACGAATCTTAAATGTAATATTACAAATAATGTCACTATCAATATTTTCATTCAAATCCTTATAATCATTAATAAGATTACGTGTTAACCAATTAATATTACCAATCTTGAATTTTGTTTCTGCATTACGTTCAGCATTCTTAGATACATATACAATATTGTTCTTTACATCCTTGCCAACAACATACCATGGACCACCAGAAAGAGCTAAGCCCTTACGTTGGCCAATTGTATAAAACCAATATCCCATATGCATACCAATCCATTTATTATTGTCAATATCAATAATTTCACCTGGATTATTTCCTAAATACTTTCTAATATAATCATTATAATTAATCTTTCCCAAGAAACAAATACCTTGTGAATCCTTACGCTTTGCATTAACAAGATGATTCTCTTCTGCAATCTTACGAACTTCATCCTTCATAAGATTACCAACAGGAAATATCAACTTATGAACAGGAACAAAAAATGTATTGATATTTGCAATAAAATCTACTTGGTCCTTTACAGGATCCTTAGCTGGACATATCCACCACTCAGGATTCTCTGGATCTCCATAACCTACGCGAGTTGCATAATGTCCTGTTGCAATATAATCATAATTCTTTCCAATCTTCTTATAGAATGCACCAAACTTAATAAGAGTATTGCACATTACATCAGGATTAGGTGTATAACCTTTCTTAACGGTGTCCATAGTATATGTTACAACCTTATCCCAATATTCCTTATGCAAATCTACAATCTCAAACTTACACCCATACTTGTGTGCAACTGCAGATGCCATCTCAATATCCTCCTCTGATGTACAACTATATGAGTCATTCTCATCAGGACCTATATGTATATAAAAACAATCAGGCTTCTCACCAGTTTGACAAAGCATATGTAATGCTACTGAACTATCAACACCGCCTGAAAGTAAAAGTGCTATCTTACTCATGAATATATGTTTTTAATTCGTTTAATGTTATTTTCTTATATGGCTTATTTCCTTTTTTAATCCAGATTGTTTTATCTGTTGTTTCAAGATAATAATCAAGAACACCTTCATATGTATTTGTCAAAATTTCATAAGGTGTCTTTGGATCATTTGTAAACCAATATGCATGTGCATAGTTTTGATTTGATGCTGTACCTATTCTAAATATCATTATGAAATTAATATAAATAATACGAACATCAAAAATACTACGCCTAAAATTACCATAAATATCTTTCCTATTACTTCCAGTAAATAAGGTAAACAATTATAAGGGTAATCAAATCTAATATTAAATGTATCTATAATCCAATTAAACATATTTATATAAATTTTTCGTTACCAGGTTTGGACAAAAATATTCCTTTCCAATAAAAATTCCAATATAACTGTATCATACTAGATATTTGATATTCATCAGTGTTCTTTGTATGTATTTCTTTGCAATTCATCTCATTATCAGTAGTAATAAGATAAAAATGCTTAGAACAAATGATTCTATAAATTGCCTTTATTTTATCCATAGTAAATTGAACATAAGAAATAATAAATATTTGTTAATGGCTTACAATTATATTGATTAATGTATTCGCCAAGTTGTCTAATTAATTCTTTCATTATTGAATAAATGTATGTCCACCACATAAATAAATTACTGATTGACTCCCAAACCATCCAACCATTCCACCTATTATACTAAATAATGACACCCAAAATATAGTCCAAAATTTTGTTTCAGTGTAACAATATGGTTTACTAATATAAATAATGACCCATAGTATAAGTGCAATAATAAAAATTACAATATTAATCATACGTTTTCAATTTTTAATGTTTCTTTATTCCATTTCTTATCATTTACCCAAAGCATATCGTTTAGTTTTTCAATTTCTTCAGGTGTTGCCATTCTATATGCATGACCTGAACCATAGTTTTCTAAATGTTCTGTTCCATCCTTTTCAATTGAACAATGAAGATACCAATCATTGAAATAAATTCCAATTGTTCCTGATTCTGTTACAACATAATCACCATCGTCAAAATAAAGACATTCATGGTGTAACTTAAATTTATTTGATTTTGACTCACCAAATTTATTAAATTCTTCTAGATATTCAAAATCATTGTCACAAACAATAATTACAATAGGCCAATCTGGATCCTTCTTTGATGCAGTAAGTAATTTTACTTCATAAAGTTTACCATTTGTATCTTCAGCCTGAAGATGCTTAATACCTAAATATCTATAATATTCATATTGTGTATATCCGGTAATAGTTTGAAAATGGCGGTCATCATTCCATGGTAGAGATCTGCGCATTATCCAATCTGCCAAATATAAATCCCATTTTCCTTCTTCAATTCCGTTAATATATTTTTTCATATTAATATTCTTCTGTAATTTCTTCTACTTTGAAGAATTTAATCCACTCAATACTATCACACCCATTTGGAATAAAACGAAGAGCAAATTCTTTAACCAAATTAACATCTTCAACTTTATAATCAAAGTTTTCTTCCATGTGTTTACAAAGTCTCCAAGTATCTAGTACAAAACGTGAGCCATCCCATTTACTTGGAAGACCCTTGCCATTACCAAACCAATTCCAATTACGATTATTAGAATTCTTATTAATATATGTTGCAAGATTTGAAAACTTACATAAATCATTAAGTGATATCTCTTTAGTAATTACAGGAGAACCACCTTCCCAATTATGTGTTTTAATTTGTATTTGAAATTTCGTATTCATATTAATTAATCTTTGATTAAATGAACAAATTCAAAATTACGAGTTCCATAGGGCTTCTTGCACTCAGCAATATATCTTTCAACAAGTTGTTTTGTATGATCATAACGACCACAACCTTTACACCAAGTTTTCCAATCTTTATGCTTCCACTGAGAATCATAAATCTCAAAATCATCCAAAGCATAATCAAATACTTTATTCTTCTGAGACTCATAATGTTTTTTTATCTCCTGCATTTTCAGTTGTTCTGATTCGTAAACTCGTTTTGCCATTTTGTTTGATTTTTTAAATTATATATATAATATAGAAAAACCTCGATAAAATTCAATTTATCGAGGTAATTTTTTTTATATTATACGAAATTTTATCTTAAAACTATATGTTTTGGTTCAAATTTACCACTTAATGGACATCCAAATATTGCATGAAATTCAGACCATTGATATGAATTTCGTTTTTTCATTATATCAATAATTATTTCAGCAATACGTTTATCAGTTGTAAAAAACATTTCATGATCACCGTAATTATGCCAAATATAACAATTCCCATCACTTATTTTGAATGGTCTATAGTTTTCTAATAATGGAATATTAAATTCAACTTCATAACAATTTTTACGATCATCCCATTCTTTAACTTTTGATATTTTAATATTTTCTACATTATATGGTGTAATTTCAAAAGTTTTATAATTAATTTCATATATGATATCACTATTTTTTAATTCCTGAAATTTCTTATAAGGAATTGAACAATCTACTGGTTTATGTTCTAAAAATGCCATAATTATTCATTTAAATATTTTTTAACATAATCTAAATCAATAGTTAGATGATCAATATTTTCTGAAGGCATATTAAACATCGCATTAGTCATCACAGTTTCCATTGTACCTCTAAGACCTCGAGCACCTAACTTAAATTCAAGTGTTTTTTCAACTATATAATCAAGAGCTTCATCTGTATACTCTAAATTAATATTGTCCAATTCAAATATTCTCTTATATTGTTTGATAAGAGCGTTCTTTGGTTCCTTAAGAATTTTTAAAAGAGCTTCTTTATCTAATTCAGTTGTATATGTAAGAATAGGTAAACGACCAATAATTTCAGGAATAAGACCAAATGACTTCAAATCTATAGGACTAAGTTTAGACATATAATCTTCATCAGTCATTTTATTATTTCTATCAGTATTATATCCTATTACTTGTTTATTGCAACGAGATTTAATTTTCTTTTCCAACCCAACAAATGCACCACCACAAATAAATAGAATATTTTTAGTATTGATTTTTACGAGAGGAGTGTCTGGGTGTTTGCGTCCGCCTTTAGGTGGAATGGAGACAATTGAGCCTTCAAGTAATTTAAGCAATGCTTGTTGAACGCCTTCACCAGACACATCTCGTGTTATAGAAGCACTGTCTCCTTTACGAGCTATCTTATCGATTTCATCAAGAAATACAATACCTCTTTCAGTTTTTTCTACATCATAATCAGATGCTTGATATAATGCAGTTATAACAGATTCAACATCTTCTCCTACATAGCCCGATTCTGTTAATACTGTAGCATCTGCAATTGTAAATGGAACATCAAGCATTTTTGCTATTGTCTTAGCAATTAAAGTCTTACCTGAACCTGTTGGACCACATACAAGAATATTTGATTTTTCAATTTCAACATCATTAACAATAGGTGCTGAAATTCTTTTATAGTGATTATAAACAGCAACAGAAACACGTTCTTTTACTTTATCTTGTCCTATTACATATTGATCAAGGAAAGCTTTAATTTCACGTGGCTTTGGTATTCCTTGCATTATATTATCATTAACTACTTCTTTTGCCCTTTCATTAATAATTTTATAACCAAGATTAATACAATCTGAACATATATATCCGTGATTGCCTTCCATTAAATATGGAACATCCTTTTCCTCTCGACCACAACAAAAACAAACTTTATTTTCTTCCATTATTTTTTATTTTAAATTATATAAATAATATATAGAATATAAGTGGAATTAGTTAAAAATTATTCATTAAAAGATATATCAAATAAAATATTTGGAAAGAAAGTCAGATTTAAATCAACCTGTGAATTCTTCCCAAATTTTGATGTATCTTGTAAAGTTAATAACATTTATATTGATAAATCCGAAATAATATTTAAAGTAACTGTTCTTTCATCTCATAAACAATTAACAATAGGAGGTAATATGAAAGAACTTACGTTTGAACTGCTTTAATTTTATTTTTCCAAAATTCTACAGTTTGTTTAAATGAATCATAATTAGATGAATCTAATGCACAATATCTTGCTACTACATTACTAATTATTGTCATAAATTCATTTGCATTTCCATTCTCATCCGAACCAATTGCGGCTGCCTCAGTTAAATCAATTAAACGACCCATACGTTCATTATGATCTACTGTTTGTGATGGGTTAACAAAATCTATGACTTCATGAGTTTTTGTATCACATGCAATAATTATAAAATCAATATAATCTTTAATTAGATCACTATTACATGTTAAATACATTTCAGACATAAATCTTTTTAAGCTATCTGATTCTGTACCTTCAGTTAATTTTTTACATAATTCAACCATCTTAGGATCAACAGGACGCATCATATTTATTACAGTATCGATGATTTTTCCTGTTTCTTTATCGACATAAATTGGCCAAAGTGCAGTACGATGCATTTTATCAATATTTATAGATTCTCCGTTAATATCAGTTGCTTTATTTTCCATTATCTATAAATATTTGTTTCTATTGGTGTTTTATCTTCTGTATCATCTTTAATAACTACATCAATATCAGGTAATTCTTTCTTTTCTGTTGGCATAGTTATATCAATGAAATAATCAGTAAACTCATAATCCTCATAAATTCGAATACCAGCAGGTGATTCTACACAAAATGTATCTCCATCTTCATCTGACATAATAAAGAATTTATAGTTTTTATCTTTTTCAAATGGATCATCATCATAAATGCATCTACAGTCATATTTTCTAAATACTGCAAATTTATCTCCCTTATACTTTGTTAAATCAATTTCTCCTAAATTAATTGTTGTTAATTTTTCGTTCATTTTATTTAAGTTTCTTGTTAATTGTTCATTATGTAAAAAGTCATTATGTAAAAATTCTTCATTATCAATTATAAATGTACTATTTAAATTATCATAATCTATAATAATACATTTTCCAATTAAATGATAATTATTTTGTGTTAATGGTTTTAATACATAAATTGGTTTTTCAATACTACCAACTTTTTCATGTCGCATACACATAAAATTCATGTCACCTGTTAACATTATTTGATGAGGTTTACATGAAATATTATATCCAGTCTTTATACAACAAATTATTGTGTGTTTTTCTTCATCATATAGAAAATATTCATCAGACATTAATTCTTTAATCTTAACACTAAATGAACGTGTTATTACATAACCATCTTCTATTAAACTAAATACACTTTTATATTTCATAATTAAAAACCAATTCTACGCTCAATTTTTTTTGAATAATCATTTTCATCTTCGTAATAAATATCAGCAAGAGACATATCTTCTTTAACTTCCTTTCCTAATATCTTACTAACTTTATCTGCTTTAAGTTTCTTAAATTCATATTTTAATGAAAGACGTCCTTTACGAAGTAATGCTTTATCAATATTATTTAATGATGTGTTGAATGTACAAATCAATTTTATTCCTAATACATCTCCAATAATACCATCAGTTATATTTAATATAGTATTGATAACAGGATTATATTCTTTATCACGTGAAACTAATGCCTTTTCACAATCTTCAAAAATAAATATTGTATTTTGATTTTCTAAGAAATATGCCATTAACTTTTCTTTAGAAGCATTAAGTAACAACATATCATCCATGAATATAAAATCCTTTTCTGGATATTTTGCTATTAGATTTTTAATTATCGAAGATTTACCTGTACCTGGTTCTCCATATAAAAGAATTAACGATGAATTTTCATCATCTTCAATAATATCGCATATTTTATTATAAGGTTTTTTGAAATCATCATTATAATTAACGTCTACATCAATATCTTTATATTTATAATCATACCATGAAGTAAACAAACAATTAACAGAATCTATAGCAGCAATACCAAATGCAACTGATTCTTGTTTCTTAGATATTTCAAAATATGGTTTTATAAATTCAAATACTGTTTCTATATCACCTTGATTACAATAAATTTCTTCATACCAGTTTGCCATTTCTCCATCCTCATTTAATGTAATATTCATAAGAAATGGAATTTCATTTCCTAAAATCAAATATTCATGAGCGGAATAGCAAAATATAAGTATTTTTCTATTATAAGGATAAGCATCTCGCAAATTTAATAAAAGTTTTCTACTGTCAATTTTTGCTTTAATATTTTTACGAATTGTATAAAAACTTTCAACAGAATTTACATAAGTTAATTCAGAATTTTCATTATAATATATTCTGTGACACTCAGGTAAATCTTTATAAATATTTATATACATTGCTCCTAGATAATCATCCGTTCTTGATGTAAATGATTCAAATGATTTATATAAATTCTTTAAATCCATTATTTATTGTTAATTTCGTTATTAATATAATCAATTATTTTTCTTAATGTTACTTCACTATCAAATAATTCACCAGGCATTGTCAATTTAAATTCTGTTTCGATATTCATAATAAACTCAATAGTATCTAAACTATCAAATCCTATTTCAGAATATATGAACAAATCTTCCCCATCATTTGATTTGCTCAATACCATAGTTTTCCAATATGTATCAAAACAAACTTGTTGTCTTGCATATTGATAAACGATTTTTTTAATTTCATTCCTATTCATATAAATTAAATAGTTAATTTTTATTATAAATTTAAAATATATTATTAATATATAAAAGTATATAAGGCCTATGGCTAAAAAAGATATTTTAGATAAAGAATTTGGTAATGATAATGATTTAGAATCTGTATTGAAAGAAATTAAAAAACAATACGGAGAAGGAACTGTCATGTTTCTTGGAGAATCAGAAGTAATGGATATTGAAACAATTCCTTCAGGTTCATTATCATTAGATTGTGCATTGGGTATAGGTGGATATCCTAAAGGTCGTATTGTTGAAATATATGGACCTGAAAGTTGTGGTAAGACAACACTTGCTACACATGCTGTTGCAGAAGCACAAAAGATGGGTTTGAGAGCTGCATATATTGATGCAGAACATGCATTTGATAGAGATTATGCAGCAGCACTTGGTGTTGATGTAGATAAGTTATTATTTGCACAACCTGACTGTGGAGAAGATTGTTTGGAAATTGCAACAAAATTAATATCATCAGGAAAAATAGGTATTTGTGTTATTGACTCTGTAGCAGCATTGATTCCTAAAGCTGAATTGGAAGGTGCAATGGGAGATGCAAGAATTGGTCTTCAGGCTAGATTAATGTCTCAAGCATTACGTAAGATGATTGGTATTATTAAAAAATCAAATTGCTTATGTATATTCATTAATCAGATAAGAGAAAAGATAGGAGTATTATTTGGTAATCCTGAAACAACAACAGGTGGTAATGCTTTAAAATTCTATGCATCAATTAGATTGGAAGTTCGTAAATCAACACAAGTTAAAGATGGTGAAGATGCTATTGCTAATTTGACAAAAGTAAAGGTTGTAAAAAATAAATGTGCGCCTCCATTTAGAAAAGCTGAATTTGAAATTGTGTTTGGCAAAGGAATAAACAGATTCGGAGAAATATTAGATAAAGCTATTGAATATGATATTATTCATAAAGCAGGATCTTGGTTCAGTTATGGAGAAGTTAAATTAGGACAAGGAAAACAAGCAGTTATTGATTTGTTGAACGATAATCCTGAACTTTTAGAAGAAATAGAACAAAAGGTTATTGATATTATAACTAATAAACCAAGAGAAGGAGCTTATGAATTAGATGAAATATTAAATTAATAAATTATGAAACAAATATCATTATACATTAAAGAATCAAAAATTCATGGTATGAAAGCAGATACTGATGAAATTAAAAATTATGTTAGAGGAGAAATTGAAGAGATTATTTCTGACAATGATTTGAATATTGAAATAATTGATTTATATGTTCATGGATCAAGAATACGAGGTGATCATAAAGATTCATCAGATTTAGATGTTGTATTATATTATAAAGGAAATATGAAAGAAGATTCTTTATTTAATATTTTACATGATGAAGAATATGAAGATATATTTATTTATGATGGTGTTATATTAGATATTAATCCTATAAGAGATGAAGAAACAGGATCATTGAAAGAATATATTAAAAAAGATAAGAATTATAAAAAATAGAGGTTATGTATTTTAAAGTTAAATTAAATAGAACTGCATTATTAGATGGTAAAGATAAAAAAGTTTTAGAAACATATTTTACTGAATCACAACATTTTGCTGAAGCAGGAATGAAAGTAATTAATAAACTTGGCAAAGATATTGAAGTTGAAGATGTTTGCTTAATGAAAACATTTAAACCTGCAGCAAATGAATGGTATGAAGATAGTAAAATATTTGCAGTTAAAGTTGCTGAAGATGTTTTTCAGGATGATGGAACTATAAAGACTGTTAAATATGCTTTACCAGTATTTGCTAAAACAAGTGAAGAAGTTCAAAATATAATGAAAGATTATATTTCACAAGGTTTAGAGAATATGAGAGTAACAACAATATCAGAAACAAAATGGGTATGGATCTAACCATACCCATTTTTATTTAAAATCTTTTTCTAATTCTTTTCGTAAATTATTCAAATCATTCAAATACATTTGTTTCTCAGTTGTATTACGAATGTATTCTAATTCTTTTTTCATTTCTTCATTTTGTTTTAGTAATTCGTCTCTTTCCTCAATAGTACATTTTGACATAGGAGTTCCAATTAATTCCATTGGTAATTTATAACCATCCATGTCAACTTTAATTTCAGCTTTTGCTCTGTTACGAATTTTAAGTTTACCTTTACAAACTAACTCAATGAATTTTACCAATTCATCATTCTTTTTAATTCGTTCTTCAAGAATCTTAACCATTTTACGTTTGCGTTCTGAATAAATTGTAAGTCTATAATTAACAAAATATTCAATTACTTCTTTCTTATTAGCAAAATTCTTAAGTTTATGATTTTCGTCAAGTAACCAAAGTAAATCATCAGGAAGTTGTTTAATCAATTTGAACTTATTAGCTATTCGTTTTCCTGAACGATCCTTTTTCATTTCAACTGCAAGTTGTTTCTTTGGAAATATAATTTCATAATTTACGCCACCATCTGATGATCTATCTTTCCAATCTTTAATATATTCTTCATCCTTAAATTTAATGAGAAGTTTTTCAAAATCTTCATATGATACATCTGCAGGAAGATCTGTTACATTCATTAAATCTTTAGTTTGATTTAATTTCCATTCTCCATAATTATACCAATTGCCTTCTTCAAATCTCCAATTTGATTTTTTAATACCTCTAATATAAGGATATATTACAGTTTTGATTTTATCTTTCTTATCAGCACGTGCTTCAATTACTTCTTTACATGCATCAATAACATCAATTGGATTATAGGCTTGGCTATGCATTGAATAACCTACAGCCACACCAATATTATTCTTACATAATACTGTTGGAATAATTGGTAAATATGTCATTGGTTCCACATATTGACCTTCCTCAAATATATGTTCAAGTAAATCGTAATCTGTTTTATAAATAAGATCCATATATTTTGAATGCTTCACATAAAGATAACGAGGAGCACCAGCAGAATCAGGATCTCTTAATGTACCTACCTGTGAATCAGATTCTAAAGGATTAAGATTATCATTAAATGGTTTACACATATTAACAATTGTACCATTCAATGATGCGTCACCATGAGCATATAATGATACTCGCATTGCATCTCCAGATAATGCCAATAATTTGTATAATTTTCCGTCTTTAGTTGTACCTGCAAGAGCAGCATGCATTATCTTACGAGCGCCTGGTTTAAATCCATCAATTGCTGATGGTATTGCACGTTCCTCAAGTACAGAGAATGCATAATTAAGATATTCTGTATTTAAAAAATTTGTTATAGTTCTTTTTGTGACTTTTTCCATGATTATGAATTTAACATTTGTTTACGAGTTTCAGAATCTCCCTTTGCAAACCATTTTCTAAACATACTGTCTGCGGCTTCATCTTTTTTAAAGAATAAGAATTTTGGATCCTGATACATTTCTTTTGACTCCTGATTTGAAAGACCACCAAGACCTTTTGCATACTTATGCGAATAACCTTTAAGTTTCTTTTCAGCTTCCTTAAATTCATCCATAGTATAGAACTTCTGGCAATCTTTTCCTTTTCTTGATATAATGATAGGTGATATACTTCTACATACAACTCCCTTTTCAATTAATTCAGGCCAATTATTAAAAAATAGTAAAAGTAATGCTGCGATTTTATCACCATCAACATCGGCATCAGTAGATATTACGATCTTACCAAAGTTAAGTTCATTAATATTAAACTCCTTACCCCATTTTAATCCAAGCACGGTAACAATATCATTAAATACTTCATTCTTCATAATCTGTAATGGAGTCATTCCATAACAATTAGGTGGTACACCACGCATAGTATAACCTGCCTGATATTCAGGATTACGACCTCCACGGAAGCCGGCCTTTGCAGAGTCTCCCTCAAATATCCAAAGTTGTTTACTTGCTCTTACTCGTGAAGAACATGTAATATATTTATCAGGACGTTTAAGTCCTTTATTTGTTTCTCTATTGATTTTTCTTAATGCTTTTTCATCTTCTGCTGCAGTTTTCTGTTTATACCAATCTCTTACTAATGCAACAATTTCTGATTTAACAATTTTATTTAAGAACTTTTCATTTACTTCCCATTTAATTTTTTCATCCTTAGAGAACTTTTCAATAGGTGTTGTTAATGTATCTTTTGTTTGTGAATCATAAGATGGATTTGATACATTAATATTTATAAACACTGAATACTTATTATCAACACCACGAGTTGTCAAATCTTTAATTTTATCTTTCTTTGTAATAAAATCTACAATAGCTTGATTAATTTCATTACGCAAAGCTCTCATGTGAGTTCCTTTTGAACATTCTGCGCCATTTACAAAACCAACATCAACTGAACTATCTGGAAATATCCAAGCAGTACATAAATCATTTTCAAAAGGAATCTTGTCCGAAATATTTAATAGATTTGAATAAAGATCAATATATTCGTCAAGTTTTTTAAACTTCCATTCAATAGAATCATCTCCACATTTAAATATTACTTTAAGACCTGGATTTGCAGCAGCTGCATCAATACATCTCTTATGAATAATATTTATAAAATCATTATCAAATGTTTTAAGATCTGTATCAAATCTTGAAAAATCTAATCTAAATTTTGTTTGTGTATAATGTGTTTTCTTATCGCATTTAGTAACTCTTAAATCATCATTTAAAGTTTCCATATTGTTTGACCATGAACGATGAAATTCATTTTTACCATCAGCAGACTCAATTTCAAAATAACTTGAAAATACATTACACAAAGCAGAACCTACACCATTAGTTCCTATTACTTGTCTATCTTCAGTATCGTCATAGTTTGAAGATGTTCTCAAACGACCAAAGATAAATTCAGGTACATATACACCTGCATCTTTATGTTTAACAATAGGTATGCCTCCGTTGTCTCTTACAATAATCTCACCTTTTTCTTTATTAATTTTTACTTTTAATTCAGTAAGACCCATATTATCTTTACGACGATATTCGTCACAAGAATTAGAAATAACTTCATCAACCACTTTCAGCATTGCTGGAATATAGTTGATGATTTTCATTTCAAATTTACCAATCTTATAATTATAGATAAATGCGTCTTTTTCTTCTGACTTAATTGAACCTACCCACATTCCAGGACGGTTCAAAATATGTTGTATTTCTGATAATTCCTGATACTTTTCTTCAATTCTTTTAGCCATATATAATATCGTTAATATTCAAATATAATATAGATATAAACCTAAGTTTTATTCAATCATATATATTAATAGAATTAATTACACTTTTATTAAAATTTATTATTAATTAAATTAATATAAGAAATATATGATGATGTAATAGTCAAACTACATAAATGGATATTTTATTTGATATTTTTGAAAACTACGGATGGATCGGGGTAGGCAGCCTACTAATCTGTATGATTTTGTTTTTACTTATAAGATGGTTAGGTAAAAAATTATCTGATGATATGAGTACAGGTTTAGAAAGGGTAGGCGAGAAATTAACAGAACAAATAAGTGAGCAAAATAATAAACTCACAAATACCATTATTGAACAACAGGATAAATTATTAGATCATTTACTTCATAAAGAATCTACTGATTTTTCAAATCATAATAATATGCTTAATCAACGTATAGAATTAGCAGAAGAAATTAATATGACTTTAAAAGATATTATGCAAATTCATAATTCTCAACGTGCATTTATTATTGAATTTCATAATTCATATGAAAATCTTTCTGGTGTTCCATTTGCTAAATATTCTTGTACATATGAATGGTTCGAAAAAGGATTAATGCCTTTAGCAAATAAATGTTTAGGATTACCTTTTAGTCAAATGGCTAAGATTGTAAGTGATATTATGAATAATGATGGATTACAAATGGTTTATGAAGACATTGATAAAATGGAAGAAAATAACCCTTCATTATTTGCTAATCTTAAAGATACTAAAACAAAAGCTGTTGTTTATAACGCTATGTTTGATAGACATAATCAATTAATTGGTTGTCTTTGTCTTGAATATCAAATACCATTATCTAAAGGACATTTAAATTTAGATCAACTTAAAGTTCAAACTGCAGAATTAACATCAATATTAAACATAAGATATAAATATACGAAAAATTTAGTAAATAATGGCTCAAATTAATTTTAGGATTCAAATACCTATTTTTATAACAATAAGAGGAAATAATGAGCAAGCAATTTTACGTAATAAAGAAGCATTAAAATATACATATGTTTTAATACGTGATCTTAATCTTTTCAGACAAGTTTTTATTATATCGGATAATAAAGACATGTTAAAATATGCAGAGAACTTAGGATTTATTCATACTATATATCAGGAATGCGAAAATGAAGATGATATAAATTATTTAGATTACATTGGTATTTATAATTTTTATATTCAAACAAAATTTAAACCTGATTGGATTATTGTATTAGCAGTTAATCAATTATTTAGAAGTCCATCATTAATAGCAGATTGTATAAGAAATATTGATTATAATTATGATGTTATAGCATCTTATACAGAAATATCAAATAGAAGTGAATATTTTATAGAAGATAATCAATTTATTGGAGACAACAAAAACTTAGTTACTCATAATCGTGATAGAAAAAAAATGGTTGATGCTGCAATCTATGCGGTTAAAGTAGATTTTGCCATTAAGATTATGAAAGAAACTAAAAATTATCCGGAAATGTTTTGGAATGGAAAATTTAAATTTTTTAAAAATAAAGGTCTTTATACTGACATATATAATGCTGAAGATATTAAGAAATATCAGAAAATAGGATATATGTTAGATGAAGTTAAAAAAATAAAGGTGGATAATTAATTATCCACCTTTTATTTATGTATGGCTAAGTGTGTTGCATGATCACCCCAATACCATATAATTTCATATCCTAAATTTTCTAAAAAGTTTTGTAATGAATCGTGTTTTTCTTTAGGTGTCCCATAATAACCAATATCAAATAATTCAAATAGTATAGGAGGATAATTATTACGAATAATAGTTCCAATACCACCTCGCAATACTTTTTCTTCCATTCCTTCTACATCAATTTTAATAAATCCAACATTATTTAAATTATATTCATCTAATGTATGAGAAAGTATTTCTTTACTTTCATCTAATTTACTATCTTCCCCACCCCAATTTTTACCATCCCAGTAAGGTGTAAAAAATCCATTAAATTTAATTAATTCTTGTTTATCTGATAATAAAATATTAAATGTTTCAGAATATTCTAATTTATTATGCATTAATAAATTCATATTTAAACAAGTAAACATTGTTTTATTTGGTTCAAATGCATATACATATTTAAAATATGATCTAAATGAATAACAACCTGAATATGCACCTATATCAATTATAGCTTTACTAAAATCAAAATAGCCATCTTCATTTAAATTAATTTTTGATAAAATATCGGCTTCATTAAAATATTGGTCATTATCTTCTGCTTTAATTACATAATCTGATATTTCATTTTTATATACTAAATCCTTGAAACGATTATTTATATAATAATCTAAAGAATCATCCCAAGGTAAAAAATAACCATTATCATTAATTTGAAATGATGGTAATTCATAATCTTTATAATATAATTTCATATATTTAAATTATTTATTTTTAGTTAAATATACATAATATTGATTTATAATAAAGTTATAAAATTTATCAAATAATACATAATCATTATATGGGGTTGTATTTTTTAAGAACTCATTAAACTTATCATTAAATGCAGGCTCATAATAATTAGCATGTTCAAAGTAATTTTTTATTACATTAGAATTTGGGTATTCAACTACTTCATCATTAAATATTTCTGGAAAATAAAATTCTGAAACACATTTTGATGTTATATAATTAGTTTGTAAATTATTATCTTCAATATATTTTTGAATATCTTTGCATTTCATCCAAAAGCAATTACCACCAATTAACCATTGTTTATGGAAATTATCATGCATGTGTGGCCAACCATATATCAATTTATTATTAAGATGTAAAAAATCACCAAACCAATCTTTTATATGTAGCATTAAATAATAATATTCTCCAATTATCCATCGTGAGCACCACGTATCAAGTGTATCTCCATATGCTTTGTTTAATCCTTTATTATGAAAAAATAATGTTAAACCATCATAATCATTAAATTTGTTTATGATATATTTTTCAAATATACCACCTTCTCTTTCATAAGGATCATTTTCTTCAATAATATAAGATACTTTTTTTATATTAATTGTATATTCAGAAAGTATATGTTTTAATTCATTAATTAAAGGATTATTAACATCAGTGGCTTGTATAATAAATATACATTCATCAAATAAATTATAATGTTGTAAACATTTTTCTAAACATAAAAGATGAATTCTATAAGATATATGATCATCAAATGATTTAATATTATCTGAAATAAAAAATGAATAAACTAATCTAAATGTCGTTTTATCAATTAATTTTAAGCTATTCATATAAAATAATGTATTTTTTTAGTTTTATTATACAGTGTATAATATATAGGTTTATCTAAATCATATATAAATTCTCCCAATGGACCACGAGCATGATTATGATCTTTATATACGACTTCATTAGTATAATGAAAACATAAATCCATATATTTTGAAGATATTATTTGTCTATTAATAAATAGTATATTTAATTTATTAACAAAATCTTTCATTACATATGTATAATAGCATTGATCATTATTATCACAAAAATTTACAGTTTTCATACATTTAGATAATGAATAAAATAGTTTTTTACATATGTCATTATTTTTATAAATTTGTAAAGTTGTTTCAATTAAGCCTTTATTAAATTCATTAAAATAATTATCATTCATTTTTTGTAAAAATTTTTCTTTAAAATATGGGTTATGATTTCTTAATGATTCCCATACATTATATTCATCAATTAAATTGTTTCTTTCAGGATGCATCATTAAAGCACAATCAAAATTATTATCATCAATATATTTTATTATATCATATAATGATTTATGAATTTGAATTGATGCATCTAACCTAATAATATATTTTGAATCTTTTGATACATAATCAAATAGTTTTAAATATTTAACTATAAATGATTTTTGAATTCCTAATAGTTCATCATTATCTAATTCTTCATCATATATAATTTTCCAAGTATTTGATGTTAAATCTTTTCTATCTGTTATACATATATATTCTGCATTTTTATCAATTTCTTTTGGTTCTTTTAAAATATCATAATTACCAAATAAACAAGTTACTATTGAATATTTAATTAAATCATGATTAATAAATGAATTAAAAAATATTTCTTTATCATTATTCCATGTATTAATTTTTAAATAAGCATTAGCAATGTCATATTGATAATTATGATCACCATCATCTTTATTATATTTCTTAATTAAAAATTCTTCTAATGATTTAGTCATATAATGTCTTATATAACATTCTGATTCATAATGTTGTCTATTAAGTCCATAGTAATCATCAGCCAATTTACCAGATTCATTTACAGTTTTAAATGGATTTTCAAAATTAACAACATTATGATATTTGTGATCATCCCAATTTTTAATATGCAATCCACCATGTAAAATTGGTTTAAACATTAAATTCAAATTATAGTCTGCATTTTCTCCATTATATCTTTCTATAAATCTTTCAATAACTGGCCTGTTTTCATAATGTATTAAATTATTATCAGTATAAACAACCCAATTAATTAATATTTGATCCACATTATGAAAACATTCTAAAGATAAATAATCATTTATATTTTCATAATTATTTAATGTAATAAATTCATCTACATCAATAAATATAAACCAATCATAATTATTTGAATTAATATTATATGTATCTACATATGATTTTTTATGTGTACCTGGTTCATTAATTCCTCGTTTATTTTCATATGATATAAAGTCTCCATATTTACTTAATACAATATTTGGATCTTCCCCATCAATATCATTATTGTCAATCACATATATATGATTGATTCCTAAATTTTTATGATATGTAATCCATTCATCTAAATAAATATTTTCATTTTTTATTTGAACTATTATACACGATGTCATTTATTATTCAAATATTTTTATATTAAGTTGATCCATTATTTTATTCCTTTCTATAACATATTCATTTATATCACCAATATTAACATAAGGATTAATTAAACCGTCTATACCATTATATGAAATTTCCCATCCACTATTATGAAAATGTTCAGTTTCTTTATTAAAAAATTGATCATTATGAAATGCGGCATATTTAGATGGTAAACAACTACCAATAAATAATTCAGCACATCTTTTTAATCGTTCATTTTCTTTACATATAAATGGATTAATATCAATATTATTGTCATTAATGTATTTATTTAATTTATATGTATTAATCCAATAAAATGAACCAGAATAAAACCAATTATGTACATTATTATGTCTATAATCTTTAAAATATAAACTTCCGTATGTTATATAATCTTCATCAATTGAATTTGTATTTAATTTACGAGTTATTTCATTAATAAAATGTATGTTAAAGTAATATAAAAAACATATCCATGTATATAAGTTTTTCAAATTATTTAAACCATTTGGATTCGTTACACCTTTAGTATGTCCAAAAAATGTTAAATATTCGTCATATTTATCTAACTTATCAATGATATATTTTTTGAAATATAAACCTTCTCTATAATCACTATTATTTGGTTCCATGATAAATTGAACCTCTTTACATTTACATATATTAATTAATTTAGACTTAACTCTATAAACAATATCATCTGTTTGTTTATTATCATATAAAATAATGAAAGTCATTTTATCAAGAATATATGATAATTGTTCTAAAAAATAATAATGTAATTTATATACATCATTATTACAATTATTATCTGCTATATAAAATATATAAATACTTTGTAATTTCATTAATTAATTTTATTACATATATTTTGTTTAAATTCACAGAATTCTAAATAAATATCAGGTGGCATTAATAAACTTGCAACATATAATACATCATAATACCATATAAAGCCATTTTCATATTTTATTAAATCGTTATATAAGTTATAATTTTGAAAATTAAAAAAACTTACATAATCAATAGGAACTATATTTGGGAGATATTCTTCTGCACATATTCTAATATTTTGTTCTTTAGAATAATTAAATAATTGTAAATTGTTGTTGTTAATATAATTTAATAAACGATTAGTATTAACTATTGAAAAGCCACCAACATACATCCATTTATATTTTGACATATTTCTTAACGAATAGTAATATAAAGGTCCATAACAAATTTTATCAAAACTATTATCAGTTAAATAATATTTTGCTTGCCAAAATTGTTGTAAACAAAAATAATATATTAAACATATCCAGTTTATTGAATTATCTAAGTCATTATTAGTTAATCCTTTTGTATGGCCAAACATAACTATTTCATTATTACTAGAATATTCATTTAATCTTAATAATAATTGATTATAATATGTCTTTCCTTCTCTATAAAAATGATCATTTTGTTGTATAGAGAAATTTATTTTATTTGAATATTCATTTAAATAACTTAATATAAATGTTTTGACTACATTTATTATGTCAATATTATTAATATCATCAATACATAGATAAATATCAATATGATCAAAAAGATGTCCAAATTCTTTCAATAAAGTTAAATGATATTTATATATTACATTATATATATCTTCTTTAACAATATAATATGAAAATATCAATCTAATTGGATTCATTTAAGTAATTCAATAATATTTTTCTTATCTGAAGCAGATATATTTTTCTCAATTAGTTTTAATGTATTTGATATACTATATTTTACTTTATTTGGAGATATTCCTTCATTTTCAGCAATTTCATTTATTGACATTGAAAATGGCGCATCAATACCAAATTTCTTTTTAATAATTCGTCTATCTATAGGTTGTAATTTACTTAATACTTTATCCAAAATTTCTTTAAATAAATTTTGTTTTTCCATTGCTTCCATAGACTCATCCATAATAGCAAAATCATCATTTGCTGCTCCAGATATTTGATTGTCATGATAACAATCATCTGTGTGTGGATTAACAGAATCCAAACGAATTATATTTATTGAAGATTGATCTGTCTTTTTTGCTGATTTAGGAACTTTAATAACTTTACCAACTTTATTAATTTGACATATGATTTTTGCTTTAATCCAAGCGAATCCAATTGATGAGAAAGAAGCTTTTTTAATATTGTCATTAGCCCATTCTATAAAATCATTTTTTGAATTAAAACCTAAATCAGGTATCTTTTTTAGTGTCGCATCTAATGTTTTAGAATATTTAAAATTACGTTTAATTAATTCTTCAGCATCAGCTTTTGTAAAATATATTTTATTAGTATTTTTGATATCTTTTAAAATCGCAAATCTCAAATTTGCTCTATCTGTATCAAATTTATCAAATGCAGTTAAAAGTCCTTCATTTCCTGCTTGTATTAAATCTTCTAATGGTAATCCCAAATTTTGATAACGCTTTGCACAATCAATAACTAACTTCAAATTGTTTTTTATAAATACATCCCTATTTTCCGGAACAAAAGCCATATCTTCTGATTCACCCATAGGATGCAATATATACTCACGTTTTACTTCATTAAAATAAATGTCTATATTATTGTCAAATGTTGCTTTAGATACATATTTGTCAGCTAATTTTTTTCTAGTACATTGTTTAAGTTCATCATAAAAAGATTCATAAATTTCATATTCATTTTTATCTAAAAGATGCTGACATGTCTCAATATAAAAATCAACTATGGCAGATTCTGCGCAATCTTTAATTCGTTTAACATCTAAAAAAACTATTGATGAAAATTCATCAAAAAACTGTTGATCATTAATTTTATCTTCTACAGAATCTAAAAAATTATTAATCTTGTTTAATGAGGTTTTTGTTAAATTAAATTGTCTACTCACTTTTATTATCCCATTAATATATTTACTATGTTGGGATATAAGTACAAAAAGTTATTCTATATTATTTGAATAATATAGAACAACTATAAAATAAAAATTCAATTAAAATTAAAAATTTGTTAAAAAATATCCTTTAAAATAGAAAATACTCCAACAAAAACTGTTAAAGAAAATGTTATTATTCCTAATAATATTAAGTAAAACATTATTAAATCCCAAATATTTATTGATGTAATTGACCTATATGTATGATTGTCAAATTGTTTTATACTTTCACCAATATAATTTAAAATTTTAATATAAGGATATTCTAATATATTTTTAATTCTTTTCATATAAATGACTTAAATCTATTACACAACATTTAGCCCATATTTCATCTTCTTCAGTATCTGAATCAATTATATTAAAATATGCATGAGGTAACTTATCATTTTGAACTATATAATCCCAAATATATTTTTTACCAGTATCATATATTTTATCACTACACCAGTTTACCTGTACATCATATTCATCATGTGAAGATACTGAAATTATTGTGTCATATTCAGCTTTATGATATGTGTTATCACTATCTTCATCTGGATAAAAATCACCTTTTTTTACAAATTTATAATATCCACCATCATATGCACCTACTTCGTCATAAATAATTCCTCTACATTCAAAATTATCATCTGAATATGGAAAACAAATTACCCACTTATTTTTACGACATATATCTTCTACATCAATATTATATTTATTAGATAATTCATCTCTATTATCATTGCCATCTAATAATCTAGCTAAATCATCAATAGTCTCAATTTTACTTGGTTTAATCTTTCTATAAATATCATCAAGTACTGCATTTCGTACTTCATACCCATAATCTTCCCAAGAATTATTAAGTATATCATAAAACTCTTGAGCACCATGTTTTTCTACGCCTTGATTAATAAATTCGTTAATTCCCATAATTACTATTTTTAAATTTTATATATTTTAGGTTCAAAATTAATATTATCATTAAAATATGCTTCAATATATCGTTTTGAAAAACAACACATATCTATATCATAAAAATTCATTTCTTTTAAATCATTGAAACTACGTCCTTCTATATAATCATAATTTTCATCATAAAATTTATCGTAATTAAAATTATCTGAAAAAATATTAATTTTATTAACAAATCCTATACATAATTCATTTTCATCGTATAATTGTATAAATCTATTAGAATATAAATCTTTATGTAAAATTATATTTTCTTGTCCATCAAAGTAAGTAAAATCAAGATATAAAAAATCAAAAAATAATTGTTTAGCATGTATATTATATCCGTATGATGATAATAAAAAATTTTTTCTATGATTTATAAAAAATTTATATATATCATTTTCAGAAATGTTATCATCATTATTTAATAAAAACATTCTAAAATTTTTATTTAAATTTCCGTATTTCAAAGATTGCTTAATATCTATATTTTTTATTTTTTGATAGAAAAATACCGTATCAAACTTATTATTTTCATCTTTATCCTGTCCATAAAAATCTGCAAAAAACAAATCTGAATTATATTTTACATTTAATAAGTTAATATAAAATTCATCAGAATAGTTTAGTTTACAACCCATAACCCTTATATTATAGCTAATTAAATCTATTAATATTTCATTTAAGTTATGTAATATTGATTTTGAACACATAAAAAATGAAGTTTGAATCCATTTATATGATGTATCTATTGTATCGTAATTTTCACCATTATAAAAAAATTTAAAATCATGAAACTTATTGTTTTCACCAAATAAAGAAAAATTATTCATTACATATATAAAATCTCTAAATGTAAATTTTATAAAATAAGGAGGTATTAATGAAACAAATTTTTCATTTGATTTTTTTACTAAATCATCATAAAAAGATTTTTCTTTATTTGGTATAAAATATGTATCACTATCAAAATATATAATATTATTTATATTATGTTTATTTGCATAATATTCAACAATTTGCAATTTATTAGTGTTAATAAATGGATAAGGATAATTAATAAAATTTTCAACACATATATTAACATCATTAATATACATATTGTTATATTCATCTAATCCATCTGATATTAGAATTAATTTTTTTGTATATCCAGGAAATATATATTGAATAGTATTTATAAAATCATTAAAATATTCTTTATAAATGCCAGTAACAATATAAAATATGCCAAGTATGTCACTATTCATAAATTTCATTTAATATATTTAAAGTATCTAAATACTTAATCATAAGAGGTTTTACTTGATTTTCCCAATTAAGTTTACCATTAGTACAACCCAATTTAGGCCATGCAATTGATGTAATTCCTAATTCTTTATATTTAATAGCAAATAAATTTAACCCAATTTCAATCCATTCAATTTTAGATGGATTCCACCAATGTTCTTTTGTCGCAAAACATAAAATATTTCTGAACTTAAAATTATCAACAAATGGATATACCCATAAAGAACCACCACCCTTTATGATTTCCCTTTTACATGCGTATTTATATTCATTAAACATTTCAGGATATCTTTGTTTAAATTGTAAAGCAATACCCTTTCCCATAACACCATCACAATTAACTGTGTTTACTAAGGTTTGACAATCAGAATCAAATAAATTTCCTTTTTTAAATACTATCATATTAATCTATATGTGCCATATTTTGGGTTGCCTTTGTATAAATATCCCATGCAAAATCTCCCATAAGTTGTTGTAGATCTTTATCCCATGGTTCTAAAAATCTTTCATTTTCTGTATAATCTTCAGTAAAATCACAAAGTTTTTTAATATACTTATCAATTATTGCTTGTGTTTCATCACTAAATCTTTTCATAAAGTTAACTTATTAATTGTTTCTAAATCTTTATTACATATATCTAAATTATCTTTATTTCGCTTAACATGGAAATTAAGTTCATTAATATTATTACGATAATATTGTTTTGATTGTTCTAACCAAATTTTATATGTTTCTAATAAATGTTTTTTATCAGTACCTATAAAATATAATTGACGTAATCTATCATTACATATATATGCAAAATTAGAAGTATATTCGTTATCTTTATTAACCTTAAACGAATGCATACCATCAGGCGTATCTAAAAATACTTTATCATCTTCAAGTTCAAGAACTCTAAATTCTAATACACCTTTAGATAAAGCATTTTTATCTAATGCATATATAATATCATCTACATTTAATTCATTAAGTTTTTTCATTATATGCAAAGATATTGTAAGCTTCGTAACTGATTGACAATTTTACGTTGTGATTCAATTAAGCTTTCATATTTTTTTATTTCATTTTGTATACTTTCTGAATATACTTTGTTAAGTTCTTCTTTACTAACATATGAAACTAATATATCTCCATATTTTGGATTATAATGAGCTACCCAACTAGTTTTCTTATCACTCGCTAAACAAGATTCATTATACTTTGATTTATTAATTGATAATTCTACTCTGTGACGTTTTCCATCATTGCCAGTATATTTAAATCTAACATTAATTAAATTTTCATAATAATGAACATTAATTACTTTAGATTCCTGATATTCATATTTAATATACTTTAAATCATCAGTACTAAATTCTTTTGGTACTAATAAATGAAGTACATCATCTTTTTTTAATGTTGTCCAATCTTTCATATGAAATAATCGTTTAAGCTGCTTTTTTATATTCATTAGTATCTTGTTCTGTTTCTTCATCTTCGTCTTCAGTGTTTTCGTTAAATGAAGGTATATCTTTTTGAATTAATTGTGAATCAGACTCATCACAATAAATATCCATATATCTTACGACTTTAATAAAGCCTTCTCTTTCAATATTCCATTTTCCGAATTCGTTTATAAAACCAACTCTATATGAATAACGATATCCAAAAGTCATATCTAATATTAATATTTGACATAAATATAATTTTGGAAGTCCATATTTATTTTCTTCAATTTGCGGATATCCTTCTTTCCAATTAGGATTAAAATCAGCCCATTTTGCTCCAGCTTCAAATGAAACTGGATCTTTACAAGCAGCATTATATTTTGCTGCAGCTCTTATTTGTTCTTGTCGTTCTTTACGTGGATTCATAATTATTTACATAATCAAATATTTTCATAAAGTAAAGTTATGTGATTTTTCTTAATATCAGGAAACTCTCTTTCTGATTTAAGTTCATCCCATTTTTGACGATATTTCTGCACATTAAATGGTCTAGTCAATAAATGAAAACCACTTCTTGTAGGAATTCTATATATTACAACAGGAGAATATTTAGAATCACAACTATTTATAATATCTTCAATTTGCTCTATATACTCTCTATCGATTTGCGATGATACGTTAATATTATCAATATCAACTAACCATGTATTATCATTCTTTGCTGTAATCTTACCAAAAACATGGTCATTAACTCTCCAAGGTTTCTTATATTCATTATTAAGAATATTCTGTGTAAACTTAAATGCACACATCTTGGAGAATTCTTCTTTTGATTTAACATTAACAGACACATAAGCTCTTAAACCAAACATTTCACAACATTTGATCATTTCATCTTTAAGCTTACGATATTTTTCAATACTATCAAAATAGTAAGACTTAAATGAATAATTAGCTGCAGGTAAATCAGGATGATCTTTACCACGTCTTACTAGCATAACAACAAAAAAGAGGTCTCCCATATCTTTTTCAAATACAGGAATACCTTCATTAATCATATATTGTTGTATTAAATCAAAATTATTTGTCATATTTTAATTACACTTATTAAGTTTAATTGGGTGAATAATAATGTTTTTATTCTTTGGGTATGAATCTAATTTGCTAAGTAAATATGTTTCATTCCAAGTATTTGAACCAATATTTATTCCATTTGGATCATCATGATTTGATGTATCTTCAATATCAAATCCATCTTCTGTAAATGACGATATTTGCATTCCTAATTTTTTTGCAATTGAAGGTATAATATATTCAAAAAATCCATCATATTCATCATAATATTTCTTAACTTGTTTTAGAAGTTTATTAGATAATCTACATATTGTTAAGAACCCGAACAATAATTCATTATATGGGATATGTATGTTATAATTTTGTAAATTTTCAATAGGATAACGTTTAGTATATCCTGATATTTCAGTATATTTATGAATTTTTGAACATATTAAATCAGATTTATTATTGTCATAAAATCTAAATATATTTTTCCATCCATCACAAATATTATCATTGAATATAGCGACATCGTTTTCTATAAACCAATAATTATCATATTCTGGATATCTATTATATATTTCTAACATAGCTAGATTATTTTTTGTAACATTTTGATTTTTTTGATCAAAAAAATTTTCTTTTATATCTAAATTGACAATATATTGATTTAAATTATCATCTTTAATATATACATTAGGAGATACATATATAATGTCATATTTACCTTCTACTGCATTCTTTATATCAAAAAATCGATTTATCAAATCCGCATTAATAATATGTGATATAAAGCAAACTAATGTCTTCATAAATTTGTATTACGACTCTATGTCTAGAATAATATTGTTTAAAATTTTATTTACATCATCTCGATATTCGTCATCTTCTACCATAAGATAATGGTTAATATCTTTTTCAGTAAATTGTCTACATTTATCTATTGTTGAATGCTGCATACTTCTAAGATTCCAAATAAATACTTCTTTATCTTTAGGAAACTTTTTTAATGCATTAATTAATTCATTTACTGTCATATGTATTAATATTTACAAATATTATATAGTTAAACTTTAAATAATATTAAATAAATGTGTTAGTTAAATTTACTATATTGTTCAGATATACGTTCTAAAAATGTATTGCAATTTTTTGTTAATTCAGATGCAATATTTCTTAATTCTATTATATCACTAAAATCATTTTCATAACACCCAGAACTAAAATAATCTATTAATTGTTCTCTATTACCAATCCTATGTCTAATATTTGATCTTATTTTTAACAATTCTATAATTCTTTTATCTAATCTATTATGAATAAACTTATCTATGCAATTACCTTTAGTTTCCATTTTTATATATTCAAAGTTTGGTTAAATTCTTCTTCATTTCTTGTTATTAACTTACAATGTAATTTTATAATATTTTTATCATAAAATTTACAATCTTTAGAACCATCAATATTTATTTGTACATCATATTTAAATTTTATGTTTGATAAGTCAATATCATTATAGATTGGAAGATTATCATCTCCCAATCCTTTAAAAAAATATAAATGTACAAAATGTTCTTTATCTCTAAAAGCCGTTACAAATCCAGGTATCATGTTAAATAATGTAATTGGAATTCAATTCCATATAAATTCCCGTAATCAAATTTTGATAAATCATATTTATATTCTCCACTATGAGTATAGTTTTGACCATGATAAAAATATTCAAAATAATCAGAATCAAGAACTTGCATACTTAAATATACATAACATTTATCATTTGTTAAAAAGTTATTAATAAATATTATGCTAAAATATGTTTGATCAACTCTAATATTAAAATCATAATTATTTATTAATTCATTTAAAATATAGTTATCACAATTTTTTGAATATTCGTCATTTTTATATAACATAATTGTTGTCATAATCATACCTTTTTTATTAATGTCATAATTATGATCTTTACAATATTTAATAAATTGTTCTTTTTGAAGTGGATCTAAATTTCTAGTATTAATCCATTCATCATATTCTTCTAAATAATCATCTCGCCACGGGTGAATCAATATTCCAAATTGCTGTTCTTTTATTGCTTTAAATTTGTATATAAGTTTTGATAATGATTTTTTAATATGTACTGATGCATCTATTTTAATACAAGTATCTGTGTTAATATAATTTAATGCAGTATATCTAGCAATAAGTGTTTTTTGCCAACTATTATATTTTTCTAAATTTGGAAAATCAAGTTTTTTAAATTCCCAAATATCAGATTCTAAGTCATCTCTATCTGTTAAACATATATATTCTGCATTTTCATCAATTTCATCAGGATCTCTTAATATATCATAATCACCAAATAAATATGTAACTACACTATATGATTTTTTATGATAACATATAAAATCATCCCAAAATGATTTATCCATTATTTTATTATATGCATGACAACCAAATGGTAATTTACCACCATTGATAGTATATGATATTTGTGGTTGAATCTCCCATGAAAATTTATTGGCTTCTATAAAATTTGGTAAATTAATGTTTAATTTAATTCCATATTGAAACATATATGTGAATATGTGATCCTCACCAAACATATTAGAACTTAAGTTCGCAATATGATTACATTCTTTTTCATAATCATTACAAAAATTAATCCAGTAATTAATTTTCCTTAATGAAAAACCACCATTTCCAATTTCATTTTCTGGATGAGATAAATAATTTTTATTTTGAGTGTTATAAAAAAATGGAGCCCCAATATAATCATATCCTTTGTCACACCAATATTCAAGTTCATCTCTAAATACCCAGCAATCTGGTTGATATATTAACATATATTCGTATTGTTCAAAACAACTATAAAAACCAGATTTTAACATTAATGAATTATAACCTTTTGGATATTCATTAAAATATGAATCCCAAAAATAATAATGATCTTTAAAATCAAAATTTTCAAAATAATATTTTCTATTTAAAGATTCTGGACCAAATGCAATTATATCATATTTATCTGTAGGCAATATTTTAAATAATTGCTTTATTGAATGATATTCATCAAAATCAAATTTTTCTTTATATATTGGTACAACTATTACACACTTATTTCTATTCATAATTATAAAGTAGGCATATTTGATATGTCGTCATATGATTTATATCGTCCAGTATTACTATCTATAATTGGTTTTTTATTATCTTTCGTTAATTCTTTTATTTCAGTCGCATGATCTTTTTCTAAATCAGAAAAATCTTCAGGTTTCATATCTAATTTATTCATACAATTATCTATAGTACGATCTCTACTAAATGTCTGATATTTGTTTACAATTTTTTCAAATTCTTCTTTCAAATGATTTAAGTCATTTTGAATTTCATCTGCAACTAATATATCTTTATCTACACAATTAGCAAACATTTTATTTACACGTAATCCTGGAAGAATATCATCATTAAATAAAATACTTCTCATTATTTTACTTTCTGTTTCTGAATTATATTCATCATGAAATTCTACTTCTAAAAAGAAAGGCACTTTGACTTGGTGCCACCCATTTTCATTATTCATAATATAAGTCTATAAAATTTATAAAAAAAAATAGACAATACTTAGTAGTAATTTCTAAGTATTGTCTATGTATTTTATTTATAATTTTCGTATTAATAATTATTTATGTCCAGGAACTTGTTTTTCTAATTTATGTATTTCAGGAATAAATTTATCATACCAATTATCAGTATCATCAATTCTCCAAATTGCATTTAATATACCATTACGAATAATTAAATTGCCATCAAGAACATATTCATAAGTTCTAAGAAGCATATATGTATCTAAGAAATATGAACCATACACACGTTCAGACATAAATGCACCATAAGTAAACTTATCAATATGTTTATCTTCAGCGATTTTGACAAATTCTTTCAAATTTCCATCCTTAAGTGCTTTACACATTTCCCAACGATTTGTGGCAATTGTACTATCTTTAGGTGGATCAAATTCCTTTTCCATATCTTCTAAGAATCCTTTAAAATCGTTAATTCCATATTTAGTCCATTGTGTGCTTCCTGCTGTAGCAAAATTTCTACATTTATCAAACCATTTTTCACCTAACTCTCCATAAGTTTCTTTCTTTTTCATAGGGTATTCTTTTTTAGGTGCTGGTTTCTTTGTTTCATAAATATATGTTTTAATATCTTTCATACTCATTAACCTTCATATTTTTGCAAATTGTGCATCTTGATGTTCATAGCTATAGTATGAACCTTTGTGAGTTTCGGCATCAAGAAAATCTACAAATGCTTTAACTGTCATAGGAGTTAATTTATATTTTTTAACTTCCCCATTATCAGGTCTTAATTCATTTTTGACAGCTTTAATAAATTGCTTACATTCTTTTTCTGAATTGAAGAACATACCTTGATGTGTTAAAACAGGACGAGCATAATGTTTAATTATGCCATTAATTCTTGATTGATGATTTGGGAGTTCAAAAGTTTTAACTGCCACATAAAGAGCTTCACATAATTTAGGTGCAACTTTAACTATATCTTCAATTGTCCATTGATCTAATCTAAACTTATCGGGCACTGTGCTATACCATTTTTTTGAATTTTTTGGATGAACATATAAATGTTTACCATCATCATCAAATACACCAAAATTGTAATCTTTGAATTTTTCATTTAGATTTTCAATTTCATCTTTAAATTCATCGAAATTTATAGATGGTGTAGCTTGTTTTGCTTCATTTATAAATAACGTTATGTCTTTCATACTATTTTGTAACAGATTTAATAAATTTATTATCTTTAAGTTTATTCATTGCTGAACCTTCTTTGTCAGGATATGCAGATTTTTTATCGTTTTTATCTGTACCTCCCTTAAATACTTGCGGCATATCATCTCGAGATGGGGCAGATTCAAGAGGATAGTTATTTGCTTTAATATCTAAAAGACGTTCTTCAAGATATTTCATAATATCTTTTCTATCTCTACATTCATTTATATATTCACAATAAATATCTATTAATGAATTATCAAATGTATCTTCTAAATATTTACGAATCTCTTTTCTACCAAATGAATCACCAAAGAAATTTGGCCCATTAACTTTATTTGAAGGTAATTTACCATTATTGTTATTATCTTCTGCTTTAACTGCTGCAATAGTTCCCTGAACTGCTTTAAGCATTTGAATTGGACTTATATCACCATCATAATTAAATGCCAATATTTTACCATTAGGATTTAATGTAATTGCTTGTAACCATGTATGATGACCATCTATAACATAATTTTGTCTAAATGTAACTATTGGCTTATTGATTTCAATTGGATCTAAAAATGTTAAGCCAAATGATTTTCTATTTGTTAATGCATGTTTTAATGACTTATCTAAATCAATTTCTTTTTGTGTTGGCATTAATTGAGATACTGGTATTTTTTTAACAGAAAATGTTAATTTTGTATCTCCAAGTTCTCCACCAAATCCATCTTCTAATAAAGTTTTTGCTTTAGGATCTTCAAGCATTTTATTTAATGTCTCAACATAATCATCATATTTTTTATGCTTGAGCCATTTTTCTAATTCCTTTTTACGTTCTTTATTGGATAATGTTTCAACTTCTCTTGATTCAAATATGTAGTCATTAATATGTTTCATTAATAAACTATTTTATATTTATAATTTTTATTATTTAAGTTCTTAAGTCCTTTTGAATCAAATCTTCCAAATTCAATTGGAAAATCTTTTATTGTTTTATTATGTTCTTTTAAGAATTCTTCTTTATCATTGATCTTCTTGTTTAATTCATCATCGGTAAATCCTTCAAATTTTGGTGCAAGATATTTCTTAAGAATTTCATTAACCTTCTTTAATATATCTATTGAAGTAGTATATACATAAACATCATACATCATTTGATTATTTACACGTCCTTTACCTAATGTAACATCATTTCCAAATTCATTTTCAAATTCAGATTCAATTTTTTTAATAATAAATGATGTATTTATACCTTCATTAATTTTAGTTATTATGTCTTTCATTATTTATAAACATATTTTTTCTAATGCATCCATAAGATCCCATTGTTCATCTAATAAATCGTTATCTATTAATAACTTGTATATTTTTTTAATTAATGGAATATCATCAATGATATTATTACGATTAATTGATTTATATGTTTGATCATCATCAAGAACATCATGAAGTTCTCTTAATTGTAATATTTCTTTATCTTCTAATGGATCAATGACTGCTTTTAATTCTTCTTGATCTTCTTGTTCTCCTAAATTACCACAAACAACACCAATAAAATCAGATAACGCTCTACGTTCATCATCTTCTAATTTAAAGTATTTTGATTCATTAATATATTGAATAATGGCTTTCATATTACCATATACGCATTATTTTTGATTGTTCAATTTCAACAGTTTCACCAATTTTAATTGAATCTAATTGTTTATATTCTTTAACTTCTACGCCAAGCATATCTGCAAATTCGTCTGCATTATTGAATGATTCAATTCCAAAAAATTCTTGATCTTGATTAAAATATAAAAAACCTTTCTTATATTTCTTTTCACCATCAATATAACTGTATGTATGATATTCGCCAACTTTTGTTTGATCATTTTGAACTTCAGAAAAAAGACGGCAATATTTACCTTCATTAATTTTATTTATTATATTTTTCATTTTATTATTGATTTTATATTTAATAGAATATTTTTAAACTTGTTTATTTGACAAAACCATTAAACCACTTTATGACTTGATTTAATCCATCATCAGTTGGTTTACCATTTCTTTAGTTGTTTTTACGATCATCATTATCAACATAAGCTTCTAACGCCTGAGAAATTATAGATAATTGATCTGATGATAGTCTAAATTCTTGATCAATTTTTCTTCTACCTACCCATTTTTTATTTTTGACATCCCCTAGATATTCAATAGTTGAATTAACTTGCTCTTTTTGTGCCTCATTATTTTTTGTATATGCTTCTAATGATTGAAGAATTATAGCATAATTCCATAGATCCATTACTATTTTACCCCAGCTGATTCGTTTATGAATTTTACAATGTCTTTCATATCTATGAATATTATTTTTTAATTCTAATATATATTTATACTGTCATCAGCATCATAAGATTCACCAATTTTAAGTTTATATTTGTATTTTTATTATTTTCTAAATTCTAATGAATCTTCATCAAATACTATTTCAATAGGATATTCGTTTTCTTTTGATGAATCTGCTGCTTTGAAAACATCAATTAATTTTTCTTCTACAGTATCGTCATTAACTCCTACCATATCAAAACGGTCAAACTCAATTATGTACTTTAAGTTTTTAATCTTAAAATAATCAAGTTTGACATCATCTTTTGTTTTCTTAACATCAAATTTAGCATCCCATTCAATAAATTCTTTTGGTTCAACATCAATATGTTCAAATGTATCATATTCAAAATGAGCATCTATAATATTGTCATTATTCTTACCAAAGAATTTTTCTGAATAATCTTGGCCCGATGGAAGTTGATTCAACCACATATCATCCATATATTGTTGAATATCTGTTTCTTGGAAAGTTTCTGGTGCCTGTAAAATTATTTCTTCCGGTTGTACATTAAAAGTTGCTTCAACACTATTTAATCTATATGCTTCAACAGCTTCAATTATATATCTTGTAATTGATTTCATATTACCAATTCAATACTTTTGTATCATTATAGTCCCATTCAATCATATAATCTTCTTCCTCTTTAGTTAATTCTTCACCTTCATTACTCATTGTTTGAATAAGAGATGCAGTAACTAATTTGCGAAGTTTTTTACGATTATCAGAACTAACTGTAACTTTGGCAGACTTAATGCATGCAGCACAAATTTTATCAACTGATGAAGAGTTTTCTAATGTTTGTATATCGAATTCTCCTTTTTTATGTACTTTTACAATTCTTTGTGCTAAAGGCCAATAGTGTTGTTTATAAATGGATTGATTATTATTCATTTCCATACAAGCATTAAATAAAGCTTGATCTTGACTTCCTTCTGTTATATATTCTGTAATAGATTTCATATTAATTATAATGATTTTTTTTTGATGCAATTTTATATAATTCTTCCATTAAGTCATATGCAGAATCAAATACGTTATCGCATATATCGCCTTCAAATCCTGAATATTTAGTATCATCAGCAAGTAAATTAGCTAATTCATTTTCAAATTTACTATAATTTGTTAATTCATCATTATCTCGAGCACGATTTAAATCATCAGGGTCTTTATATTGACCAATTTCATCCTGTATATCTGATGGGAAAGTTTTTGAATTTTTTAATGCTTGTAAACAAAACTTAATAAGTTCATCTTTCTTAATATATTTTTCACCAGACCACTTATTGTTTGATTCTATTATATATTCTTTTATATGTTTCATTTACTTAAAATTGTTTTATTATATTTCTTAGCATTAGATTCTCCATTCTTCGAATAACCACACCATTCGCGAGGAGATGATTTAACATCTATTTGAATAAACTTTTCATCTTTTTCTTTCATATCTTACAAGAATTTAATTAATTTATCATAATCTATTTCTTGCATATTTAATATAAAAGATTTAGATATTATTAATTCTTCATTTATTTTATCATTAATTTTTTTCATAATTTCTAGGATTCTTTTTAAAACAATGTTTAAATGTTTTTTCTGCAATACCAATAGCATCTATAATCCACCAATTATCATTAACTTTTGTAGCATACCATTCTTCCCCTTTATTAAACGTAAGATGATTTGTTTTTAATTCGTTAACACAAACAACGTGGCATTTTTCTAAATTTGATCTATTAATATTATCTAGCATATCTTATGTATTTTTAGTTAATCTTTATTACTTTTTAATTCTAATATATATATTTATACCGCCATCAGCATCATAAGATTCGCCAATTTTAAGTTTCTTTATTTTTGCTATATCTTCTGGGTCAGCATCAAAATCATCAATAAATGAATTTAAATCTTTTGCAGTTACAGCAGATATCATTTCGCCTTCGGTGTTAATTAATAACCATTTAGCACTCTTTGGTATATTTAATTCTTCTCCCATTGTATCGCTTAAATGAGATGTAAATTCCCATCCTTCATTAATTTTTGTTTTAATGTCTTTCATTATGTTTATGAAATATGTTTATTAAAAATAAATCTAATTATATATCAATATATAGAAAAAGGAGATTGATAGTTACAATCTCCTTAGTTAAATTTAAATTTAAATGTTTATTCATCAAACATACCAGATTCTTGGTGTTTAACTATTCTACCTGTCATTTCATCTTCACGATCCTTTTCATTAATTGATTCTTTAAGTAGTTCATAAAGTTCATTAAATAATCCAAGAATCTTTTTATTTTTACGAATAAAATTATTTACCTTTTGACAATAATATGTAATGTTAGAATTTGCTACATTATATTTTTTAGCAATATCTTTATTCATTAATTTCTTATGATCATATACACCCCAATAACTACACCAGATATCAATAATTTTTTTATCAAATTCTCCCAAAAGAATCTTCAAAATATCATCATACAATTTTTTACGATCTTCAGCATTAACACCAGATTCAGCATCATTTGATGAACTAATAAAATCAAATATTGTTTTATTGCCTTCATCATTGTGACCTACTACTTTATCACCAGATACTGAAAGTGTTTTTGTATTATGACCTTTTTCCTCACGTTCTTTCTTTTGTTCAGCATTAGGAATTTTTACGATATGAGAATAATAAACACCATAACCTCTAATGTGGTTAAGCATACAATATGCAGCATATTGGCCGAATGTATAACTTTTTACTGCTTCATCATCTGCCTTAGATTTCTTATTCTTTTTACCATAAGTATTCATTGCATAAGTAAGACCTTCATAACAACAACTTAAAATATCGTCATAAGGAAGATTAATCTTACCTAGCCATTGTCTAGCAACACGATGTGCAAGTGGTTCATATTTTTTAGTTACAGCTTCACGACCTTTTTTAGAATCCAAATCTAAAAATATTTTATCTGGAGCAATTTGTTTATTAATAATTTTTTCAAATTGATCCTTTGTTTGGAAAACAGGAATTTCAAGAGTACGACCACTCTTAATGATTACACCCATTAACTTATAAAGCTCTTTAAGGTTTTCCTTCTTAGGAACTCCTGCTTTATAAAATCCTGCAAGAGCATTTTCATCATCATCAGTTGACAAATCAGAAATGTATGTCTTATTATTCACAATAAGCCATTGAACTAATTCCTTTGTTTCTTCAGACAAGAAATTACCAGCTACGTCCAAATACTTTTTAAGATCTGCTTCACTGATGTAGTTAATTGTATTTTTTTGTACTTCAAAATTTACTTTACTTGCTCCTTCTGTAATTTTTTTCATAATTTATTTAATTAATTTTTTATTAACTTTGACAGTACAAAATTAACCAAAATATTTTATATATAAAAATTATTTCCGTTAAATAATGTTAATGTCTCAATTATCCTAAATAGATTTATTAAAAATAAATAATAATATCAGTGATTATTTACATTAATGAACTTTAAGTAACATACATATTTATTCCTGTTTGATTAATACAAATATAATATAGAAATAAATATAAATATTTCAAATTTTATATTAATTATATTGAACTTATTAACTTTCTTTTACTATTTTTAAATCAAATATATTATAAATGAATTTTGAAATTCTTAAGAAACTTATTTTTCAAAACTTTTATAGGTAAAGTTTATAATACAATTAAATATGGATATAACTATCTAAAGGATTATGAATATATTTCTGATACTTTATATAGTGATGCATTTAAGTTAGTTTTAAAAGAATATCTTAATGTTGACATCCGTAAAGACTGGATAGGACGTTTATATGGTGTTATCAATCCAAATATTAATGAAGAAGGAAGATTTGATATCACTAAAACCATAATAGAATTTGATGATGAAAATACAAATAATAATGAATATGTTAAGCATTGGACTTATAAGCAATTAACTATAATTGGTGAAGTATTTAAAATTGAAAACCTTTATCATTTTATAGATTTGCAATTTAAACATGTTGGTCCAAAAAATGCAGATAATTATTTATTAATATTTGATATTGTATCACGTAAAGAATTTACTAAAGAATTAAAGAAAATGCTATTGCATGGATTAATATATGCAATTATAGCAATAGTAATATTACTTTTTATATAAATATATCTTATAAGATTAATGGTTAATATAGAGGAAAGACAAAAGCAATTAGCTGAATACACTGAATCTCTTAAAGGAAAAACACTTGAAGAATTAGAAAAGATTGAATCAGAATTAATTGCACAAGCAGATGAAAATGATCAAAAAGTATCTAAACTTGAATTTGATTTACCTAAAGATAATTACAAGACAGTAGCTGAAGGTATTCGAATGTTATTGAATAAGCAAACAGTTCAATGGCAATATACATTAGGTCTTGTTGGTCTTTATGATTTTTGGAATCCTGAAAAGAAAGTAAAGAAGATCCCATTTGCACAATTAGATGCAATACTTCGTACATTAGGTCAAATGCAATTTACTGGTTATGATGAGTGGGCTGCTGTTGTAGCAATCAATAAGTATTTTGAACCACTTCATAATGATTATGTAGGTGCAACTGATAAGACTTATTTTATTGCTTCTCAACATCAGGCTGTTATGCAAGCAATGGATAATATTAAAAATCCTAAGTCAGAAGAAAATAAATAAAAATTATATGGACTATCTAATATAATTGATTGTTAGATAGTCCATTATTGTTTAATATGAAGAATATTGGATTAGTATATATGGCAACATCAGTCTATAAAAATTATTTTCCTAATTTTTTAGACTCACTTAAATTTTTATTTCCAAATGATAATAAGACATTAATTGTTATTAGTGATGGGTTACAAGAATATAATGAACAAACAATTAATGATACAAAAATATATGTTAAAGATGTGGTAGATCTTCCTTATCCATTTTTACCATGCTGTAAGTTTAGATTTGTAACAAGATATGCAAAAGAATTCAATTTTGATTATATAATGAATTTTGATTCAGACACAATATTCTTAGAAAAAACTAATGAATTTTGGGAATCATTAAAATCAAAAATGGATACTGGCAAATTGTTAATGACGTTACATCCACATTATCTATATACACCAGATAGAGATTTTTTTGAACCATTTATAGTTTCAAATCAACAAAGCATAGGATATATTGATGCAAATTATATTAATGTACATCGTTCTTATATTATGACTAGCTTCTTTGCTGGTAAATATGACATAATAAAATATTTTGATGATAAAATTTATTATATGCTTGGTAGAGACATGGATAATCTTAGATGGATTCCTCGTTTTCCTGATGAAGCATATATGAATAAATTATATATTGAAGAAAATATATTGAATAATAATGATAATATTTTATTGGAAAAATATGTAACAATTAATCCTTATATCTATGGAGATTTTCCTGAAAGAGATAATGGAGATATTCATACAAACAATTTTCCAGAATATGATGATACAATCTTTATGAATCAAAAATATGATGTATCATTAAAACAATCAAAGAAAAATAATGAAGTAATATAATTGAGCAAAAAGAAATATCAATTAGAACCAAAATCTAAATTAGGATATAATGATAAACTAAAAATTTGTTATAATTGTTGTTTTTATCAAAGAAAAAATAATGGATGGTGTCCTTGGGAAAATACATATAAAAACTATAATGATAAATGTACCAAATATTTAAAAAATTGGCCCCATTCATTATTTAGATATAGATTTGATTTGGCTTATAAATTAGAAGAACCTATTATTTAAATATGATACATTTTATTTTTTCAGAACAAGATAGACGATATTTATTTATAAAATATGATTCAGAATATGATGAACTTTGGTTAGCATCTAATAAGAAACACCCTAACCTAACAGATCATTTAAATTTGGTTGATCCTTTATGTTATAGACCTCAGTATAAAGGGCCCCCATTTACGCAAGATTTTTTATTTAAGTATAATCAACCATCTGGACAAACAATATATTATTGTGCTATAGGATTATGGCAAGAGATATATAAATTCTTCAAAGATAATAATGTTCCATTTGATGGACTTATGGAAAACCAACATATGTTCAAACGTGAAATGAAACATACATTTGAAGAATTTAAAGTTATTGTTGATAGTTGGGGATTAGCGTTTAAACCACGTCCTTATCAATATGAAGCAGCATACCAAATATTACAATGGAGACAATCTGTATCAGAATTAGCTACACGTGCAGGCAAAACATTAATAGCTTATATGATATTTAGATATTGTTCTGAATATTTAGGAGCAAAAAGAATATTAATGATTGTGCCTTCTATTCAGTTAGTTACACAAGGTTTTAATGATTTTAATGAATATGCAGAATTTTTCAAGACTGAATGTGTATGGGGTGGTGGTAAATTAGTAGAATCAGCTAATCTAACTATAGGTACATTCCAATCATTAATTAAATTTTTGGAACGAAAGACACCAAAAGGATTGCCTAACCCAAAATATAATCCACATTTCTTTGATGGATATGATATTGTTTTTGTTGATGAAACTCATAGAGCAACTGCATCTCAAACAAAAACAATTATTAGTCAGCCATTTATGAAAGATACGAAAATCGCTTTCGGTATGACTGGAACAATTCCACCAAAACATACAATTGACTATTATTGTCTTAAATCATTATTAGGTGCAACTATTCAGCAAATTAAACCAAAGTACTTAATGGATGAAGGATACATATCAAAAGTTAATATAACGCAAGTTAGATTACATTATCATGATATTGAAAAACAAAAGAAGATATTCATTAAATGTGCGGAATATGGTTTATCTGAATTTGTAACTACAGATCGTATTAATCGTAATGGTAGAAAAGTTCAAGAAAAAATAAAATTAGATAATCCTGAATTTCAATTACAATATAAGAAGCAATTACCTATGGGTATTAATGAACTACGATTACAGTTCTTTAATCCTAATGATCCTTCAACATATGAAACATGGTGTAATTCATTAAAGACATATGTTAAAATGTCAGAATCAACTAACTTGTTAGTAATTGAACGTATGATGACTCATTTTATGACAGAACGTATTGATTATTTATGTAACACAATTTTACCAACATGTGATAAGAATACATTAATACTTGCACATCATACTGAGTACATACATTATATAACAGATATTATTAAGAAATATTATCCTAACCGTCATATAGATACAATTACTGGAGCAGTGTCACCGAAGAAACGTGATGAAATAAAACAAATGCTTAAAGATAATAATGATTGTATTTTGATTGCATCTTATGGAACATTATCAACTGGTATTACATTAGCTAATTTATGCTATGGCATATTATTTGAATCATTTAAGTCTGAAGTAATTAATATGCAATCAATTGGTCGTGGATTAGGTCTTTCAGATTTAAAGGATGAATTCATATTATATGATATAATTGACTGTTTTGATAGAAAAATCATATCAAACAAAATATATCTGCAAGGATTAGCTAAAACAAAAATTTATGATGCAGAAAGTTATCCTTATAAAGTTATAAATAAAAACATATAAAGACATATGGAAGTTAAAGAATATGGAGACTTTATGTCTACTTCAAAAGTATATAGTAAATTACCAATTATTTATCCTATATTGGGTATGAATGGTGAAGCTGGTGAAGCAGCTGAAAAGGTAAAGAAATGTTTACGTGATAATAATGGAGAATTTGATGAACACATTAAACAAGATTTATTGAAAGAATTAGCTGATGTTCTTTGGTATATATGGGCGACTGCTGATGATATGAATCATACATTAGAAGATGTAATGCATATCGGTATGAAAAAAGTTAAAGAACGTCAAGAAACAAATACTGTACATGGCACTGGAGATAATAGAGAAGAAAGTAGACCTATAGATTTCAATAATCATGAAGATATACTTTCAGAAGGATATGATGCTGATTTTCCAGAATATTCAAATAATTACATAGAATCTAAAACACCACGTTCAATTATTAAATTATTAGGAGATTTTGATTCATTAAAGAAAATAAGTTATAAATTATTATATTCTCATAAGAAAGATGTTCATATTATATTAAAAGATCATAATGAACAATTTGAATATGACGGTAAATTTATGGGATTAGGTAGACTAGACGGCGGACTTTTAATCAAATTAAATGATGAATCAAAAACAAAAGAATTAATTGAAAATATACATGACAATGTATCTGGATTACCATATTATATGTGTGAAATTAATGGGGATTTACTTCTAGAAAGACGAGCAGAATTAATACCAATTATATGTGAATAAATCATGGAAACTAGATTAGTTAATAATATTGAAGGTTATATTGAATCAAAAATAAATGAAGCATTAAATAATATTTCATTTGAACAAAAGATACAAGATAAATTCAATAATAGTGAAATTTGGAAAGATGCTGTTGCAAAATTCTTACAAGAAAAAATAAGTAAAGAAGGAAACATACACTCAATAGATAATAAAATAGAATATAAAATTAATAAAAATGAATTAATTATCAATTCAACAGTTATATTTAATAAACCACTAAAACAAATAACGATAACAATTGATAAAAATTCATTTCCTAATATGTCAGATGAACAGTTTGATGAATTAGGAAATAATATTGAAAAATATTTTGGTAACAAATATGGAGGTTAATGATTATCAAAATCAAATTTTAAAATATAAAGACTATCCTACAGAAATTGGTCCTTTTACTGTAATTATGACATTACAAAGTAATATTGGAAAACTATCTGAGAAATTAAATAAAGTTTTACTAGATAAACATGGATCATTTGAACAGGAAGATAAATTTAAAACAATAATATCATTAGGTGACATATTATTTGATATCACTAATATTGCAACCGATTTAGGTTATACATTAAATGACGTCATATCTATTAATCTAATGAAACATAATAAATCAATAGAATCATCTGAAAATAAAGATAAAAAATAGTTAAAATATATTAATAAATAAAATATCGTTCTAGATATATCTAGAGAGACATCTAAAGCTCTAAAATTCAATTTATATTAAATTAATTATAAAAAGAATTTTAGAGCTTTAGATGTCTTTATTAAGGTTTATTATAAATTTCATGCATTTTATTTAAAATTGCTTGTTTTTCATCTGAATATTCATTAATTTGAAAGTATTTTTGTATTGATGAATCAATATTATCTACAACATTTTTGTTAATGAATTCTTCAGTTGATTTTGTTTCATAATGATTTAACTGTGATAATTCATACCCACCATAATCATGAGTGCTATACGATTGATCATATAAATATCCAGTACCATCTGAAGTTCTTAATGGTATATCAGTATTTGAAACTGCAGTATGACAAGTTTGAAAATGTAAATCTAATCCATTATGCAATATTGTTTTAACTCCAAATGCATGTTCTTTATATATATCATAATACTTGTTAGATATGGAAGTAAATCTTTCAACAACGGGTTTGTTTTCGTAATAAATATTTTCATTATCACCAAATGTTAACCAAGTAACATGTATTTGGTCTATATTACTAAATATATCCCTATTTAAATAATCTTTTATATTATTATCTTTATTTAACATCAAAAATTCATCAATATCAAAAAAACATAACCAATCATATTTTATTTGATATATATTATATAAAGATGTATATAATGTAGGTTGGTAATCTACAAATCTATACATCTTTTCTTTTTGACGTAAATCAATTATTGAAACATTTTCTTTATAATTATTACATATTGATTCTAAACTATTATCAGAGCTATTATCTACTAAATATATGTGATCTACTCCTAAGTTCAAATAATGGTTAATCCATTCTTCAATATATAAATTTTCATTTCTACATGCTCCAAATAATGCAACTTCAATATTATTCTTCCTCATCTACATTATCAATAGTTGGATCTTCTACCATCCAAGGATGACGAACAGGAGCAGGATTTGTTAATTCAATATTAAGACCAAATTCCTTTTTAAGTGCTTCATGTTGAGTGAATCCATATTTATCAATTAATCGTAATGATTCATTAAAACGATTAAATATTGACCATAGCTTAGCAGGAGTTGTTGGTGTAGGATATCCACCATCCTTATAATATTCCCAATCTACTAATTGCTTAAACTTTCCATAAGTTAATTCAAGCTTAGTAATATATTCTGCTGCCTTTGCATATGTCTTGTATTGTCCATAAAGAACTTTATTAATGTACTCGCGTTTCTTAGCAGAATCCTCCATAATTTTTTCAAACTCTTCAGATCTATAATCACTAAATGGCTTATATTCATAATTATCGCCATCAGTAATTTTAAGTTCATTACCTGACATATATGACTCCAAGAATGCATGTCGTAAATTAGCATTAACTAATCTATTTTCAAAATCAGTTTCAAACTTTTGAATCGCCTTGTCCTTAAGTTTATCATTATTCTTCAATCTACAAATATTAACAAAATCCATATATGTCTTTTTATCAATATTTGTAATATCTTTAATTCTTGTTAAGTCATCAATCTTAATAGAGTCTGAAGACTTACATATTTCACATTGTATATCCAAACAAGCTGTTACAAGATTTTGCACTTGAATGTTAACGTCTTTACCGGACAATCCTAATTCTGAATCTGCTTTGGCATAATAGATATACAATTTTTGAAGCTTACGTTCACGCTTCTGTTCTTCTGTCATTTGTTTTCTTTCTTTCTTTGCCATTTTTTATTATTTAATATAAATTAATAAATGATTTAAAAAATTATAAATTTAATATAGAAAAGTATGGAGAAAATTTTTAATAATCCAAAATTTAATATATATGGCGGAATAGGAATGAAAAATAAGTATATATTTATGAAACGTAAGTTTAATGAATATATTGAGTATTTTATTTATAAGATTGATGAAATAACTAATGAAAAATTTCCAATTAAATATAGTTCTGATAGAAGTTATAAATTGATTGTTTATAATGATTACAATAAAAAGATGTATTTAAAAGAACATTTAAATGAAATAGAACTAACAAATTGGGATGAATTATATGAAATATCTGTTCAAGAATTTATTGTTATGTTTAAACAATTTATTGAATATGATGATAAACTTGGTAAATATTTTTCAGATATTATATTTAAACAATAAAAGCTGGTACTTAAGTACCAGCTTTTTATTTCGCCTATAAATTTACGATTAAGATAATTCGTCTTCCCAATAGTCGCAACGGAATGTTGCAGTAAGTTGACGAGCATCATTTGACATATAGTCCAAATCTTCAAGACCTGTAACACCAGTAAGCATTACATGGTGGAAGATATAGCTTCTCCAAATATCACCATTACGGTTAGCTTCAGCTATACGTAAGTTATCTGTAATATAACCTGTCTTAATTGAACGAGTACCGTCTGCAAGATTATATGAAATATTTTCCCAAGCACGGAATACTTTCAATACGAAGTTATCTGTTACGTTCTTAAGGTTAAGGTTGAAGTTAATAGTAATATCTGCAGCTGTTGTATCAAATACAGGATTTAAGTAAGATACAGTTACACCATAGAAGTTTTGTGCAGATGCTGGAGTTGTCTTCTGAAGAACATCAAGACCAGATACTGTAGTTACTTGTTCAGTAAGTATAAGTTCTTCTGCTGCAAATTGTGATTGGATAGCTGCTGGCAATGTGAAATATACTTCAAATATTGACTTGTGAACTGGATCATATTTCATACGTCCTGATTCAACATTCAATATATGAGGTAAGTGTGTTAAATTATTAGCCATAAATTATATTCATGAATATATATTTTTTAAAACGTTTTCAAACTTTTTATAAAGATTGGATATTACTATGAATACCCAATCTTTTATATAAAAATAAATTATTCTGAAATATTTGCTGCCATCTGACCAGTTCTCCAGATGTGTAATTCTTGTACCATCTTACCGCAACCCATACCTGGTTCGATGTGAGTTGTAATAACAGCCATTTCGTTATCAATGATTTCAGGACCATTATTAGATTCATCCATGATATTCTTGTAAGCTTGAATACCACCATTAGCTGCAATTATTGCGCAGATTTGATTAGCTCTATCAAGAATAGCATTACGTGTACGTTGGTTATTGAATTCCCATTGATATTGTTGAAGAACCTTTTCAATTTCATCTTGTAAGTAAATAACAAGTTCACGAACATTAACCTTAGATAATGCTGAAACTGGAGATTGCTTAGCTGTTTGGTTAGCATTAATGAATGTACCGAAGTTTGGACGGTATACCATTACGTTAACACCAAATGGTTCAATGATTTGTAATTCATCTTGTGAGTACTTGTAGTCAGGACCAATAAGACCAGATGCAGTAATACTACCGAAGTTAGGACCTGCAACGATATAGTATGGTTGACGTGTCATATACTTATTAACGAATAAGTTAGATACAAGACCTGCAGATGGAACTATTGTATCTAGATAACCATCAGAGAACTTTAATGGAGAATAGAATGCTACGAAGCTAGCACCATCATTTTCACTTGGTAAGCTGAACATCATTGAAGCAGCTTTCTTCTTATTGAAACCTTTAACAACATATTCTACATTGAATACACCCTTGCTATCAGTAAATGAAGTGTAAGGACACTTGATAAAGTTTTGTACTGATGGGAAGTTTGCAATACAGAATGCAGATTGTTTTTCTTTACATAAGAATGAAAGAACACTCTTAAGATTTGTTACAGGGAATGATTCGAATGTATCAATTACATAACGATAATCAATTTCAGACTTATTAAGAAGACCTGTACGAAGACCTTTATAATCAGTTAATGCTTTGAAAATAAATTCTTGCCATTTAACTTTAGCATACATACCAGTTCCAAGTGGACGATCGTTCTTATATGTATAACCTTCAAGATATTGAGGAACCATTGTACCAATTTCTTGGTTAAGAGCTGCATCTACACGAACTAAGCTTTGGTTAAGTAAAGCACCAGTTTCTTCATCACGTATTTCGTAAAGATATGGTTCTGCAGAAAGAAGTACATAATAGAATTTGAATGAACCATCTTCATTATATACTGTACCAAAATCTTGAACATATACATTGTCTTCATATCCATCAGTATCGTCGTCTTCTCCATTATCATTATAATCAACTGTATTATCTTTAGCTAAAATACAATCGCCCTTTTGGAGAACATTAATAAGTGATGTATCATATTCAGCAGTACCTATAAGTGCAGCTTGTTTAACACCCTTAATAATTTCAGCATCTTCGACGTATGTCCAGTTATTATCTGTGTAATCGATGAATGAAACAGATGAACCATAAACAGATTCAGCTCCAACAGTATTAGTATTTACAAATTTTGCATTTGTCATAACTTCAACTGCTTTTAATGAAGGTTTCATGTTTTCATCAATATCAGTATAAACTTGGCCATCTTCAGCTTTATTTTCAAGACGTGAAAGAGCAGTAATAACCTTTTGAGGACCAGCAAGTGGATCATTAGCATTAAGGAATGCATCTCCAGCAGGCCAATATGTACCTTTTCCTTCTATTGGATTACCATCTTTATCAAATTCAACACCAAGTTTCTTAGCAGCTTCAATAGTCTTGTTTGCTTCTCCAACGTTATTGAAGAATGTCATAACAATTTCTTGTTCTGTACCTACTTGAGCAAGCTTGATTTGACCAGCTTTACCAGCAGCAACATCTAAATCATTAAGAATACCCTTAACATAAAGTGTACCAGCAATACGTGTTTTACCAATGAATATGTCTTGTACAGCAGTTTGTGTTTCAGGATCATATACGTTTGTATGGAATGTAATAACATCAGCAATAACTGGTGCACCAACATTACCTAAAACTGTTGTAGTAGCATTACCTTCATAAATCTTTTTAAGACTTAATGATGTATTTGCTTTATTAGGATTAGCTGCTGTAGGAATTAATAAACGACCTGAAAGATCTAAATTAGCAGCATTTTCTTCTTCAAGTAAATCATTATTGAAAGCAAGCATCATATTGTGAGTTTCTTGGTCGCTATTGAAAATAACATCAAGACATGCATATGCACCTTGCTTATTCTTGAAGTAAGGAATAATTGAACCAACATAGTGACCTAAAGCTCCTGATGTTTCATCTTTGTATAATGCATCAAGTGTATCAACAGATTCACCGAAAGCATTAATTACTTTATCGCGAAGTTTAAGTATTTGATTACCATCTTCATCAAGTTCATTTGTTACAATAAAATAATTCTTTAATGTATTAGATGCAAGAACCTGTTTAGCTTCAAATTTTCCTTTAAATACATATATTTCTGCAAAGAAGTCAGAAATTAAATTGTTCTTATATTTTTCTAAGAACTCAGGCATTTCTTCATCAGAATACCAATCATTAACTGTAATGTTATAGCCTGCAACTTTTGTGCCACTAGCTTTACGAATAAAATATGTAGCAGATGTTGCTTTTACGTTTGTAGCAGATATATTAATGTATTGATCCATTAATGCACCTTCAACAGAACGTAATCCATTAAGCTTTAATGCGTCAAGTGTCCAGAAACGAGTTGTATCGTAAATGTCTTCTACATTGAGAGTAACAGTGTCAATTGGTGTGAACTTTGGATTAAAGTCTGTGCTGATTGTAGCACCTTGAACTGTTTCACCATCAAATTTCTTAAGATTAAGACAAAGAATTGGACTTACTTGTAACATCTGTAAAGCTAAACGGTGGAAATAAATACCACGTTTTTCAAGCTTTTTAGATATATTACCGAATAAAGCGATAAATTCTGTTGAGTCTTTAACCAAAACTGGTACATTAAAAGGACCAACCTCAGAATAGCCAACAACTAATCTAAGCATTTGAGTATCTTGGTTTAAAACAGCAGAATGATCAAAAACAACACGGTAAATACCTGCGGCTTTAAATTGTTGCAAATGTACTGGAATTGCCATATTTGTATATCTTTTTATATTTATTATATTCTTAATTGTAATTTATTAAAGCTTATTAGCCTATTTAGTAAATACAATTTAAATAAAAATAAAATTTTTATGATCTAATTGAAAAAACTTTATTCCTGTTTATTATTATAGATAATAAGAAATAAACTAAAAAGGACAGTTCTCACGAACTGTCCATTTTTTGATTCTTACGAATCGGATTAATATATAGAGGCGAGATATTGTCTCTTATATTGTTTAGATAATTCCGAATTCTGAGCCAACAGCAATTGTAAGATATTGTAATTCTGGATAGAAACCAGCTTCAGCAATAGTGTAACGGCTGTTAACTAACATCTTAGGAGCCATTGTACCTTCTGCAGTAATAGAAACTGTATCAGCAAGGATATAAGGCATGAAGATTACACCAGGTGAATTACCATCACCCTTACGACCGATACAGATACGAGTATCATTCCAGTCCATGTAAGGATCTACGTAAACTTGAAGACCAGCAACAGTACCTGCGTGGTATAAGTTCTGTGTATTAGCTTGAGACATTGTGTTAAGCATTGGAGCTACAACATAACCAGATACGTCTTGTAAAGCAGTAGCAACTTGACCGTTTGTTACGATCCATGTTGGACGACCACGACGACCTACTAATTGAATCAAGTTAGCAGCAGCAAGAACCTTAGACATGATACGACGTTGACGTGTTGCAAGATTTTCAGCAGAAGTATTAACTTCAGCATTCTTAACATTACCCCAAGTTGCCTTATGATCATGACCATAGATATCTGTGAAGTGAGGTACACCAGCGAAAGCTGTAGCGAATGCAGTATCACCATGAGCACCCATCCATAAGTTAAGGTCTACACCTTGACGAGCCTTTTGTTGAACAGCGTTAGTAACACCAAGAGCAAATACTCTTTCAAGGATACGTTGGTTGATGTGTTGTGTAATTTCGTTTTGAAGAGCTTCCATAACTTTAGATACGGCATCAACACCATATAATGGAAGATCTTGTAATTGTTGACGTGTAACAGTACCAGTTACTTCGTATGAACCCATTTGGATCCACTTGCTGAATAAACGAAGACCAATTACATTACCTGTACCAGTTTCGTTCTGAGCACGTGTCATAGGATTCTTACCACCATCGAAGAAGTTAGCAAAACCATCAACAAGATCTACAGAAGTTTGTACGAAGTCAGCTTCAACAGCTTGAGCAGCTTTACCTTCAGCAGCTTCAGCTAATGTGATTGTATATGTACCTAACTTAACAGCAGTTGCAGTAGCAAAAGCTTCACGGATTGATTTAGAACCACTTTCTACAACTTTAACAAGTGGGCAAGCATCCATACGACCAAGAGAAATGAACTTACCTTTGAAATCACCTACTTCAACAGCAGTATCAGCTTTAACTGTGCCGTCTTCCATCTTTTCACGGATACCAGCGATTTGAGTAAGAGTAAGACCCTTAATCTTAATATAAATAGGCTTGTTTTCGTTACCTTCGCCTTTACCATCAAATGAAGTTTCATTGATACGACCAAGTTTACCACCAGCGTAAGGGAAGTCCATATATGTTAACATAGCCCAAGGACCCTTTGAAGGGATAACAGGAACAAGTTCAAGACCAATAGTTAATAAAGCAATATTAAGAGCCATTGGAAGTGTTGATACTGGAATATCACCAGAACCAGGAGTTTGTCCCCAGAATGAACCTGTAGGATTTGCAGCATTATAAGGTGCTGTGCTCATTGGATCTAATTGACTTGGAGCTGTAGGATTGCCAATACCAAGAGTATTCATTGGTGTAGCATATAATGGGTTAACTCCAGGATGAGCTGCAGATGGAACTACATTACCACCGTTAATACCTAATTGAGATTCATGAATTTCGTGAATAGCAGCATATTGAGAAACCCAGTTAAGTTTTTCCTGGTCATTAACGTTGAAGTTTTCTTTCAACATTTTTTCCCATGTAACTGCGCCATTTTGTTCATTATACATATTATTTATAATCAAAATTTATTTGTTATTTCTCTTTTGAGAATTATATATTAAATTTATATAAAAATAAAAATTTTCTTTTCAGATAGAATATTATTTAAGCATATAAACCACGAAGTGATCTCATTCTGTTAACAATATTCATTTGATAGTTATCAACTGGGTTATTATTTTCGTTGATTCTTTCAGTTTTTGTAGTCTTATTAAAATCTACATTAGCCCAGAATGATTCAAGTACTCCTTCTTTTGTGAAGTCATACATCTTAGAAGTGCGAATAATTTCTTGTTGACGAGCTTCATCAAGTAATTCCCAAGATGCAGTATATTCAGCAGGCATGCTTTCTACTACATAAATTCCTTTGTACTTGTTTTCTTTTTGTTGTTCAGCAACAATCTTATTAACATCATTATTACCATCTTGAGCAATTGATTCTAATAAACTATCAATTTCATCAAGACGACCAGCCTTTTGTGATTCCATAAATGCAGATACATTAGCATTTACAGCTTCTTCAATTTGTTGTTTGTGTTCAGGAGCGAATTCTTCATTAATCCAACCTTCAACAACTGGTGCAAATTCTTCAGTAATCCAACCTTGTACTTCTGGTGAATATTCTTCAACAATCCAATTTTGAACTTCTGGAGCAAATTCTTCAACTACCCAGTTCTGAACTTCTGGAGCGAATTCTTCAACTACCCAATTCTGTACTTCTGGAGCAAATTCTTCAACTACCCAGTTCTGTACTTCTGGGGCAAATTCTTCAACAACCCAACTTTCAACACCTTCAGCTATTGTATTAATTGATTCACTTAATTTAGCATCAACCATTGTTTCAATATCTTCCATAGATACACCTTCAGGAATTTGGATCTGATTCTTATATGCAGGCCAGAATTCTTCAGTTACCCATTGTTGAATAGCATCATAATTAGTTGGTTTGATAGATTTTGCTTCATTTAAAGATTCTTGAGCTACATGAAGTTCAGCCTCAAGAGAAGTAACCTTCTCAGTAAGCTTATCGATAGCTTCTTTAAGTTCTTTCATATCTACTTTACCATTATCTTTATTTTTGTTATCGTCTTCTTTTTTAGAATCTTCTTTTTTAGGATCTTCGTTATCATCTGTTTTAGATTCTTCACCTTCAACAATAGCATAAATAACATTACCTTCTTCAGCAGATTCATTTAAACATTCTAAAGTTTGATTTTGCTTAAGAGTTAATTTGGCTTGACTGAAACCAGGTGTACCAACTAAGTCATAAGTTTTGATTGTAGATAAAGTAACTTTACCTTCATTAGTAATAGTACCAGCACCACGAGATGAAATATAAAGTGGAAGACCACCTTCTACAATGGCTTGAGCTATTTGACCTTTAGGGGTATTTAATAAAAGAATTGTACCTGTGATAGTTCCATCTTCATTCATTTGAATATCTTCAATCTTGTGTGAAACATTTTCAAGATTGATATTCATTGAATTTGGATGTTCCAATTCACCAGGACAACCAGATTCTTTAATAACTGCTTGTAAAGATTCTACCATTTGACGGTAGTTTTCTTTATCATAAACACGATTATTTTGATTCTTAATACCACATACGCCAAATACACCTTCAAGTCTCATCATACCTTTAGGCGCTGCTGCTTCAGAAACTTGTAATTGTTTAACTTCACCCAATGTTTCATAGATCAAGCAACGTTTATTTGTCATATTATTGTATTCCAATATTTTTGTTATAAATAAATATCAAATAAAAATAAATAACTTACTGTTATTATGTTAACATATTTAAATAAAAATAAAAATTTATATAATAAAAAGTATAAAATGGCATAAGAAATACCATTTTATACTTTATAATAATTAATAATCAATATCAATTAATCTATGTTCAGCATAGTTATCTAATGATGTTTGTTGTTTACGGTCGATATTATCTATGCTAATATGCTTAACTAAATTGCTACCTAAATTAAATACATTATCATAATATACTCCTGCACCTCTTTCATTTAAAGGTAATATAATATTCTTTCCAAAATCAGACCATATAGCACTTATATTAATAAATGGACTAGATCCACTAATTGGTTGAACATTATATAGATTAAAACCACGTGTAATGATATTTCCATAAGTAAATGATATTATATCATCATTAAATATTGAATCATATAATAATTTTGTATTATTAACAATTGGTAATCCTGTATCAGTTTCATCTTTATTAAATGCTTCATATATTGTAACATCATTATCAGTAGAATCTTTAATAATTACTTCAACCCAAGGATATGAAGAATCTGATGTTGATAATAATTCTTTATTTAAATACATATAATAATGAATTCCATAATCAGTTCTTGCATTAAATATATTATCTTGATTTGCTCTAATACTAGTATCTAAAGTATGCAATGATTTTTCAATTGTTGTTTGATTAAGTTCATCATATAATGTAATAACATTATCATAAGGTAAAAAGTCTTTAATAGATGTTAAATTACCAAAGCTAACTGAATTATCTTGTAATACAAAATACAATTCAATTGAATCAACGTTATCTATTGTCTTATTAATACCATTATTAGGAATATTATGTATTTTATCAGAATTAACTCTATCTAAAGATTCACTGTTAGGTAATAACATTTTAAAGTTAAATGAACATGTTAAATCAGTAGAATTTGTGAAATATTCAGGTATAAATACATATCCTGGACACTTAACATAACATACAGTATTTGCAAGTGATTTATTTACATATTCAATAATTATATCATTTACAAAATTAGGAATTACTAATACATCTTTAAATGTATTTGAAAAACTTAAATTATATAACTTAGTATTTTTAGGGAATAGATTTGTAGGTAATATTCCTTCAAATTCAGAATTTGCAATGAAGCCATCAATATTACAATTTGATGTACAACCATAAAATATATCCCAAGGTAATATTAAGTTTTTAACAATATGTTCTCCATAAACAGTAATGCCATTTTGTACATAATTATCTTTACATTCATAATTTGAAATTACTGTACCTTCTAATGTAGTAATATTTTTTCTATATGATCCATTTAATTCTATGCCATTATTATATTTTGTATAATCTTCAGGAGTCCAATTATAATTAAACCAAGATTCATTTGAATCTAATTTGACATCAGCAAACATTAATGATAAGTTTTTATGTTTTTCTGTATAATAGTCAATTTTATAATCACCTAATCCCGTTTTTAAATTAAACATATTTAATGGCAAATTCTTATGTAATGTACATCCCATAAATGCTTCTGTCCATGTTTCAACATTAGTAAACTTACTTAAAGTATTAGATGTAATTTCTATGCCATATTCTACATTATTTCTATCTACTAATTTTGCATTTTTAAATAATCCGTTACATGCTCTAAATATATAAGGTTCAACTATATCTGATGAATGTAATATTAATTCATTTTTATTTACTTTATCATCATCAATAATAATATTTGTATTTTTAAATAAGTTATTTAATGTAATGCATTTTTTAGTGTTTAACTTCTTTAATAATATTAATAAATCAGATTCATATATTTCCTTTGCACCATTTAATGAATAAATACTATCATGCCAAGGTAATAGTGAATTATTTGCAAATGTATCAAAATTAATTATTTGCGTAATGTTCATTTTTTCGATATTTTCGTTAGAGAAATTAAATGAATTATATAATGTTAATTTTGACATATCATATTCATACAATCCAATTCTATTAAAATTAATACTATACTTATTTAAGTTATTAAATGAGTTTTTAATTGATTTTAACTTAGGGAATTTAAATTTATTAGTTGTATGGTCATATAACAAGTCGGCATAATCAACACCATCCATATCATTAATAACAAATCCTTCAAATGATTCTAAAATATTTGTATCATAATTTAAATTACTAAATAAATTTTTAATTTGTACAACATCACCATCATTATAAATATTTAATCTAACTTGGATATAATCATTATCAGAAATTAAACATTTAATATTATTGATGTAATAATCAAATAAATTTACGTCAATATTTGAACCAGAAGGTATAAAGTTATCTAACTTAAATTCTCCATTGTTCTGTATAACATTCATACCACAATAGTTATCATCAGTACCAAATATATCTTTATTATATGTAAATATACTTGTACCGAAGAATAAATAGCTAATATCATTTACATTCTTAAATTTATTTAATGTAAATGGATGATTAGTTTTACTATTAGCGACACGTGTTTGTCCATAGAATAATCCATTTAATGAAACAATATTATCAATATTTTCAAATATTACCAAATCTTCATTACAATTAATAAAATCAGCAACAAAACCACTATCTATATGAGGTGATGAAGTTAAAGTACCACCCAAATCATGTTTAAATAATGAATCTAATTTTTTAACATTTTTACCAATAATCATTTTATTAGGATATGATCCATAATTTGAATCATTAAATGTTCCAGTAGTTCCATTGATATTATCACTATTAATATATAAATATACATTAGGTTTAGTTATTATTCTTTCTAAAGATGTTCCTGAGAAGGCATCTCCATATAATTTTAAACAGTTATATGTATTTCCATTAATAGTAATTTGTTCACCATCTGATTCTGATGCATCTAATGTATTGAATCCACCTGTACCATTAAATTTAAATGAACGAATATTTGTTAATTGTTTTAAGTCAATTGTTGTTGAATCATTTTCTGATGATTCATCTAATTCATTAAAATAAATATGTAAATTATGATTAGCTTTTGAATCAGTATTACATTTTATTATCTCTAAAGATTCTACATGTTCAGGATTTAATATGCAAATATTATATAAGTTAGGACAATATGCTAAAGAAATATGAGTAAAATCTTCCAATATGACTGTTGTTAATTTTAAGTCATTTTTAATAGAAATTTTACGTTCGTTAGCTGTTTTATCTTTAGGACTAATTTTTATCTTATTAACTTTTGATAAATTAATTTCCATATCATTTGACCATCCTGGCATAATATCCAAAGAAGGAGCAGTAAATCCTGATAAGTTAACTGATTCTAAGTTTTTACAGTTTATAATTTTTGTGTCGGTTGATTGTGTATTAGATAAATTAATTACTGATACACCAACACCATTACATGTTAATGTTATTTCTGTTCTTATTAATTCAATTATTGTTAAATCAGGATATGGGTCAGTATTATTCGCATCTAATGCAAATGTTAAAGTTCCAGTAAACTGTGAATCATTATCATATAAATCCTTAATAATACTTACAATTTTTAATGATTTCATCGCTGATATATTATAAGTACTACATTTACCTTTTGTTAATACAATTTGATCTAAGTTTTCAGTATTTAATGTTAATGTATTTTCATTAATTACTGTATTAAGATTTCTAATATATGTCCAAAGAGTCGAACCACCAAATTTTGTGATAACTAATCCTCTAGGTTTATATGATATGTGATATTCGGTGTCAGGATCTTCCAATAAATATTTATATTTTTCACCCATAGCTGTTGTAATGTTAAATGGTGAAAATTCTTGTGATTTTATATAAATATCAATAGGTTGCGAATAACGTGCACCATTTCCATTTATTGAAAATATATCCTTTAATATTTCAATATCTTTATTTGAACCTAATACATCAGGAGTTATATCTGGAATTTTATCATTATAAGATGATGATAACCATTTATAATTACCATTACTATCTGCATTAGGAGTATCAATATCATTATATTTATAACCTTGTACACTATCTAATCTTATTATAGGTGTAAATTTAGGATTATTTTCATTAGATTCATTTTCAGTATATTCAAGATACTTAATATTTAATTTATCATTACCTTCTAAATTAAAATATGAATCTAATATATGTAAACGACCACCTAACCATTCATGTAACTCATTAATGCCTTTTCCATGGAATGGAATGTAATTAAGGTTTTCAAATGAGCCATTTTCATCAGTATTATATGTATAGTTATATTTATTTGTTGAATCTGGTGAAATACGTTTTAAATATTTAAGTCTATAGTTTAATGCCCAAATTTGTTCAGGGATATTATCTAAATTTCTAATGAAATATTTTTGTATGAAATAATCTGCAGATCTTAATTCACCTGTTCCAGGACCTGATATATCTCCTATATTGTTTGAGATACATCTCCATCTAGCCCATATATTGTGAGGTATTGAACCTTTTGGTACTAATAATGAATCAGATTTTTCATCATTTAATAAATGGGCATATTTAGCAACAGCAAATAAATATGATGAAGGTATATCAAATCCAGATTCTGCCATTGATTGTCCAACGACATTAGGATTTTCTGGATCTGACATTGGATAGAAATCTCTATATATTGTTGGTTCTTCTAATTCAGTAGTTTTTCCTGTTTTCCAATAATCTGAGAATGCAAAATAAGAAGTTTTTGCACCACCATTATCTCTACCAAATGATGTATCCATATCATAAAATGCTACATACCATTTACCATTTTTATAATTATCCGCACCTTCAACATACGTTGCATTCCATGATTTAACATTAAGGTTTTTCATTACTGAGTCAACAAGACCAAATCCCATACATGCAGTATAATATTCAGTTGCACTTGTATAATCTAATATAGGATCATTACCACGTTGATAAGGATCAAAACCTTCATCAATATGTGTATCTAATAAACGTCCAACTGCATAATCATCAGCATAATATGATGGGTCAATTGATGGTTGTCCATTTGAATTTAAAATAATTTGACCACGTTCATCTTTTTGGAAATTATGAATTAAATATTGTAAATCAGTATCACTTTCTTGAGGTGCTCTTACATATTGTAATTTATAATTTGGAACTTGGTTTGCTGAATCAAATATAGATGAACCATATCCTCTATCAATATACTTATTATATCCATATTTGTATTCACCTAAATGTTTATGTAATACATTATCAAATAAATAACCACCTGCTTTAGAAATTGCTTCAACTAATCTAGGTATATGATATCTTATACGTAAATCTGCATTTGATTGTTTAGATGGATCATATTTTGGAACAAAATCACCAAACATACATCCATTATCGGTGCCTTGTTGTACATCCTGTGGTAATAACATTGTTGAATGATATTGTGAAAAATCGAAATATTCTTTACCACCTTGAATTTCTGCAACAATAACACCATCATCAACAGGTAATGTTTTCATATCTAAGTTAGTAAATTCTACATATGTTACAATGAAATCTTTACCTGATGCATTATTTAATGCAGATGAAATTTGATTCTGTTCTTGTAAAATACGTGGACTATAATAACCCATATTAAAATATGAATCACGACCTAAGTTGAAATTGTATATACCAAGAAAATAATATGTTGATTTACCATTTCTGTTAACATTAGCAAATACTAATACAGGGAAACCTAACAAACAGTTTTTAATATAATTAACATATTTATTATTACCTTTATTTGTATTACCACCATCAAATAATATATTAAATTGTGTTGTATTTGCATTAACGAATGCACCAACAGCAGTATTGTTACTATGTGAAGAGTCAACAACGTCTGCCTTTAATGTATATGCAGTTTCTGGTAAGAATGAATTTTTTGCCTTTGATACAATTGTTTGTTCTTCTTCTGTTAAATTATTACTGTTAAATAAAGTTTCATTAACGTCATAGAAATTAGGTGTAAATATACCCATACGACCAGGTGTTTGGTTATTAATACCTAATGTTAAGTTTTTATCAAATAATTCACCTGTAGAAGAACCTTGCAATGCAGCATACCAATATGAACCAGCTAATTCATCGGGTAAATCAATTTGTGAAAGTTTATTTAAACCACTTGAATAATATATGTAATCTAATTTCTTTTTATCTTTTGTTAATTCGGTTTCTTTATATGATTTAGTAAACCAATTAACAAATTCATTATCAGATTGATCTGTATATTCTAAAAGTAAAACTGGAATATCAATACCATTTGCAATTGAATCAATATCATTTCTTGAAGCAACTTCTATCATTCCATAATCTGTTTCTTTGAAATTACGAAGATTAGCAAGTAATGAAATAATATTACCTAAAGATTTATGTGTACTTATATACTTATAATAATATTCAGATATTGCTATATCATCAAGATATGTTACTTTATTTTGTGTAACTGTTCCTGATGTTTCATTTTTGTCAAATCTTTTTAAACTATTTTTATTATGTTGAAAATATGCTAACTCAAAAAAGTTCAATGAAAAATTTGAGTTATTTAAATATACTGAAGACCAACATGATGAATCTTTAACAAAGTTTTTAAATGCTGCTTCAGGACATCCATCAATATAAATTATTATTTCATAATAAGGTGAATTTGTTTCATAAACATATCTTTTATATAATGTTAATAAATGATAGTTTTCATTATTTGAAGGAGCATAATTATGTTCCTTTGGTATGAATATTTTTGCTAATGTATTTGATGAATTATATTCATTAATTCTATTTTGATATATGTCAAGATTTAATGAGCTATTATTGTTATTTGTTAAAATTGACATTAACTTTACATTATCACTATTAATATATGAATATTGAATACCAAATGATAACATTATGTCACAATCTGGTTGAGCTAATAAATTTAATTCATTACTAATATCAAATAATTGTGAAGGTTCTCCATTAGCATATTTTTGAATCTTTTGAACACTTTCATAATTTTTAATTGTATTTAAACAATTAAGACTTAAATTAGTTTCATGATGTGTTCCTATTTTTCCTTCTTTAAAGAATAAATCAATTTCATTAAATTCAACATCAGCATTATACCAGTTAATTCCACTATTTTTATCAAATGCAGCAAAATAGTAATAAATACGTTGTTGCTCAGTTTGATTCTTCGAATAAATACATAATTTATATACACCTTCTTCTTGAACTGGTATATTAATCATTTGACGTTTTCTATATTGTAATGAACTTAATAATTCATTATCAATTATATTTTCACCATCATCTAAAATATATGAAACATCTACCGTATTTAATGTATTTGATCCTAAATATGCTTGTAAATATAATTGTAAAGATCCTACATTAAATATATAAAGTTCTGATTCAATTTCGTTTAATTTATTTTCAATTACATCTTTTAATTGATTATCTGTTATTGAAGGTCTTAATGATTCATCTACTAATGTATTAATCAAACCTTCACGAATAACTGGGTCTAATTCTTGTTCATTTTCAAGAATTTTAAAATACTCATAATAACTTTTATATAAATTAAATTGAATAATTGCATTATTATAATTTGTTTCTGAGTATTTATATATTTTTGCTTTATTATTTGTTGATTCTATTTTAAAGAATATTTGATTATTAGGAATATATGTAAATGATATATTCTTAGTAATAATCTGTCCATTTGATATTCCTAATGACTCATCAGGATCTATTTTAAATTTAATGTTAATTGTATGAGATCCATAATTATTGTCATTTGATATAAATGATGAATTAAAAGGAATAGACAAATTACCTAAACCTACACCATGTTCACTATCATTAATTATTCCTTCATAATTAGTTAACATAGTTTCGTCACATGTTATTTCATATGATATTTGTTTTGATGAAACTATGTTATAATCAATAAATAAGTTTACTCCCTTTTCTATTGCTTCATTAACATATAAATTATCTCCATCTAATATGTTTTTATCATTATTATCTATTAATGATAAATTAAATACATAAGGATTTTTGATATATGTAAATAAATATGTTGCATTATCGTTATCACCAGTTAATGTACTTGTACCTTTAATTTCTATTTTTATTGTTCCAGTATCATCAACAGGTACATTGAATGATAATCCATAATCATTATCTTGTGTTAAATCATACCATTTACTTTGTGAAAATCCAGTACCAGTAATTCTAGCTTGATAAATATTCAATATGTTTGTTTTATTTAAACTTATTGATAATGTTTCATATTTTTTATTACTATTTGATAATATTAATTTTTGATTAATAGATTTTTGAATAATTATATTACCAAATAATACATTTGCATCTACACTAAACGAAACACCATTAGATGATCCAGAACCTTTTGATCCTGTACCTCCATATTTATAAAGCCATTTGATATTTCGTTCTAAACTTGTTAACTTATCTTCTTGCTTATTAATAACGTTAGTTAAAACATCAGATTTATCACCATTTACTAATATGTCATTTGATGTTATTATAAATGAATCATTTTCGTTATTATGTAATTTCATTATAAAATATATGTTAATTTCTTATATAATTAAAAATAAAAAAGAACCTATTATTATATTTTAATAGGTTCTTTTTTTATCAATAAAAATTGATTTAAATATTAATTGTTGGAATCATTTTCTTTTCAGATTTTAACCATAATCCATAGTTATCGTAAGTTTCAGCACTTAGTTTAACTTCATCTATTTCTGCTTGTGTTGTTGAATCATTATATTTTGAAACTACATCCAATTTTGATTCATCAGAACTCTTAACATATTGAGCTTTATCAATTAAATATGTCCATTCAATATCTTTAGTTCCATAAGCAATTTGTGTAAATTTATACTTACCATTAAATATATTTTTTGCTCTTGCTAAATATACATTGCATTGTCCTAAATTATCTACAACATATTTAATATACATTGGGAATTTTTGGTTATTATCTGGCGTATCTGTTCCATCAGAACCATTACTTGTTACTGGTATAATTCTTGAGAATTTTTGGTTAGGAGTAGGTAATTCTTTATTTGATGTTAATTTATATCCAGTTGCTTGACACATTATATAAGTAACTGCACTATCACGATATCCGTCATCTACGTATAATGGTTTAGAAGGATAAAATTTATTAATTGGTAAAAGATCTGAATTTATTGTATTTTCCATATATGTTATTGGTAATTTAGACCAGTTAATCATACCTGTTGTTTCAGATGTATTCTTATCACCATCTAAATAAAGTTTTTCCTTACTATCCTTTAATGCAGTTTCACACCAAGGGTATTCTACATTACGATTATTTGTTGGAGCTGAAGCTTTCCATTTCCAAAGAACTTTATAATCGTTTATTGAATCACGTTCTTCGAATGCCAATGTTTCATCCATTTGCATTGGACCATCTGTTAAACTACTAACTAAAGTACCATTTTTATAATATTTATAATATTCTCTAACTGGGTATGATATTGCGTATGTATGTTTATGACCACCAATACATAATTTAACTCCCATACTTTCAAGTAATCTACTAAACCAATAAACACCTGCTCCATTTTCTGTTGGCTCCATTTGATTCATATGACTACCAATTAATTTACCTGGAGATGCAGCATCAGACATACTTCTAAATCTTTCTAATTGATTTGGTTCTGAACAACATGCATTTGTTACAACTGTAAATGGCATTTCATGACAAGCTGCTATGCATTTACGATTACCATTTTCTAATTTATTAAATGCATGCCATAATAATGTATAAATAGGTGTAAATCCAAATGCATCAGCCACATATTTTTCAGGACTATCTGTTTTACTACCAACTAAATTAAATCCTGTATAAATATTAATTGTATATTCTGTATTATCACCTTCATATGGAGTACATCTTAAATTAAACCAATCACGACAGTTAATAGGAGTTAATTCAGAATTACACATTACTAATCTAAAATTATTAGTGTCTAAATAATATAATGATGGTACATAAGTATTATTTACAATTGGATAATGTGGATTTACATCACCACCAAAGAAATTATTGACTTCATTACAATTAAATAAGTAATAATAATAAGCATTTGATTTACCTGGGTCATCACCCGTACCTAATGCCTGAATATCAGTACCATTTAAGTCATTATTACCAACAATATTATTTTGTTCAAAATGATTAAATAAGCAATCACCAGCAATAAAATAATCTAACCATTCATTAATACGAGAACCTGATTGTGTAGCATCACCAGTATTAATAATGATAGGCATAATACCATGTCCATTTCCATCACGTGCCGCATCCATTTCATAAATAATCTTTTGATTTAAACTTTCAGCAGCAGCAGCCCAAACTTGATATTCAATCCAATGGAATCCTTGCTGGTCTGTTATTTGATATATAACTGGTGTATATGTATCAGGATATAATGTAAAGTATCTTCTTTCAGAACAATATCCTTCTAAAGGTTTTTTATTCTTATCAGCTTGACCGACAATATATGAGTATGTTGTTTCTTCATTAACAGGATTTTCAACAATATCTATAATACATTTATGAGATACAAAGAAATCATTTGATCCTGCGAATATACCACATGCACGTGGAGCTGTTGCATACTTTTTGTATGTTACATCTTTGTTTTTATTACTTCTATCTATAACATCATTAATTCTATAATCACAATAGACAATATTATTAACATCTACTGAAAATTCTTTTCTACGTGGGAATGAATTAGATTGTGTTATAGCAGTATCTACTTTCTTATATGATTCAAATACTCCTAATTGATTTCCATTAGAATCATATATCCAAACATATTCATCTAAATTAGCGGCTGATAACCAGTTAAAACATCTAGTTGTATAAACATTTGCACCATAAGATACTGTTACTGCATTAGGTTTTTTCTTATCAAAATGTGTTTTATCTGTTATTACATTTTTATGTTCAAAAGAAGCTTTAGGTGCATAATAATCAACATCACGAGTTGTTATAGTCTTAGGAAATTCTATATATCTTTTTTCTAATTTTAAATATTGATAGTCATTACCCTTTTTAGCCCATCTGTTTCTAGAACTATCTCTCATTGTAAAAGAGTTATAAGCTTGCTTTGCTGGATCTAATACATATGTGCCACGACATATTGTGTTAGATGATAAGCTATCAAATGCTGATGTAATACCGAATGCAGTTTTATTAAATGCTAATGCATCAATAAAACCTTTAGCATAAACTAATGGTGCATTTTTAATAGCTTTATCGTTTGCATCCTGACAAATAATTTCACCTATTTTTGTTTCACCATCATTAGGTGCACATATTGTTAAACTTCCTTTCTTTTCTGTTGTACCTAAATATAATCCTAAATCTGTATTTGCTGCAATTGTAGATTCATTAATATCTAAACCTAATTTATATAACATATCTGTAGGAGACAAGAAATCAATATATGAATTTGCTGTTTTAATTTTTCCATGATATGACATAATTAAAACATATGACCCATTATTCTTATTCATTGTTAAATCTAATAATTCTCCATTAATATACCATTCTTGGTCATAGTTATTAACATGAATAAAACAATTTGAATCTTCATCGTTTTTAATATACTTTTTACCTCTTATCAAATAAGTACTTCCTGCAGGAATAATACCAGTTAAATCTAATGAATATTTAACATAATAATTAGATTCATCTGATTTTTTAATATAATGCAATTGACATCCTTGTAAATTAAAATCAATATTACTTGTATTTTCTAATTCAATAAATGCATGTGAACATCCATAAGTTACATCAGTATCAAGTGGTCCATAAATTGATGCAATCTTTATACGGTCAGCATATAAACCATAATCTGCATTATATGATAATGATTTACCATCACGTTGTGCTAATTCATGACCTAATTGACCAACGAATCCTCTTGATGATTTAAAATCACTGAATAATGTAGTTCCTTGTAATTTTTCAGCAAGTGTTGTTGAATCTTCAATTAACTTACTTTCCAGTTCACCATAAGCATTAGTTTTATATTCATATGTTTTACCAGTATCTTCGTGAGTAAATCTTACAGAACCAATACTATTAAGTTTATATGATTCAATATTGGAAGGATCATATTTTTGTGATATGTCAACAATTGAAGCATTCTTGAATATAAGTGATAATACTCCTTGTGTTTCAAGAGCTTTAATAATTTCGTAATTTTCCATATTATCTGTATCGTCTGGTGTGTCAGGATCTGGGTTAACAGGATCTGTGTTCATGTCATCACCACCACTTGCAGCACCTATATTTATAATTTTATTATTTATCTTTAAATATAATTTTTCTGTTTCTTCATTAACAATAAATTCGCCATTAACAAGTTGTTCTCTTATTTTCTTTAATATATTGGCGTTTTTAACAGTTCTTATTGCTATGTGAGCAACTCTATATGAAGTTTCATCTTCATCTGGTGTAACTGGAACTATTTCATTACCAAAAGATCTATTTTGAACATATATGTTAAACTTTTCATAATTTCCACTAAGTAAATTAATATTACTAAAATAATAATTTGATCCTACTTCAGTTTCATTTATGATTATTTGTTTATCATTATTAATATATCCCGATAATAGTTTTTTATTTGTTACATAATCAGTAACATCTATGTAAATAAAATTAATAGGATATTCTTTATTTTCTGGCTTACGACTAATTAATATCATTATATTACATTTATCACATGTAATATAATCCGTTAAATTAAATTCAAATATATTATTAGTTTTTGATCTTAATACAATATTAATATTTGAAGAAGATGTAATATAAGCATACATTCTATTTTCTTTTTGATTAGCTAATAATCCATTATCTTCAAAATTATTATTATTTTCATAATCAAATTCAAATCCTTCAATTTCATCTAATTCTGATTCATCAATTGCCCATAATGGTTCTTCGTCATCCCCATATTGTGCAACTGTTGTTGACATATATGTAGCTTCTCCATTATACGAATATATACCTTTATTAAATGTATTCTTGATTTTTGATATTTCTTGTTGTAATCCATTAACAACAGATAATAAATAATGAATCATATTTAAACTGTTGTTTGAATCTAAAGAATTATCAACACTAATAAATTTATTAGGTAATTGGTTATTTGTTCGTAAATTTTCTACTGTATCAGTATCATAAATTGGTATGGAATTTGGATCTCCTCCACCACCATTTGCTATGGCTTTAATTAAATCACCAGTTGTTTTAATAGGTCCAATACCATTAGCTGAAGCATTATTCCAATCAATGTCAATAGCATTAATTACTGGAACATTTTGTACGATATTTCCAATTGCATCAGTACTATATTTATCAACTCCTATTATTCCACCAATTTGAATTTTTGGATTTTTTATACCAGTAAAATTAACATCATTATCGACATAATTTGCCATATTTAATATAAACTTATTTCTTATTTATTAAAAATAATATTATTAACCAACGATTTTTGCATATTCAATTGCATCTAATTGTTCATCAGTCATTGGTTTATTTTCATCTTTTTTAGTTTCTTTAGATGCTGCAATTAAAGATTGTTCAATTTGCTTAATAAAGTCACGTGAACCACGAACAACCATTGAACCATCTTCTGATTGTTCTTTTTCTTTTTCTTGGAATGTTTTATCGCAATTTTCTTGCATTTCCTTAAAGATATTTTCTAATTTTTCTGTTAAAGAATTCAACTGTGCTTGCATTGAAAGCATTGAATTTTGTAAAGATGTCAATGATGTATAAAGAGTACCTTTAGCGGCATTAGAAGTAATTGATAATATTAACGAATCTTGTGCTTTTTCATTAACTGAAAGCATCTTTAATAATCTTCTTATATTATCAATTTCTTGTGTAATTTTTGAGGTAACATAAGGATGGTTGTCAATATATCTTTGATCAAAATAATAAGCTGCCAATTTATTAGTTATATCAGTTGCACGTGCTAATGTACGTTTATCTAAATCATCCATATCTATAACTAATATTGGAGTTTCTAAAGCTTCATCAGTATCAGCCAAATCTGGAGCATCACTTTTTATAAATAAATTATCTAAAGCATTACCTTCTTCTTGTGGATCTACTGTACCAAATTTTCCTTCATAATTCATAATTTAAATTATCATATATTATTTAGTAAAAATAAAATAAAAAATTATGAATCAATGTTATAAACAACAAAAAGGTTACTGAAACTAATCAGTAACCTTCTCATAAATATATATAGATATTACTCTACATCTTCGAAGTCAGTATCCTTCTTTGTTGTCTTTTTCTTATCCTTTGTTGATTTTGGTTCCTCAGGTGTAGGAAGTGTTTCCTGTTTGTTTTGACCAATTCCGAATAGACCCTTGAATTGATCCTTAACACCATCATTAATCATACTCAATGCAGGAGCGAAATTAGATACGAAGCTCTTAGCAAAGTCAGCACCCGTATTCTTATCACCGTAAACAGTAACATTACCGAGTTGTACATGTTCAAGTACCTTAGCCTGAGCCTCAGCAATACCCTTATACTGGTCAACCATCTTATATTGTACAACCAAATCAGGATTACCACCTACAGCTGCAACCATTCGTTCAAGAGCCATAGCAGGAGCCAATGCTTTCTGCTGTTCTGCCTCAGCCTCAGCCAATAGGGAAGCTCTCTTACCTTCAGCCTGAGCCATCAAAATATTCTTTTCACCTTCAGCTTCAGCATTCTTTGCCAAACGAATCTTTTCTGCTTCAGCCTCAGCCTCACGAAGAATCTTTGCCTTAATAGCTTCAGCTTCAAGTTCAGCTTGCTGCTTTGTGGCCTGAGCCTCAATAACTACACGTTCCTTAGCCTTCTGTGCAGGAATAATTTCAGTAGCATTCAACTTAGCTTCATTAGCCTTAGCCTCAGCTTCATTAACTTCCAACTGACGTTCCTGCTGTGTTTTCTTAACTGACATCTCAGCTTCAACCTTAGCAGTCTCACCGACCTTTACAGCATCAGCTTCAGCCTGTGCAGCCTTAGCACGAGCTTGTGCTACTTCAATCTTTGACATCTGCTCTGCGACACCAGCCTTCTTGTCTTGTTCAGCTTTTTTCTGTCTCTTATTAGATTCATACTCAGCCTGCTTAGCTTCCTTCTCTTGGGTAGCCTTGATAATTTCAGCTTCCTTCTGTTGGTTAGCCTGAGCAATACGAGTCTGCTTCAAAGCTTCCTGCTCATTCTCAGTTGCCTCAGCATCAGCTTGTGCAGTAGCAACAGCCTTAGCCTGGTCAGCTTCAGATTTTGCCTTATTAGATTCGGCTTCTGCCTTACGAGCAGCCACAGCAGCTACCTTACGAGCATCAGCCTCAGCTTGTTTAGATGCAGCATCAGCATCAGCAGCAGATACATTTGCTACCTGTTTTGCCTTAGCTTCAGCTTTCTTAGATTCTGCCATTGCTTGAGCCTCAGCAATATTAGCAGCCTTTTCAGCTTCTTGAGAAGCAATTCCAGATTCACGTTCCTTTTCTGCTTCAGCCAATTGAATTTGCTTATCCCTCTCAATTGCAGCAACCTTTACTTCCTGTTCCTGACGAGTTTGACTTACAGTAACCTGCTTCTCACGTTCAGCATCTGCTACAGCAATCTCCTCTTCCTTCTTAGTATTTGCAATTTTAATATTTCCTTGTTTCTTCTGTTCAGCAATATCTGCTTCAGCAGATGCCTGAGCCTTAGTAGCAGCCTTCTGACCTAAGTTCTTAATATAGTTAGCGTCATCAGTAATTTCCGAAATATTAATGTTAGTTAATTCATAACCAACCTTTGCTAATTCCTGTTCAAGAGATTCACGAACCTTACCAAGGAAAATCGTACGGTCAGCGTTAATCTGTTCAATGGTCATTGTGGCCATAATTGCACGAGTCTCACCCTTAAGGATTTCAGAAATTTGCGATTGTGCTTCAGCAGCTGTTACGCTTAAGAAACGTGTTGCGGCATTTTGTTGAATCTCCTTATCTCTTGCGATAGCAGTAGTCAATACTACAGGCAAGTGCATAGGAATAGCTTGAGAATCAATACCATCAACAGTAATACTAATCTGTAATGGCTTCATTGACATTTTCTTCCAATCCTGAATAATAGGCCAAACAAATGTACCACCACCCTGAATAATCTTAGAAGGTACTGTTACGGTCTTGTCAACCATCTTAAACTTTGTAGGATCTTCAGGATTATCAAATACCTTTTCCTGAATTGTAATCTTTCCAGATTTACCGAACACAACCAAAAGTTCATCAGGTGCTGAACGGCGATAACGTGAAAGAATTCCCCAAATTGTGAGTACAAACAAAAGTACACCACCACCAATTAAACACAATGTTAAAATTGTTCCTGTCATAAATTAATGTTTAAATTAAAAGTTAATAAAATTATTCTTCTATAAAATATTCGTTATCACAATTATGTTTATATCTAATATTCACATTTTGTAAGTCATTATCATTTTGAATCTCTTCTTTAAGACCAAAAGTAAGTACATTAACCGAATGTTGAATTTCTTCTTTGGTAATTGGTATATCTACACCATCCCATAAAAATTTAATTAATTCAGTTATCTTCATCGTTAATTTTCTTTATCTGTTTCTTTACATATTTCAAATTACTATACATTGAATAATCATATAATAATTTTCCACCTATCAAAATGGCTCCAACCGCGCCAATGCCTAAAGCAGTATACTTAACAGTATTATTCCAAAAAATATCCTTAATTTTCATTAATCTTCTTTATTTATTAAAATTTGATTGCCTTCTTTAATTAATGAAACTTCTGTGCCTACTTCCAAATCATCTCCTGAATAAAATGCAGTTACATTAACAGTACCGGCCAATGTATGAGCCTGAACAGAATACTGTCCATTACCTAAATTAATATAGATTGTTCCTTTTGAATTATCAATTAAATCTTGAGGATTTTTTGTTTCATTATTTGCTTTAAGTGCAAGTTTATATCCATAAAATAATAGAAACATTAAAATTACACCAATAATAGTAGCAAACATATAATCAATTATTCCAAACTGTGCTACATCACCAATTTTATCAACAGCTGACATATTAGCACGTAAGAACAAATAAGAACTAAATCCTAAAAGAAAATGTAAAATGCCTTTAAATGAAAATGCACTTGATGCATCAAAATCACTATCACCATCAAAATCTACATCCATATCAATATCACCAGCAAACCATGATAACAAAAGTTTAACTGTGAATAAAGCAAATGTTGCCAAAAAAATTATTGTATACCAAGCCATATAAGTTAATTAATTTTTGTAATAATTATAAAATGTTCTTTGCGTTTGTCAAATATACTTTCACCTTTTTTTAAATTTTCTATCTTTTTTAACAATTCATCAATATCATTATAAAAATGAATATAATATATATTTAAAATTATATCTTCTGGTGAATTATATGATCCTACATCTGGAGATGTTCCATATTTTGGATAAACTACTACACTATATTTTATTTTATCAAAATTCATTATAAATTTTATTAAATAAATAAATAGAAATCTACTTAATTATATTCAAATCTGTTTTCAAAAGAACTTTCAAATGTGTATAAATCTTATGAGCAAAATATGCTTTATAATTATCTTCATCACATTCTATATATCCATCAATATCATTAACCAAACATTTATATGTTTGATCCATCAGGACTTTATTATGTAAAGTATCCTTATACTTTAAATAGGAATGTTCCCCAAAAAGATTATAAAGATTTTCAAAAATACCAATAAGATCATCAGCTGGGGAACATTCCTTTAACAAATCTTTATAATCTAAGATATGATCTTTAATGGCATTATTTACAATATCCCATTCTTCAGGATAATGAATTAAATGGTCAATTCGTAGTAAATCAATTACAATACGTCCGTCATCAGTCTCACGACCACATTTACGTAAAGTCTTTTCATCAATATCAAAGTTCTTGCATATCTCATCTTTACGTTCTTGAGACATATTCTTAAACCATTGCTTATTTCTAAAATTATCTGCCATTGTTAATCTTCTTCAGGAAATTCTGATTATAATATCATTATTAATAATTACTTCATCACAAATATATTATTTGAGTTTTTCTAATTTTTGTATCACTCCATGTTATTTACTTTTTAACAATATAAACAGTATCTACTTTCTTATCCCCAGAATCCCATGAATCCCAATACTCGCCATTCTTAACTGTTACCGCATGTTGACGAACACCCAATACATATGTTCCATAAGGATGAGTCATAGCAAATGTATTAACAGTAATACGGTCCTTATTCTTCACCTTCTTCTTATTGTAATCAGGATCTTCCTCACACCCAAAATGTTCAGTCATAATCTTCTTAAACATATATTGAATCATAGACGAATTCTCCTTAGAAATCTGAGAAGCAATATCGAATGCTTTATTCCAATCAATATCGAATGCCGCACAGTATGCACGAAGAGTACAGTCTCCAATATTCCTTGACTTTGGATTAGGATTAAACTCATGCCAACGACGATTACCATTACGTAGCTTAATAAACTTCAGATCACAATCATTAACATAATCAACCAATGATTCATAATCATTATTGAACTGAATCTCCTTATCTCCATTCTCCCAGTACAAAGTAATCTTACCATCTTTAATGACTACTGTACCTTTATTTTCCATCTCAGGATTAACCAATGAAAATGAATTATCTTCATTAAGGTCTACTACTTCACTAATTACAAAAGTATTCATATATGTTTGTTTATTTGATTTTACAAAATATAATATAGAAAAAAATAAAAAATATTCAAATGGGTAAGAAGATTCTTATACAGATTCCTCTTACCCTTATAATGTTTATTACTTAGTCTTGATGAAACGACCCCTTGCATCACGAGCAGGACCTACATTGTAACTTTCTACCATCTCCAGATCATACATTGTATCAGTTCCGGAGTATTTTTTTCCGTTGAGATTGTACTTCTCATTAGAACCGCCAAACGCCGGAGCAACAACCTTCTCAAAATTTCCGAATACTCGTGAACGATGGTTAACAGTAACCAACATCTTATCACCAACAAGACAGATGAATTTTACAGGATTACCAAGCTTAGTCTGAGCCTTTGCACCGTTTTTGAACATCTCGAAATTAAAAGTGTTTGTCTTCATAATTTGAATTTTTATTTATTATTTGTTTAATTAATTACAATTATAATATAGTACCTTTAAAATAAAATTCAAATAATATTAGAAAAATTTTAGATTATTTTTATTTTTTCTCCACAAAAAACTTTAATTGATTCTATTTTTGTAATTCCACTAGGTAAATAATGACTAAATTCTCTTAATAGACTTGGAGATAAATTAGGATACATTTCTAAAAGTCTATCTCTACCAAAATATGCGTATGGAATATTTGGATCATTATTTTTTATTAAATCAATTCCCCATGCCCAATTACATTGTTTATCTTGATTATCTATGATTGTTTTTATGATATCATTAAACTTAATAAGATCATTACAATCAATTATACTTTCTTTATAATAAGCACCACCTCGTATGGAATCATGTCCATAAACAATTAAATAATCTTTAATCTCCATATAATATAAATTTTAGTATATATTATATAGATTTTTTATTATTTATTTCAAACATATTAATCCATTTATTTACAACATTTTTCCATGTATGTTCTTTCATAATAAATTCTTTGCAAATATTACGAATCTTAATTCTGTTTTCATCATTATATTTAGTAATTGAAGTAATTATCTTATATGCTGCTTCATAACATGCATGTTGAAATTCTTCTTCAGTCATATCTAATTTATATGTCCCATAATGATAATCATTAGATTTAACCACTTTAAATTCATTTTTCATTTTTAAAGATTCAAATGGCCAACATACATCTTTCATTCCATGTTTAAATGGTGAAATAATATCACAATCACACATAGCAGCTTCTCCAGCACAAATACCAAAGTCTTCAACAACTACACATGGTAAGAACCAGCATGCATGTTTTCTAAATTCATTATAATATTCTTCTTTAGTTAATGTTCCTAAAAATCTTACACTTGCATTACTTTTTATTTCATCAGGTACTCCATCTCCATATCCACAAATATGAACTGTAAAATCAGGTATTGATTTTTGAACTAATGGCATAATATAATTTACTAAAATATCTCCACCACGTCCAAATGCAGATGTCCATAAAATAGAATGATCTGGTTTTGGTCTTTCAGTTTCATCTACTTTTGTAAATATATCAGAATCTAATCCATTGCCAATAACTTCTATTTTATCTTCTGGAATAAAATTATAAGTTATTAATTCCCATTTATGAAATTCAGTTAATGCTATAAATTTTTTAACTTTATCAAAACGATTATAAGTTAAATAATTGAATTTTTCATTATATAGACCATCTTTCCATATAAACATATCGTGAGACTGTAAATAAATGTTTTCACAATCATTATATTTTACAAATAAATCATAAGCATTATCTAATGAACGTACAAATACAAATTCATCAAAATGCTGATATTTTATTCTTGACTCATATAATGATATTGGAACATATTCTACTCCACTATTAAAAAAGAACCATTCTTCCCATTGTGAAAACACTATAACATGATATCCTCTTTTAACAAATTCTTTTGATATTTGAATTACCCATGTTTCAGATCCACCACATCCAGTATTAAAAGAATTTTCATTAAAATTTGTATTATAAAAAATACCTAATACTTTCTTCATATATAAAATAGTCTTTTATATAAAAATAGAAAGTATTAGGTATAAATATTAAGCTATATTAATTTTTATTTCTTATTTGAAATATATTCTTGTGCTTTTTCTTTAGAAGCAACTGATGGGCCAATAGTAGTAACAGATATTATTCTTTTATCACTTGATGTTTTACCACTATTTTTCATATCCATATATGTATTATAACTAACAACTCTTTTTGAACGTTTTTCCTTTTCACCATCTTCTGAATTTTCATTAGGCATTATAACTTCAATAGCAACCCATGATTCACCAGTTAATTCAGTTTGTTTGTTAGCTTCATTAATATATGTTTTTAAATCTTTCATTATTTATGTGTTGATTTATTTTTATCATCAAAATAATCTTTCATGCTTCACAAACTGTAATATTTATAATTTTAAATTTACCTTTTACATGATCTGATGCATATAAAGTTACTTCATATTTAGTATCAATATATTCACCAACAAATTCTAATTTATCATCCTCTGAATTTTCTTCATCAAAGTCAAAACCTAATTTATACATTGCATCTTTAATATCATCAATTGGAGTCATTTTAAATCCATTTCTGATATTGCCAAATTCTTTAAGAGCTAATCCAATTTCTTCCTGAAGATCTTCAGATTGAGTAGACTCTGATGATTCCAATATAAATTTTTTAATATCTTTCATATTTAATATTTTTAAATTTATTTTTCGAATATAGATTTTATATACTTATATACAATTTCTGCAAAATCCTTACGAGATTTTATCTTATTACCAACCCACATAATATTTTTTTCTGAACCATGGAATCCTCCATTTGTACGATATTCTGTTATTTCTTCAGTTGGTTCTTCAGGTATTACTGTACGTAATTTTGAATCCATAGGAAGCCAAGCTATTTGAAAATGGTCATTTTTACCTTCTCTATTACCAATCATACTTGCTCTATATATACGTACATTATAATTCTTTTTACAGAAATTGACAATGTAATATGCGCCCATTTTTTCTCCTTCACCAGGATACCAAGCTTTAGAAAATTCTTCTACAAAATTATCTGGACTATAAGTATAATTCTTTGTATCTTCATAATACAATCCAGATTTATATAAATTATCAGAACCAATTCTCATTTTTTCTTGTGATTCTGTTATGTATGATGTAATGTCTTTCATATTATTTCTTAGTAATATAATTTACAAAAGCATCTTGTATTTTACTCCAATCATCTTCTGAGTCAACTTTTATATTACATGCTTTAATTAATTTATCCACAATACCATCAGTATAATCCATGTTTATAATTGCATTCTTTATAAAATCTTCAATATCCTTTTTAAATTTTTTAATATATGGAGAATCTGAATTATTTGCATCTTGTGAAATACCATAATCAACCCAATCTTTAAGGGCATCAATAAGTGCTAATGTTTTAAGATATAATGGAGAATCTTTTGATTCATTAATTTTTGATATAATGTCTTTCATATTATCGCATAACATTTATTTGTACTTTATTATCTTTCTTAAGAATATCATCCCAATCAACCTTATCACTATTCTTTTTAATATATTCTTTTATGGTTTTCTCATCTGCATCTTTAAGTTCATCAGGTACTAACCAACAATTTCTATTTGGCCAATTTTTTCTAAAAGGATATTCTGCATAACAGTTTTTAACTTCACGAACTTTTAAGATATACATATAATATCTAATACCCATGTCACCTCTAATTATAATGAGTCTATCTTTATAAGTTTCATGTAAGCACTTACTTAAATAATTATCGCTCTGTATATCATTTAATGAAATTTCAATAATTACGTAAGCTTCTTCATCAATCTTTTGACTTTCTGATTCTAATATATATTGGTTAAGTGAATTTTGAGAAAATCTCATTTTTTCAATAATATCTTTCATAATAAATTAATATACTTTTATTTCTTTCCATTTATCTTCATCAGCATCTTTAATTTCAATAGATTCTACTTTATCATTTTTTAATTTTAAATTAACATTAGCAACAATTATGTGATCTGGGTCCTCATCATAAATTTGATTAGTAGAAGCTAATTTCTTTAATTCTTTTAAAAATTGAAGTGTAATATTAAAATAAACTTCTGAAGAAGCACCTTCATTTATTTTTTCTATTAAATTTTTCATAATATATTCATAATTAATTTTTTAGTTCTAATGCAAGACATAATCCAATTTCAGCTTGATTAATATCGTCAATATCTGCAATCCATTTTTTCCAACCCATTGAATCTACAATTTTTCTAAAGTCATTTTGATTTAATTCTGACAAATAATCGTACAAGAATTGACCAGCAGATTTCCACATTTCGCCATCTTTTCCTGTCCATTCATTTTTTTCTTTATCATAGTTACAATCATCATGAGTTTTTAATTCATCTATAATTGTTTGGATCATTTGAGCACAACCTGCACCAGTTGTCTTTTTTTCTTCATTAATATATTCATTAATAGTTTTCATCTTACGTATTGTATATGTTTTTAATGATTCGTTTTTATCTTGTAGTTTTTCTATTAAAGAATTTACTTTGATTTGAAATTCTTTAGATATTGTAAAATTACGTTTCTTAGGTTTATTGAATAATAACAAATACTTTTCATAATAAAATTTCATATTATCTCCATATTTATCAATTAATTCTTTAATATCAGTTGAAACTTTATTAATTTGTAATGTGAAGAAATCTTTAAATTTAGGTTGAATTTTATTGTCAAATTCTTTAATTTTAGATTCTTCTTTATTAATAATATTAATAAAATTCTTATTCAGGTTAGTAATCCAATTATCTGATTGATATGAACCATATTTATTTAATGATTCATAAAAGAATTCAAACAATTCAGTAAGCTCTTCTATTTCTTTTTTGAATGCTTCATTTCCATCTTTAATTTCTTTATCGTGACGAGTTTTGAATGCAGGGTTGATAATTTTATATTGCTGTATTTTATCATCTATATTCCATGTTAAAACAATACCTTCAATTTCATCTCCATTTAAAAACTTTTCATATTCTCCCTTTCCAAAAATATCTGTTAAATATTTTTTATAAACATTATCTGTTGTACTGGGAGCTAATGTCATCATTGAAACTAATGATTCAATTTGTTCAGATTTAAGAACTCCATTAAATAAAATTGGAACGCAATCAATACCCAATGATTTAGCAATATTTTTTAAAACATTTGGATCATCTATTATATTATTGCTATTATCAATAACAGTTAAAAGAATGTAAGAATCATTAAACATTTCAATAGCATAGAATTTATATTTCTTTAATATATCTTTCTTAGCTTCAAAATATTCAATAGCATCATTTACATTCTTTCTCATTAATTGTGTATATTCGTCAATAATAGGACCTAATGATTTTGAACTGCCACCACGCTTATGATAAGTTATATTATTATTATCGCAAGATATCTGAAAAGCAGCACCATCAACTTTAAGACTTATTGAAACTTCTTTTTGAAACAGTTCTTTAACTACTTCAGGTTTCTTAAGATATTTATCAACCAAATGATCCATATTCAATTAAATTTTAAGTAAATAACTATTCTTTATATTGTGTACATTTAAAATCTTCTTTATTGATTTTTTCAATAAGCATTTTATCTGTTATAATTTTCTTTTCTGTATTATATAAGACTTCATCTCCCCACTTAAATTTTGAATTATCATGAATTGCTTTCCATAATGATTCTGCTGAATTAATGTCTGCTAATGTTCCATTTTCACCAAATATAAATCTCACCATATTAAGTGGATCATTAGTAACAAGTTTTTCAAATTCTTTTAATTTCTTGCCATTTTTAACTGGCTCACCTTTCTTTCCACAGTAATCTATTAATTGAACAAATACACCTTCAGTATTAAACGTATGTTTCCATTTACGTTTTACTGTAATACCATCTTCAAAATATTCATCTTTAACATCAGGAACTGGTATGCATGCAATTATATCAGCAAGCATGGCAGTACGAATAGCTCCTTTATATTTTGATTCACCAGTCTTAAGGTTTGGTGAATGATAATATGCTTTAGCCCAATCCATCTTTTGAACTATCATAAAATCAACTTGAGCAATTCCTTTATATCCATCTATATTATATGGATAACCAAATGAAGTAATTGTCTTCATTGTATTATAATTGATTTCACAATCTTTAAAACAAGTATCGACAATTTCATTTAATTCATCTTTCGTATCAACTCTTACAGCAACATCAATATCACCATTAGTTTGATCATCTGCTTTTTTTCCAATGCTGCCTAAAGCTGCCATATCTATATCTTTAAATTTTGATACAGCATGAACTTTCTTTTCAATTTCATCATATACTTTAGGAGCTATAACTGCAGGAATTGGCTCTGATTTAACTGCATTACCTCCTTCAAATATATTAAGTGATTCCTTAATATAATCTAATATATGTTTCATATTATTTAATTATATATTCAATAAGTTTTTCACTTGGTATAATATTAATATAAGCTTTATTATATTTTTTGTATATAACTTTTACAGCTTCATCAATTGTTTTAAAACCAGTTTTATCAATATCATTCCCATCTCCATATTTATGGATAGCTATTGAATTTTTATCATAATTAAAATAAATTGAAAATTCGTTAGACTTTACTTCATTTATTTTTGTAACTAATTGTTTCATTTCTTATTAATTCTAATGTATATATTTAAGTAATTTCATTATTATCCTTTAAGATCTTCTGTATTTATAAATTTTTGCACTTGTTTAATATTGAAATTATTTCTACCGATTACTTCAGCAATATATGAAGCAAATTCTGCAGTACATCTATCATCATTAAGACATTGATTATAAAGATAATCACCAATTTCATTATTGGTTAAATGATTTACTTTATCTTTCATAAACTTATAAAATAAACCATCTTTATCCCACATATCTTTCATTATTTCACCTTTTTCTTGTTCTGAAAAATACTTGTCTTGAGATTCTGATTTTTTGTTTTTATATTTCTTTTTATGAGTCATTGCATATCGTTTAGCAATACTAAAATCAGAATCATCAATTCTTATAGATTCAATTATATAATCTTTTAATGCCATCATACCTTCTTTAATGTTTGATAATTGTTCTTTAAATTCATTAAATAGTTTTTCTGAACCTTTAGGCATCATCTTTTTAAATGTATCAATATCATCATTATTGATTGCTTCTCTAACTTTGGTTGCAGATATGTCTTCATCTGTACGAGGAACTTCTAATGTCGTAAATGATGAAGGATATCCGCCTTGCTCTTGATATTTTGAATTTTCGGCCATTCTTTTATAACTAGTCAATCTATCACTGCCCGTTATCCAAAGTTGAGCTTCGTATTCTTTTTCTTTAAGTTTCTGTCCAAATTTAACTAAATCTGCATTATCAACATATATAGTATCTTCAATATTAGGACATGAATTTTTTATAAGTTCCATTTCCTTTTGAATTAATTCATCATCAAATGGATGTTTAGAATCCATCTTCTTGTTATGAATCATTAATATAACTGTTGTTAATCCATTTTCTTTAAAACCATATTCAATCATTTTATAATGACCTAATGTAAATGGCTGGAATCTTCCAAGACAGATATTGACTTTTTTCATGCTTTATTAATTTGGAGAATTAAACAATGTTTATCGTGAGCTTTAATATCTTCAATAAATCCAAACTTTTTATAAAATTTGATTAAATCATCTTCATTTTTATCATCAAGTGGAGATGCATATAAAACTATGTCTTTATTTTGAGATTTAGCATATTCTATCATTTTGTTTAATAACAAAGTTCCAACACCTTTGTTTTTTTCAAATGCTGTTAAATTAGTAAGTTCAAAACAATTATTATGATTAACTGGATATATTTCAATTTCATCAGTATAATCTAAATCTCCTTTATTACAATAAAACCTTCCTCCACCATTAAATTTTTGTTGTTTAATTTCTAATGAAGTTTCAATTATATATTCTTGTAAATGCTTCATGATTCATATAATATATATATAAAAATAAAAAAGACCTATATTGATATATAGATCTTTTGTAAATATTATTTAAATTTTTTCTATTTAATTTTAATCTTCCCAAGCTTTAATTACTTTAAGATTTTTAATATTCAAATCACGAGCAGCACTTATGTTTTTATTGTCATCATCTACAAATACCACTCTATCATATTTTTTACAAAGTTTTATTAATATCTTCGCTTTCTTTTCAGCATCATTAGAACCTGGATATTGCTTAATTTCATCATTAACTGCATGTGAAAATGTTTTCTTAAACGAATCACCAAGTTCTTTTAATGCGCCATCTTCATCTCTAAATTTCAAGAAATCTCCAATAGCTTTTTTAATTGTTTCTTCACAACCACGAGCTGTAAGGAAACAAAAATCATATCCAGCTTTAATATAATCATCCATAATTTTCAAGTTTTTAATTAATGGAGTTCCTGAAATTATAGAATTATATACTTTTATTGGATCCTGAAAGTCTCTAAAATCAAACCATTTTTTCTTTGATGGGTCTTCTGCATCAGGATCTTTAGCAAACTCATCAGTAGTTAATCTAATTTCTTGTTTACCTGGTTCCTTTTTATAAACACCCATTAAAGCAGGATCAACTTTTAATAATGTATCGTCAATATCAAAAACTATTAATCCTTTAACAGAATTTGGTAGTTCTTTTATTTTTTCAAAAATATATGATGTTATTTGTTTCATAAAATTTATTTAATGATTTCATGGATGACAATTTTTATCTTCTTCAACATATACTTTATTGTCTTCTATCTTAACAATTTTAAATACTGTTCCACCACAATACCAACCTTGTCCTATTTTTGGATCTGATTTCCATTTTTTACTATTTTCAGTAAATGTTTTATCAAGACTTCCATTATAATATACTTGGTATTGCTTATATTTCTTTGAAGATTCTAATATATATTCTTTAATATCTTTCATTATTTTTCATTTAATGCTTCTGGGTCAATAATCATTACATAGATATCTTCATCTATTACAGTTGATTCCCAAGGTTCAAGCTCCAATACCTTTTCCAATTTTTTATCTTCTTTAATATCAGCAACAGTTAAAAATGAAATACTACCATCAAAATCATTAGGTGATATTTTTACAACATCACAATAATCAGGTAATTGCATCGTTTTTTCTGCCTGTTTCTCTAAAATAGTTTTTACTAAATCTTTCATATTATATTTCAAAGTAATCTGAATTTGGATAATGTGTTATAAAATAAATTGGTCGCGTATCACCATTTCTTTCTTTACATACATATAAATCACCAAACTCTTTCATGTATTTTTTAAGTTCTTTTATAAGCTCAGATGCCTTAATACCTCTATATTCCATAAGCATAAGAGTATAAATTTATATATAAAAATAAATATATATACTTATACTATATCTCGAGGATAAATTACTTGAGCCCTCACAAGCCATTTTTTATCTGGTAATTTATAATCAACCATTTTTTGATAATGACGTCTAGTTCTCCTACAATATCTTTTTGACCATGAACTTATATCACTTGGCATTGAATCATTCTTTAAAGCAAATTTCCATCTCTTATATTGATTTTTTTCAATTGCTGTCTTTTCTCCAGTTTGATTAATCCAAGGTTCATGATTTTTATAATGATTTAATGGCAACAATTTTGTCGTGCCTTCATCATCAATAATTAGTTCTTTATAATAACCTTTAGACATTGCATTATTCAATCTTTTCTTATAATGTTTTGCCTCTTGTTTACGTCTATAATTTTTATCTCTCATATCTAATCTTTAGTTACTTTATTAAAAATTTTACCAAACAATTCCACTCGTTCATCGCCTCCTAAAGATTCAAATTCTGGGTGTTTTTGCTCAATAATCTTCGCTGTTTTAATAATATTGTTCATTGCTTTTTGTTGTTTTTCAATATTATCTTGCCAACGCTTTCTATCTTCTTCTTGTTTTTGTCGTATTACTTTACGACGTTTTGTAAACATACTCATAATTAAATTATTGATAATTTAAACATTGTCTATTAAATACATCTATTGCATTCTCAATATCCATGTGGGCTCCTAATCTCATTACCCACTCATCAAGTGGAATATTGTTTTTTAATAACCAATTTATCTCTGTATCAAAACGTTCAGCATTTTTATTTATTTGATCTTGCGTATAATCATAAATTCCATTATCATAAGCTTCATTAACATTACTTATAAACATTGATGTAGCAAAGCAATTTTTTAATTCAGGATGATTGATACAAAAATTTGATGCATAACACCAAGAGCAAATAACTTTCTTAGCATTAATCAAATGAACATTATTCTCATGTATAATATATTCGCCACGATATATATTTGGAAATAATAAACCATAAGAAGTTCCATGACCACACATAATCAAAGTATCTGTCTCTTCAGATATTGCATTATCAATAATATCTTCATAGTCAACAGATGATGGTGTAATCTCAATAACACAAACATTATCGAATCCTTTCCATATATTTTGAAGAATTCGACAATCATCGTCTAAAAAATTTGAATAAATTATTGTCATTTCTTTTATTTATTTACAATATAATATAGAAAATCCTAGCATTCTTTTCAAAATACTAGGATATTTTTATATATTATTTAAATTATTTTAATGATACTCCATATTTTCCAATAACTTTACGAGCTGTATCATTAATTATTAAATGTTGATGCGTAGGATACATTTGTAGTAATTCCATAGGTTGATCTTCATAAATATCAAATAATTTAAAATTTGTTATACATCCATCAAAGTTATGTATCTTTACATCAGAATTTTTATCTATATTATATTCAATATTATATTGACCAACATATTTTGAATATGATTCATTCATTTCAAACCAATAATGTATATTACTTAACTTATACATTGGTATGTCTTTATTATATGTATATTCGTGTGCTTCAAAGTTAACAGTGTTCATACATTTACTGTATCTAAATATGCATAAGTATGAATTATTTGCATTAAGTTGCATTGAAGCTTCTTTATTTATATTGATAAATAGATTACATATATCTGCTTCTTGATGAATATTAATTTTTATATTGCCTAACTCTATTAATATTCCATCATAAAAACCATTCTTAGGATATATTATAAATGACGTAGTAATTTCAGAACCACATATTTTCTTTTGATAAACAATTTGTGATTCAACATCATTACGTAAGAATTCATATTTTGAATCAGATATTAATGTGCCTCTATAATATAAATCATTAGATTCAATTTCAATACTATCACAAGTCATAAACTTACGAGTAGCATCAGATTCAAAAATAGGATACAAATTATTTGCTGCATATTTAGGTGCTTCTAATGATTGTTCTCCAGAATCAATATTTCCTTCATCATCAGAACCAAATAAATCTTCATATTTATTTTTTACAAATGAATTAACCAATGATTCTGTATCACCTAAATCAACTGAACCTTTTTCTTGATATTTAACAAGCATTAATTTAAATGTTGTTGCTTGCCACATTAATGCTCCATTTTTTTCTTCATATGCAGAATTAACCATCCACATACGTTTCATTAATGGAATATAAATAAGGTCACCCTCCATAGGTTGAGCAGTTACACCAAAAGCAGTAGCAAATGATTCTTTTGTTATTTCAGTTTCCCAGTCAGTTTGAAAGTCCATACCCCAGTCAGCAAATTCAGGGCGTGATGAAGGCATTTGCCCATCTGCTATAACTAATTTTAATTGCTTAACTGATTCAACATCCATTAAAGCATATTCTTTAAATGTAATATCTTTTGATCCAACATTAGGGCTTAACTTAAAATAATATATTGGAATACCAACAATATTTGATACATTTTCTGCTAATTCTTGTTGAAGAGTTAATGCAGCATCTAAATTAGCATAAGGATTATATGTATTGTCAGTTACTGTAGATTTAAAATTAAAATCTTGTTCTATTTGCGCTTTATAATCATATGTATCTGTTCCATCGATTGTTATTTTACATATATCACCTTTAAGACGAATTCGAAGATAATAATCTGATGATAATTCTGTAGTATTACATAGATATGTATCATAATTCATATATGATGTCCAGCATAAACCATCAACACTATAGCTATACTCTAATACATCTGTTGAATATTTGTCGCATATTCCATATATTTCAATATTTGAATTATTTGAAAACGCATATGTAAATGTTATAATTTGTGCTGGAGTACAATCTCCTAAACAATTTGCTCCTAAAAAATTTGTCATATTAATTTATATGTATTTAACCACCATTGGCTTTTGAAAAGTGCATATAGTCTCCATAATGTCCACCCCATCCCCATCCATGTTTTGCAAATACTTTTACAATAGGTGAATTTAATGTTCGTACTATTCCTGCCTTTGTATTGTCCCCACTTAATAAAGGACCACCATTTCTTACAAATGGGTTTAAATTATAATTTATATCAATTGCACAACCAAATGAATGCATAGATAATGTTTTTGAACCTGGTCTATTTGGATTATTAATTGGTCTAAAACAATAGTGACCTTGATATTTATTAAGTTCAACTCCTAATTCTTTTAACTCATTATATATTTCTTGAACTTCCGATACTAAATCTTTATGTAATGTAAATTTAAAGTTAGGATATGCATTTAAAGTAAATGTTGTCATTTTACTCCAACATTCAGATGCTGTCGGATTATCACTAAATCCTAATTTTTTAATTATTTCTTTTCTAGATCCTGAACCTACATGATATATACCACCGCCTGTAATAGGATCATATCCACCATCAAAACATGTGTGATGTAATATTCCTTTTAAAATACTTTCATTAGAATATTGGTTACCTTCACCGTCAATATTTATTTTAACGTTATCCATTACTATTTAAATATTTTTTAACCATTCCAATAACACTCATAACTAATCGTCCATAATCTGCACGTTGTTGTGGTGTTTCACCACCATAGCTGTAATGATTAGGATTATTACCTTGTATAATATTAAAATATTTTTCTGGAGTATCTGAATCTAATGCACCAGGATATAGTCTATTCATTATGCCTATTTTTTCTTCAACATATCTTCCTAAATTATTATATCCTGCTTTTGTATGTCCGTGCGCACTTTTTCCAGGTATTTTATAATCTGCTCCTTGATGATAATTTATACCGCCATAGTTTGAAAAATGCGCATAATGTGATGTTCCCCAGCTTGACTCTAATGCAGCTTGTGCAGTCATACATAATGAAACTATTTTATTAACTCCCTTTGATAGAAATGCATTAAATATAGACTTAACAAATATTTCTTTATTAGAAAATTTACCCGTATGTTCTAAACCTTCTCCACCATCCTGTATATTTAAATTCTTAATGAATTCTAAATCTTCTTCAGATAAAGGAGTAAATTGTTGATCACCATTAAATGCAGGATCATTATTCATTAAATGTAAAGGATTATCATATAAATAATTTTTATATTCAATTTTATTAATTGTTGGTCCTAAATCATATCCCATTTCTTCAAAACATAATTTATATAAATTAACAACAGATCTTAATAATTCTTGAACATATATTTCAGATGCATCCATTTGTATAAAATAATAGCTTTAAATAAAAATAATAAAAGGAACCGATTACTCAGTTCCTTTAGTTACCCAAATTAAAAATTCATTATGATTTTCATGTTCATCTATTGAAATATAATTTGGTATTATATCTGTTCCTTCAATCTGTTGACCTACACAAATTAGTGGACCGCCTATTGGGTCTATCATTGTTATCTTGCCATCATTACGATAAAGTTTTTGTATTTTATGTGGTAAACACAATTGATATATATCTACATGATCATTTGTTTCTACTAATCGTAAATAATTATCAATATTATCACGAGTATATAAATCTATTGTCTTATTTGCAAAAACTATATCTTCATGTATGATATCCCATATCGTTTTAAATAATTCATCATAAGAACCTGAATTATCAATTATATAATCATAATCTTCTTCATCATCCAAATCATGTTCAGCAATATTGTCTAATTGTTGAATTGAATTACGATTAATTGTTATAGTAATACCATTATTTTCGCGTATATACTCTAATTCATGTGCAAATCTATGATCTGTTATAATAACATAATTCAAATTATGATTACGATATTGAGCTTCACGAATCTTATTACGAACAATATTTACAAATATTTGACGATTAATTGATTGTTGTAATACATATGTACCTACATAAACAAGTATTTCTCTTAATGACATCCAATATTTTACATGTTCATTACATTCAGTATTTCCGATGTTATAGTAATATTCTTCAGCTGTTACAATGCTTTCATCATCTGGTTTAATTTCTGTATATTGGAATTTATCATTAATACAAATCCATGCATTAGATTTATTTTGATAAAATCTTTGTACAGGAATACCAAACATTGTTCCACATATTTCTTTTAGTTGATCTGCATAAGCTATGCACATTACTGGTGAATTTTTATCTTCTATTGTTGGTGGAAATGTTGCGGATTGTGTTGGATTTGTGTATTTAGAAAAATAATATGTTTTACATTCTTCTAATGTAGCCCAATTTTTTGATAAAATAGTCTTAAGCATTTTAGCCACAGTATCTTTACCAGATCCTGCTAAACCATTAAGTCCTATATATAAAAGTTTATTCATTTAATATAAAAAACACATGTATTTGATTTAATATATAAAAATAGTCAAATACATGTATTTGTTTAAATATTGTTAAATTATTATGCTGTTTCATCAAGCATTAATCTAAAAATGCTATCACTATATGTGTTTTTACGCATTAAGTTAGTTTCATCATCAGTTAAGAATAATGGATTAGGAATTACTAAATTATCCCATGATTGTGCATTATTACGTTTATTATATGTAGATGCGTCTTTAGCAGATTCTTTTGCGACTGCTGCGTTTTGTGAATTATTAACATTAGGATTATTAGTCGAACTTGTGCCACCCATATTGCCTCTTGTTTGTGTTATTGCATCTGTTGTATTTCCTGATGTAGTTTTTTCAGAATCAGCTGTTGATTCATTTTGTTTATTTCCTTTTCCACCTTCTGAACTCCAGAAATCACTAATATCATGTCCTGCCATAATATTATAAATAGCTGATGTACCTTTTGTATACATACGACCAATTTCTGTTACATCACGAGGTCTAGCATGTTTCAATGTTACTGATACTTTTAATTCTGATGGGAAATCATCTACTCCTAAAGGTCCTGATTGTGTTACTGTTGCATTTGTTAAAATTAAATTACCAATTGCTAATATTGGGTTTTTAGGGTTACCTACAGTAACATGCCAAAGTCCTACGTCATCACCACTTAATAATGATTGCCAAGCAAATAATTGTGGTCTACCTAAAGCGTTTTTAAGATATCCTTTTGCAGCTAAAGTAAAACCTGATTCTTTAAATAAATTAATCATGTTTTCTTTTTCTTTATCAACAATTTCTTTACCTTGTTCATTACCTTTAATGACATTTTGAGCATCATTCATTATTTTATTGATAGTACCACCAACAACAGAACCAATTTGTCCTAATATTTGTTTAAAATTAATACCACCATTCATTAATTGTGAAAACTGACCACCAACCCAGTCAAACGCCTTTTCTACAAATGCATTAGTTTTATCATACATTGATGTATCTTGTGCAGGACCAATAGTTCGTCTAGATCCACCCCAGAATTTACCACGTCTATAAGTTACTTCCAATATATTACCTATTAAATCAATAAAAGCAGAACGTGGATTAATATTATCATATCCTCTTAATTGATATGAAAAGTTTAAAGTAAATTCATGTGAAAACTCCAATTTACCTTCATATATATGATTTGATTGTACTGTATTTTTTGGTTCATAAACTTTATTATTATCATAATTTCTTAATAATTCATTATTCTGCCCTATACCTTGAAATACAGATGGAGTTATTTTTGCACCAAGCCATCCCCAAATACTATGTGTACCAACAGAACTAACATTAACTCCTTTATTGTATGCTGGATTCATTGTATTAGATATCATTCCAATAATTCCTGAATTTGGGTTATCAGCATTATTATCTTTGATTTCTATTTGTGCAGTTAATTCTTTCCAAGATGCATGATAACTAAAATTACATATATCTTCTAATTTATTGTCATCAGTACCAAACCAAGATATTAAACGTCCAACATCACCTTCACCTTTCCAAGAAAATGGTCCTGCACTTTCTGCAAATTGTGGAGTTGCACCTTCAAAAATATGATCTGGAACTGGGTGAGCAAATTTACGTAATGTAATTAAATGGTTATTTGATACTTTACCTAAATCTTTACAATACATAAAATCTGCATATTTATATCTTGCATTTCCTAAACATGAATTTGCATTTTTTGATAATGTACATAAAGTACGAATAGAACAATCATCTATATTAGGATCTAATACTGAATCTTCAATATCATTTAATAAAGGTGTATTACGAATCATTCCTAATGCATTAACGCCATACATAGGATTAAACATTGATGGAACAATAGATGTATGACTTAATATTGACTTAATTGATTTATCATTTTTTTCACCTAATCCCAATAATGCTTTTGCTTGATATTTATAAACCCATTCATAATCTTTTGCTAATGCAATTAATTCAGCTGGTAAATGTAACGGATCTTCATAATAAATTTGATCATCTTTTTTAGTTCCCAACATATAGTTTAGATTAACTGTATGCATAGGAGTTTGTGCTTGATAGTTACCAGCATTAATATTATTTTCATTAAGCATTTCTTGAATAACAGGAACACTTGAATTTAAATTTAATGCACGAATTCTTTCAATATCGAATGTTGCTTTATATGATTGTGATTGAGTACTGTTATACATTAATTTACCTTCATTAGCAGTACTTGGAAATGATTTCATTAATTAAATTAACTACATATATTTCTATTATATAAAAATAATTTTTAATATAAAACAAAAGACAGCTTCTCAAGAAGCTGTCTTATAATTAATTTAAATTATATATTAATTGTTTGAAATTGAATTTATTCTATTGTTTTTGAACAAAATTACAAGTTTATCATTGTCAGGAACATTGCCAAAGCCGCAAGTATAATACCAAGACAATTTATGTTCTCCTGTACCACGAACATTATAATTAATAAATGTTGGTGAACCTATCGTCTTAACGACCTCTTCCATTGTCGCATCTTTATAAACAAAATATGTATGCCAACCAAATACAACTGGAATTTTTTCTCTCCCAGAATTCATATCTTCAATATCACGTTCAAGATTATTTATTTTATTTTGAAGAAATTCTTTGTTATATTTGCAATTAGATTTTGTTATACTTGCTGTAATAATACAACTAATTATGCAAATAACTAATGCAATAATTATATACAACCAAATATTATTCATGTTTTATAATTGTTTCGTTAGTATCTTCATTAATAGTAATTCTACCATCCAAACATGCAGAAATAAAAGTATGAACAGCTTCACCACTTGCTTTTGCGTTCTTTTCAAGTGAATCTTCAAACCATTTAATACGTTCTTTTAATTTTTTATTCTCTTCCTTTAATTCATTATTTTCATTCATTAATATTTCTACAGAATTAACAATATCAAATAATGGAAGTAAACCTTCAAATGTACTCTTTTTCATAATTACTAATTCAATAGATATTGTAAGAATTTGAATATTTCTTTAAAAGATTCTTAATAAATTCATATTCATCTGGTGTCAAAATAATTTGTGTATCATTTTTATAAATCATTGTATAATTATCATTATTTGTATTTTTGATAATTAATTCAATTAATTCAAGACGATAAATATCACCAGAATTCATTTCAATGTAATTGGCATTTTTAATATTTTTTTCCATAATTACTTTTTCATTTGATTATCCATTGTAATCTGATATTTTACATATGCTTCAAGACGAGCATGTTGATATTCTTTATACTTATTCTCAATCCAAACTAGAGGAGTAAGAACCCAAATATTCAATTTAACCCAAAAATACTTAATATACCACATAATTTATTTGTTAAAAATTACAGACTTTACTTTATCAAAACATTTTTTACAAATATGATATTTGTCTTCTTCACTAGTTGTTCCTTCATATTCACCATCAACTATGTCATAATGTGATTGTGTATATTTTCTACTAATTACATAAATATTTTCAAATGATGTCTCTTTACCACATCTATCGCAAATAAATAAATGTTTTTCCATATTAATAATTGTATTTGTTAATAAATTTTTCTTTATCTTTCTTATCCCAAATTTTATTTGGATTTAATTCTTCATTTTTTTCAATTCTAACTATTCTAATATTTACTGGTTTATCTTCTCTTTCATAAACTAAAGTATTTTGAATCCACTCTTTTAGATGAGAACGGAGAACTTTCTTCCCCTTTCCCTTTGTTTCAAATTTAGATTCCTCAAATCTTGAGGAACCATTTAAATATTGAACATCAAATAATACTTTATATTGCATATTAATAATGTTTAAGCATTTCAAGTTTAACCAATACGCAAGAAAGAACTGTTCTCATATCTCCCATGCCTGGATGATTATCATATAATTCTTTAACTCGTTTTTCAATTTCGTCAATTACATATTCACCACCATGTTGATATGCAATTTGTAGTGATTTTTGAATACTCTTAAATTCATCAGTATCACTTTCAAAAATCTTATAAAAGCTTTCTGATTTCTCTTTAATATTCATATTAATCATCAATTATAAGTTCTGTACTTTCAATCCTCAAGCAATGCTTATAGTATGATTTTGTAATATAATTTTCACACCATTCTTTAGATGTATGCCATGAAGTTTCGGGTTCTGTTCTTTGATAATTATCTGAACACATTACCCGATATATTGTTATAGATTTTGTGGTCTTAATATCCATTACTTCTTTTTTCTTTTAGGTTTTTGATTTACACGACGATAGTCTAAATAACTACCTGAAATCTTAATATTTAAGTCAAAACAAATACTCATATTAATTTTCTTTATATGTATAACTTACTACTTCAATAGGTGCAGAAGATTCAAACACTGTTTCAGTTCCAAAACAATTTTTAAAACCAAGATTGGGTGTATCAACAGTTTTATCAATTCTATTAGTACCCTTATATGATGACATGCCAATTGGCAAATTATTTGTAATTGTATAAGTCTTTGGGTTACCAGGATAATATACTTTATAAGTCATTGTATAAATACCCTCTTTATAATTTGGTCCAAGTACTGCAAATGCACAATATGTAACACCATAAATTATACTAACAATAATTACAAATGTTAAAAATGCAGTTAAACACCCATTAAAAAAATCTTTCATATTATATTTCCTTTAATTTAAATAATATAATCTGGTTTATTCATATCAATTCAACATCATTTTATGCGCATTATATCTACGTTCAATGTGTCCTTTAGCAGAAATTCTTGATGTCTTAACACCAGCAATTGCATAATTTAAATCATTTTTATTAATAAATCCTGGTTCATTTTTATCATATCTACATTTTTGAAGTCGTTCCCAGAATGTAGTAAGAGTTACACCTCGTTCACCACAATTATAAATCATATCACCAAGACCATCAATAAACCCTTGAGTATAAATGAATCTCTTATCTGTTTGTGAAAGTAATCTATTAATTGCATCATTAACCCATTCAATATCTTTCTCAAATAATTCGTCTGCTTTCTTTTGTGTAATATGTTCAAGAGATTCACCTGGTTGAATTTGATGTCCCCAACCAACAGAACGACGATTTGGGTCTGGATCATTATAAGCATCTAATACACAAGTTTCATGTGACTTAATATAATCCTTACCTGTCTTAGATAAACGATAAGACTTAGGATGATTCAGATGTTCAATATTTTTAGTTTGTTCAATAATATCTGAACACATCGGATTTATTGAACACATAGAATCAGTTTTCACATAACTTGTATTGTTTTCAGTTGCATCGATATTATTACAGAATAACTGATAACATATTGATAAACAGAAAGTTATAGTAAGAAATTTATTTGCGTTCATATTTAATAAATATTTAATAAGCAATTTCTTTTCCGAGACTTCTTTTAATTTCTCTGATTCTAATTTTTAATCCGTTTTCTTCTAAATAAGGATATTTTATTACACCGCAATACTCGTGAGGACCTTTAAGATATTTAACTTCATCTTTAATATCATCTATACTGTCGTAAGTATTACAATGTCCAGTATCATAAGTAAATTCTATAGACCTAAAACCTGCACCATAAACAATAGAACCAACAGGTAGATCAAAGAAATTCTCCAACTTAGTAACTTCGTATTCGATAATAAAATTAGAATTCAATTTGCTCATATTAATTATTTGTTTGATTACATATATAATATAGAACAAATTATCAAAAATTCAAATAATATTAAATTTTTTATGTAAATTTAAGATACATAAATAATTAAATAATTTTATAGTATTTATTAAATATGTGATTAACTAATATTTCTATATCATTACCTCGTAATGAAGTGTTATTCATTACCCAATTTCTCAATATAATTTTCCGTGATTGAATATAAGATTTAGATAACATGTTAATCTAAGTTAAATTCATTCATTAACCAAATATTTGAAAGTTCATTCCATTGTGTTGAGAACTTATTTACACAAGACCAAAGATTCTTGTTCATATGCCATGCATTAGCAACAAGTTCGACAAATTCATTCCACATTCTTTCTTGTTCATAATGTCTTGCTGCCAACTGTACGATATAGTTTGTCTTATATTCTGTTGTAAATACAATATCAAACAATTTCATAAACTGTGAGAAATTCTTTTTATTGAATCGCAAACCATAATTATATCCAGTACGATGATGAATCCAACGCTCAGACAAATTATTATTATCCGGAACATCAATTACCCAGATATCCTGAGATGTCTTCAATATATTTGTTTTATATAATTCACGACCACGCTCATCAAGTTCTTTTTCCTGATTCATCGTAAGACGAAGACTAACATAATCATCAACAATATCAATCTTAATATGACCGAAATTATATGGGGCAGGAAGTTCACATAATGTTGTACATACTCCCTTTGCCGTGATATCTTGAATTATTGGATCTTCATATTCGCGAGTATATTCGTCATATTCAGTAATTCCACAACCCTTTAGATAGGTCTTGATAAAATCAACAATCTCTTGATGAGTAAAATTATTATCCATATTCTTTATTTATTTTCTTCAAGATACTCCATAATATCCTTATTATCAAATAAGATGTAATCAGGTTCTTTTATAAATTTCTTTCCATTATAATACAGGTAATAACAGTTTATTGTTTCATCCCATGCATTAGTACGAGTTATACGAAGTAAAATACCTTCCCATTCATTTTTATATTGTTCATATAGTTCTTTTGCTTTATTACGAACTTCAAACATTGGAAAATGACCTATATAAGTCCAAATATAACCCATATTACGTCTATTGATAATATGCTCCTTAGGAATTTTCCAATAATTAACTGTATCTCCCATAAATAATTATTTAATATGCAGTAAAAAGATAAATAATTAACCCTGCACAAATTAAGATTTTAACACCAATCTCAATTAGTTCAAATTTATAAGATTTCATATTAATCATTTGAATTAGACCACTTATTCATCTCATCCCATGCATCTTTTGAATCATCCAATCCAAGAGCACCGATATTGAAGAAGATCATATCACCAGAACCATCTTCCCACCAATCAGGAATATTCTCAACCAGATTAGTCTTTGTATCAGAAATCTTCTTTGAAATACCAGACATAATACCGGAAATCTGTCGCCCAGTAAAACGGCCACCGGTCTTAATATCATTAGTACATGCTCCGTATGCCCAAGCATTAGATCCATCAGCAAACGTAAGTTCTGTATCACCCCACTGTCCGTACTTCCAAGCATCCTTCATAGCCTGAATCTGCTTCTCATTAAACACTGTGGAAAGAATTTCTGTAATCTTATTCATAATTTTCATATTTAATATTTACAAATATAATATAGAAAAAATCCAGAAAAATTCAAATAATATTGAAAATTTCTGGATTTTTTTATATAATATTTAAATTATGAATTATTTGAATTCATTTGGATCATCATATCCTAATTGTAATTCTGCACGTTTCTTAAGTTCATCTTCATGTCCATAATAGTTCTTAGCCAATATTGGATAGCAATCATAATATTTAACACCAAATTCATATTTAAAGTCCATACGCATTAAATTAACTTGGTGATCTGTTCCTTTTCCACGTTTGCCACTAAATGCATATACTGCATGTGTATGCGGATCCCATCTATCGTAGATAACTAAATCTCTGTCATCTGCGTCATCATCTTCAACTGTATTTGGAATTTCGCCATTTTCTTTAGCTTTTTTATATTCCTTTTCAGCTTCTGTTTCATCCCACTGCTTAATCCAGTCAATATAACATTTGTTTTCTTCCAATTCATTGTGTGATCCAAGAATAAATTTTCTAAATCCTTCTTCTGTTGCTAATCCATATTTTTTAAGAACAGTTCTATTTTGAGCGTCATTACCAAAAGTAAATTTAGATATAAATTCTTTAAATACTTTACGTAATTCTTGTTTATTATCTAAAGATACTTTTTGACCTTTCATGGATGTACAGAAGTTTTTGATCTTATCTTGAATAGTTACAGTTTCACGAGTCTTTTTCCAAACTGATTGTAACTCCTCTAAAAGAACAGTATATAATTCTGTATTAAGAGTTTCTAATAAAGTTTTCATTTTATTTATTTTTTGTATTTATTATAATAATTTTCAATTCCTTTAAAATGAATGCATATTGTATCATTAAGTCCTTGTGCTGACATTAGATAATTAACATCATCCTTATTATCCATAAAGAAATTTTCTGTTAATACTGCTGCACAATTAGAACCTTTAATAATTTGAAAGTTCGATTCCCAATCTCTATCACCATCTGATTTATCTTCTCTTATTGGTTTAGCAGATCCTTTAAATGTTTTTGAATAATATTTATCTTTACCAATTACATAATCAGCGCCTTCATATAAGCATTCTGCTAATTTATCAGAAATTGATGTTCCCTTTGTAGTCCATGCTGACCAACCTCTAGCTGTCATCCATGTACCATTTCCAGCAGCATTAACATGTACAGATATCATAATACAATTAGAAGCTCCATATTTATTACAATATTGGTTAATACGATTAACTCTTGTTGTTAATGATATATCTGTATCTTCTGGAGTTATCTTAATAGGAACAAATTGTTCGTATGTTTTTAATCTTTCATATAATGCATCTACTACTTCTCGACAAAATTGCCATTCAAAAAATTGTTGACCATTTGATAATTTAGGACTACGTTTTCCAAGCGTATTAATACCATGTCCATTATCTAATAAAACATATAGTTTTTTCATATTAAATTTTTTTCTATTCTTTTATTATATTGAATTAAATAGCATCCTAAATTTGATGGATTGACGGTAAACCCATGATAATTACATATATTTTTTTTGTTTACCATTTCTTTATATTCATTAAAAAATTTACAATTTCCACACGTATTAATCATTTTACTTAAATACTATATTTGATTCTCTTTTTGCGTTTTGAAGTGAATCAGAACTATGCATAGCATTTTTCATATCATCCTTACCCCATTTTTTGCGAATATCATCTTTGATTTTATTCATTTCTTCAATAGGATCATTACATTCTTTATAACATTTACAACATAAGCATTCTCCTGAACTCATATATTTGCATAAATCATTATAAAAATCTTTATCTTTATGCATTTTATAAAGTTCTTTTGCTTGTTCCTCAGATAATGTTAATGTTTGTTTATCAAGAATATCCCATTCATTATCTTGGAGTATTTTTAGCCATTCATCTGAATGATCCAAAAATTCTGGTTTTAAAATTACAAAACCATTTAAGTAATCGTCTTTTGTTTCTTTAATATACTGTGATAATGGTATCATTTTTTTATTTATGTTTTTTCTATATTTAATAATAAAATTAAGGCAGTATGAACTGCCTTAAATTATGAAATTAATATTGTGGATGTATTCTTAAATTGATGTTGTACATCTCTATCCAATGAATATTTTACATTTATTTTGTAATATCCTTTTTCATATTTATTCATTGATGAAGGAATTGAAAGTATCGTCAATTCAGCTGATGAATCAAATGATGAATCATTCTTTGAACCAATAGACATTGGTTTAACAGACCACTTTGAACTTATATAAGGATTAAATGGTAGCCTATCATTGTTAAACATATAACAACAAATAATATCATCTTCTTTAAAATGATTATATCCATTAGATGATATAAATTCTAATCTATTCATTAAATATTCTTCTGATGAACGCGAATATTTTAATTTATATTTAATGTCATTATCAATGAATGATAATTCTTTATATTCATTTGGTAATTTTAAATCTGTTTGTTTACTAATATTGTCAATAGTTTGTTGTGATATGTATAAGCAATACCAATATTTATCATCATGCATCAAATAGAAATCATAGTTAAGATATGTATTTAATTTTAATTCATCTCTGCAATCATAAACACTATTTAATAAATATGTATACATTTTGTTATCTTTAATGTAATTATCATAAATATTAAATTTTAACTTAAAGAATTTTTGATATAAGTCATAAACAAATTTACTAGAATTGTCTCCGTATTTATATTCTTTATTTAAAAAGTTTACACTTATTTCATTTCCACATTCTTCTGCATTATATTCTAATGGTTTATCAGTTTTTATGACTTTTAATAATTTTGGTATGAACCACATAGATGCATTATTATCTAATTCAAAGTTTTGTATAAATTGGATATATAATGTTACTTTATCTTCTGTACCATCTAATATAACTTTATTATTATCATTAGATATATATGTTGTTATAGTATCATTTTTTATAACATCCATACATAATCTAATTTTTTTACTATAATTAATTTGTTCAATTTTTAAAACATATTCACCAACTAATCCAGTTAAATCTTTAGATAAATAATTAACATAATTATATCTTACAACATCAGCATCATCTAATGTTTTATTTTCAAACATTGTTTTATATTCTTCTAATTTAGATATAATATCTTTAAATGATTCTGTTTTATTATCATAAGTGTATCTTTCCAATTCATTAAGATATTCAGGTAATGAATTAATTTCATTATTATCTAAATTATACCAATACATCGATGGGTTTTGATTTACTATAATATGATTATAATCTTTATCATAATATGTAAACTTATTATTAATTTTAATGATACTATAGTCTACCCCATTTATTTGAATTGTTTTGTTATTAGTATCTACATAAATATTTTTATCATTATTTAAACTAATAAATTCACTTAATAAGTAAAAACGGTTTCTTACGATATATTTTTTATGATAATAGAACTCAACTTTAATGTAAGCATAGTCTACATTATTTAAATTATTTAGAGATATGTCTTCAATAACTTCATCATTATCATTATAGAATATTAATTTATATGATAATTTGTTAATATACATTTTTGATAAATCAGTTAAATCACGAGTATCGAAATCTTTAAAATAAAAATATTTTTTATTATCTTCAACATTAATAAATACATTTGCACCATTAGTTTCTGATTCTAAAATATTGTTTTGATAAAAATCATTTAAAGTACGATACACATTATATCCTAAACATGAATTCTTTTCTGATGTATAATATGTAAATTCATTTACATCATATTCTTCAATATTATTTAATTCGTAAATATTATTTATTTCTTTAGTATCATAATATTTTCTATAATCACGTTTAACATATATACCATATTGATTTAATGTATCTATTATTTCAACTGGTACATTTTGAATGTGTTCTATTGTTCCATCTGTATTAATTGTAATATTTTGATCACTTATCCAATGTAATCCATAAACATCAACATATTTTGAATATTCATCATTTGTATTAATTAAATTACCTTTGATTGTAAACTTTAATGAATCGTCATCATATTGATTATATTTTTTATGTTCAATATGTAATCCTTTTAAATATATGTTAATATCATTATGAAATAATAATATGTTAACGTATTCAGTTTCTTCAGTATATAAATTAAATAAATGTAATGAATTTTTATATTTTGATATGTTTGGCAATTTTATATTTGCAGTATATTTTTCATGAATATATTCTACATTAGAATATAACTTATCATAAATTGGATAATCAATTTTTTTACCATTTTTTATTTCATAATAAGAATTTGATAATTTATCATATTGTAAATTTAATGAATCAAATATTAATGCTACTGGATTATCATTTTCATCAATCATTTCACTTAATATGATTGAATTACGAACATCTCTAATATTGTTTATATAATATGATTCATTACTATCTCCAGTTTCTGTTAAAATATATAATACATCATTATAAGCACATACTAGTATTTGAGAATACTTGTATAAATATTCTTCAGGTATATTAAGATCAAATCCTATTAAATCTTTCTGTATTACTATTTCATATTTGTTATTATTCTTCTCATAAATAATATATTGATAAAAATCATTATTAATTAATGTACCATCAATATACATTAAATTTCTATCTAAATGATATTTTAATATTTTATAAAAGTCAATATCAAAATCAATATTATTTACATTAACTAATTCTGCATTATGCATATATGCATTAAATGATATTTTATTATTTACCATTTTGTTTATTTGTTTAAATGGTGATAATATGTCATAATTTGATTCTAAATATTGATATATATTTTCATTAGATATATCAAATGTTTTTATAAAACTTTTATTTGTATTTAAGTTTAATGTTTCATATAATAATTCATTAATCAAATTTATGTTTTTACTTGCATTTGCATTTGATATTAAATCATTAGAATTTGAAATATTTTTGATTTTATCAACATCAGACTCATCAATAAACATTAATGAATGAATATCTTTATTATTTACTTCTTTACTAATTCTATTAATCAAATAATTATGTTCATTTAAATAATAACGATATCTTAATGTACCAAAATCTAATGTTGGGTTATTGATTTTTAACTCAAAATCATATTCATACCATTTGTTATTTACTAACAATTTTATAGTAAAATCTTTATTAATCCAATATTCAAAATAGTTTGAATGAATATCTTTTATGTCCTTATTATCTTTATTTATAAATACATTTAATTTTTTAGGATATATGATAAAGTTTTTATATTGATATGAATCATTTTGTATGAATGAAAAATGAGATTCATACATTAATTGTTTAGTTAATTTGTTTTCTAATAAAAGAACACAGTTATAAAATCCATTATTTATGAAATGAATAGGAACATTTACACATGTATCATTTATTGAATACCAATTTCTTAAATCAGTATTAATGTCTAATAATTGATATTCATTAAAATAATCATCTACATAGTGTATTTGTTTTGTAAAATAATGTGTACCATTACCCGTGAATTCCACTTCATCAGAATGGCCATTAGTCATAACTATAGGTTGTGTCATATTATAACCTATTGTTGTGGTCATTTTAATATCATTCATAAATACTTTATATCCTAAAGATGCCGAATGAATATTTAAATGTAATGGTAAGAAATACTTTTTATAATAGTTTTTAAGACACATTAATTTAATTCCTAGTTCAATAAAAGAAAAATCAAAATAAGGCTTGTAATAAAAATATTTTTCATCATCATCCTCAATAGGCATATCATGATTACCTATTTTGATTTTTTCATAATGATCTAATAAAGAAAGCATCTTAGGTTTGTTTTCACCCCAAAAAGTATTTGTTAAATCAAATTTATATTGTTCATTAGTTTCTTTATTAATCATTATACGTAATGATATTAAAGCATCTGAAACGAATTTTTTAAATGCATATATAACATCATTTGAGATACTAAAATAATCATTAATGTATTGTGACATAAAATTATTATCAGTCTTTAATAATTTAGATATTGAAATTTTATCACCATATCCAAACCATTTAAGAGATTTAATAGCAGAATTGAAATTACCACGTTCACCTCTTAAAGTCATATAATTAATCATATATTCTTTAAGCTTTTCATTATATAATGATTCATTGAATACATTATTATATATACTTTCAGAATATACTGCTTTTAATATATCTTTAGGAAGTTCAACTCCCATATTCTTTCCATTGATAATTAATTCTTCATATTCATTAATAAATTCTCCTCCTACTGAAATATAACACCATTCATTATGATTTATTTTCTTATCATAAATATGAATCATAATATTAGTTATCCAAGTGCCTTCTTCATTACACATTGCAATTGGATATATAGGAATTAACAAATAATCTAAATCAGATGTTCGTTTATGATTTTTATCACCACGTTCAATAGTTTCTGTTGTTTTGTAAACAACCAAATCATCATTAGTTAATCTTGATTTAACTAATGATTCATTATCTATTAAATTATTTAAATCAATATAATCATTTAAGTTATTATACTTATCTGAAAATATATAATCACGTAATTTTGAAGATGACAATAATTTAAATACATTTGATTTTTCACAATAAATTTCAATATCTAAATTATTCTCATCAAAATTAGATTGTAATTGATAAAGTGCATATATAGGTTTTGAATAATAATTATTAACAGATAAATGTGATGTATTTGTATCTATCCAAAATACATAAGAGTATTCTTCATATTCATATCCTATTGGTTTTTCATCAAAAGAAGGCAATGAAAATATGTGACCTGTATTATCTACGAATTCCATTAATAAATTTACTAATATTATTTGTTTATATATAAAAATATACAATTGTTATAATAATTAAAGAAAAAAACAAGGAGAACATTATGTTGTGTTCTCCTTATTCATACCATGTTATATATTTAAATCGTTTTAATTTATCTACATATTTTAGCATCATAATAATACGCAAATCAATTAATTGTAAGAATGTAACTAATATTGAATTGCCTTTAAATAAAATTTTTGGCAATGTTTTATTTAGTATACCATTTCTTACATAATCATATTTATTATTTCCTATACGATTGTATGTTGCATATTCATCAGATCTATATGATAAACTTTGTTTTATATCCATAACATTTAATTACTATTTGATATTCTTCCTGACTCAATTAATCGCTTTCTATCTGATGTTTTAATTTGTTGATATGTCATACGTTCAATATAATTCATATTTTCAGTAATATCATTTGTACCATTTATTATATCTCCGTATGTTTGCTGAACACCAGGATCTTTGTAATTTTTTAAATATTCAAATAAATTCATAAGCCTCTATTTTATAAATTAATTAAATTGAATTTGAATTAAAGAAATAGTCTGCACTGTGCTGAGAAATTATCCACTCATGTATCTTGTCCATTTCATCAACTGCCATATCGTGAAATCTTTGATAATTAATTGCTACATTACCAGGCATCTTAAATTCATAAGAACCAATAATTGTCGCTAAACCTCTCATTCCTAAACAAACACAATATCTAAAGAAATAATATAATTGATAAAGATCTTGTATTTTGCATCTTAAGAAACATTGTAGTATTAAATCGGAATGTCCTAATGCACCTAATATAACTAACTTATGAGAATAAGGATTAAAGTTAAATGTTAATGGTGTATCGAACATTGCTTTATATGTTTGAACTTCATATAATGCTCCCATAACATCAGTTAAATTATAACCTGTTCCTGAACCAAATACATCAGATAATGTACCACCAGCACCAGATGCTAATGCAGAATTATTTAATATCATACGTTCTAATGAGAAGTCGCCCATTACTCCATAATTAAAACTATCTGTTGTTTTATATACACCAAATACTGATATGATACGTTGTGGCAATGTAATTACATTATTAGGTCCGTATTTACAAAAATCTTCATTACGAACACAATAATATCTCTCCTCTACTGCTAAATCGTAATTCTCCCAAAAATAACTTGCTGCTTGATAGATAAGTGGTGGGATAGCTGAAGCAGGTAATGGTAATGGCAATGCACAAGATTGTGTAATTTCCTGAATAATTCTTTTAATGAAAGCATAATCCATTTGATCTTCTGTCTGTGCTTTCATTTTTAGAAATTGTTCCATGTTTATATTATTTTGAGTTTGTTGAACACAATTTTGCATAATTTCTATATTAAATTAATATAAATTTTATATAAAAATAATTAAATTTTTATTTGTATTTTAGTTTGAAACATTCATTAATTACAAACTATGTTAATAAAAGTAAAAATATGTCGTGTGGTATTAAATGTCAGAATTAACATTTGATAATAAATTAGGAAATTATTTAAAGCAAATTAATGATGCTTATAAAAATAAAGAAAAGTCAATAACAGATATTTTAACTTCATTTAGTCAGATTTCTAACGATTATAGTGAATTAACTGAAGTTAATGAAAATATAATAGAAAAAAATTATAGTTCACCAAATTATAGTGAATGTTCAGAGGATGAACAGGAAGATTTCTTTTCAGATCAATTACAATTTATTGAAACATTGGTAATTAATAGTATTTATGAAAAGACTGGCATTATTTGGAACTGGGGTGATATTTATAATTTAATGAAAGACCCAACTTATAAAGGAGTTGAAAAAATAAAAAGAAAGGTTGTATATTCTTCATCTTCAAATCAACGTCCTATAGGTGATATGTCTTATAATGTTTGGAATGGACTTCAGATCATAGATATTGATATTAAAGATGAAGCATTAGCATTAAATTTAAAGCAAGTTCTTTTTAAAGAATTACAACAATATAATTGGTTTTTAGGATGTTGTATTTCTGCATCAGGAAAATCTTGTCACGTGTGGACGAAAATTACACCAATATCAATTGATACTCATGCAAGAAAAATTGAATATATTTGTAATTTCCGTCATAAGTATTCATACATATATATTGTGTTAATGAAATATGCAAAGCAATATGGATATACAAAAGAAGACATATTCAAATATATGGATATGGCTATGTGTAAGCCACAACAAGGTATATTCATTGCAGCAGATAATAATGCATTACTTAATACTAATTTTCGTGATTTACGTCTTGATGTAAATTTTGAATCTGCATTTCATAGCGGTGTTTCTAGTATTGATTGGATAACACATCCTGACTTAAAAGATATATTTCATAAACTTGAATGGTTTACTGATGATAAAACAGAACAAGAAAATATTGAAATAACAAATATCTCAGGTATTAATGAAAGAGATGTATCAAAAAGTTCAGGTCGTAAACACTATAAGCACGCACAACGTTGGCAGCTCGCAAACACATTAACATCTATATATGGTGAAGATAAGGCTTTACAAATTATGATTGAAATTTGTGAAGGAACACCAAAACAAGAGTTAAGAGGAGACGTTAAAACTGCATCAATACATAATAAGCCAATATCTGTTTGGGCTGTAAGAGAATTAAATAAATATCATGGGTTCAAATTACAGGTTAAAGCAGATAATATGTATACTGATGAAATGAAAAACCTTGAAAAGGAATTAGCAGAAAGTAATATTGATTGTGATCCCACGAAAATATTAAATGATCATACATCGTCAGTTATACTACATATGAAAAGTAATCAATATCTTTCAGATTTAAAAGATGATATTATTGGTAACTTATCGCATATAACTTTGCTTGAAGCAGGTGCAGGATATGGAAAAACTGAAATGATTAAAAGTCTTAAGGCTAAAACATTATTAATTCTTCCATTCACATCAACAATTAAAGCAAAGGTTGAAGCCGATACAAAAACATCAGATTGGTTATATTACTATGGAAACAAAAGACCAACACTTGATGAAATATTAGGTGATCATAATATGTCGATGACAATTGATAAATTTAGTCGTTTAAATGTATTTGAATTAGACCAAGCAAAATTTGAATATATTGTTATTGATGAGTCTCACCTATTATTTACAAGTTCATATAGAGATGTTATGTCACCAGCAATACAACGTCTTGCAAACTGTAAAGCAAAGGTTATTATGATGACAGGAACACCAACTGGTGAAATGTTATTCTTCCCAAATATTAAACATATTAAAGTCATTAAAGAAGATCATCGTATTAAGGAATTTGAAATTAATATGGTTCCAAGAAAAATGGAAAAATTAATTGAAATGTGTTCTTCAATGGCAAAAGATATTATTGATGGAAGAAAAATATTATTCCCAACAAATAAAGGAAATCTTTACTATGACCAAATTACAGGATTGGTTCAAAAGTATTTAACAAAATTTAAATATCCGAAAGACTTACATACATTTTATTATAAGAAATCAAATTATGGAGAAGAAACAATGGAATCAATTAATATTGATAAATCTATTGGTAATAATGATATTATATTATGTACAACATATCTTTCTGTGGGTGTAGATATTTGTGATAAATATAGATTTAGCGTATATTTTAATGAACCTTGGATTGCACAAGATATTGAACAATTCGCAAATCGTCTTCGTAATAATGATCTTTATATTAAAATGTTTTTAGAAAAGGAAGATTCTACTGGTGTTCCAATAAATTACTATTATACACAACCATTAGATTTGAATTTCAGTGAAAAGGATTTACTTTTTGCACGAGATTTAATACATACTTGTAATGATATGCTTGAACGTAATAATGAGGAATCAAAATATAACCCATTGATTCAATCTTTATTATCATCAAACAGATATCTTAAATATGATGAAAATGATTGTAGATATTATATTGATGAAACAACATATAAGTTAAAAGTATTTGAAGAAAGATATACAGAATATTCAAAACAATTAGAAGTATTAACTAATGGTATGAAATATTATGGTTATACTGTAATTACAAATGAAATTAACAATAGAGTTTCTGAAGACAAAGAAGTTGAGGCTGAAGATTTCTTAAAAGAATGTCGTCATAATAGATATAGTTATATAACAACTGAAACATTTAAATTCTTAGATCATTTGTCAGATGGAAATATTGATACATATAAAGAATTACTTAAAGGATCATATGAAGTATTTAAAGATGATCAATATAAAGTTGAAAGAGAAGAAAATAATATATATGCATCAGATATTGAAATTCTTGAAAGAAACATACCTATTGTAATGAGCTTATATAAATTTTATGATTGTAAGACAATAAGAGATATTTTTGAATATTGTATTGATAAGAAACAAAACAAAATTAATTATACAAAACTTACACGTATTAGAAGATTTGTTTCTATTGAAGCTAATCGTAAAAAGAAAAGATTGGATTTTCCTGTATTGAAATTTGTTAAACAAACAAGAGACTGGGTATTAGCTCATAGTTCTACTACTGAAATGGAGATTAATAAGTATCTTGCTGATTACTCAGTTGCATATGCAAATTCAGTTAAGAATTTGGTTGTTGATGATAAAGAATATCTTGAAACAATATTTGAATTAACAAAAGATCTTTGGAAAGTAATCGTATTACAATCAAGACCAAGTAAAGGTCAAATAGGAGTTGTACCATTTGAATTACTATGGGAAAAGAAAACTGATTTAGAGGATTTTTATGGAGGATCATCATTAACAAAAGAATTCTTTGCTGAAGAATTAGTAAATGATATGAGAGATGAAATAGAAGAAGATGACGAATTAATTAATAAACCATTTGAAATTACAGAGAAAAAGAAATTGTCAGATGTTTCATCAGAATTACCAAATGTTATTCATAAGCCTTATGGATATTATGAATATGCAGAAATGGATGATTCAAATAATAGATTCTTACGTAAGCAGGAAAGTACAAATTCATTACGTGATAATATATTTGGACAGGATGTCGATACATTAGAAGACAAACAAAATAAAGCAATACATAAAGAACAGACCTTATTTGAATCAATAGAATAAGAAGTTCCATATTAATATAATATAAATAAATTAAGAAGTATTTATGATTTTTATTTTTAGACAATATGATTCGAATAAACAGATAATTATATATGCAGAATCATATTTAGAAGCAAAAGACGCATTATTTGAATTTAATGCTTGGGCTGATAAGATTTATAACATTTTAGAATATATAATGTATAATGTTGATTATGAAAAATATTGTGATGCATTAAATATTGATTATGATGATGGTCATTATCCAAGAATATTATCATCTGATGAATTTAATAATTTATGTGAATCAAATGATCATATTATTTTAGATAAACAATTTAAAGATTTAAATCATTTACGAGTTATTCAGAAAAAGGATGCTGGTGAATATAGTAATTTAATGACCATATCTGAATTTGTAGGAATGCTAAAACAAAATACTGAAACTAAAGAACACTTTAAACATGAAATATCTAAAATGTTAGCAATAGTTGGTGATATATGGTTTATAAAATTTAGAAAGGCAAATGGAATAAATCATTTATTATGTGACGATAAAGGCAAATCATTCGAATATTATATTTATGGAAAAAGTCGTAATCAATGTATAGAATTATTTAATGATTTAATTAATATACATAAACAACATTGTTGTCCTAAGCCAGAATTATTAATAAGTATAAAATCTTTAACATCTGAATATAAAGATTATACAAATAATGACGTAACTAATTATATAAGAATGGTTAATTATATGAATTCAAATAATATTAAAAAATTTCCATTCTCAACATTAGATATAAACAAAATTGAAGATTAATATGAATAGAGGAGAACGACGTCGTAGATCTAAAGTTATCTATAATCGTAGAGCCAAATTATTTATGCAATTGGGTATTGATACTATTCCGTGCGATATAAATGAATTATCAGCCCATGACCATAAAGTTAGAATTAATAGACATTTTTGGAGAAGAGCAGAAAATTATAAAGAGCTTCAGAAAAAATCTCAAACTATGCATCTTTATAAAAACACAGGAACAATTTGGCAATCTTATTGGAATAAATTAGATAGAAAAAGAATGAATAGACGTTCTCGATATAATGCTAAATTAGATTTACGAAATAGTAATGAAACACCATTTGAAAGATATGATTATGTATAAATAAAAAATCCACCTACTTTCACAAGCGGGTGGATTTAATTTAAAATATCAATATTTTATTAATGTTTTGTGTAGTTTTCATTCTTAGGTTGATCAACTTTTTCATCAGTGCCATAAACATCACGGTACTTTTGAAAATCTTCATACTTAACCTTTACGATAAGTCGCTTACCCATACGGTTACGAAGACCTAAATCTGTACGAAGTACGAGACCTTCTGCCATGTAATCTGGATTCTCTGCAATTGTTGACTTAAAGCCCTTACGAACATAATCAATTGCCTCATCAAGAGTAAAGTAACCAATGAATGGAACAATAGGTGCACCAAGCTTTGTTGCAATTTCATCGCGCGCATCAGTCTTAAGATAAATATCATTTACCTTAACATCAAAAACAATAAACTCATTTCCGTTCTTGATATAATTACCACCTTTCTGAATTCCAATACCATAACCTTCTCCATAGATAGTGTAAAGATCTGGAATTTGATCATAAGACATCCAATTGTGTTCAGTCTCCCACTCATCTACAGGAATAAATGCCTTAAGACCAAGAGCAGCAAGAACTTTCTCCTTAGGATATTTTGCTTCCATGTGAGCCAGAAGCTTTGGTGGAATCTGGGCATTATCAGTTTTACCTGCAAAACGAACAGAGAACGATACGCCTTCTACCTTACTACCTTCAGCAGGATCATCCCATACTTGTGCCTTCTTTACCTCAATACGCATATTTGTACCGTCAATTTTTTCCTCACCGCGCCACTTAAGACTACGAAGGTACTCAAATTCAGGCTCCGTAAATGGATCATAAGGCATAATTACATTCTTTGCATCACGCATGAAGATTGTGTTAATCTTCTGATAAGTGTTTTCACTACGTTTTTGTTTTCCCATAATTTTAATTAAATTTAAATGTTTTTAACTACTGTTTGTTTTCGATCCTATTTAGCTCAGTGGTTAGAACATTTATAAATATTAATAGATTAATTATTTTATAATTTCAAATTTTTCAACATTGATAATTACAACCATATTATTTACAGAATATGAATATTTAGTAACTTTGACATGTTTGTTCTTAAATCTTTTAGCTTTACCATTAATCATTGGAAGATAATATGTATAACCCTGATAATAGTTTTCTTTAATCTCATCAAAATGAAAAATTACATCTCCACCACGGTAATCTCCCATCTCATCCAAATTATATTCTGGTATGAATTCAAAAGATTCATTATTCTTACATTTTTCAATAGTTACATTAACTGCTGCGATATTCTTTCTTTCTTCTTCAAGATCTTTAGGACTCATAAGATATTCATCAGTTTGTTCCGTTCCATTATATGGAATCCAAGTATGAGTTCGAACTTCATATCCATTTTTCTTAAGAAATTCTGAAACAAAATCCTTATGCTCAGCATAAACCTGATCCCAATACCATGCAATATAATTAAGATCATTTACTGATTCAATCTTCTCATATTTGTATTTACCGAAACGAAATGTATCTACATTATCCCAAACTTCCTTTTTATAATCAAACGAATGACTTTTACCGCGAAGACCCTCCATATATTCAACACCAGGATATTTCTTAAATGCAGTTTCACGATCCATTGAAATATTCTGAATATATGTGAAGTGTTGTACTACATAATTATGTCCATTACCAAGAGGTTTAAAATCTTCAGTCATTGTCCATAATGTATAATACTTATTTGTAAATCCAATAAACTGCTTCGTCATATTAATATTTGCTTGATTACGAATATAATATAGAACATTATTTCAAAAATTCAAATATTATTTATTTTTCTTCAAGTAATGGATCTAAATATCTCCAGCGTACAATACCTTCTTTTGAACAAAAATAATCATCACAATCTTCATCATCCCAACATTGTTCTGTAACATTCCAATATCTTATTCCAAAAAATCCAAGATCTTCGACTAAACATGGAATTTGTGGATAATGTGTATTTTCATATTGTCCAAATACTTCTGGGTAATCATTGTTTTCTGTATAATGCCATTTATTGTCTAACATATTATTAAGTAGGATATATTTCTTTTGATTGTTTCCACGTAAGATTATTATAAAAGAAAAGAATACGTTTTGTAGGCGCATCTCTAAATGAAGATACTTTAGCAAAACCTAAATATTTCATTGCAAAGTATTCTTCTTGGAAGGTACCTTGTGGTTTATGATCATAAAATGATGCAGGTACACTAAGATATTCCTCAAGATATTCTTTTAAAACAATTTGACGAATAATAGATTCATGTTCACATTGTTCACAAACATATTTCTTTCCATTCATATCAATATAACCACACCATGGAAATTTTGAACCTAGTTCATTTTGACGTGGAATATCAAAAAAGTTTTTGAACTTATCTTGAAGATTTTCATATTTGTTTTTCCATTCATCTGATTCAGCTTTAGCACTGTGATAATAATGCTCATAATCATCATCATAAGGAACATTAAAATGTAAATGCTGCTGATGATTCAAAATTCTTTCAAAATGACTGTTTAATAGATCTTTCATATTCTAATTTTTTAATAAATTCTTTTTGCCAAGCTTTTAATTTAATTCTTGCATTATTTAGTATAATAAAATTTTCAATAAAATATGGAGTGTCATATTTTGCTTTAATATACTCTCTAAACAATTTTAAGTCTTTTGTTTGCCGTTTCATCCATATTAAAACTATTTTAATTAATATAGAAATTTTAAGCAAATAAATATTAATATTATATAATTAAAAAAACTATTTTTATATAAATTAACATATATTTTTAAATTTAATGAAAAATAATAAAGGTAATAAAGTATTAGCATCAATAGTTATACCAATTTATAATTGTGGATCTGTATTAGAAGATACATTAGAAACATGTTTATTTCAAAAAACAAAATACAATTATGAAATTATAATTGTTAATGATGGAAGTACTGATGATACAACATTAAAAATTTTAAATAAATATTCAAAATATAAAACAATAAAAGTTATTAATAAAAAACATTCTGGAATATCTGATACATTAAATTTAGGAATTAAGTTAAGTAGTGGCGCATATATTATAAGAATGGATGGTGATGATTTAATGTATAATAATAGGTTAGAATATCAAATTAATTATATGTTAAAGAACAAAAATGTAGATGTATTATGTTCAAATATTGATAGATTTTTAAATGGTAAATTATATGATCATGCACCATCATTGGAATTAATTAAGAATAAATTAGATGTAGAAGATTTATTTAATGCTAAATTAAATTATAATTTTATATGTCATCCTGCTGTTTGTTTTAGAAAATCATTATATTTAGAAATTATAAAAAATGATGTTTTTTATGATAGTAATTATGATGGAATGGAAGATTATGAATTGTGGGTTAGATTAATTGGTAAGTATAATAAGAATATAACAACAGATGATGTTAAAGTTTTATTATATAATGTATCATCTGTAAAAAGAGATAATAAAAATTTAATTAATAAATTATATTATGAATATACAACAAATTTATTTACAAAAACTATAGGTATTTATTATATTTGTACAGGAATTTATAAAAACGATTTTCCTAGATTTATTAGAAGTTTAAATAAGTTTTTCCCAAATAATAAAAAACATGTAATATTAATATCTGATGGTATTAGTGAACCTAAAAAATATGAAACAAATAATATAACAATTGAACATCATATTATTAATGATTATCCATGGCCAATTGTTACATTATTTAAAATGAAATATATTGAAACATATCAATGCAATTGTGATTATGTTTTTTATTTTAATGCTAATTCTGAAATATTAGATTCTGATTATTCATGGTTTGATAAAGATAAATTAAATTTAACATATCATAAAGATTGGTTTGATCATAATGAAGATCCTACAGTATTTTTAGAACCATACATGGATAATCCTAATTCAGTATCATATTTTGGTACAAAAGATTATACATATGTACAAGCTGCATTTTTTGGTGGTAATGCAGAATTAGTATATAATATGTGTAAGGAAGTTAATGAAATGATTAATATTGATTTATGTAATAATATTATACCAAGATATCATGATGAAACTTATTTAAATAAGTATAATTATTTACATAATAATGCAAATATATCTAATGTTTTAATATCACAAATTGTATATGATATTACTAATACTAATCATATATATAATTTGCGAAATAATAAACCTAAAGAAGATACGCAATTTATAATTTTACATGAAAATATTTATAAGCAATCAGAAAATGCAAAGAAAGATAAATTTTCAAACTTTATAAAACCACATTATTTAAAACCTTTATATAATTATGAAAATATATATAACTATATTCATGATTATAAAGAAGAAAATATTGGAAATAATGTATATAATGGAAAACCATTAATAATTATATACTTACATTATTATTTTTATGAATTAGATAAATTAAGAAATTTATATAAAACTATTGATAAAAATATATATGATGTAATGGTTGTTTGTGATCAAAATATAAATAATGATTACTTATATTATATCAGAAAAATGTTTTCAAGTGATAAATTACTATTAGTCAATTTAACACAAGTAATGCATAATTTATCTAATAAAATTAATAACTGGAAATTAGATGATTATTTTGATATGCATTATATGTTGATTATTTATAATGTATTATATGAATTTATTTTTGGAAATTTTCCTAATTTTACAAAAGCTTATATATTTACAGAAACACAATTTGATAATGATATTTATAAGCAAATAAATGATATGGAATTAAATTTTAAAGATGAAAATATTGATTTCTTTACAAATAAGTTATATGTTTTTGATATTGATAAGTTTATTAACAATGATTTTGTAAAAAAATTTGATTTATTTAAATTTAAGTATAGATTTAAAGAACATGTATTTGCAGATGATAATTTATCATTTTTTATGATATCGCATAATGCATTAAATTATGTTCATAATGTAAAAAGTGAATTAAAAGGAATATTACCAGTATATGGGTTGCCTACATTGTTAAATAATGCAAACTGTAATATTGGATCATATGAATAATATAAAAAATAAATGAACTGTATTTAGATACAGTTCATTTTTTAATTTTATATTTCTTCAATTTTTAATCTAACAGTCATTCATTTTCTATCACCAGCATGGCGTATAATCTCATTAGTTTTAAAATCTTTTAAATCTTGATCCCAAAATCTTCCAGCATCTGGTCCATAAGGAAAACAAATAAAATATAATTTAATATTTTGATAAATCAAACCAATCTTTAATTCTCCAGAATCTTCAAAAGAAATCCATCCAAAATAATCTATTTGGTTACAATTATATCCTGAATTATATTTATAAAGTTGTGATATTAAAACATCTTCTTCTATAATAGTAGCTTTAACTTTTATAATCTGTTCAGGTTTACGACCCCATAAATATGCATGATCTTTGTTTATTTCAAAACTATCATAAATATATTCATCAATTTCTTTACCTTCTTTTTTTCTTTTTACTTTAGCACATGTTATTTCAAATGAGGTCCCAACTTTATAATCAGAAATTTTCATGTCTATTTTTTAATTAAATTTAAGTCATCTTTAATATTTTGTGCACAACGATAACTCTCAAAATATCCATCATATATTTTCAAATAAAATTTACATTTTGGACAATTTTTATCACATGTTATTTTCATATCTATTTTTCTTTACAATGATCATTATATTTCCAAAGTTCTTCTTGTCTATTAGGTAATCCTTTACATTTATTAATCCATTCATTCCGTAATGTAAAATTAATAGCCATTGAATTTTGAAAGAACTTTCTATTAAGTATCTTAATGCACCAATTTGTTTCAAGCTCAGTTATTCCATCTTCATAATTAGTTTCGACAAAATGAAATAACTGTTGATCCATCATATCTCCATCATCATCCAATATAACATAATTATCAACTTCAGGGTGCTCATCTAACCATGTTTGTATTTCTCCACCACGACCTTGTCCATTATATTTAGTTGCTCCACACCATGGAGTTACATCATAAAAATTATCAATAAGCCAATTAAGCATTTTATTTTTTGGACATCTTTTTGGTCTACCTATCATTTTTTCAATAGTTTCATCAACAGACCTCATGCGCCACGATGAAGATATAACAATTTTTGCTCCTGTTACATCCACAATTTGTTTAATATATTTTATTTTATCAGCTTTAATATGCCATTTAGGAGGAATTGTTATAACTCCATCAAAATCTAAAAATATTACTTTCATATATCTAAAAATGTTTTCCAACAATCTGCATCTTTTTGATAACGATCTGATACATCTTTATATGTGGGACAGTCTAAAATTTTATCGCGAGACATTTCATCAAATTGTTTAGCATTTCGAATTGAACAATCATATTCTAATTGTGCTAATTCTTTAAGTGGTTTCTCATTGCCTCTTGAATGATTTAGAATATAATGAATCAAATTAATTCTTTCTTCAAGTGACCAACCTAATATAATACTACACAGTTTATTATAATCAAACTCAATTGTAATGTCTTTTGATTTAATTGTTATCTTTTCCATTTATATAATTCAATTTGTAACTATTATAAATCTAATTTTATTTTCATTATATTATAGCATGGAATTTTATAATGTCCATCAATATCCCATAACCCACAACATTGGCATTCCTTACAATTAAGTTCTATAGGATTTTTAGTTTTACAAATTTCAAATTTCTCTTTATCAAATTTATACAATTTCCATCTACTAATACGAATTGGACCACAACCCATTCCTACAGGATATTTAGGGTCATATAAATAATCTGACTCTTGAACATAAAACTTTTGAAATGATTTAATAAATTCATCTTCGCTTATATACTTAGATTTAAAATGTTTAGATTTATATATATCAATTCGTTCTTTAATCTTTTCTTGAATTTGATTATATTGGTTTTCTAATGATGGACCTTTCATATTTCTTTAATTTTTGTTTATCTTTTTTTCTATTATATCATATAAATATAAAGGCCAAGCCATTGTTACTAGAAAATATTCAATTATATCATCATAAAATTTTCCTGTTAATATTAATAGCAAAATCATTACTATACCAAGAATAAAATCAATAAACGCACCAGTTACCATACTTATGGGTAACAATGGTATACAAATCAATCTTAAAATAAGTAAAAACAAAAATTTTAATATCTTCATATTTTAATCAATTCAAAATTTACAATTTTATATTTATCTATAAATTCCATTGGTATCATTGGATTTTCCTTAGAACCATGCCATGTTATACCAAAAATATCATATTCGTCACATAAATAAAGTGGGTCAAATCTTTTATGAAATCTATCTTTAAAATCTTGTACGGCTCTAATATAATTTCTATAAGTTTCTACCGTATCTAGTTTAAGATGTTTAAGATATAAATTATATACTTTTAATCGTTCTTGTTTACAATAATTTGTCATGTTATTATAAATTATCGACTTTAGTACACATTATTTTTCTTTTTAATAAAACCTGATACTTATCAAGACTGAATGATATAACTTCCCATCCTTCCTGACCCCATGCATTAAATTTTGAAATTATTGTAGGTAATGAATATCCACTTATATCAGGGCACTTGTATTCATATTTATCATACGATTCAAGAATCATAATAAATCTATATTTTTATATTTTTATGTCATTAGAAGGCTTTCTAGAGCTATCTAATAAATGATTATTTAATCTCTATTTGAAATGGCTGTGGAGATGATTCCCAATTCATTGGAGTCTTTTCAATCATCTTCTGAAAATTATCATACAAAACACTATTGACAAATGGTGAATTAGATACCCAAATACCGAGTTCTTCATCCTTTGTTGGCTCTACTGTATGCATGGAAATATTACCATTTTTATTAACGCCAATCCAAACAGAAATTGTTTTCTTTTTAAATGGAAACATATAACTAACTATTTTATAATATTATTTATTTAATATTTAATAAATAGTACAGTAATTAAAAATATTCAAATATAATATAAAAAATGAAGCATGCTATTATCATATTATCATCGTATGGATATGAATATTTAGAAAATTGTATTAAGCAATTTGAAAATGATAATGATATAGATTTATATATTCACATAGATAGTGAAACATATAACACAATAGATAATTTTAATCAAAACAATTATAATATAAAATATATTGGACATTTGTATGATTGTCCTAGATTTTCAACAAATTTAGCAAAAATAATGTTCGATATGTTAAAAATAGCAAATAATAATTATAATTATGATTATTATCACTTTTTTAGTGATCATTGTTATTTAGCAAAACCTTTACAATATTTTAAACAGTTTTTTGTAAATAATGATAAAACATATTTAATGTATTGGAATAATGATGAATGTGCAAGATATGTTAATTCTGATAAAAAAATATATTTGGGATCACAATGGAGTTCATTATATAAAACTGTTGTTAATGAAATATTAAAATATGAATCAAATGTAAATAATTATATTAATGATTTTTGTAATTCTGAAATAGTTATAGAGCATGGAGCATTTGATGAAATGTTATTAACACAATTAATTATTTATGATTTATGTAATGAAGATGAAGAATTAATTAATAAATATAATATAATCAATTGTAATTTAAGATATCATAAATTTTATGAAAATGATTCACACCCTATGGTTGTAAAAGAAGAAAATATTTTTGATGTTCTTAAAAACAATGATAATATTTTAATTATTAGAAAAATTAATTTTAAAAATCCTTCCTCATGTGATGTTCCAAATAAATTAAGTAAACATACATTAACTATTTGGTGTGCTTATCATGATCCTTCATTTATAGATTCATATAAATTAAAAAATACAAATATAATACAATTATATCAGACATCACAAATAAGAAATGATTGTGTAAATATTAATCATTTACATTATATATTTGGTGAATATACGGCAATGTACTATGTTTGGAAAAATAATATAAAATCAAAATATGTAGGATTTTCTCATTATAGAAGACAATTTAATGTAAATGATATTGATTATAATAAGTTAGATCAAGGATATGTATATTATAAATTTAAAGATTCTTTAATGACAACTCCAATATTACATACTCTTGATTTTATGGGATTTAATTATTATTTGATTGATATAATTAAATATCAACAAAAATATTTTAATATTAATATTGATGATGCTAGAAATAATTTATATAAAGTGAATCCCGTATTAAAAACAATGTACATATGTAAATGGGAAATATTTTGTGAAATAATGGAATATATTGATGGATTTTTAAAATACGTGTTTGGTGATTATACTAATGAAAAAAATATGAATATGTATATTGATAATATGTACGATATATATTCTAATACAATTATGCGATATAAAACAGTATATGATATTGGTATAACATATTATGATTATTCAAATAATGTTCATTGTATTCAGCAAAGATCTCCTGCAATATTAATTGAATATCTTGTTGGAAATTTTTTAGCAATAAAGTATAATGATAAATTAATATATAATAGATATTTAGCAAATGTTATAAATGTATCTAATTTAAATAATTTTGATTCAATAATTGATTTGTGTCAAAAAAATAAAGATAAGTATTATTATATTACTAATTATGATAAACTTAAATTAAATTTAAAAGAATTAAAATATAAATATCCTAATTTAATTTTTAAAGATGAATTAAATTATTCTGATGAAGAAAATTTAGAACAAATATTAATATAAAAGGGGGAGATTTGAATCTCCCCTTTAAAATTCTAATTTAAGTTGTTTTGTATTTAATAACTTAGGCTTCATTTCAATAATATCTTCATTACCTTTTGGCCAACCAATTAATAAAGGTGATTTAGAATCGTGTAATTTATAATTTTCATCGCACTTATTAAAATCAGCAGAAGCATAACAATATTTACATTTATGAAGACATGTATTATATTCACCTATTGATGTATTTGGATAACATAAGCATCCCCATGGAACAGCATTTCCTTTAGGAGCTTTAGGATAAATTCCCATCAAGTTTAATGCATGTTCATCAAGACACCCAGTAACTTCAACTCCTCCCAAGTCTTTGAATTGCAACCCATTACCACATGTTTGTAATTTTAAGTTGTATTTTTGACAAATTTTAAGTATGTTCTTTATAAGTGATTCCTTTTCAATGTCTAATAACGAAATCATTTCAGGTAAATGTCTTTTTACCTTTTCATAAGGAGATACAAAATTGACTACAACTCTATCTGTATAATAGTGAAGTTCATCACAAATCTTTTCAAATCTTTCAAGTGTTTCTTTTTGAACAAAATCTTTACAATAGAAGATAGGATCAAATCTCCAAATTACTTTTTCTTTGCCATATCTCATTGAAAGTTCTTTGAAAGTGTAAATAGATTGCTCCAAACTTGGTACATTTGGTTCAATGTCTTTCCCATATCCAGTTATTGTATAATGAAATATGCTTGGAAATTTATCAGTTATTGTATGTAATTCATGAAGAATTGGAAGATAATTTTTTGAACACCAAATAATTCCTTCAATATGTTCTTTATCTAAAATTACTTTATGCAAAGTAGATGGATATGCTGGATTACGAAAATATAAATATCCTTCTTTAAATCTATTGACAATCCATTCTGAATAAAATGCAGGTATGTCTGTTCTAAAATCAATACTAAGAATCATAATTATCGTGATATTGGTCTAACTTTTTAAATGTATCTTTAATTATTTCTAAACAATGTTTATATGCAGTAGAATAAAAGAAATCTGTATCTGCTTCATATTTAATAGCTTGTTTTAACTCTCTTATTTTTTGTTTATAATCACTAATCTTACATTTTAAATCTGTTATTTCATCTTTATATCCATTAAATTCTCGTTCTAACTTTTCTATACGAGCAGTTTTTTCATCATATCCCGTTACACAACATGATAAATCATTGTCAAGTGCTTGTAATTGAGATGTTGTACCACATAATTCAATTGTTGTTATTGGTTCTTCGATACAACCTGAACAATATCTAATACTCCCATAATCATTATATGACATTATGGGAGATTCTTGTCTTATATTTGCATCTATGCGATTTTCTCCAATAAGTTTACCTATATTTTCAAATGGAAAATTATCTATTGTATTTTGATATGTATCTACTATTTTATTATCAAATTTCATATATATCTAAACATAATTTTATATAAAATAGATATTACTTATTCAATAATTTTAAAAGTGGATTATTATCACCAAGTATATCTGCAATTGAAGAAGTTGTTTCTTGTTTATCGAAAGTTCCCCCTTTATTTAAATATTCATCACCAGCTAACTCTTCCTGTAAAGCCCATTCATTTATTGATGTATCTACGTCATAACCAAATTCTCCAGGAAATATAACAGGTTCTTTATTTGGTCTTAAATATTTAATTCCTTTTTCTTTCTTTGGTAATGGATCATTCCAATCTACATATACAACACGAACTTTTTGTCTTTTATAAGTATCGGTAGCTTCATCGTATATATCCCACCATTCATCTACACCAGGACGTTCTTTTTTATTTGAGTCTACATAACCTATTGCATTTTTACCATCACCCCATCTAAATTGAAGCCATCCATCATATTCATTTTTATCCCAAGTAAAATCAAATGGTATTTCATTATCTTTTCTGAAATAAAAATCATAAATAGATAAATCATTATTTTTTGGAAATATTGAAAAACCACCATAATGAAATCCATTAACAACTTTAACGAATTTACATTCCTGCATATCTAATAAAGCATAACCCCAAAAATATGCTCCATTAGAAAAATCCCAATCATATTTTTGATATTTACCATACCATCCTTTATTAGCAAGTTTTCCATTATCATGATAATTCTTTTGTGGCTTAGGTGTATCTGTATATAGTTTATTGATAAGTTTAATTTCTTCTAATGCCTCATCTAATGTTTCATATTTAGTACATGTACGTGATCTAGGCATATCATCCCATGTACTAAATAAAACAACATAACGTTCAGATGGATATGTTGATGTTCCATTTGAATTTTGCCAATATGTTAAATGTCTTTCTTTAATTTCTCCCATTTTTTATAAGATAATTGATTTTTAATAAAAATTTAATAACATAATCAATACATTTACCAATATACATTATCATACACATGATAATTATTATTGGCCAAAATAGAGACATTATTAATGATACACCTTGTGGTTCATCTCCGTTATGTTTAATATTAATAAATCTAAAAATAATATATGCAATTAATATAGATATTAAATAACAAATTGTAATAAATATTTTAATCATATTACCAACCAATTATATCAAATGTTCCACATTTACCACCATGACCTTCCCAAATTTTAAACCCTTTTATTTGTAAAAATTTTTTTTCTAAAATTGTTAATTTGGAAAACTCAGTATTATTAAGAGGTAAACTTCTAAAATTATATTTACTATTTACTCTTTCTCTAATAAGTTTATCTAATCTTTCTAATCTATATAATGTAGTATATCTATTATGATATGCTTGCATATCTCTTTGTATGTCTCTACACTCTTGGGCTGTTATCATTTTCTTTATTATAATATTTCTTATAAAATTCTGATGCATCATAAACATCAGATTTAATCCACGCTTTATAAAAATTCAGTGCATCGATATCATCAGGACACATTTCAATATGTTCATCAATTGTATTATCCCATGGATCACCATGTTTTTGCCATCTATTAATTATATTTTCATAATCATCTCCCCCATATTCATATCCAGAAACAGTCAAATATCTATTGCCATCAAAATCCCATAATCTTGAACCCCAATATTCATTATCTGACCAAATATCTCCATCTTGATATTCTTCAACAACACAGATATGACCAAATACATTTACTTTATATGTAGTAAATGTTGCATAATCAAACGTTGGATGACCTGCCCAATCGTTCTTCATTTTGTTTTCTATTTAAATTTTTAACAATTTTACGAAGTTCTTTAATGTCATATTCGAGATGTCTTAACGTATATTTATTAGCTTCTATTTCTGCATAATATCGTTTTTCATGTTCTTCCTTTGATACGTCTTCATCTTCGTAATCATAAGGGTCATACATTAATAAATCTCGTTTTGCACTTTCTTGACGACTTTGATAATATCTAAACTTTTCTTTTAATATTTCTAAATCTTGAATTGCTTCACTAATAGATGTATATTCATTCATATTAACTTTCTTTTCTTTTTCTAAATGATTCTTTTAAATCAAATCCATGCGACATTATTTTAATATCATTATAATTAACTAATCCTTCTGGTCCTTTTGTATCACCAAATATATCTAAGAATATACGATTCTTTTCAGTTTTAATCCAACTCATATCTGATGAATATTGATCTTTCCATTGTGTACTATATGTGCCTTTCATAATTCTAAATGGAATTCGTTCAGATTCAAAAACATCAAACATTTTATTAATTTCTTTATAAAGATCTGTAATAAAATGATCTGGAATTCCCTTATAACCTGGTAATATATCCCATGGACGAGTTTCTTTATTTATTGATACATTATTATATGATGTAGGATATATAAATTCATATCGTGTATTTCCAAACTTCGCAATATATTTTACATATGTAGCCGTATCTTCAATATATCTGTCTTGTGTTGCAGAATGATGTATAGTCCAATAATAGTAAAAACCAAGCACTGATTCTTTTCTTATTTTTTCATCCCATGCTGGTTTACCTTTTATAATTTCTTTCGTGTCTAAAATAGATGTATATGTTTCTTTAAAACAAGAATTATTATCTTTTTTATTTTCATATTTAGTCATATCAAGAAATTCAATTTTTTCAATTTTAATTCCATTACGACTAAATAATATTGTACTTTTTTCTTTTTTTGACATATCAATATATTATTTTACGGCTTTTCAAATAAGCTGCTCGGTCTTTTGCGTGTTGTTCACGAGCCTTTTCATTATGTTTTCTTATATATGTTGCTAGATCTCCATAAGTATTAAATTGTGATTTATAATATTCTAAATCATTTTTAGATTCACACCATATTGGAGCATAATTAAAATCATCATTTGCATCATACATATGTGAAGTCACTCCATTACAAAACAAACGAATTTGATGCCAATCTGTATCAAATGACTTAATTACCTTTCTTTTAAATAAACCAAAGAAATATGTTTTTTCCTCTTCATATGTAAGATCTTGATTAGGATCTAATCTATATTCTAAAACATGACTAGATGATGCATAAGGTACTGCTCTTAATTGTATTTTAAAATTATAATCATATTTTTTCATATTTATTGCATATTATAAAATGGACATAAACCAGGTTCATCATAATAATCACATGTTCTTGTACATGCTGCACAATGTTGTAATGGCTTTACTTTTATTTTTCTTGGTTCATATTTGGGAGGTTTTCGCCATGACTTAACGTATCTTGCAAAATAAGGTTCTTTATATGACATATCACATTAAATTATATTCTGTATGTTCAATAAACTCTATTAACTCATTAAGTTCATCTATGCGACCTTTATGACGCAATTGATCATGTTCTAAAATTTTCTTATAATCTATTTCAGTGTCAGGTTGATTTATAATTCTATTTTCATAATCAATATCTTTTTCAACCCTTTTAGTCCATTCCTTTTTAATATGATCAACTAATATATCATATAATTTTTCTTTATCCATATTATCCAAAATTAACTAAAAAATTGTTATCACCAATAGCCCCATAATAATCTCTAATCTTTTTTTCAAGTTCTGGGGTTAATGGTCCGTATTCTGAATCATCAACAGTTAAATCTTTAATTGATTTTAAATAAGGCTGCTTAAGATGATTAATTAAATCTTCAACAGTATGTAAATTAATTCGTAATTGATCATATTCATAATTACGAAATATCTCATGTAAAGTATTAATGTAATATTCTCCATTATACTTTCTAACTGAAAAATTATCGTAATCTTTAAGCATATGATTTTTCTTGAGACATTCAAACAAATCCATTTTACCTTCTAAAACCAAATTAAGATCATTAATTTTTGATTTAGTTTCATTAACTTTTTTACGAAGTTCTTCAGTCAAATATTCTTTTGTCATTTTTGCTGGATCAACTCCACATTCTTTAACAAAATAATCATAATTCTTTTCATGTATTTCAAGCCAATCAGCAAGACCTCTTTCCCATCCATTTTCTAATACTTCTCCATAAGTAGACCATTTAATTGACTTAAGAGCATGTTTAACTAATCTATCTATAGTTTTTTTATCTATTTTGTCAATTTTAATATATGTATCTGTATATGCACCCATAATTAATCGCTATAAATATAAAACCATAAAAACGACTTCATATATCCATTGTTAAAATATATGGTGTTAAAATGTTTCATTATTCCAAATTCATACTTTCCTAAAGTAAAATTAAATAAATAATCTCCCATATTTATTTTTCAATATATTTTAGTAATTCATCATATTCTACTGTTACATATTTTTCATCACTCCAATAATCTCCATATTTATCTTCATATACTGCATATGAAATTTGTACTTTATTATTACCAATGAGTGACCATCCAAACTCTTCAGGACGGGTTAATCCTTTGTAACAATCATAAGGAGTTTCATCAGTAACAAATCCTACATGTTCTTCAACCCATTTGCTTACTATTTCAGATATTTGTGCAGATACATGACACCATTCCCTGTGTAAACTATCGAATCTTTCAAAAATGTTCATAATTAATAAAAACTAATTACATTAATAGTTGTTTAACGTTTCTATTAAAAAAATCTATATCTTTTGAATCATATAATGTAACATGTCCTAAATAATCTTCCCATTCACCAATAGGTTCAATAACATATCCGCCTTGATAATCTAGTATAATATTACTTATAAGATATGTACGTTTAAATATTGGATTATTATTTTCATCATATTTCACAAATTCATTTTTTATTGGAAATTGTGAAAATAGTACTCCATACCCATAATCCATGAAACTATGAATTAACATTACGTTCACTATATCATAATCTTTCTTTTCAAGAAATATATCAACTATATGTTTACTCATACTATTTAATTTAATTCAAATTTAATATAGAAATTTTAAAGTAAAAATTAAACTTCTTCAACAACGATATTATAAAAGAACAATTGTGGGAATACTTTAGGACTAATTGTATTAACTGGTTTATCATTTACATATAAAGTAACCCAGTTAGTAAGAGTTCCAATTCCTTTAAGAGCACCAAATTTACGATCATCAGATTCTTTAATTACAGGAATTTCTGCATAAATAATATCACCGACACCAGCTCCTCTAAGATATTCTGTTTTCTTAACAACTTCAGTAATTTTAAACTTTGGAGTCTTAAGCGAAAATACTGGAGCTAAAGATCTAGCATGATCTGATGCTTTCTTTAAAGCTTCGCTATTTGCTTTAGCTTTAGCATTTGCTTTATCAAAATGTTCATCAATATCTTCTTTTTTGAAAAAACATTTTACATTACGTTTTGGTAGATATCCTGCCATACACATATACTCTTCATATTCCCCATATTTAAGCATGTGAATTGGTAATAGCATAATCTTATTAGCATATTCTTTTCGAGTACCAACATATGTTAAAATATCATAACCACTAGCACTATGAATCATTACTGCACCTATATATGAAGTAAATTCATAGTTAGGAGATTGTGTAGGATAAAACAATTTATCTTTCAACACATTGTTATATTCATTCTCATCAATAAATGATACATTACGATGCTTCCAAAAACCTCCCCCTAAAGTATGATGACTAAGTGTTTTTAATTCATTAATATCAATAATCAGTTCATTAGGATATGTATGTTCTATAACAGGTTCTTTAATACGAATACGATTATTTCGACCTTCTTTCATATTTGAATAACGAGGGCCTGATGTAATTGCTTTATAAGTAAAATAATTCATAATTTATTGTTTTTATTATCTCTTTCAATTTGTTCTGTTAATCTTTTTGTATAAGGTAGATTTTTCCAATACTTAAATTTATCTGGATATATATCTCTCATATCTCTCCAATCTTTATATGATATGAAATGTTCTTTATTACATTTAGAACAAATATAATATCTACCATAATGTTTATCATCTGGTGTAAATGAATCGCCATCATATTCATATTTATGCTTACATACATAATCAGCTAAATCAGGATCACTAGATGCACCCCATGCACCCAAAATTGTAATAAACAAAAATAATAAAAATAGCCACATATTAATCTAAATATTCTGGTAACAATTTAACAACATTAAATGTATCTATAGATACTCTTACAGGTTTCATACGAAATTTAATTGGTTCTGTTTTATAATATGTACCAGTTAATTCATAATGTTTCAAATTGCAATACCAATGATCATTATATTCAACTTGAACTTTAATTCCATATTTTAAATCTGTAAATCCTGTAACTTTTCCTTTTCTCCAGCTGGAATTACCCGAAGATAAAACTACTACATCATCTCCAATATGAAGCACATTGCCTACATAATCTTTAACTTCTTCCATATTATCTAATCATTTAAATAATGTCCTAAAACTTCCTTTTCAATTTCTCTATATCTATCTTTTACCGATGAAGGTGGCATTGTATCATAATAATATGATTCTAAATAATCATGATACTCTTGTTTTCTTCTTTGTAATTCCATTCCCTTTCTTATATCTGAATCATTATGAATCAAAATATTTTTTGGTCTTTTAAATAATAGAAATATTATTACAATTAAAAGAACAATAATAACACAAATTAAAAATGTATTCATATTAATCTTCGTCTTTTAGGTAATATTCTAATGTAATTACATCTTCATCAAAATCAATTTCATTAAGATGTTCTTCAATCCACTTTACAAATTCTTTTTTAGTAACAAAATCTATTCCGTATTTAGTTTTCATATTACCTTCCAAAAATTTCATGCAACATAATATCATCCATCTGCCTTACTGCATATGTCTTATTTGCATCAGGATGAAAATCTCTACCCATTACATTTGCTTCAGTATAGAACTTACCTCCATAGAACTTATCTGCATAATCACAAATCATCTTGACCTGAATTGCAGTAGGAACATATGCATAAGGATAATCAGGTGTTGGCTCCTCATTACGACGTCCAATAAATGAACCATAGCAATCATCATGGTGAATCTTAATCCAACCATGCTTTTCAAGCCAATAATCTGGAGAGTCGATTCCACCAATTTTTGAAATACCATCTTTAGCCATCTGATTAGCATAAATACTGTTTCCATCAAAAATCTGGTCAGCCAAATTCATATGAATCATTGCAGATGTCTCACCATTTGCTCCATAGAACTCACCATCAGGAGAAAGCCAACCTGCATCATATCCATCCATGATATCATTTTTAATAATACCATTCTGAATATATTCCTTGCCATATTTTGTTTTTAAAAGATCTTTATAAAGATTCTCCTTATAATCATAAAGCCCAGTATTACAAAGAGGATGATAATAACCTTCTCCAGTATCACAGAATTTTACAAGAGAAGAAACTACATTCTCAATAAATGTTTCGTTATATAATGGCTTCTTAATAAAATCATTTTCAACAAGGAACAAATATGTATTTTCATAATTCATATATTCCTTCTGAAGCATACGAATAAGTTTGTTATACTTAACAGTCAATACGAGAACAATCTCCCATTTTGCTGGCATATCATATTCATATCCTTCAGGATTTTCAAGGTATCTTTCAACTCGTCCTTCAACTCTATCCCAAATTGATTGTGGATTTGAATTACCTTTAGAACAAACTTTGCAATTAGGATGCCCACAAATACGAGCAGCAATATTTGCTGTACCACTCATAACCTTCATTTCTTCATCAGTATAGTAACGCTTCATCATACCAATCATACTATAATTACGAATATTCCCATTATAGTATTTCTGAAATTTTTCTTCTGTATAAAGAAGACTCTGCAAAAGATCTCTGAGATTATTATGTCTTTTCTTCATAATATATTCCCAATCTAAAATATTATGAGCATTGGCTTTAATTTCATTTTCCTTGTCAGTCAAATGAATTCCTTCACCATCTTCATCAGTTATAACAACTAACTGATTCTTCAATACCTTAAGAGTCAATTCATCAGTAAAACCAGCAAACGCCGTCTTATATACATTAGCACCATATTCAACATTTCCATTTGAAATATTTGTCTGTGCGATTTCAAGAAGATGCTCGCCAATCAATGGACCAACAGTAAAATGAAGTGTTTTTTTATTCATATTATTTAAAATGTAATAAATAAAAATTATAACATAATGGTAAACATACAATTATTACTCCAGTTAAATATATTATAAAAAGACATATATCTTTAATAAGTTTCCAGTTAATATTTTTCTTCATAATTACCTAAAATCTATATACTCTGAAGATTCTGATATACATTCACCATCAAATATGATTTTTGCAGTTATTTCAAATCCATTATCACAATATTCATTACTTGCAGTAAGCTTTATTTTAAGATTATTTTTCAATAATTGTAGTAATTCTTTTTTATTCATAATCAAAATTCTTCATATGTTCTATTATAAATATACCAAGGGAGCTCATTATGAGGGTCATTAAGTCTTTCAAGTAATTTATTAATATCTGTACCTGGTTTAACCTTAACTTTTACACTTAACGTAATCTCTTCATATTCTCGTTCAAGCTTTCCAGTTTCATCATTCCAAATCAAATGATTTTTCTTAAATGCTTCAATTAATTCCTTTTTCTCCTCATTAGAAATAATTATTGTACATTCAGAAGGATTAAACTTCCAAGGACGAATTTGTGGACAATCATAATCATTACAGTATACAAAGTATTCACCAATAATATAATAACAAGGCTTACCTTCACAAACTTCCTTGAAACAAGTTCCTACAGGATAATTAATATATTCGTTTGTCATAATTATGTTTTAATATTCAACCATTACAAATCCAAACTCATCTGTATCAGAACAGTTTGTATCAAAGATACTTGACTTATGAAAACCAATCATATTAGAGATAGTAAGAACAGTTTCACCCATCTTGCATAAACTGTTAATTCTATCATAAACATAAATACCTTCACAATTAATACTTTCAAGAATAATATCCTTAGGATCGCCAAAACCCATATAGTAATTATGTCCATTTCGTGAATTATCAGACATATTACCAAATGTTATTGAATTAACTTTTTTGTATTTCTTAACAGGAATAAAATTCTTCATATATTTAATATTTGTTTGATTACAAATATAATATAGTAAATCCCGTAAAAAATTCAAATTATATATGAAAATTTTACGGGATAATGATATGGTGTTTACAGATTCTGCTATTTATACTCCTTCTCCAGCATTTAATTCCCACTCTGTTTCAATTCTTGCATTAGAAGTAGCTTCCTCCACAATATTTTTAACAATTGAGAATATATTATCTAGTTCTTTATCTTTTTTAATTCCTATTTTTTCCAAATAAGGAACAAACTTTGAATTATATAATTCTGTAGCAACATCATTTCGCCCAAACATGTCACCACAATTCAAATTATAGGTCTTCATAATTTTTTATTGTTTTATAAAAATCTACGAATGTATCTTGAATCTTATCAATTGCATTATCATTAATATCCCAACCATGGTCCATAAGATAAGTAATAATATTCAAGGAATATGAATTAATTAAACAACGATCATCTGAATTGATTTTATTCCAATCTTCTAGTCGTTTATTATCTTTATTTGTTATATTACTATTAGTTATCATAGTCTAATCTCCATATCATCTTCAACCAAATGATTAACAAATCTTTCTTTTCGTGCTGTCCAAAAATTAATCTTATTATCAAGATATTTAATAATGTTTTTAGCTACAGCATATTTTGATGTTCCAACATAAATAGCATTACCATTTACTTGATGAGTAAAGATAACACAATTATGCTTATTCAAAAGACAATTATTAATATCGAACTCAAATCCTTCATTTGTTTTGAATGTTACTTCACAAACCTTAGGGAGATGTTCACCATCAAGATTAAGATGTGTATCAGTAACAATTGTTGTTGCAATATGATCCATACCAATTGCACCCCAAAAAATAATATCTCCAACTTTGATATCTGCAAATGTCTTTTCCATATTCATATGTTAATGTTTTTTATTCCTTTTACGTTTACCAATTTCATACATAGCGTTTTCATATTCCTCATAAGGAGTTGTAGAAATTCCTTCAATAGATATACCTAATGGACTGCCATATAGTTCATTTTTTGATTTCATATTACCAGCATATCTATCCCAGTCACTTTCCACATAAAGTTCATCAAAATTAATATTTTGACTTAACTCACCTTCAAGAGTTGTCTCACATCCGCGTAAACGATTATGAAGAAGTTCATTAAGATATTCTTTCTTCATAGTTTCACTTTGTTGAGTTTGAAATTCCTTAATTTCTTCTTTATCTAAGTCAATTTCAATTACTCCAGAAACTTTATACTTTACAACCATATTTTAATCATTAAATGGATTCTTCAATTTATTATTTAATTCATCACCAAACTTTGATAACTCATGTTCTTTATTAGTATACTCAATAAACTTTGCCATCAGAAGCTGTAGCCATTCCTTATTGTTTGAAATAGTAGCTAGTCCATTTAAATATAAAGGACGAGTCTTATCATTAAACAAATCAAAACAGCCAAGACATCCATAATTAAGTTCAAATCTAGGAGTCTTTTTATCAAAAGTATATCCGTCGAAATAAATTGTAAACTCATGACCAAACTGCATTGAAGAATTTCTTTCAGGATCACGATTTATAAGACCAATCTCTACATTACCACTTTTATATCCGAAAGATACATGAGCAGTCCAACCACCTGGGCACATACGATTTACTTCAGAAATAATCCAATTCTGAAATTCATCGTGCATTGTTCTGTAGTCATTACGATATTTCTCAATCTGACTTTCTATGTCTGCTTTATATGCTTTACCTTCTGGGGGTTTCAAAGTATGCTTCCTTCTTCAAACGAAGTTTTTTCTCTTTAATAGCTCTATTTACAGCGTCAATCTTATCTTCCAACTGATAAACTTTAAACTCGCGAACTAGCCACCAAATCTGGTTCTCAGTCAAACCTGGCTTAAAATCATCACCATCAAATTCCTTACGAAGTGCGATGTACTCATTTGCAAGCTTTTCTTTCTTTGTCATATTTAAATTTGTTTGATTACAATATATAATATAGTCGTTTTTTTATATTATTCAAATATTATATGAAAAAATTATAATTAAATAGATAATTAATATAATCATATAAATTTATTTTTATTTATAGAATAGGTTAATAAACATTATGCATTCAATTTTAGAATATTTAAATCGTAATTCTTTGGAAAATAAATTAGGAAACATTATATTTGAATTAGATGAAAGTTCATTAGAATTTTTATCTAATGAGTTTCGTCAAATGATTCTTGAAGGAAATCGCACAGTTTATACTTCAAATGATGGTGATGAACTTAAAATGGGAACACACGCTGAAGATAGATTAGAACGTCCAGTTGAAAAGGGTGGTGATGGCGAAAAAATTGATCGTCAAGAAATTATTGATATGTTTAAATATGCATGGAATGACATAATGGAATTAAATTATGATGGTAAGTTAAAACCATTTTTTAATAGATATGATAAAAGAAAAGTTAATGCATGGACTATTGAATGTCAATGTTATTTAAAAGAAGAGAATCAACGCTTAATTCCAGATGGTGCAAGACCTACTGAAAAAACATTATGGGCAATATGGTTACTTGAAGAAAATGGCCCAAAAGTAGATATTATAATTAAAACATTATTTAGAGGAGAAAGAATAAATCATATATCAATTCAAGAACGTATTAAAATATTAAAAAATGGTCAAATTGAACAAAGATTCATGGGAAAGAAATTAAATTAATTATATATGAAAACTTTAAATACTTATATTAATGAGACTTCATTAAAAGATGAATGTTTTAAAATCATAGGTGAAGGTAAAGACATAATTAAATTACCCTATACATTTGATATTTATAATGAAGGCCCAAAAAATAAAGATTATAAAATAACAAAATCAAATATTTACAAAATATTTTTCAGTATTGGTAAAGAAGAACAAACTGAAAAGGATGAAGGAAAAATAGTTAAGTTTGTTAATAATTATAATCAAATGATTAGACTTCCATTACCTGCAGATAAAATAACATATAAGAAATTTCCAAACAAAGAGAATACGAAAGATTGGACTGAAATACCAGAAATTCAAGAATACACTTGGGCTGGTGCATGGTATTCTCATAAATTTGTAGAATATAATTATGATAAATATAATAAAGATTGGAATGATTGGTTTAAAATGATTAAGCCATTTATGAAAGGAAAAATTTCAGTAACAGTTATTGATGCAGGCAATAATGTATTAGAGTTTAAATTGAATAACGAACAATTTAATAAAGAACGTGATGAAAAAATTAAAGAATTAAAAGATATTAAACATCTTGAAGAATGGTCTAAAGAAGCTGATAATAAAGAAAAAGCTGAAATTGAAAAACGAAGAAAAGATGAAGAAGAAAAACAAAAAGCTGCAAAAGCTTGGGATAAATGGTGGAACAGCTTAACAGATCACGAAAAACTTGCTTGGTCAAGGGGATATGGACAAGGCAAATATCAAGGAGATTAAATACACAATTACATATTATGAAAAACTTAATTAATAAAATAAAAGAATCAAGAACACCAAAAGTATATTCATCAGATTCAACAATATTATTAAATGTTGATGAATTAGATGAACTTCAAGATTGCTTAGAAAAAGGTATGAAATCAATGAAATATGATTTAAATAAAGAAGAAAATCGTTTTCATATTATTAAATCATTTTATGAAACAATTGCTGATATGTCAAAACCTGGAGATAAAATTGAATTAAAACTTAGAGAAAAATAAAATAAGTAATTATAAAAGATTTAAAATACATACATATAAATTATGAAAACATTAAAAACATATTTATTTGAATCATTAAGTGAATTAATGCCAATGATTAAAAGAATGATGGGTTCTGTTGATTATAGTAAATTACAATCATGGTCAGAACAAGATCCAGATAAATTTGATAAACAAAAAGAAAACGAACTTTTAATTACAAAAGATTTTAATGAAGGTGATTTTACAATTATTGGAACTGCTGAATATTATTCAAAAGTAAAAGATGGTGATTTTAATAAATTAAGTCAAAAGGAAAAGAGTGAATTTGATGCCCAAAATGGTGACTTAATTATTATGAAAAATGATAAACCTGTTTACTTTATTGATGTAAAGATATCTGATAAATATTTTGGAGCTATATCATTAGGATCATTAGTTAATTTCAATAAAGATGGTTATTATCTTTTAATCAATAAAACTGCTAAATCATTTAAGGTTATATCTCATAAAGATGTTGAAGATAATGTTAAATCAGGTAATCTTAAATTAAATGCACCTGTTAATTCATATAAAGGATATGATGTAAAATGGGAAGGTGAAGATAAAACATCTGAATGGTTTATTAAAGGATTTGCACTTGGAAAATTATAATAATTAATATGAAAAACTTAAAAGATATACTTAATGAATCATATTCAGATGGTGTATTAGATAAATCAATTAAAGCACCTGAAAAGAAAAAGGTTCAAAATGCAATTTATAAACAACTTGAAAAGACAGGTACAACCGGCAAGTTTTATCGAGATGATGCTTGGGAAGGTGTTGGCTTGGTTAAGAAAGATATTGAAGATGCATTTAAGAATATAAAAAATGCACCTCACGAATATGAAGTTACTATTGCTCCTGATGATGGTGGATATCGTAAATCAAAAGATGGTATGTCACAATGGAAACAATACAAAGTTGAAATCTACGTAAAAGGAGCAGAAGATCCATTTATGGTTGGAACACTTAATTGTCATGCAGCAGGAACTGTTGATGATCCATTTGATACATATGATATGAGTTGTTGTATCGGATATTAAAAATATAGGAAATATTAAATATGAAAGATATTAAAGATATCATAAATGAAACTAATGATTCTTCAGAAAATCATTTTGATGTTCTTGGAGAAAATATGAAAATTCCTGAAGATGTTATGTTTTATTATGAAGATGGCATTAAAGACAAGATGATGGATAATAATACGAAAACTCCACGTCTTTATAGAGGAATATTGGAAGAATGGGATAGCCAAAAACTTGTTGGAACTATTAAAACATTAGATTTTGATCAAGAAAATTATAATGTACCTAAAACTGTTAAAGTACAACAATTATTAATATTAAAACATAAATGGAGATAAATTATGAAACAATTAAAAGAATATATAAATGAATCACAAAATAAAGAATATTGGCTAGTTTTAGGTGTTGATGGTTTTAAACTTCCATGGGAAACGGCCCAACATATTTCAGGTATATGTTTTGAATATGATGAGATAAAAGATTTAATACTTTGTATTAGTAAATATGATAATGCATGGGTATATAAAATTCAATCAAATAAAACAAGAAGAGCAATCAATGATTATTTTTGGGAATTAAAAGAAAATTATTCTTCACAGGAAGCTTATGAAAAATATGCAATCATGAATATTGCTAAAAAGATTATTGATAAAAAGTTGATTCCATATGAAGATATTAAGAAAAAATCCAAAATAACTAATTATATTAATCAAATGAAATGAAAAATATTAAAGATATAATAAGCGAAGGTAAATCAGGTACTCTAAGAAAATTAGATATGCTTACAATTATGATTGCATATCAAATGTGGAAAGAATATAAATTATACGATGAATTCTTTGGAAAATTAACTAAAGAAGAACAAGAAGAATTTTTACAATTAAATGCTGTTTTAGAACAATTGGAAGATGATAATTCAAGAGTTCAATGGTCATTTATTAAAGAATATCATGATATTATCAATAAAACAGCTGATTATGTATTAAGTTGTCCTGATGATGAGTTTTCAAAATCTGATAAACGAATTTGGCAAGAAATAAAAACACATGTTAAATAATAATATGAAAAACTTAAACGAAAAAATTAATGAAAATTTAATATTAGAAGCTAATGCCAAAAATATTCATTGTCCTCGTAAAGGTACAACAGTATATCTTTTAAAAGATGGGGAATCAAAAATTGTAAAAGCAACAGTAACTGATATTAAGAAGGTAAAAATGGAAAAGGGTTCAAAATTTGATTCGTACTATATTTATATTTATCTTTCTGAAAATGAATATAAAGTTGATCATTATACAGAATATCATTTTGGATCTATTGATTATACTGATGAAAAACATCAAGTAGAATTTTATGGATTTGGTGAGGAAATAGGATCAATTTATATTGGAACTTCAAAAGAAGTTATACAAGAGTTTATTAATTCTAAGGGAAAACAAAAACTTGAAGGTCTTTTAAAAGAAATCGAAAAGAAAGAAAAAGAATTAGAAGAACTAATGAAAAGAAAACAGAAAGCTGAATCTGAAGCTAATCTTGAAATTAATGAATCATTAAAAAATCAACAATAAAAATAGGGAAGCTATTCGTTAGCTTCCCTATATTTTTTCAATTCAATCAACCATTCCATCAATTGATAATGTTCATTAGCACATTCTGAACAACCTTGAGATTTCTCTCTACAATGTTTAATTGCTTCATCTAATGTCATAATACAATTTTAAATATATGTATTAATCTTCCCAATCATATTCCCAATCTCCCATAATTATAAATTAAATATTTTTATTAATACTTTGATTCTAAGGTTAATGCACCACGTCTACATCTTCTTTCTGGTGTTAGATGTGAATAACCAAAATAATAATTGTACCATTCTTCATGTCTTTTAATTTCATCTTCTGTCATAATTAAAACTTAATATATTTAAAAAGAAAAAAGGCATACCTATTCGTGAAGAATAAGTATGCCTAACTGTTACAGTGACTATTTCTAGTATGTCGGCTTTCAATAAGATTAAATTAATATAGATTATTAGTCTATACTAATTCAAATCACCAAAGGCATTTTCAATACCTTCAAAGGCTGCAATATAAGTTAAGAAGTGCTCTGACCAACCAGTGATCTCTGCAGTCCATACACCCTTATATGCGATACCATGCTTATGAGAAGATACGTCACAAATGTAATTATATTTACCAAATGGACGTGGCTTAACATTCTTACCATGTGCTACATCAATATCAGCAGAATCTGAGAACACAATTACGCGATCATAAGTATGAATCTTATCACCAAGCTCCTTACGAAGTTTTTCAAGACATTGATATGTGAATATACCACCCCCACCACATCTATGTGCAGCTGAATGAATATCATCAATCATCTTAAATCCTTTAGAAGGATACTTAATACGTTCTTGTGCTTCAACTAATTTCCAGTCATCGCCAGCAGTACATACTAATTCAAAATCTTCACATTGATTAGCTGCAAGCATGGCCATAGCAGCTGCAACATCAATACGTGAGAATTTTGATTTAGATGAAACTTCACATCCCATAGAACCTGATACGTCTACGATAAATAGAGTCTTACCTGGAAGCTTAGGAAGGTTAGCATATGACTTAAGCATAGCATCTTCAATCTCACGGTCAAAACCGGATGATTCTTGTCTTGCCTTAAGGAACTGAAGTGGAAGAAGCATAGTTCCATTAATATTATTAAGACCTTGCTCAATAATTGGACGAGGAACACCAGCTTGCTGCATATTACGAATATTCATAAGCATAGCCATACCACCAAGCTTACCTTCTGTAATAAGTTTTGTCCAAACAGCTGACTTCTCACTTGGTGTGTGAGCAAGTGAAAGAAGTACCTCCCATGTCTCTGGTGTTTCAAGAGTACGGTCAGCAATCTTTTTGTAAAGAGCTTCCTCCAATTGATTCTGTGGCTTTGGGCGAACCATGAACATTACGTCACGAAGCTTAATCTCAGCATCACGGTCGTATTTAGCAAAATGATATTCCTTAAAGTTATGGAACGCATCTGCAAGACCCTTCTTTGCTGCATTACAGATAGGACACTTTCCATCAGCCCAATAAAGAGCCATGAAATCAGTAAGCATATCTGCACGAGTTATAATCTTTGGAAGTACTTCACGAACATATGCACGAGTAGCATCATGCTTACACATCTCAACCGCAAGGAAAAGAGGTGTATGACGAAGCTTTTGCATTGTACGCGCTTCAATTGTAAGTAAAGCTACATCCTTTGGATCACAAAGTGGAATAAGACGCTTAATCTCTCCAGCGATACTTATACCGTCTGCATACGCAATGTCCTCCCAAAGAAGATTGGCAAGTACAAGACGACGAAGATACTGTATATTTGTTTGAGCTGCAGCTGTATTTGTAACACAACCTGCAATTTCACCAACAGTTACTTGATTAGCCTTAAGTGTTGAAGACTTTTTTGTGGAATTTAATTTACTCATAGTTTATCTCCTTATTTATTTGTTTATGTTTATTAATTCGTTCATAGATTCAATAAATGAATCCATATCTTTAATTATATCTTTCATTAATGTATTATCAAAATCTTCTCTAATATGAAGAACTTCTTTTCCTTTTTCTGGTGTAAACCATATTGACATATCAGGATATAAAAATCCAAAATCATATATCTCAGGAAATTTCTGACGTGATTTAAATGTACTGGTTGTCATGGAATACCAATGCAAGCACGCCGTTCCAGGATATTTATTCATATACAGCAAATAATTATATGCGTATAGAATTTCATTTTTTGTTATATTTTCGTAATATTGCATTAATATATTCTTTGTTTAAATGAATAGGCCCATGTTTTAATGAACGTTTAATAGCTCCAGAAAAATCCTTTTCAAAAATCTTTACGCCATATAAACTAGCAAAATCTACGTCAAATTGTTTCATTTTTTTAAGTATGAATACCCAATCAAATTCACATGGGAAAGCATTTTTATTATCATAATTCATTATTCAAATCCTATCTCTTCAAATAATTTACCAATACCTATTGATGACCCATCATTAAATTTCAATTTTGTAGGAATATTTACGGAATGTAAATTATATACATCAACATTATGCATATTTGTTAAATTACACAATTTCTTAAATCCTTCAATAAACTTTTCACAGTCAGTACGTAAAATCGCTGCTTGCTTAGGATCTTCAGAATAATATACTTCTGCTATTTTAATTTCAATCATATTAATATCCTTGTTCTTTAAGTTTCTTACGAATAGTTCCAAAATCAAAATACCACCATAGCCATGCAAATTGTACAGACCAACAAAGACCAGCTTTATTAGTTCTCATCCAACTATAACTAATGCTAGGTAAAATAGCAAAATTTTCAATTAACCAACCGCCATCAAAACCTAAGTATTTCATTTATTATTTGTTTGATAATTAATAATAGTACTTAAAAATTTAATTTTCAAAAGTTTTCAAATGATTCTTGCATTCTTCAAGAAATTTTTCTCCTGATGCAATAGAAGTTTCCAATGTTGTTATTTTATCTTCCATTTGTGCAAGAACTACATGAATAAAATGATATCGCTTTTGTTCATATTCCTTCTTGAGCTTATCCAATGCTTCTCTACAACTATCAAGACGAGCTGATTCATTCGCAATTGATTGCTCTGTCTTATCCTTATCTAATTCACTTATGCTCCAACTCATAATTAAATTTCTAAATTCTGATATTCCTTATAATCATTTAAAATAAATGCCAATGAATTAACTGGTACTTCAACATTACCAATAAATGTTTTTCCATTATTATAATATGAATTTTCAACAACATCCCATAGACGTTTCCAATGACATACCTTAGAAACTGGATAATACTTCTTAATAATAGCATTTAAAATATTATCCAAAACCTGGCCATTTAGTTCATTAGCATAAACAAATACACGTTTACCAATATTATGATCATTATAAGCAACACGAATATTTGCATCACATGCATCTTCAAAATCTTTTTCTGTTGCAGTTACTGCAATAGAATCAATTCCTTCAACACCTTCAACAATAAGTTTTTTTACATAAATAGGATTTTCAAACTTATCGCGAGTATAACCCATAACTTCGTTATACTTATTATCATCAAAACCCTTATCAATCAATGCATTATAAAGCTTACGAATAATCTTATTTTTCTTCATACATTAAAAATTGTAATAGTTCTTAATTAAATTACTTAAATCATCCCAAGCACTATCAATAACATCTTTAATTGAATTAATTGATTTATAAGGATATGTACCTTCTTTATAATTATAATTCTTATCAATACAAGAATACAAATACATCATGCGAGAAATTGTTGCCTCATAGTTACCAGTCTCAATAAACTCCTTATACATTGAATTAACATAATTAAAAATGCTTACAATACGATCATTAAATTTAGAAATATTGGCTGCATTTCCAATTGTTATGTTAACTTTTGTATTCTGTGCCTCATCAAGTAGTTTATGAATATCAATTACCATATCGCACAAAATATTTTGAATTTCTCCCGTTAAATTAAAGTTTTTAATCATAATTCAATTGTATTTAATTAATCGTCATTAGAGCTATCTAGAATGACTTAGATTTATAAATAATTTAATTTACTAATAATCTACAATAAACTTAAAACTATCATATTCCTCATCATTATCGAGGTCATATGAAGATTCAATTGCATGTCCTATTTGCCACCAATCATGTGGATCCAATTTTTTGATTGCCTTTTGAATATCATCTTTATTTGGTTTTCCAAAATCATCAGATGAACCATAAAGTTTAATTGTTTTATTTTCAAAATCTACAGACCAATAACCACCACCGTAGCAGTCAATATTATTTTTTTCATCAGACTTATTTAACAAATCACGATGATATATAGGATATCCAATACGAATTTCAATATTCTTACCAGACCAATCCTTTACAATAATGAATTTTCGTTGCCTACCCATTATAAATTCCTCTATTAATTAAATTATTCATTTCCTTTTCAAAATACTCACATTGAGTATGTGTTACATTAGAGATCCAAAGATCAATATATAAATTAGTCTTAATATATTTTCCTGGCCAATTCTTTAAGCATCTCCATTGTAAATATGTTTTAAGTTTATTCGTCATCTGTCAATGAATCACAAAGTGAATTAGATATCCAATTACGAACTCTATTAAAAGAATTATCTCTCATTAGATTATTTGTTTTCATAATCTTAGTAATTACCTTATAGGCAATCTTAAGTTCATCTGTTTTCAAATCTGTTTTATTCATATTTGTTTGCTTGATTATTGTATAATATATAGAAACTAAATAATATTAATTCAATATTTATATCGTTTATTTTTCTTTAAAGACATTCCATATTCTTTTGGTGAAGTAACTTTTGGCATTAATTCAGGATGCTCAAAATAAAATCTTAGTTCTTCTTCTTTTTTCTTATGTTCCTCAAATGATTTTTGGATTTCTTCTAATGATTTTTTTGCTTCCTCTTCAAGTTTTTCTTGGTCAGCTTTCCATAAATAATATCCCATCCAAAATAATGCATATTGCATTCCATATTTTTCACGGATGTCTTCTAATTTTTCTTTGAATTTGTTGTTGTCCATATTGCTTAGGAGTCATTATTTTTTGTGGTTTAACATCATACATATTATATCTGGCTGGTTCAATAGAATCATTCTTCAGAATCATTGAAAGTTCATTAACTTCTTTAACAGAAAGATTAACCAATTTTTCTGCAATTTCTTGTATTGTACTCATATTATCTATTTTTTAGTTCTACTCTATAATAAGGGCAATGTTGTACGATTTCATAAATTGTATCACCTTCATTAAACATATCATAAAATAATTTTTTATGAATTATACTTGTATTACCAGTTTGTATATTTCTAAATGTTACTTTATATTTCCATTCTGGCATATGAAACACAACATTATAACTCCAAGTTCTTGCCTTATAATCTACTACGCAAAGCATCGTATCATTTGGAATATGTTCACCTTCTTTATGACCACACCCACAACTCATTATTATTAAGCAAAATAAAAATATAAATAACCTTTTCATATTATTTGTCTGCTTGTCTATATATTTCTCTTAAATAATCCGCGTCCAATTCTACATGTTGAATTTGGTGCAATCTTTCTTTTTCTTGTTCACTCATAGTAAATTTAATTTAATATTTTCGTTAAATTTCATTGGTTCAGTTTGTAAATATGAATCACCCATATCTTGCATAAATGTTATATAAGCTCTCTTAAGCATTAGTACGACATGGGGATTATATGTATTATTAGGATTATTTGGATTTAATCTAATATCATATTCTCCTCCATAGGTATCGACAATATATCTAACAACTCCTTGACTTCTGCTTGCTCCAACGGCACAGTGAACGTAAATAGTGTCGTCATGTTTGATTCGCCAATCAATCCAATCAACAAGGTCATATGCCTCTTCATAATCGAGAACGTGAATGATATCCACGAATTCTCTATTCTTACCAGATATGTAGAGGTTATTAAAGTAAGCATTTGATTGTTTCTTTTTTCCATCTTTATATAAATCTAATGATTTATCGTAACATTCACTCTCATGATTATCAAACCAAAATGGACTAGCATCATCAATATCGAGATTAAATACTCTAAAATTACGTTTTAAGATTGCTGCACCTTCTTCTCCCACAAAAATTGAATCTTTAAACCAATGTTCAGATAAATCTCCCTCATTTGGAGAACAAATAGAGATGCATGATACACCTTTAGGTGGTGATTCTATCCATCCATTTTTCTCCATGATCTTATCAAAATCATAATGAGAATAACAAAGTATATTCTTAATTGGTTTCTCTGAAATATTTATACCACTCATAATCTCTAAATTTCTGTAAATTATTATTATCATCAGTAATCACCATTTCTGTTTCACCAGCGTCTGCATTATACCAATGATCAAATCCTATATAAGTATTACCAACTACAAATGATCCTTTATTTGGAACAATAATGCATTCAAGTTTAACATTGCTTCTCATAATCGTATTTTATTGGTTCTGCAATAATGTGGCCTTGACCGTTTTCAATAACATTAATAATTTTTATTTGATGTTTGCCAGCATATTCCAAAATAACTATCTGAGATCCAAACATTTTCTTCACCCATTTATTTTCCAAAAGTTTGCGTATAGCATCCATACAACAATTATAACACGCAAACTTATGATTATCAAATATTTTTCTAAGAATTCCAGCATTAAAATATGCTGCAATATAATATGGATATTTTGTCATAATTTTTATTATTATATATACAAAATAGAATATTATTTAAAAAATTCAAATTATATATGAAAAATTTAAAAGAATATATAATAACTGAGCATTTTGTTAATTGTCATAGACCAGAAGATATGAAAAAATACGCTAATGATGTTTGGAAGATTTTAAATAAATCATACGAATATTGTGGTGGTATGGCAGGTATGGATTCTGTTGACCAATTAATAGATGAAACAACATTATGGAAATTAGTTCGTAAAGAAGGAAAGATAGTTGCTTGTATCGTATATAACAATAAAAGAGGGGGTCGTAAAGCATGTTATGCGGGTACAGATGGAACTGAATTAGGAGTTCAATCTCTTAAGAAAATTATGATTGAAGATAATTTACTTCCAGAAAGACAAGCATGGGGAGAATTTTCTGGTAAAGCTGTTTCAACAATGTTTAATCAAGGTGCTATGCCAGTTAAAGCTGAGATTGCACAAGAAATAATGAAAGATAAAAAATTCATTGAAATAAAGCCTGATGGATATTACTATACAAGAAAAATTGGTGGTCACCCACATACTAAACTTATGATGGGTAATCCAAAAGGTAAAGTAGATGTACCGGAAGAAGTACGTCAAAAACTTAAAGAACTAGCTCGTAAATATGATGCTGATGATAAAACAGATTCAAAGTTATTAGAACAACAATAAGATGAAAATGCTAAGTCGATATATCATAGAATCTTTAAATGAACATATTGAAAAATTTATAGAGTTTCTTAAAGAAAATTCAAAGCCTGGTGAACTTAAGAATAATTCAAAATCTTATTATGATTATTTTAATGAATGTAATCCCTTTAATAATCCTAAATTTTATTTAAATATCAATAATACTGTATATGCTGAAGATTATTGTGAAGAACACGATATTGATTCGGTAGAAGATGATGAAGAAAATTTTATAAAATATATAAAAGATATTGTTGATGAACAATTAACATTAGAATTAGAAAGAGGCTTAATTAAAATTGAACGTGTTATTTCTTTAAATGATTCATTTTCTAAATATAAAGGAAATATAGGTATCTATTGGACATTCATGGAAGGTATGGGAGATTCTCATGGAGCAGTAAGTAGTTCAAGAAACAATATTACAATATGTGCATTAGTTGATCCAAAAGATGTTAATTGGGAAGAAACTATAGCAGCAAATATAATTGATCCAGATGAATATGAATTAACATTAGAAGAAGATGCACCGATTCAAATTACAAGAATATTGGATGTAAATAGAAAAGAAATATTTAAAGAAAATTTATTATATAAAGCATAAAAGATATTAAACGTCTAATTTGGGATATGAGTTAAAAACTAAGGAGTTCTAACAAAAGAACTCCTTTATTTTTGTTTTGATATCTTCTGTAAAACTTTCAACTGTTGGGCGATGAGTTGAATTAAATTTATAGCTTCGCGGGTATCGTTTCTTAAATGATTCATAATAACTAAATAACTCATCATCATTACCAAACAATCCCATTACTTCATCAGTTTGACTTACCCAAGGAGTATCATCTCCACTCTTCAACCACTCTTCCAAAGCTTCATAATCATAAAGCATTCCTGGAGAAACTTTACCAAGTTTAGGAAGTTCAAATTGCGGTTTCATACATGGATTAATAACCAACTTCTTAACATTTGAATTCAAACACAATGTAAGAAAACCACCAAGAGAATGTCCAATTACATGCTTAATATTATTTTCACTAATGAAATCTTCCAAATCATTAAGACCTTCATTTGGTTCATATTGGTCATATTCATAAGAAACAAGTTCATAACCCAATTCCTCCATTATTTCTTTGCAAACTTTCATTGTAGAAGAATCTTTTGGATTTGAACCGAAGCCATAAATATAAAGTACTTTTTCCATAAGTTTTAATAATTACAATTATAATATAGTATTTTTTAAATAATATTCAAATTATTTGTGATGATTATACTGTAACTGTTGTTCTTTAGTATAAATTGGAACAAAAAATCTTTTGTCAGGGCATCTTTGTCGTTCCCCAACAAAATACATTCCAGGCTCACTTTCTTTTACGATAATTTTATTAGGATGAAGCTTATGTATTTCCGCGCCGCATGAGCATGGATATAAATTATAATCTGATGGACCCCAAGCTGTGCCTCTGTTCTTACAATTATTACAAAATGGTTTTCTACTTATTAGCATCTTCACAAAATTCATTATGTTTATAAACAAATATATTGCCTAGATCTTTAATTTTTTTTATAGTATCTTCATCAATATCAAATTGACTGAATTTCTTATTGCTTTGTTCAATTATTCGTAATAATTTATCAAAACAATTAATACATTCTCCATAAGCATTTTGAGCAAGAGGACCACTATAGAATTTATCTTCGTATGAATTAAAAAGATTACTCATTAATTCCATGTAATAATCCTTTTCAGTTCTACGAGGATTCTTACCTAATGTTTTTTTGGTGTTATTTTCAAATCTAAAAAGTTCATCAAGATACCACGAATCAGTTACGGTAAGAAAAAAATCTTTTGTAAACAATGATTTTGCTCGTGCTTCTGCTAAATCTTTAATAAAAACTTTTCTCATATCTTCTTAAAATTAATTCCACCAAATTCCTTACACTTATTTAACTGTCCTAAAACATAATTATTTACAGTTTCTTCATCTCCAACATTTCTAGCATGTCGTAACATAAGTGTTTCATTAAAATATCTATTAAGCATATCTCCATGCCAACCTATGATATTTTCATTAATTTCTGTGATCTTAATTTTAGTTTTCATTCTACTATTTCAATTTTAGTAACTTGTACATCATGTAAACCAGTATAAATACATACAGATTGTTTTTCAATATATGAACCCCAATTATCTTTATCAATAATTGATACGGCTCTATAAGCTCCACCATGTTTACCTGTACTATGCCATTCATCTCTTATTCCATATTGTTCACCAGCAATTTCATAAGTTCCATGACATGTTCTGGTTGTACCGGAATCATACACAACCCATTCAACATAAATCTTATGTCTTGGTTCTGAATTATAATGAATAATTTGTGCAATTATCCAAATAGGAATTAAAGATCCAATAAAAACAAGTGTTAACCACCAATAATTTCTTTTTAGCCAATTCATATATATTTTATTTTTAACAAATAATATATAGTTATTATTTCAAAAAAATTCAAATATTATTTAAATATGAAATCTATTAATGAATTAATTATTGAAGCTTCAAATAATAACCAACAAATTATTGATGCCATGAAAAATGCATTAAAAGAAGAACTTAATGCATGGTATGGATATGTAATTGTTAAAGAATGGTTAGCTGGAACAGATCGTAAAGATATTGAAAAATTCTATGAAGATACTGCCAAAGATGAATTAGAAGACCATGGATATTGGCTTATGAAACGTATTGCTCAGCTTGATGGTACAATTGAAGATATAACAATGTCTCCTAATTCATGGGAAACAGCAAAACATAAATATATTGCGCCAACATGGAATAAAGGTAATATTGATATTAAGAAAACATTAGAAGACAATATTAAGAATGAAGAAGGTGCAATAGAGACTTATGAAGAACTAGTTAAAATGACAGAAGATATAGATCCAATATCTAATTCAAAACTTAAAGAAATTTTATCAGATGAGCAAGAACATCTTAAAGAACTTAAAGATTTTTTACAAGATTTAAAATGAAACATATATTATCATTTATATTAGAAAAACTTAATCCATTTAATGTTTGGATAATGGTTGGTGTGCCTGGATCTGGTAAATCAACTTGGATAAAAAATAATTTAAAAAAAGATATTAATATAGTTAATCAAGATTCTATTCGTGTTGAATTAGGTATTATGAAAAATATTAATCAAAAACGAATAGGCAATAAAGAACAAGAAAAAGAAGTTCGTCAGATTAATTTTGATAGAATTGATAAATTAATACATGATAGAAAAGATTTTGTTATTGATAATACAAATATTAAATTAGGTTATGTTCAAAATCTTTACGATAAGTTACGTAAAGCTGGAGCTAACGTAAAAATAGTTATTTTAGATACAAATAAAGAATTATGTAAAGAACGTCGTAAAAAAGATATGCATGAAAAAGTTATTGATGATATGTATTTAGGTGTACAAAAAGTTAAAAATAAATTTAAAGATAATAAAGATACAATAATAACAAAGGGAGAATAAGATTCTCCCTTTATTTATCTATAAATTTTAATCTATATAAATTGCACCCAATAAAATTACCTAATACAGTCATCCAATAATTAGCATGTATTTGTGATCCTATATCAGATTTAAATATATGAATATAGTCAGAGCATTGTAAATAAAACGCATCAGCTATACTATGATAAAATCCTGCTAATATAAAAACAGGTACTGCAAATAAAAGTGGAAGCCATTTATTTTCTCGTGCAAACTTAACAGCGGTTGTCATTAAGAATCCACAAAATATACCACGAATCATTGCCTGCCAAATATCTACTTGTGCTCTTAATTCCATTATATGATTCGACTTCTCTACTAATTCTGGTATAGCATATGAAGCAACATCAGCAGTTATCCAACACCCAACAAAATTACCACAAAATATCCACCAAAATAAAATTAATATATCTTTCCATTCTGATATGAATCCAGCTGTACCAGTATATAAGGCATATTTATAATGAACTACAGCAATTAATCCAAATGTAAATAATATTGCGCCAGGAATTCCACCACCTACCATTAAATTAACAATACATCCTATAGATATACATAATCCTGCAAGAAATGCACTTAATGATAAAGCCCAACCTTCTTTTATAGAACTATTCTTTCCTATTACATTATAATTAGTTACCATTTATACATTTCTTTATCTTTAATTAATTTAAGTTCAACTTCTCTTAATAGTTTATCAATATCTCCCCAAAAATGAGATCCACAAAAATCACTATATAAAGGATTTGCTAATAATTCTGTTTTCTTTCGTAAAGATTGAATATCATTTAATATTTCCTGTTCTTGTATCATTATTCAATTAATTTAAAATATTTATTAAAATTGTCTTCGCCTTCAAAGAAAATATAATCATCCCATCCACCATTATTATAAATTTTATAAAACAATGGATATACATCTACTTGATATTCTCTACCTTTATGATATTGATAATCTTCAAATATCAAGTCATTAATACATAGGCAAGTTTTTTCCCAATACTTCATATTATAATATAGAAAACAATAAAAGGAGAATTTAATCATTCTCCTTTTTTATTTGTTGCAATAATTTCTTTTCAGATTCTCTAATGTATGTAGGCATCTTAACAGAAATAATAAATTCATAATTCATATTATTAAATCTTTTATTAGATCTTACATGTTTGCCATCATTTGAATATTCTGGAATTTGAATATCCCCTTTAGTATTATTTGCGTATGTATGATTAATAGTCGTTCCCAAAATACAATCATAATATGGAACTTCTATTTTTTCATAAATTGTATTTCCTTGAATTGCAAATTTACTTTGATCATATTGGAATATCAATTCAACAATTAAATCTCCATCAGGTGCATTAGAATATTTTGATTGATATCCTTTTCCATTAAACATTAATTGTTGTCCATTTTGGAAATTTGTTGCATAAATATGAACTGTTTGTTTCTTTTTAATAAAACCAGTTCCATTACATTTTTTACATACATTATCGAAAGTTTCACCAGTTCCTTTACAATGTGGACATGGGTGACCGTTCTGAATAAATCCAAATGGTGATGATTGTGTTTCAGTTATCATACCAGTTCCATGACAGTATGGACAGCTTTTCTTTCCAGTTCCACCTTCACCATGACAACTGTCACATCGTACATCTATATCAAATTCAATATCTCTATTAATCTTACCGTTTAGAATTTCATCAATAGTTACTCCAACTTGCATTCTTACAGAAGCACCCTTTTGACGACCTGGGTCTCTATATGGACGACGTTGACGATTACCAAATATATTCCCAAATATATCTCCCATATTTCCAAATATATCTGAGAAATCAAATTCAGCACCTGTAAAAGCATTTTCATCTACAGTTCCAAAAGTATCATATTGACGTTTTTTATCAGGGTCTGATAATATTGTCCAGGCTGCTGAAATTTCTTTAAACTTTTCTTCTGCTTCTTTCTTCTCAGCCTCTGTTTTTCCACCTTGTCTATCAGGATGATACTTTAAACTAAGATTTCTAAATGCCTTTTTTATTTCACTATCAGATGCACCTTTTTGTAATCCTAATATTTCGTATAAATCCTTTTTCATTATTATGCTATATTATCTTCATTTGTAATTTCGTCAGCATCATTATTGAATTTTATTGTAGTTGTATTAACATTTGTAGATGTATTTTTTGATGAATTCATACTTAATTTAATCTGATTAAGTTTACGTCTATATTCATTTTTTGAAGCATGTTCCCATTTATCTTTTAATTCATCTACATTATTAGTATCATTTTCATTCGAATATCTTGATGATGCTGTCATTAATAAGTCACGTGCTATAGATAAATAATCATTAGCATCTAAAATTTGATTATCAGGAATACCTAAAAATTCATTCCAATTTAATATTTCGTTCCATGGCCAATATTCTTTTGAACGTATATTATCCGCATATGCTTTAAATATAAATGATATTGCTGCATATGCAAAACGATCTGACTTAATATTTGGATTTTCTTTTAATTGTGTTAAGTTCATTTTATTTAAAAATATTCCTTTTTTATATTCAAAAGGGATGGGATTAATCCCATCCCTTATTTATTATTTTTGAAATGGTTGTCCAGCTTGGAAAGGATTTCCACCAAATGGATTAGATCCATTATTGCCACCACCAAACATTTGGTTAAACATATTTGGATCTACTTGTGGATTACCATTTGCATCCTTAGGAGCATTTTCCTTATAGATTCTAGTTATAATTGGAGAATAAACTTTTTCAAGTTCATCTTTCTTTTCAAACATCTTAGTATCATCCTTAGAATCAATAGCTTCCTTAGCTTCCTTAACAAGATCCTCTAATTGCTTACGTTCATCTGAAGTAAACTTATCTTTAAGGTTATCGTCATTTAAAGATTTCTCAACTGAATAGATATATCCTTCAGCTGCATTTTTCTTGTCCATTTCAGCCTTCTTCTTTTCATCTTCAGCTTTATGTTCCTCAGCTTCCTTTTTAATTCTATCAATCTCTTCCTGAGTTAAAGAATTAGAATTATCAATTGTAATATGTTGTTCTTTTTGTGTACCGAGATCCTTAGCAGAAACTGTTAATGTACCATTAGCATCAATATCAAATGTTACTTCAATTTGAGGAACACCACGAGGAGCAGGAGCAATACCGTCAAGATTAAATTGTCCAATAATCTTATTATCACGACTCATAGGACGTTCACCCTGAAGAACTACAATTGATACTGCTGGTTGATTATCTGCCGCAGTCGTAAATACTTGAGATTTCTTTGCAGGAATTGTTGTATTAGCTTCAATAAGCTTACCCATCATATTGCCATTTACCTCAATACCGAGAGTAATAGGAGTAACATCAAGAAGTAATATATCAGTATCATCAGGATTCTCAATTGATTTTGCTTGCTTTGCTGCACCCAATGCTACGGCTTCATCAAAATTAGCTGTTTTATTTAACTTATCACCAAATGAATTCTTAAGAGCATCCTGTACAGATGGAATACGACAAGAACCACCTACCAAAAGAATATCATTAATATCTGAAGCAGTCTTACCAGCTTTACTTAATGCTCTATTTGCAATCTCAATAACTTGACGATTTAAATCTGCAACCATTGATTCAAATTTTGCACGAGTAAGTGTAGTAATAAGCATTTGAGGAGCTCCATCTAATACAGTTATATATGGAAGATTAATTTCAGTTTGCATAGATGTAGATAATTCGCATTTAGCTTTTTCTGCAGCTTCAACCAAACGGGCATATGCCATTTGATCCTTACGAAGATCAACAGTTGGATGATCCTTCATAAACTCATCTGCAAGCCAATCTACAATCTTATTGTCATAATTCTGACCACCAAGGAATACATCACCATCAGATGCAAGTACTTCAATCATACCATCAGAACATTCACAAATTGAGAAGTCCAATGTACCACATCCATAGTCAGCAACCATTACAATACGATCTCCCTTAGATGTATCAATATCTGAAGAAAGAATAGCTGCTGTAGGTTCATTAATAATACGAAGTACTTCAAGACCAGCCAATTCACCAGCAAGTTTAGTTGCTTTACGTTGTACATCATTAAACCATGCAGGTACAGTAATAACAACTTTCTTCACATCTTCTCCATAATAATCTGAAGCAATCTTTGCCATTTCTGCAAGGATATAAGATGAAATCTCTTCTGGAGAATATTCTTTATCGTCAATCTTAATATAAGGCTTTCCATTCTTATTTACAACATCATAAGTAACCATAGAAAGCATCTTTTGAACATCTGTATCATTCCAATCAGAACCCATGAAACGTTTTACGAATGATATAGTATTCTTAGGATTCATTACCATTCCACGTTTAGCAGAATTACCTACTTTACGTTCGTCACCTTTAATAAAAACTACAGAAGGAGTGGTGCGATGACCTTCTGAATTTGCAATAACTTGAGGTTTACCACCTTCAATTACAGCGCAAGCGCTGAAACCTGTTCCCAGGTCAATACCAAATACTTTGTTGCTCATAATTAATTTATGTTATTTATTTATAGTTGCTCAAGATAGAAACATCTATCTTGTATTTTATAATAAAAATAAAATAGAACTAATGTATAATTTATTTAATTTTTTTTGAAAATTTTTTCTAATAAAACATATGCACTATACATGAAGCAAGATGTTTAAAATCTTTAATAATTTAATTTTGCTCCAAATATTCATTTAATTCATTCGTATCATTTGCACTTATTCTTAATAATTTTGTATAATTATTTTTCATATTTATCGTGAAACTTTTTAAGTGTTTCCAAGAATTCCATACTAAAGAATCTTGTTACATCCTGTACAAATTCATTACTTATTTCAGTTTTTGGGTTACAATTAAGTAATGCTCCGGTAATAGCTGCTTCAGTATCTGCATCTCCACCAAGTGATACTGCTTTACGAATACCATCTTCATATGATTTTGCGTCAGCCCAGCAAATCAATGCAGCTGGCACCGTACGTTGACAAATACATTCAAATTTATGAGAATTTTTTAATGAATTATATGACTTACTTAAATCATAACCGAAAGTATTTTCAATATGTGATATAACTGCTTTCTTTGGTTTTCCTTGAATAATTAAAAACATTGCAGCTGCAATAGCTTGTGCTCCTTTAATTCCTTCTGAATGATTATGTGTTACTTCAGCAGTTGTTTTTGCCAATTCCAAACATTCATCATATGATTTTGCTGCCCAAGCTACAGGAATAACACGCATAGCAGAACCATTGCCATAAGAGTTATATGGTTTACGTTCCTTATTACGAATCCATTCTTTAAATCTTGTAGCTAATCCATAATTCCACATTCCATAATTAAACTTATTACACCAATAATGAAGTTTATCAATGTACTCGTCTTTTGTCCGATTTGTATTCATAAGCCAATCAGCTGTTGCAATGATAGCAATTGAATCATCTGAAGGATTAGCTTTATCATAAATCATATTAAAATTGTAATCACGAGTTTTTTTAATCTCATAAGATAGACCTATACTAGATCCAACTACTGCACCAATTATACCTTTCATAATTTAATTTATTTTAAGTTATTTAAAAAATTATATTTCTCCAAAGTTTTTACAGGATGAACAAAATCATATTTTTCTTCTAATGAATATTTATTAATATATGTAAAATAACATTTAAAATAATCATCAACATAATTTACTTTAATATTACAATTATTTAATATAAATGCACTTAAAAGTAATTCATGATGAATATAGTTATCTTCATTTAAAAAATTAATAAAATCATTTATAATATGTTGTTTACACCCATAAATATTTAATAAACCGTGAAACGTTTTTTGTATTTTATTTCTATCTATTTTATATTCGCTATGATACCACCACCACCATTCATCTTCTTCAACAGTAATTCTTTTATTTTGAAATAATGCATCACAATTAAAATCTATAGAATCAAATAAATTTTTATCACTAAAATAAGAAACATCATCTTCAAAAAATAAATACATATCATATTCGTCTTTATGATTTGTATACATATCTAGCCATGGTAAAAATTGCATACCAGCTTTATAAAAAACTGTTGATCCATTTACATTACCACTATAATAAGTATGCTGATAGTTAAATTTATTTTTTAAATATTGATAATTAAAATATGTTATGTTATCTTTAATTACATAATTATCATTATTATCAACATAAACATATAAATCAATGTTATGTAATTTTGAATCTTTTATTTGCTGTTTTAAAATATTTAAATTAAAATGTTTTTCATTTGTGGTTAAAAAACAAATAGCTAACTTCATATTAAACCGTTTTGTTTAATTACATTATAAATCTCCTTTATTACTTTAGCATCATATAAAGCATTATGTTTATCACCTTCTATTGTAATTTTATTATTTTCTAAAATTTGTTCTCGCGAATAATCAAATGCTTCAATTTCGGAAATTTCATAATATCTTCCAATATCTTGATTTATATCGTGGCATGCAGGATTTACATGAGAAGGAATATCGAAAGCTCCGCCCCATATATCAATGAAAAGAACCATATCATAATGACAAACATCTGATACTAATTCAACTTCATCATAAGCCATTAACCATTGTTTTAAATATGTTTGTATTGTTAATTTATTAGACTTTAATTCAACATTATCATTATGTCCAAATTTTAATCCTGGTAACTTTATAACATATTTATTAAATTTTAAATGTTTAATTACATTTTCTTTAATCCAACTATCACATTGTGATTCATCATAATCACCAAATTCTGCATAAAAAGTACGACCATTTTCATCAACAAGACCTATTGATATTAATGTAGTATTTTTATGTAATCCCGTAAATTCAGTATCAAAAAATATTTTCATAAATCTAAATGTTTTATTATATAACTATGAATAACAACTTTCAAATCTTTTTTAAACTCTTCTTTATTACATGGTAGAGCACACATATTCAATATTGTATCTGCTATGTCGTCATTAAGTCTATCAAAATCAGTTATTCCATTATTGTAATATATATTTGCAAACTTTTCATAATTACATATATAAAATTCTGAAATATGAAAATCATCATTATATACACTTATATATACATTATTATCAAGTTGTCGACTAATATCTAATTTCATAAATCTTCATCATTTTTTACTTTTTATCATCAAATAAATCAATAACTAACAATGGCTCGTGATTACAAGTTGCTGTATGAATACTTACACCACGTAATGAACAATCGGGTTCTCTTACAATAAGTTTACGTTGTGTAAACAATTTATTCATGCCAAGAACAATATTGTTCATTTCTGTTATTTCTTTTTGTTTCTTAAGAACAAAAAATTGTAATGACATTGCAATTATAGCAGCAATAATTACAATAATGTTAAGTATATAAAGTATTACCATAATTACATATATTTTTTATCTGTTTCGTTAAATATTGGTTTTACATTTTTGATGTTAACCATTTGACAAAATTGTCCAAATGTATTGTAAAGTTGAACTTTAGGTAAAATTTCATTTATGATTAAACAATAATATATCTTACCTTTATGTTTAACCATTTTAAATTCATTTCCATTTTCATCTGAAAATGTTATTGAATTTTCATTTGGCATTGTCTTTAAAATTCTAGATGATTCTTTAATATAATGTGATGGTAACATAGAAAGCATTGCAGTATGTTCATTAATATCTTTATTTATCAATGCATGTGCTTTATATTTTTTTCCATTATGTTCCCATTCTTCATCTATTTCATTATATTGTTTATTTACAATCATGCATGCATTTTGATAAGTAATGACATGCATTTCAGAATCATCATATTCATAAATACGACGATCATCTCCAGCTTTCCACGGAGAAAGCTGGAGTAAATGATTATCCATTATTTTATATATCTTTCCTTCAGTTGATTGTAAATATTTATCGTCCTTCATATAAATAATATAGAATTAATGTCCATATAATTTATCAATATCTATTTCTTCTTTATAAGCATCTTCAACATAATCACCCATATTATGATATAATTAAAAGATTATTGTGTAATCTACCTATATTTTTATAAACTATTTGTTTTTCCCATTTAGGTACTTTTGCTGTATCTTTTTTATAATTCCATCTGCCATTATTTGTACATTCAATTATAGCAGTATCACCGGATGGTGTTGTATTAATATTTTTAACAATACCAACAACAAGATAATCGCAACCTTTTGCCCAGTCTTTACTAATTACAACTTTATCTCCTATTTTAACTTCTTTATTATTTAAATCAACTATTGCCATAATATACTTTATTTTAAAATTAATTTAATCAAATTTAATTAACCTAAATGTTCTATTATTTCGAGATTCCCAATGAACATTTAATTCAACTTTAACATTATCGCCAAGATTGATAATCAGATTATTAAAGTTGTTTTCAAAAACACAACTAAATGGAAGTCGTTGTTCTATATCTGCAGACAATATGGACTTATTTGTTAGAACAACATAACGATAATTACGATTAAGAAATCGTTCAATAATATTTTTCTTAATTTCTTTATACTCCATATTACTTACTCCATTCAATTAAATTTTCTACAATAAATGAACGCCAACCTTTAGAGTTCAAATCATAATAACGAATATTTGTATCTGTGATATCATATCCAGTACCTTTAGGTGCATTGTCTTCACCCATAACATCAATATTTAAAGTACCACGAGCTTCACGAATTTCTCCGTTCTTTTTCCTGTATTTAAACTCAACAGCTCCTGCATGAAGTGCATTTTTAAAGTTTAGAATATTTACATCTTTAATACGTTCTGCTACATTATAATTCTCTTCCATATTAATTTCCTATTTTAATTTACATTATTCAAAATTTCCAGTTTCACAATTATATTTCTTATTGTCGAAATACAAATCACGCTCAATACTAAGTCCAAATGGAAGACGAAGTGACTGAAGCTCATTCAAAGTAAAATATCCGAGTTCCTTGTCATACAAATCAACAAGTCCAAAGAATTCCCAGTCATCACCATGTTTCTCTGCTTCAAAAACATACCATGTGCCTGCACCACAAGGATTAAAGAACTTTACCAATACATCCTTGACCATGTTTCCATCTGTTGAATAAAGGGGATTTGCCAACAGTTTCTTTTCAATTGCCTTTGTAATAAGTTTCATTATTTGATATGTTTAAATGTGAATAAATAATTTAAGATCCGAATTAAAAACTCGGATCTCTGTATTCATCTGCATGACCTACATGAATTGAACTAGTACCCCACAGACCTTCTCCTTTTGGCATCCAACGACCGTTTTTACGAAGTGTATATTCAATTGAATGGTGGTAACTAAGCGGGTGGTCCCATTCATCTGTTTTATTCTGACGACTATAAAACTCCATGTATTCCTCAGGAAGAATCATTACGCCATTTTCTGTAATGAATTTATCTATATGAGCATCAGCTACATGAGCAACCATAATTTTCTTTGGTGTGATTACCTTTGTTACAACCATTGCGTATCTGTCAGATCCAACATACATTGTAGCACCCATACCAGGAGTAATTTCATTCTTAATGGACTTTTTACAGTTCATTACTTCATTAAGCTCGGTGTAACAAATTACATTTCTCATATTTAAATTGTTTAAATTAATTACAATTATAATATAGTAACTTAATTAAAAAATTCAAATATTATATAAATAATTTCATTTATTCATATTTTTTTCGAGGAATTACAATAGGCAATCCTTTACGTTTATATTCTGTTCTCTTAATTCTATTAATTACATCATCAACTGTATGATATGTTACTTCATTATTATCAACATCGTATTTATCACGCAAGTCCTGAATCATTTTATCACGTTCATCTGGGAACTGTGTAATTGCATGAAGATATGTCTGAATGATATCATCAACCTTTGTATAAGCATCAACATTTTTATCATGAGCAAATGCTGGAGCAATCTGTCCCATATCACCCAAATCATTTACTCCATTACCATCTGTAGGACGAATACCGAGTGCATGGTCCAAAGCTTTAATTTTATTGCCAATATTCTCCATTGCAATTGTATCATCCATGTAATCAAAAGAATCTGGACTCATTGGGTAATGCTTCAAATCGTGTTCATACTTATCACGAATATATTTTGCCAAACCATAAACCTCATGTTTCCAAAGACCACCAATAGGATTAAAATCACATACATCTCCATGAATAGTAAAGAAACCAAGATAATGCTCGGTAAGATTATCTGTGTCCATTACGAGGCCCGTAGTATAATTAGCAAGGTCATAAAGATACATCATACGAAGACGAGCTTTAATATTACCAAGACCAATTGTCGTTGATGAGTGTCGCTGAGAAAAACTAGCTTTCATAAATAAATACTCTTTTTGTAGATTCTCAGTCCAATACCGTCCTTCCTTACAAAATGCTTTCATACAAGCAGTTGCAGAATTATTTTCATCTATTGTATTTGATGTACAAGGAAGACTTACACCATAGAACTTAAGCTCTGGGTTTCTCCTCTCAACCTCATGACAAACTGCAGCAGTTACTGTTGAATCAATACCACCACTAATTCCCAAAATCATCGAACATAAATTATGATCTTCAAGATACTTTTGTGTATCTTGAACCATCGTTTCAAATACTTTAGCGTAATTCATATTTATTACTTAAAAATAGTTTTAAAAAATCTATAAAGTTTTTTCTCCTTAGGATACATTTCAAAATTCTTAGTTAATGCAAATTCATTTGCGTCTTCCTTATTATCAAACAATGGAATTTCTTCAAATAAATTATATGTATGATTAATCATTGACTCAATATCTGATGTATACCAAGAACGATTTGGACACCAGGCACCCCAATTTCCTACAGGAGTTAACTTAATTTTATACTTTACATTATTTTCATGTTTGCACCAATCTGAATGCCATTCAATTTTATAAACTCCAAATAATGTTTCAGGATCTTTTCCATTTACTTGTAGTTTTGTTCCAAATACTGAACCCCAAAACATATTCTGTTGATAACGAAACTTCATTACAAGATATTTTTCAATATCTTCAGGCTCAAACTTGAACTGACGAACTTCAACTAATTCATTTGGAAGTTCCTTTTCACAACCAGTATAAAATTGTTGTACTTTTTTCATTATTTATATGACAATTTAGATGATTCTTTCTTATTAATATCTTTTTTAGCTTCAATTGATAAAACTTGCATATTAGTTTTAAAGATGTCTAAAGCACTATCAGCTATATCTGCACAAAAAGCACAATCATCAGCAATTTCATAGTTAATTTTATCATTTACTTCTGATGCATTTTTAGTAAATAAATGTTTACCTTTTACAGAAAGCATAGTTTTATATGCTTCCAAAAATGCTTGAGCCCAAAATTCTTTATCTGACATATTTATATTTTGATTTTACAAATATAATATAGAACATTATTTTAAAAATTCAAATATTATTTAAATTTTCTATTTTCTTTACATGATCTGTAACATATCTAAATAACCACCCACAATGTTGGCACCTAAAGACTTCTCCTAGTTCATCACATGCATTATTTAATAGAAATTCTGTTTCTTCGTGACATTTTGGACAATTAATTTTCATAATTAAATTGGTTTATTAAAAATTGGACGTCTAATAAATCTCTTAAATTCTTTCTTTGATTCAAAATATGTTGCTACTTTAAATGTTTTATCATATATATATCCGCAATATAGATTTTTATCTTTAAACCAAAGAACTATTCTTCGTTCATTTTCTTCCACATTAAATTCCAAATGACGACCAAAACAATAACTGTTATAAATAACGATTGCTTTTGATTTATCTGAAGTAGTCTTAATAATCATTTTATCTTTATGAGGAAGTGGAGCCATATAGTCTTTATCACCTAAATAGATAAAATCTTCATTATCAACTTCATTATTAAAATGTACAGTAATACGTTCAAGAGGTAAAGAATCAACAACCTCATATTTTGAAAAATCTACTTTATTAAAATGATTCATTAGAGGGGGTTGAGCAAAACTTAATGTCGCAATAAATACAAAAACTAATGTTAAAATAATTTTTTTCATAATTTTAATTATTTAATTTGTTGGTAATTTTAAATTCTGCTATAAGTGGTTTATGGTCTGATAAATTCATTTCTTTATCAAAATAACAATCAATAGTTTCTATTCTATATTTTGATTTTTCATTATTTATTATAAATATTCTGTCGCAATCTTCATAATTATTTGGTATTACTTCTTCACAAAATAATTTCATATTGCGATTAATAGATTTTTGAAAATCTGATATATTTTTTAAATCCCATTCATATTTATTATATGAATTCGTATCACCCATTATAATAATTGGATTATTAATATTATTTTCAAATCTATTAAAAATGTATTCTGATAATTGATTAAATTGAGATTTACGTGCTTCTATATCCTTTTTTATATCTGGACAATTCTGTGGATGATAAAAATCAGCATCCATGTGCAGAACATATACATCAATATCAATATTATCTTCTATTGTTATTGTATAAAATCTAAATCCTTTATGTGTCAATAAATCATTTGCATGATCTAGATAACCATAAGATTTTTTCCAATTTACAATATCTTCTGAAAATATATTTAAAAGAGTTGTATTATGTTTAGTAAATAAATTAAGTCCATCTGCTTTAAATCTTGGAAATGGAAAATTAGATAAACATTCTACAGAGGAAAATATTTTTGAAATATCAAAGCCACCAGAATATGTTCCCCAACTATATTTATCATGTAAATCCATTGTTAATTCAGCATGATAATTAAAATCTTCTTGAACAGCGATTAAATCAGCATCCATTAATTTTAAATAATTACTGATATGCTGTATTTTATTAGAAGTATTTGTATTATCATTAATTTTAATTATTGTGGTTTTTTTGATTAACTTATATATCCAAGATATTGGTTTGAGTACCCATGGTAAAGTACTCAAATCCAATTTCTCGGGTAATCCATCAATATTATAAGTTATTACTTTTAGTTTTTTATTCATCCTAAAACAAATGTAACTTTTTTAAATTTAAATATACCATTTTCTGGCATAAATCCAATTTCTCTACAGAATTTATATAAATCTAAATCCATTTCAATTGTATGGTGTAAATCAAATGGATATTTATTTATCATTCTATCAAGAAAATTTAAAAATTCATAAAATTGTTCCCACATATTATTCAATAGGAATTATAATATTTAACTCATAACATGCATGATTAAATTCTGCATTATCTCCCATATGCTTACCTAGATCATCACTAATCTTAATACATAGATACCATTTCTGATTTGAATTCATACGACAACGAGACATCTTCATTACAATATTCTCTGCATCATATTTAGTTCCATCAGGAGCATACACATCACATGTAAGATTTGTTCCAATACCAAATGAACATTTAATTCCTTTTTCTTTGCAATAATTTAGAACCTTAAGTGCTTTAGGAAAATCAAGAGCATTAGAGAATACAATTGTCTTTGATTTAGGATCAATTCCACGTCCCTTATAGAAATTAATTGTCTTATCAGTAAACTCATATTCATCTCCCGAATCCTGACGAACACCATCAAACAACTTAGCCTGTTTCAATGAAAAACTACGGAAGAATACATCTGTTGTGTATGTATCTGAAAGAGCAATACCAAGATCACCATCATAAATATCTACCCAGTTTTCAAGAGCCATATAATTAGCAGCTTTATATCCATATTGAGCTCCATGGAACATAAACCACTCATGAGGGTGAGTACCAATTGGTTTCATATCATACTTCATTGCGAAGTGTACGTTTGACGTGCCAACACAGGTCTTTGCATTATTCTTAAGATACTCACAAACCTTATCTTGTACATCATAATTAAAACGACGACGAGTACCGAACTCAGAAAATAACATACCATTTTCATTAGCCAAGTCTACCTTCTCCTTCAACTTAGCCATTGTAAGTTCCCAGTTAATTGGCTTATCAGCATTATTGACTTCAGGAATTGAATACATACATGGAATCTCATAAAGTGTACATTTGTAACACTTATCTGTTACATCCATACAAAGTATTCCATCTTTATCAAGATACACATTAATCTTATCATATTCAAATCTGAATGACATTAGCCATTCCCAATAATAAGCAGCAATAAAATCAACACGATGAGACTCAAGAAGCCATTGTAGTTCCTCTACAGTCAAATGCATCATACATAGTTTCTTCAATTGCTTCTTAAACTTATTCAAAAATTCCTTCGTACGTTTAATCTTATTACGATCTTTAAAAGTAAAAGTACACTCAGCGTCAGGAAATTTCTTCATATACGCATAAGAAGTTGTAAACTTATAAAGATCTGTATCTAATATACTGTATGTCATAATGATTAATATTTGATATTTTAAAAGTGTTTTTAATTCTTAATATAAACTATAATATATATTAAACTAATTAAAACTAAATAAATTTATATTTGGTTGATATAAACTTATTTAGTTATAAATAGTGTTTTATACTGTTTTAAGATTATTTTCAGCAATGAATTCATTTAATGCAGTACCACCATCAATAGAAGCAATGCCATCAGTAAGTACCTTAATCTTAAATGATCTCCAATGCTTAATTAGATTTTTCATTGTTTCCTTAACACAATAATCTCCAGCAATACCGCATACGACAATATTATCATTAATAATGCGACATCCCGACGTACCATCATGATTTCTGAAATAACAGTTTTTTACTTGAGGCTTATCGTTAGGATGGAGATGATGGAATGTAGTGCAAATCTCAAATGCTCCATACTCTTCATATGCAGAATCCGTACCCTTATTAACAATTACTTGAGGAATACCAAGTTTTGCAAATGTATCGTAAAGTTCCTTACTTATATTTGCGCCAGGCATATTTTGCTCACAGTGATTAGGCCAGACACCACCATTTTCCTTGAATGACATATGATTCTCTGGATGCCAATCTCGTGTCCAAACAATTTGATTAATTCTTTTTTGATTCTTTGTTACATAATTAAGAATATGTTCATCAATATTCTCTCCCCCAGGTACGTAAAGAGCACCCGTTGGTTTTCTAAAATCATCTTGATCATCCACAATAATTACTGTTTCAGATTCAATAGGTGTCTTCTTAACCTTATTTTTCTCAACATTTTTTACAGTGCCATTATTCTTAGGCTTACGATTTACAAAATTCTTTTGTCTTACGTTTGTTTGCATATGTATAAATATTTAATTAATCAAATTTAATATAGTTATTTAATTTATTAATTTTCTAACATCATCATTTTTAACTCAAAATCAGATTCTATTTCATTTATAATAGCAGCAGGAGATAATTTATATTCCTTTGTTATTCTAGGTAATGAATATCCTTTTTCTAATGATTCTCTTATGACTTTGTGTTTCCACGTTTCTCTCATAGCTTAGTAACAAAAGCCAAAACAAGAATAGGCCATAACACTACACCAAAAGGCAAAAATGCAATCATTGGACTACCATCTTGATAATTAGTTGATTTAGCATGCCAAATCCAAAATAGTGTTGTAACCAATATTCCAATTAAAATATACCAAATTATATATTCCATAATTAAAGATTAATATTACGATGCTTCTTTAAATAATTAACAAAATATTCGAGAGCTTCATTAACAGAATTAAAATAACTTTTATTAATATTATAGGGACGATAATATTCTTTATGTGTATGTCCATTATCATCTGTCCAAACAAAAGGTTTACATGACAAATCATTCTTACGTCCTCTCATATTTAGAGGATAACAATAACCATGACCATCATGACGACGCCAAAGATAACCTACATTATTATGATAAAGTACCCAAAATCCGCGTGCAGGACTACCCCAATATGAATGATTTTCAGGCTCATTTGGATTAATTACTTTAATATTACCTGCTCGATTAATTGAAACATTCAACTTAGAACCAAGCGTTGATTTTAAAATTGCAATCTCTGAATCTGTAAAATTTTTCTTCATATTTATTTGTTTGATTAAATAACAAATATAATATAGAATATTATTTAAAAAATTCAAACAAAATTAAAATAAAAAAGGACCCTTTAGGGGTCCTATTAATATACAAAATAACGCGTTATAAAATGTTCTGTATACCTGTCAGAATATTTATATGGACGTCTCTTACAGCCCATTAACTTGTAACGTCATAAGTTAATAAATACGCCAATATGTTAAGGATTATATTGGAAAACCCTGATTGATAACCCATCAATCAACTAAGGGATCTCCTTGTTTGCGGTCACATGATTACATCAAACCGGCTTGTTGTTTAAGGTACAAACGCATAAACCAAGTTATTGTTCAAAGTACAAAACCAAAAAACTTACCCATCCTGTTAAGGCACAAGGGCAAAGCCTATAGTGGACCCAGACGGATTCGAACCGTCGTCTTACCAACCGTCATACTAAAATTTGTTACATGCTTTTGTAAGTTTCTATCTTCAATATCTAATTTCTTACGTTTCCATAAAATTAGAAAACCAGGAGACACATCTGAATTGAATAGCCAGATATCCACCGCTATCTTATGTGGGACTTCTGTTGCCCGACCCGTAGGTTCCCACTGCGCCGGCTTTGCTTATTTATAACCTAACTATGTAAAATGGTATCCCTGAGGGATTAAGCAGCCATACGATATTCCCAGCTGTTAAGCCAAGCATCGTCTACTAATTCATCGTTAGCATTTATTGTTTTGATTCTTTAACGTCATAACCAAGACGGCATGATTTTAATACTCAAATTAATAATCAAATACCAAAAATGAGCCCAATATTTCAAAGAACAAATATTATTTGTTTATATATTAATAATATGGTTATTCTTTGAAAAATATTCAAATTATTTTAAGTTATCATAAACAATATAATCGTCATTTTCAGGTTCTTTAATATCTTCTGTTGATTTATTTGGTGTATTAAATTCTGAAAATGAATATGTTATAAAATCAATAATATTAATAGGTATTAATTCATATGTTAGTCCTTTTTCATTATTTGTAAAATATATTTCTATAACACAATCACCATTAATTGTACCAAGTATATAAGGAGATAACTCAGTAGGTTTCTTTTCATAATTATATCTTATACTTAATTTATCGTGACCTGTTATATAATAATTTATAACTACTTTTGTGAATGTTTGCTTATCTATATTATTTTGTAAATATTTTTGAGCACATTTTACAAAATTACTTCTTATTGTTTTAAAATCATCAATAGTCATAATTTATTCTTTATTAACATATAAATTCCAAACAGATCCTTCCGTTTCTTTATTAATTCCCAATGCACGTTTAATAACTGTATAATTTGTAAATATTCCTTCATCATGAATAATTAATGATTCTCCAATATTTGGAATATGATTTGAATAACATACAGTTATTAAATCAGAAATATTTCCTTCTAATTTAAAAACATAAATCTTATCTTTATATTGATTTAAATGTTTAATACGTTCATTAATTTCTTTATCTAAATCTAATGAAGGCTTAATATATGTTTCATCTTGATCTTGTCGCACGTATGCATTTAAATCTTCTTCATATTCTTCACAGTTATGAGCTTTTTCATTACTAGTGCATCCACCACATCCATACATATAATTAGCACAAGTTAAACACCTTGCTGATTTTGATGTATAATTATATCTGTTCATATATTAATCATTATAAAAGTAATATCTAAATCCTTGAAATCCTTTATGTTCAATAGGGTTAATTTTATGAAATGGTCCAGTTCTTTGTAAAAACTTCCCATCCCAATTTTTATCAGTAGTAGAACATTTAAATGGTTTATCTGATGTGCCAACAAATTTTTGCCACCCAACAATATTTCCTTTATATATTAAATAAACACGTTCAATATTTGAAACATCTTTAGGTAATACAGGAACTTTAAAATTCATTACTTGTGATTCGTCTTCAACAGCTTTAAGTTCTTTTTCATAGTCTTCCCATTTAATAGAACTTGGTAATGTTATAAGTAATGCTTTATGCTGATTAATTGTTTCTACGATATCTTTCATTTAAATCACGACGTTTAATTTCTTCTTTTACAGAGTTATAGAAAAAACGCAATTCTGCTATATTTTTAGTATCATTACCAATATGTCCTTTTACAAGTAAATCAGTTAATTCTAAATTATTTAATTCAGATAAATTTTTCATATTATATTTTATATAAATTAAGTCCATGTATTGTACTTTCTTCAGGGACACATTTCGCATATGTCCAGTTTGGATATTCTATCCATTTAATGCGCCATTTAGCAACTTTATGCAATACTGCTTCATCACCATTACAATCCCACGCTTCATAAGGTTTACCTTTTGACATCCCAATAATTGTTCCTTTTTTGATAGCTGGAGATTGAATAATTGTTGTTGCTGCAATAACTGTATCTCCTACTTGTAATTGATTACCAAATGCATCACCAGTATAAAGTTCTTCCATATTTACCAAATTTGTTGAAAAACGAATAATTGGGGATTTTTACTTGTAGTTGTTTTCCCAATTTGTGTTTTAAGAAACTCATCTAATTCTGGATGTTCCTTTAAGAAATTATGATAATCATCTGTTGCATCTTTAATTAATTTTTTGTTGATAATTTCTTCTCCGCCTTCATCTGCATCATAATTAACTAAATCAGCTCCAAAATAAATATATTGACCAGACATATTATCATTAACTAGAAAATCAATATAGTCTTCATAATAATTTTTATTTATTTTTTCTAATTCATTCTCAAACTTTGAAACTTTATTGCGACCTTCAATTTTCCAACCATAAATTACTCTTGTACTATTATCTAATCCCATAATTTAAATTTATTTTTTTCTAAACGCCAATATTATATCTTTAATGCCATCCAATATTCCTAAAATAAATATTGCTAAAAAGAAAGCAACAATTGGATGTTCAGCTATAATTTCAAAAAATTCCTTCATATATTAATATAGATATTTAATGTATTGGAATTAAACTCACTTTAAGTCATATTACATATGCTCTATTAAATCTTTTCTTGCTTCAGGATTATTTCTATATGTAGGGGATGTACCTATACATATACTCATAACAATAGCTAATACAAATCCTATTGCTAATATGATTAATGCTATTGTATTACACATAGTTATATAAATTTCTTTCCAATTATTTTACTTGCTTCCTTTAAATATTCAATAGGATTTGAAATATCTGGATAATCTTCAGGATTTTTTCTTAAATCACAACAAAAATTATAGAATTCATGTTTTGAACCATATTCAATTGAATCTATCCAAGCCTTTTCCCAACTTTGTGGTTCAGGTAATTTATATTCATAAATACCCCATCTTTTTGATTCTTTTTCTCTAATGTCTTCTATCCACTTTTGAAATGTTGTTGGTATTTTTTCTTCATCAGTAATAAATACTTCATCAAACCAATCTATTTGAAATTTCTTACATGGCATATAATTATGTTCACCAGGTTTCCCATAAAAATTTTCTCTAAGATAATCTTCATAAGCTTGCTTTAAAGCTGGTTCAAAAAAATTAATAAAATAATGATATTCTGCTAGTTCTTGTTTATAACATGCATAATTTGAAAGATTTTTACTTCTACATCGCAATTTATTATATTTATTTATTTCATCTCTTGTTTTTGAATCCAAAATTTTCATTAATGGATATGATTTAATTTCAATGTCATAAAAAGCATCATATTCACCAGTTTGTCTTGAAATACCACCTTTAACAAAAGTTGCTTTAAATTCACAATAAGGCTTTATTTGATCAATTATTTTTTGTTGATGTTCTTTTTCTTCTTGCCAAAGTCTTAAACGATATTTATGTTCCCTGTATTTTATATATTTTTCTTGAAGTTCATTATATCGTTTCTGTTCTTTTTTATCAAGATTTTTGTCAAATATATATTTTGACTGTAAATATTGATATTCTCTATATTCTTCCCTTGAAAATGAACTATTAAAAATATTCATATTACATATATTGATATTTTTTTTCTCCTTCTTTAAACCAACGCCACGCAACTACTCTATCTGCCCATTCTTTAGGCATCACCCAATGATATGCTGGACCAACACACCCATATCCTTTATATATTGATGTTGCATTTTTTAATTGACGTTTAGACCATTCTTCAATCCATTTAATTTTCTCATCTTCATCATTAGGATCAATAATTGTTCGATGAGAAAATTTTAATGTACCGTCATCAAACTTACAAATACAATCTTTTGTAAATGACTTACCAGGACCACCAAAAAGACATAAACACAAATCTTCAGGCATATAATCTTCTACTGAAATAAAACTATCATCAACAGATAAATCAGATAATTCCCAGTTTGTATCAAGATTACCAATTTGTCCACCAATACCCGCATCCCAGCATTTACCATACCATTCCTTTACTTGTTCTAATGAAAATCCATTATATGTTTCTTCAATATCTGTTGTAAATCCTGTTTTATAATCATGTTTAAATTTTCCTATGACTATTCCTGTTACATGGTTATCTCTATAATGATGATTATAAGCTCTTATAGCTATTTTTTTACTATCATTTAATCCGCTATCACCACCATTTACTTTATAATATTCGTCTTTTTGGTCAATTGAAGAATATATTATATCTGGATAACGATATTCTTGTAATTCTTCATCCCATCCTATAACTAAAAATTTATTATATATCATATTTATAGTTAAAAATTATATAAGTAGCAACAGCTCCTATCCATGATAACATAGCATATACTAAAACAATAACTGATAAAAACAATAAATCAGATATTATATGTATATGTTTATCATTAGATGATATTATATGCTTATATGTTTCTTTTACATCAGCATATTTAAAAGAAACATATAATGACACAAAAAATCCTATTAACCAAATTATAAATAAAATCATAATTCATTAAAATATTGTTCTTGTTTTCTTATTTCTTCAATACTTTTAACTTTATCACCCCAATTGCTCATAATCCAAAATACTTCATCTTCATATGAGCTATCTATAATATCTGTATCAAATGGAACTAACTTATATGCTTTATCAATAATTCCATTTTTTTCAAATAATCTATTCCAGAAAAACTCCCATATATCATAGGGACAATTATATTGTTCTGCTATTAATTTATCAAGTTTATCTCGTGTAATATAATATAGTTCAATAAATCGCTTTTCTTTATTGTCATCAGATAAACGATTATCTATTTCTTCTTTAAATAATTTTAATGTATCTTCATCTAAATTATCCAATAATTTACTAATTGTTTCTTTATCAAAATTCATATACTAAATAAATAATGTTCTTGTTCTGATTTAATTCGTTTCCATTCTTTGTCATCTACGCGTTTTCTTAAAGAAACTGCATCTTTATATTCATCTGTAAACTTATCGAAGATAAGTGATGAATCTGTGCAAGATTCCCATTCTCCGTAAGGAATTGAACACTCAACTCCATCTGCGTTAAGATGGAATTCATCAATAACTACATTATTATCCTTACACCATTTTATAATCATATTAACAACATCATGATGAAGCTTACGAAAAGATTTAGTAAGCTTCTCATCTTGACATTGTTGCATTGGAAATTTTCTATCTATCATGGTCTAAACTTAAAATAAAAATATTCAATTATATCTTCCCAGTCTGTTTCGGGTTCAAAACCAAACTTATCATCCAATCCAATATTGAAATAATATTTATTTGAAAAATCTGAAGATTTTGGATCTGTAGGTAATGCTTTTACATCATCATTACAATTTACAAAATCAAATATAATATTATTTTTTCTAAAAATATCCTGAAACTTTTCTATCATTTCTGGAGTTGAACTAGTCCAAAGAATAAGTTTAATATCAGGAAAATTACTCATCATTTCAAGAGCTTCCTTGGCACAATGATAAAATTCAAAATTTTCCTTATTATGATATGATGGCTTAAATATTGTACCATGCGCATCTACCAAGATATAAATATGATCCCAATTTTTAGCAGTCATTCTATCAAATGCCGTATCAAATGCCTTTCTAATATTCATATATATCGTCTTTTAATTTAAATATCTTTAAAAATTAAATCATTATAATTTCATATTCGTCATTTGAATCATCTTTAATATTCTTTAAAGCATCTGAAGCTTTATCAAAACTTGAAAATAATGCTTTATGTTTTTGAGAGGATGCCCAATACATCAAAACAATTTTATTTGTTGTTTTATTCTTAATGATGTATAAATTATCATATTCTGTTATACGTTTCATATTATCTCTTTCAATAAATATGACTTTATGACTTAATCAAGTTTAATACATCCAAACCCCAAAAATTTAAAATTAATGCAGTCAAATCCACAGAATCCATTAAGATACTGACGAATATCGCGTTCCCACCACATCATAAAATCTGCTAATGCATGAGAATAATCAGAAATACATGGGTCAGTGTGAAAATCATCCTTTTTAAATGTTACAACAAGACCATTATACAAATCAATAGTTTCTGAATAAAATTCATAATTTCCAGAAGTATACTTTAACTGCTTCTTACGATCCTCATCAGAAATATAACCCTTAATGAATGGATTTGAACGATAAAACTCTTTTTCCATAATTATTTCTTTTCAATAAAAATTACTTTACCTTCAGCTAATCCCCATGGATCACTTTCTTTAAATATTTTTGTCTTTGGAACATAATCGGAATCCATTGGTTCAACAAGATACCAAATTTGTGAATCCTTCCATGTACACTCAACAAGTTTCTCACCAGCTTCAAGTTCAATCTTTGTAGTTCCACCAAATGCTCTAGCACGTTCCTGTTCTGTACATGAAACAAAACAAATACAAATTAAAAGTATAAATAAAAAATTTTTCATATTATTTAAATAAAGTTTTAATATCAATTATTTCTCTCTTTAATGCAGTTTCTTTCAAAAATACAGTTTCCAATTCATATTCAATATAATCTTTAGCAAGATATCTTGTAAAAACAAATCCTTTTGAAATTAGTTCCAATGCATCTTCTAAACTATACCAATGCATTAGATCTTCTTTATTTGAACATGAAGAAAACCAATTAAGTCCGTTAACATGATATCTTTCATCATATCCCATTGGAAGATCCTTTGTTTTACATTGTTCAATATCTCCTATACCAAAACAATATTTACCTTTAGAATCATACCACAGTCCATTATTTGGATCTGTTGATTCAAGTCTATATAGCCATTTTGCTTTCATAATTAATCTCCCCAATAATTTGTTCCCTTATAAAATTCCGCAATTGCATTTCCAAGATTTTCTTCATCATTTTTGAATTCTGCTTCCATAGATTCATCAAGAATAAGTTTAATCTGTGGACGACTATGATGATGATCTTCAAGAATCCAACCTTTGGCAACCTTAAAATATTTATTATCTTTAATAGTATTAAAACATTTAATCATTGTATCCTCAGTCATTTTATCATATGAAAGAATACAATTACTAGAAATTCCATTACTCCATGGTTCTACATCAAAATCAAAAAATGTAATTGTCCAATACTTAAATTCATAAGGTACATAACTAGAAACTACCTTCTCAACATATTCGTTACGCTTCTTTTCGGTTTTCCATTTTTTTCAGCGTAAACACGAGCATGATTCTCATTAGCAACCTTAATGGATTCAATTCGTTTATTATAAGCATCTAATTCAATAGGATACCAAATACTATCATAAACTTCTTTAGCTTTCTTCATGTCATCAATCATCATTGATGCAAACATTTCAGCAGTCAGTTCAGAACAGTTAACTTCGCGGGTTGTTAGTATTTTTATTTCCATATTTGTTTGATTTTATTACAAATATAATATAGTATCTATTTTAAAAAATTCAAATATAATTAAAATTAAAAAGAGATGAATACTAGTATTCATCTCCATTATAATCTTAATACTTAATAAATTTAATTGATGCAATTTCGTTACGATGCAATGTTTTGTATTCATTTTCAACATGTTGTTTTAATGAACGTGTATTCCAATCAATAACTTCATTGTGTCGTTCAATAATTAAATCAACAGCATCTCCATGAAATGATGCTTTAAGCAAACGGTCATTAGAATCCAATACATAATGTCCATAAAATGCATTTCCATGAAATGCAGAAAACAACCAAATGTTCTTTGTTTCTCCAATACGTTTTTGCCAATCGGCCCAAAATTTCTTTGTCATAATTCTTTATTTTATATTTTTGTTTGAATTACAACTTGGAATTTTTCCAAGAGGCCGCCACCTGATTTATAGTTTCAGGAAACTTTTTTACTTACGATACTTATCTGGTCCCATAACTTTTATATTAAATATCTACAGAAAAATATTCGTCACCAATAACTCGATCTTTAATTGCCTCTCCAAAATACATATATGAATCGGGATGAACTTTATAATTTAATGACTTCTTTTTCCTTTTCATATTTTTTTATTTTATTATAAATTTGAAAATTTAATTTCAATAATTACAATAATAATATAGTACTTAGTTTAATAAATTCAAATATTATTTAAAATTTTTCTACAAAATACTTTATTATTATTTTTCATTTTCTTTATTTTCTCTATTTACCTTTAAGAATTGTTGCATCATATTATTTAAACTAGTAATTTGTTTGCCTGTAAATTTTGATTTTTCAATTCCAAAAATTGTATTTTTATTTATCTCAACAGTTTTAGTTTCTTCTTTAGTTTCTTCTTTAGTTTTGTTTTGATTTATTACTTGTTTATTAATATTTGATGCCTGAGAAGTAATTCCAATAAGTGCAGGTAAAATTGCAAATGATTTAATTATATTTTTTAAATTTTCATAATTAACAATACTTACCATTCCACTTGCATGTGCATGAACTATAAAATTATCTGAACATGCACCATCATAAATAATTGATATTGAGCCATCACTTGTTTTTCCTATATGATCAGATACACGAATTATTCTGCCACATAAATGATAATAAGTTGATCTTTTAGAATAAATCACAGCACCATTATGCTTAGCGATAATAGAATGTAAATACTTATTAAGCTTATCCATTTTTATATTTTAAAATTTACAAATATAATATAGAATAAAATATAAAAAATTCAAATATTATATAAAAAATGAGCTCCCAATGAGAATCGAACTCATGCTGATTACTTACGAGATAATAGTTCTAGCCACTAAACTATAGGAGCATATTAAGTGATCCCAATGAGACTCAAACTCATATTTATTTCTTAGGAGGAAATTATTCTATTCAGTTGAATTATAGGATCATAACTTTTTCAAAATTTTAAGTTTGCTATAAAATTGCTTATGTATTGGCTTTTTTGTTATCCATCTTTGCTTAACGTAATCATATCTTCCACGTGGAGTATCATATTCAATCCATTTCTTATATGCATAAAATTTCTCTCCAGTACAAAGAGTCAATATAATATATTTATCTTTATGCTCATCAATTTTAACAACCTCTGTTGTATGTGGATATGAAAGCCAAATACCTTGTGTTATTGTATTGATAACACCTTCACTCATTTCCTTTAAAACTTTATGAGTCAAATAAATTCTCCTTTCAATGGCTTCATCTAAATTATCCTTATATCTTTCAATATCTTCCATAAATCTTTTTTTATTTTCTTTTACATAAGGAGAATCATGTTTAATAAATTCTTCATACCACCGAACTTTTCGTGCAGCAGCATATTGATGTGAGGTTCGTACCATAAAGCCAAACACTCTATCATATCTCTCTTCAAGATCCACTGATGTAATCTTGGAATATTTCTTGTTATGATCCAAAACTAAATTGTTTACTTTATAACCTCTACTCATATTTATTTGTTTAATTAAAATGAAGCTATGAGAGTTCTACCACGCTTCTGAGGCCCATATTACTTTTATAGTGCTCCAAAGGTATTTAATACCACCTACCACGTCTGGTTGGAACTACGGCCATCCGAGCACATTGTAGGGATGATGGGATTCGAACCCACGCTATGTTTAAGGTGGTACATAAAACGCGCTTCCTTACTTGAGTTTCACCTCTTTTCAGTGCTTCCGCAAACTTAACTCCTGGATTTCTCCTTCAAGACATTTTCCACCACGATCTTCGTTTTATCGCGCTCTGTCCAAGTTCTGAGCTACATCCCTATTTAAATAAATCATTCATATAAGCATTACGTACTACTTACAGATTTAACAGTGTCCGACCTTACTCATTAGCAACTCCCTATTAAGGCTTGGACGGGATTTAACACTAATGAGATACATTCCCGTTCGTCGTCATCTCCATTGCGGCAGGGCTTGAACCTACATATAACACCGAATGACTTAAGTGTACCCCAGGAGGGAATCCAACCCTCATAATCGGTTTAGAAGACCGAGATTCTGTGCTTTGAATTACCGGGGCATAAATAAAATACTTGGTGCGCTGTTACGCAAATGTTATTTCTTTGATAAAATCGTTTCCGACAGCTTCCAATTAAGGGGACGCGTTTCCAAATTCATGCCATCGGAGTTTATTAAACCATTTACTTTAATCATATCTTTTAGTTCCTTAGATGATGGCCGCTTCCAAGCCTACATCCCAAGTATTTAATTCACTTTATATAATAAATTTATATATTCATTATATCTCCAAAACTCGCATTTAAGTTTATTAATTATATTATTTTGTCTTTGTATATCTTTATCTGTTAATATATTGTTTAATACATCTTTATAATGTTTAGGCTCATCATATTCAAATACAATATTTAATTCTTTATCATATCCATCTAACCAATATCCTAAACAATTAATTTCTCCACCATTTTCTGCATGTTGTAATTTCCAATTTTTTTCTTTATTTAATTTATCAATATATTCACATGCTCTTTTTGCATAAAAACATTTAAAACTTCCAATTTGATTTTTTATTTTTTCTTCAAATATTTCTCTTAAACGTTGTTTTGTTTCTTCATTATGTTTATGACCATTACGTATATATTCATATTCACCATTATCAAATTTTTGTTTCCATGTTTTATATATTTTTGCTAATATTGGATCATTAAATTTATTTTTTCCTTTCCATTTACATTTATGACCTTTTGTTTTACCACCATTACCTTTTCTATTTGGACATTTTTCTCTATTAGGATTATTTATACATGATTTTTCATGAATTACTAAACATCCATTATTAGCAATTTCTTTTCCACAATATTGACAATGTAGATGTTTATTTATAAATTTAATATTTTTTCGTGCTAATTCTAATTGTTTTTTACTATTTTCAAAATTAGGATTTTTTTCACAATGTATTATATGTCCACCAAGTTTTTGTTTATTATCAAATTCTTTTCCACAATATTTACATTTACATATGTTATCCATATTATATAATTAGTACACGAGGTGGGAGTCGAACCCACAATTATATTTCTATAAACTGGTTTCGTAGACCAGGGCGGTCATCCAATTACGCTTTACCCGTGTATATATATATATATATATTTAATTAAAAATAATATTTAACTAATTAATAGTTATAATCCATTAAGCTAATAATTTGTGACCCTGGAGGGATTCGAACCCCCAACCTGAAGGGTAGAAGCCAACTGTTCTAAATTCCGTTGAACTACAGGGCCAAATGTGGCTACGCAATTTGTTTTTATAAGGAGCCGTAACCTATCTCCTCAACCTTTATCCTTTGGCATCTGCAATTGCATTGTACACTACAATATACAAATAAAGCTTTAATTGAGAACCTTGCAAGTAACCTAATCAAGCATTCAGTGGATTCGAACCAGCATCCCCTCTAACAGGAGGTATTTTACCCTTAAACTATCGTAGTCTTTTTCAGCATCCTCAATTGTACCCCGAGAAGGAATCGAACCCTCATCATATCATCCGTAGTGATGTATTCTAATCCGTTGAACTACCGGGGCATCATTTACCAATTCATGGTAAATTATATTAAATATAGTAAAACATTATTTTTGTTTCATTAAAATTAATGGCCAAAGTATTATTCCAAATAAGAAATATAAACAAACCATTGCATCCTCAGTTTCCCCATATTGTTTTGCTATATTATAATTTACTTCGTAATTTTTCTTCCAATCATAAACTATAACAAAAACTCCTATACATAAGTATAATATTACACAAAATTCACTCATAATCGTTAACTATTTCAATTAATAAATCATGATTACCATTTTCAAAATCTTGCATTAATTCATCAAAAGTATATTTTGATAAATTTGGTTCATTATTCTTACGATTTTTAATATATTCGCATAAATTACGAGTATATTTAGAATCACCAAATAAAGTTAAAGCTCTAAATATAAGTCCATGTCCAATATGATATATGTTTTCATATTGTTGTACCGTTGGATCATTTCTATGATTCAAAGTACCTCTTTTTATTTTTCTATTAACACGTCTCATATATTAAATAATTTATTAACTAAATCATCTCGTTTCATTTGGAGATCTTCAATTTGATTATCTATTGCTTTAATCTTTCGTTTTAAATTTTCTTTAAGATATTCTTTTGCTTCATTTTCGTTGGAAAATCTCCAAGGTGTACTATATTCAAAATATTTTGAATTATCATCTATATATTCTTCAGAAATTTCCAATGTTACAGAATTTGCTAAATAGAATTTTTTCTTACTCATAATTCTTTCCAATTAACTTTATCATAAGGTTTTATATGGAAAATAAATTTTGATATTTCTTCGTCATCATCTTGTTTAATTCCAAGTTTAACTAATTTATCAATAAATTCCTTACAACCTTCAATATGATTTGAATCAAATCCATAAATGCCAACACTCGCAATCACTTCAAACATATCCTCATATTTGCGAATCTCATATCCTTTGTAAATTTCTACAATAGGACGATTTTTATAAAATCTAATTGCTCGTGGTGTATCTTTTCTAATCATACGAATTTCCAAAATTTAAATGTATATGATGTAACAGATTCACTGACTAAATGAAATTTATTATCACCAGCATTATCTCTGTATAATAATTCCTTAAGTAAATCTTCAGTTGAAAATTTTGCCAACTCTGGATTTGTTTCAAAAACCTTTTTCATATTACAAATATTTCTTAGCCAATTCTGAATAATTGTTAACTATATAAATATAGTTTTTAAATCCAATACCATATTCTCCAATAACAGCATTCATATCCATTATCATATTATACTTACCAGATTTACGAGCTTCTTCATATTTCAAAAACTCCTGTTTAAGCATTTTAGAATAATAATTCTTTGGTAGTTTCATATATATTATTTGTTTTACAAATATAATATAGAACTATTTTTTAAAAATTCAATTTTTATTAAAATTTTTCAAAGACCGCATTAAAAAACAACAATGACAGATTCTTTCTGGGAACCTGTCAAGATATTATATCAAATCATAACATCATATCTCAGTATACCCAGATATAATTATCTGAATTCTTCGTCTGTTAATATGTGAAATTATTTGCTTCATAATTTTATTTCTTTATTTAATAATAAATTAGTTTTTTAAAATTAGTTTTTCAAAAGAATTTTATCAATTTCTTGTTCTAATCCTTCAATTGATAATGCAGTTAATTCATTACGTGGAAATTCTTCAGTATATTTAGCATGATCTGCTTCATATAATAATTTCCTAATTTCTATTTCTCTTCTAAAATTTGTTAAATTTAAGTGTTCTTCTTCTGTCATCTTTTATGTAATTTTATATTTAAAAATCTTTGCGTAACTTCTTTATTCCAATTACTTAAGATATTAGATAATTTATTTAATTTAAAAATATTACAATATTTTACTAAATGATTTTTTACATTTCGCAATGTAGGTTTTGTTACATCTTGTAAATATATAATAGGATATATAATACAATATTTAATAAATAATATTATCCAAGTTCCAATTGTACCTAATAAAATCATAATAAACCATGCGAATTGACCCAATATGCCTATAACAGGAATCCATCTAATAGTTTCATAGTATTCATATCCATCTGTATGATTTTTTCTTTTATAAATAAAATCTTTAATTGTTTTATTACGACTAGAAAACCACCATGAATCACCATCCATTACTGAACAATTAAATTCATCCAATATTGCACCAGTCCAATAGATAATTGGCATAATTGTATATCGTTGAACAATTGAAATAATTGTCAAACCAACAGCAATACTAACAAACCATAATAAAATATTAATCATAAATATAAAGTTTACGTTCTCTAATAAAATCAATTGTACTTTGATGATTCATAAAATTTTCCAAAAGTTTACTATCATCTCCTGTTTTAATAGAATTACGAATATCTTTAGAGTGAATTTTTATATAATCATTATTAATGATAAATTTTAATCCTATACAACGATGTTCTAAAATATGTTCCTTTTGCTTATTTGCTTTATCTTTATCTAAAACAATAATAAAAGGATTATTATCTAATAAATATTTAGATTCTTTCCATTCATTGTTTAATAATTCATTATATGTTTCAAATGTAATGATCCACCAAAATTCTCCTTTTATATATTCATCAGTACCACTATGAAGACGTTCAATTAGTTCATAAGTATATTGATGATCAAATGTATTCTCTATATCATCAATTAATACTTTTCCATCATATATAAAGTCACCAAATTCTTTTATGCACATTTTATAACGATCATTAAAAGAAGTTGATTGTTTTTTATTAGGATTTTGAGAAGTTGGAATAATATGAATCTTATCTATTCCTAACTCCTCCATAATTCCAGAATCAATTACACTTTTAATAACCGAAGTGTGTCCAATATGTGGAGGATCAAATGAACCAAGAAATATTGCTTTACTCATTAATTTTCAAATAATAAAGTTGATATAATGATTATGCAACCACCAAGTGTTACATAACACCATTCTTTTAATCCCACGTTAGGTATCGCTAAACTAATTATATTAAAACCTATAATATATCCACCTAATCTAGCTAATGAATTTCCTATTTTAGATTTCATAGTTCTTCTTTAATAATTTTTTGTGTTTCATTTTTTATTCTATGACGTCTAGTATGAGTCATTTGATGTTTAACTAATCTACAACGAGATGATTTACAATCTTCTTCACCAAAACGATTTCTCCAATAACGTGTACCTGTCATTCCAACTTTTGTAAATTCTCTTCCCAATGATCCTCTTTTCTTTCGTTTATTTGGGTGTCTTACAGTATTATTGTGCGCATTATTATCCTCGCAAGTGGTAAAACTTGGGTCATAATCAATAACTTCTCCAGGCTTAATTTCTTTTCCAATACTTGTTACATAACCTTGGGGAAATTCATAATTGGAAAATTTATCAAAAAAATCTTTTTTAGTATTATATGTTCTACTCATATTAAAGTGTTAAATCTTCTTCTTTTGTATAAGTCATATTATACTCTTTAAATGTATTATAAAACCATTCAATAATACGGCGTTTCCATTTCTTAGGAGCATAAAGTTCTATGGTCTTACGATGATTAAATGCCCACTTATAATTATCAATATCATCAATAGGAATCCAAGTAATACCATTTACCTCATTCTCTTCACCACCTTCTAATCCTATGTGATGTGGAATAATCTTACCAAGGAAAGCACGATGACGAATTGTTACATTTCCATTATTACACTCTTCAGGTTCAGTCTCAACATGAACTATCTTTAAATCATCTAAATCAATTTGGAATCCGCATTCTTCAAGAATCTCACGAGCAATACCTTCTTTAGAATTCTCATATCTTTCTAGGAATCCACAAACTGCATTCCAATGATTTTGATAATCGGGTGTACCTGGTCCTCTCAAATTAGCAAGTACAGAATACCTACCATTTACAATTGCATAAATAAATCCCGAAACAGCAACAAAACGACCACTAAAAACTGTCTTTGGTTTACCTGTACATGTATATACTTCAGTTGAATTATTAACATCAGTTACATTTTGTGGCAGCCATGCCTTATATGGAAAATTCTTTCCGTACTTCTCTAAATTCTTTTTATTAGGACCTGTAAAAATCATATATCTTTTTTATTTAATAAATTTATGTATTAGTTATTTATAAATAGTTTAAATTTGAATAATATTCAAAATAATTTATTTAAGTTTTTTCAATTCCTGTTCTTGCTTATATATCGTATATCTATTTTTTGCCAATCTTAAAGTTGTTTGTTTAATATCAAAATATACTTTATGTTTCTTTAATGCATTAATACGTTCTGAACGTGTAGCAACAACCCAAGGAAAAACATATTGTGTACGTTCCTTTTCATCCATAAAATATTTAATCTCTACAAAATATTTTTGTAGAAAAATATAGAAACGCCTTGGATGAGCATGTCCATTTTCACCAAATCCACGTCTTATACGTTCATCCTTACCCCACGAATTAAATTGATTTAATCCATCTAAATAAGTTTTTTCAACTTCATCTCTATTATACTTAAGATGCGGATATGGATGTATATAATTTTTATTATTCATATATTAAACATTAATTTTACCATGTATTTTACGTACCTTCAAAGTAACATTTGGTCCATGATCACTTAATCCAGTAATCCCATACCAATTTCCCGTAGGTTTATCAAATTCATCAAATTCTTGTACATATACATAAGATTCTTTAAGCGAATCAATCCAAACTTTATCGTGATTTTTAGAGAAATTAGTTAATTTTTCTGTAAACCAACGCCACATTTCGATAAAATGTGCTGAACCAATATTATTATTTTCTTTCATATTTAATTAATTTAATTTATTCAAATCTAACTTGCATAATTCCACATATATCTATATCCCATCCATTACAATTTTCATGAATAAATGGAGCATAAGTACTTGAATATCTGTGATGATAAGCATGTTCCTTAATGTCATGTTCAATTTTTAAATATGTTTCTTTATCAAAACCATCATATCCTTTACTAAAGCCACATATATCTACTAATAGTTTACGGCAGTTAGTCATATCCATACAAAACTGATTACATGAATGACTTGGATTTTTACATTCATTTTCATATTGTTGAATATAGGCATATGTATCACAAAGACGTTCGCGTTCCTGTTTGTTTAACAGATGATGAAAAATAAATTTCTTAATTTTATTCATATTATTTAAGGCTTAAAATATCTTCTAAATAGTCAGGTTCAAGTTCAAGATTATCTGCGATAATATCGTCATATTCAAATAGATCATCCATATCTAATTCAAGTAGCATATCCTTAGTTTCTTTAACCATATCATATGCATCTTGATATGATATACCATCACGTTCCATTAAAATTTTAACTACGTTATTCATAATTAAATCAATGTAATTTCTTCTCCTGATGGAGTTTTTACAGTAAGGTTGAAAATTTCATAATCACCACAGCATTCAGTAGCATCCGCAGAATATGTATATCCATCTTCTGTTTCATATTCACATCCACATTCCCAGCAATAATCATCAGTACGATCATATCGCTCCCAATCATATGAATTTAAACCATCTTCATAGAATCGATCAATCAATTCTTGCTTTGTCATATATTTATCCATCATAATCTTTCCAATATAAATTATTAGATCTTTTTAATTAGAAAATAAATTTGATCTTCTCCAGTACGTTCATTTTCCTGCCATTTACTTTCAACTTCCCATCCAGATTCATAGCAATCATGAAGTAATTTATTAAGATTCTCATAGCTTACCAAATTCTTAGGAAGTTTAAGCCAAATTTGAAATGTAGTTGATGGTATATACTTACCAGTTACTCGTCCATCATCATTAAAAGGATCTTCAAAAAATTCATCCTTTTCTTTTCGCCATTCAAGGATTTCTTTTTGGAGAGCTCTATTAAACATATCTTCTAAATTCTGATATGAAATTTGTAGTTCTGATGCTGAAATTATCATAGTCTTATATCGTTTTAATAATTTTGTATCGTTTTAATAGTCTATTAAAATGAATCAGTTTTTATCAATAATTATTTGTTCTATCTCATCACAAAATGTAGAAGTATTCATGCAATATTCATGATCATAAAAATTTATAAGCAAATGTGGATTTCCTGATTTATCACATACAGGAATAATATTTTTAACATCTTCTACACAAATTTCATCATACTCCCTTAATGTAGGATTTTTTACTTTTAAAAATATTGTTTTATTCATATTCATATTCTTTATAGTCCTGCCAATCATAATGCTTACAAAACACATGAATCATAATTGGATAATAAACTTTATACAACCAAAATGTATATTGCAATACATAATATTTAGTAAATTGCCAATATGAAGTCTCATACCAAGCTCTAATAAATCTACCAAGTTTAGTATAAGCAATATATTTTTCCCAATCACCCTCACCCAGTTGATAATATGGAGCAGACCATTTAATCATTTTATGTTTCCAAAGCCAATCCATTTGTTCTTTAGTATGATCTTTATTCCAACGAGATTCTGGTGAACGATTATACATTGTGCATGATACAAAATCATGTGCAGTTTCTCCTTTACGAACAAAATATTTCTCCAACCACATAATTAATTTGTTTTAACGATACATGTGAGTTCCGTAAGCTTCATCATTGAGTTTTGTAATCTCATCTTCTACATTATCATCCCAATCATTATAAGGACCTTTTACGACTTCTACATCATTGGACATAATTTCCATTTCAACATCACAACCCCATACTCCATAATGAGAAGTACCATCAAACACAATGTAAACTTTATTAGGATTATATTTCATAGTTGTAAATAATTATTCATTAGTCATATCCATAATAACTTTATTGTTCTTGAACTTTTTCTGAAGCCAAGTAACACCTGTAATTTCGTACAACTGTTCTTTTGGAAGATTTTTAATAATTGGGAAGAAAACAAAATCAAGAACCACTGTAATCAGCATCCATTTTGAAATAGGATTCTGAATTGCTATAATATTCATTACAACCAAAAGGTAAAAGTTAAATGAAATCCAAATCTTGTTCATATTATTTTTGTTTGATTACGAATATAATATAGTAAAATCTAAATATTATTCAAATTTTAATATTAAAAAATTGTTAAAAATAATCGTCCCTAAAACACAATTAAATGACTTAGTAACATTATTATAGTTATTTAATAATTTAGTTACTAAGTCATTCTAAGTCATTCTAGATAGTTCTATGAATGATTATTATTCTTTAACAGTATTTAACTTTTCTAGTTTTCCATCATTTGTTATTATCCATGCTGAAGCAGTATCTACACATGCTAACTTACGTTCATAATCAATAGCTGCATCATCTGGATCTTTCTTACTCCAACGCGAATGTCCAAATATTTGCCACATACCTGGTATTTCCATTCCTTTATATTGCCATTCAGACCAATCTTCCCAGATACAACTTCCATTTTGATAATCTCCACCACGTGCCCATGAAGCCATCCAAAGATTAGCTTGTCCTTGAAAGTTTGACTTCATTTTATTTAACTTATCTGCATCTGGTGTCATCTCAGCTAACATTTGGGCGAATGGTAATTGTTTATCAGATAATTTCTTGACTTTCTTACCAAATTGGTCTATTCTATATTCACTATTATTTTTTACACTTAATTTGCCAATAAATTGTAAATGTCTTAACCAAAATGCAGATACACCAGCATGTGTATAAAGATACTTTTCATTATTAATTATCTCTTCATAAGCTACATTAAATAAAGTAAAATTTTGAAGAAACATATCTTTAATTAATTGATAATTTTTATGATCTACGCGAGATTTATATCTTGCATCATACCAATAATGCATATCATGATTACCAATTAATAAATGAATTCTATTATCATTTTTTGCAACTTCAATAATTTCTTTAAAATTATCGATAGCCTGTTCACGCGTTATTCCTTCAAAATCATAAGGATCAACATAATCTCCTAAAAATATAATTACTAAATTAGGATATTTATCAATAGGAAACATCTCAATTGCTTCCTTCCAAAATGTTCTACCGTGTATGTCTGGTATTACTAAAGTGTGCATATTATTCATAAAATTAAAATAGTTATCACAAATTATGTTATTTCAAAATAATCATATTTTATTTATTTTTATATATAATACAAGATGATTAATAATTATATGGAACAAACTGAACTAAAGATAAAAGCCAAAAAAATATCAGAGTTAGATAATTTTGACGATCGTTATACTATTCAAGAAAATGCAGATGACGCTTATGTTGTTCTAGCTTATGTTAAAGATGGTGCAAGAGAAAACTATAAAATAAGTTTACGTACATTTTTTAACACTATTAGTCAATCATCTATTAATGAAAATACGTTAAAAACAAAATTATTAGAATTGATTAATAGTGGGGAAATAGAATTACCTAGAGGTGAAAAAGGTGAAACTGGTCCGCAAGGTCCACAAGGTGCTAATGGTGATGGATCTGATATTGATTTAAATGAAATACGAGAACAAATAAATAATTTGCAACGTTTAATTGATAATTATCATAAAATTTATAATATTGCATATGATTTATCTCATATAAGTTATGACACAAATAACCCTTCAAGTATTATATATGGTAGTTCAGCCACATTAAAATTTATTCCTAATGCAGGTTATAAAATGCCAAATACAGTTGAAGTTAATATTAGTTCATATAGTTATAATTCAGTTACTAAAGAAATTCAATTAAATAATGTAACAAGTGACAGCAATAATATTTCAATAAAAATTGTTGGTGAATTGAAAGATTATTCATTACTTATTAATACAGATCATGTATCAAGTATTATTGAAGGTGGTTATCAATCAAATTATCATATTAATGATATTATAAATATTATATTAACACCTAATTCTGATTATAATTTACCTAATAATATTAATTCTATTTCTGGAGCACAGTTATTAGAATATAATCCATCAACAGGTAAATTACGTATTAAATGTGATGGAACTGGAGATATTACTATTACAATTAATGGTGTAATTAGAAGTTATCCAATTAGTTATTCATTATCTCATATAGTAAGTCAATTATCAAATCCAACAACAATTAATCATGGAGGATCTGCTACGCTTAGATTTACTCCTAATACTGGTTATAAGATGCCTGCAAATATAACAAATGTAATAGGTGCTAATTATACATATTCACAAGCATCAAATTCAGTTATGTTATCGAATGCAACTGGTAATGTATTAGTTAGTATTGCTGCTGATATAGCACAATATTCTTTATCATTTAATTTATCAAATATTACAGCACAAATAATTTCAGGCGAAAAACCATCTTATAATGTAGAAGATGAAAATATAACAATACGATTAACTGCAGCAAATAATTATGTATTACCTGAATCAATACCAGTTACTGGTGCTAATATCATAAGTTATGATAAGACTAATGGAACATTAGTCATTAAATGTAATGGTGATGGAAATATTGTAATAAATGCTTCTGGTGTATTGATGTATACATATTATTTTGGTATTATATCACCTAATGGAAATAATAGTGATAAAATTGAAGTTGTTTTTTCAACAGAACCAAATGATGCAACAGTAATAGATGGTATATCTTCAGTTAATATTAAAGATAAATCTTGGATGACTTCAAGTACGACATGTCCATTTACTATCGGAACTGCATTCAGAATATCAGATAATGTTATCTGGGGTGATGAATCAGTTATGATTATACCAACAAAATATGTTACAATGTCTACATCTACATTTAATGATGATAATGGAACTACAGGTACATTTAAAAATGCAACTTCTTCAGCTCCATTTACTTTCGATACATATAAGCAAATTTATATAGATGCAATTCCTTATTATTGCATAGATTTAGGAAATGGTATTAAACCAGGAAGTAATTATATAATTTCATAAATATTAATATGGCTAATTATAGTAATAAAAATATTGATTTTACAGGTATAAAACAGCCTATTTTATTAGTAGGTGGAAAAATAGGTATTGATAAATATAATGTTGATGAAAACGGAAACATTGTTCAAAATGTTCCGTTAATTAACGCTATTGATATTGATTGGAATAATGCAAAAGCTGAAGGTATTGAACCAATATCAAAAACAGAAGATTTAATAAATTTAATTAAGTCAATTAAAAATTCAATTCCTTCAAACATTTATGATCTCTCGGGATCAAATAATTTGTTGACACAACAGGATGTTGAAGCATTAAAACCTGAATTAACTGGTAAATCTGCGTACGAATTAGCAAAAGAAACATATGAAAAGTTAAATAATACACCATTTCCTTACCAAACAGTTGATTCATGGGTAGCATCATTAAAAGGTGACCAAGGATTAAGAGGTTTCCCTGGTGCAAATGGACAAGATGGTAAATCTGCATATGATATTGCAAAAGAATATTATCAAAATAATAATTTAGAATTTCCTTATCAAAATCAAAACGAATGGATTTTAGACATTATTTCTGGTAATAATACTAAAGAATATACTAATGAAGAATTATCTAAATTAAATACACAGTTACAAAATTTAATTCATAATAATGTAACAACAGTTAAAGAAGAAAATAATGATCATTTAGAAGTAAAATTAATTCAAACACCATCTATTATACAAAATGATAATGGTGAATTAGAAACTGTATTTAATCAACCATATCAATATCAAATTACACTTAAAGATATTGCGTCAAAAACTGAATTAGATAATTTAAAAACTAAAGTAGATACATTAGCTACAACTGAATTTGTTGATCAAATTGATGAAAGAATCAATACAATAATAGGTGGTGCATCTGAAGCATTTGATACGTTAAAAGAATTTGAAGATTGGATTAATAATTTACCAGAAACACCCACAAATATATTTAATAGTATTGCACAACTAAATACTGAAGTTACAAATTTAAAAGGAGAACTTAAAGAAGAAAAACCTATTGATGATGGCAATGGTAATATTATTTATATTGAAGATTATAAGACGTATGATAAATCTGGTGAAAGATATGCAATATCTTTGGAAGAGGTTAATGAAAAAATTAATAATCTTTTAAATACTGTTTCTATTGCAAAAGATGTACAGGATGGTGCTCAAGAAAACTTAATTGAATATATTACACATAAAGATCAAACATTTAATATTAATGGTGAAAATACTTTAGATCATTTTATAAATGTCGAAAAACCAGAAAATTCAAAAACTGTTTTATTAGGTATTAACCAAGATTTACTAAGTAATTTAAAAAATGATATTATTAATAAAACAGTATATCAATCAAAAAAATATACGGATGATAAACTTTCTTGGAAAGTTAATTAAAAATTAAAAATACATGTATTTATAAATTATGGCATTAGTCGATGGAACAACACAATTAGGCTTTAAATTTATTACCACTGCTAGTTGGAATGGTAGAGCTTCGGGTGAAACTCCAGCAGCTTTAACAGCAGAGGAATTAGCGTCTGGTGATATTATATTTATTGAAGCCACTAATCAAATTTTTGCTGGTGGTGCATATTTTGGCGTAACACCAAAACAAGCAGAGGACTTATCAACTCTTTGGTCTGATATTGAAACTGCCGATACAGGTTTAAAAGCTAAAGTTACTAATCTTGAAGAAAAGGTTGGTACAGAAGCTAAATTAAGTCAAACTTTATTAGCGATTGCAAACGACTTAAAATCTAAATTAGACGGCGGATCTTATACAGGCGAAGGAACTGCAGGTACATCAATATCTGTTACTAAAACTGTTGAAGGTAAACAAGTTGCTGTAACTAATGTTACTGAAGCAGTTAATGAGTTATTTACTCGTTTAACGGCAATGGTAGCTGGTGTTTCTCAAGTAAATGGAAAAACTGGTAATGTAAATTTAACTGGAGCAGATATCGCAGTATCTTCATCAAATTCTACAAAAATTGATGTTGAATTAGGTAATAAAGTTGCTATTAGTACTAATACAACTGTAGGAGCTCATACAGGAAAGAAAGCAACTGATTATACTAATACAAAAGTAATTGGTGATGCAATTGAAGCTGCTCATGCTGCTGCAGCCAATGCCCAATCTGAAGCTGAAGGTAAGATTGCTAAATCTGCAGACGATACAACAGCAAAAACTCTTTCTGGAGCAAAAGGATCTGATTTAACAACAGCTGCAGCTATTGCAACTGCAATTGAAACTGCATATGAACGTATATTAAAAGATTCATCTAACCAAGCTCAAACAAATTGGCAAAATGGTGAATTAAAAACTCTTACAACATTAAGAAATTTAATTTCAACTTTAAGAACTGATTTAACTACTTTAAGTACTACCGTTGGAACTTTATCAGATGCTGATTTTGCAAGCATAACAGATGCTATTAATAAGATTAAAGCAGAACTTAATGATCCAGCTAACGGTTCATTAGTAACATTCCTTGATACAGTTAAAACAATAACTGGTGGTGCTGTAGCATCAGGAGACAATAAAGGTAAATATGCTACAAAATCAGGAGCAGGTGGTGCTAATGAATATGCTGCTAACTTAGGCCAAATTATTACTAATTTAGAAAAAGAAATAACCGCAGCAAAAACTGCAGGTGAAAATGCGGGTGTAACAAAAATTACTGCGGGTAATGGTATTACTGCTTCTAATAATGGTGTTGGTAATGTAACTGTAGCTGCAACTTCTGCTGCAACATTAACAGCTAGTTTAACTTCTATTACTAATGGTGCAACTACAACACAAGGTTCAACTGTTCAAACAGCATTAAATGATATTAATGCTAAAGCAGCAAAAGGTATAACTGATGCTAATGCTGCTGCTACTGCTGCAGGTAATGCCCAAACAGATGCAACAAATGCTCTTAACCAATTAAAATGGATAGTTGTTTAATTTTGAGAATATTAAAATTAAAAAATAAAAGGTACTTCAATTAAGAAGTACCTTTTTTGATATTTATAATTCGTTGATTTGAACTACCTCTAAACGGACAACTAAAATCTTTTAATTCTTCTTTAAATGGACCATCTACTAATGTATCTATAGAATCAGCAATTTCTTTTTGTAAATCATTTAATTCTTCATAAACATATCCAGTATACATCCAAATATTTTTTGTTGGATAATTAAGTCGTACCCATTTAATTAATTGTTTTAATTCTAATAATCCTTCTTTATCTTGACATAATGGATCGCCACCAGATAATGTTAATCCTTCCACATAATCTCTTTGTAGCCAATTTGATAAAGTATTCAATATTTCATCTTGTTCTTCTATAAACTTTTTTCCTTGATTAAAATTCCATGTCCATTGGTTATGACATCCTTTGCAATAATGTTTACATCCAGAAACCCATAAAGTAACTCTTATGCCATTTCCATTATTAATATCTGGAGCAGTTATATCTAAAATTCTTAACATATTTATTTTCAATTTATTTAACAATCTGATTTATATAATGATTGACCAATATGATCTATTCTATCTCCAAATTCATCCTGTTTTCCTTTATTAAAATGTTCAATAGTTGTTGAAAGATAACCAGTAATACGACCTAATTTAATTATCTTATCATGACCACATTTTGGACACTCTGTTAATGTTTCATCATGAATTGCCTCACCACATTTCGCGCATCTATTCAAAGGAATATTAATAGCAAAATAAGGGATATCATGATCCATTGCATAGTCAACTATTTTTTCAATTGCATCAATATTATCTACACATTTACTTGGTAATTCAACATATGTAATACATCCTGCATTTGAATATCCTGTTAATTCACTTTCAATATCAATTTTTTCAAATACGTCGCAATCATACCAAACAGGAACGTGCATTGAATTTGTAAAATAAAGTTTTTCCTTTTTATTACCGTTCTTATCAATTATATATGTTACATTCTCTTGTTCAAATCCTGGGTTAAGACGCTTGAAATTCTTCATAGCAGTATAGCAAAGATTCTCTGCAGGAGTATAGTAGACACCAAAATTTAAATGATAATCTTTCTTAAATTGTGTAGTCTTATCTAAATATAATTGTTCAATCTGTTTTGCATAATTCATTCCTTCTTTAGAAGTATGATCAAAATGGAATATAATTTGTAATGTTTCAGCAAGACCTAATTGACCTATTACTAATGTACCATGTTTTAATGCAGATATAATTCCTTCTTCTTCATGATAACCTGCCATTGTATGATTTTCATACATAAATTTACCGGCATTAGGAGATTGCGAACAAATATGATTAAATCTTTCTAATAATGTATCTTTAGCTTCATCAATTTTCTTATCTAATAATTTAATAAATTCATTCCAAACTTCAATTGTGTCATATTTACGATTTTCTTTATTTGCTTTCTTTTCAACCTTTTGTTTAGCAAGTAAAGCTAATGTTGGCATAATAACTGTTGTAGGACAAATATTACCGCGACCATCTTTGATTACACCGGAAAATACATCATCAATTTTTTCAAATTCACCATTGATAGCATATTGTATATTAGCTTTAAAATTATCTATGGCATTAATATCAAGACCATTAACTGTACGACATCCCATTGTTGAAAAATATTCAATAGGTCTTTCGATATCACTTACTTTAATATAATTATCATATAATTCTAATCCAAGTTTATCATTTAATATGTCATAATTACGTTCCAACTGTTCCATAAGTTTATTATAATTATATGGGTGGAGTGAATCAATATATTCTTGTTTCATTTTACGATCTGCCTTAAACCAATTAACTTGATTTGTCCAATCACAGTTTGCATAATTAGGATATATACGCATTGATGTAGATTTTAAAGCAAGACGTTTTAAATCATAATTAGGAGTACCTGGCTTATCATTAATGCCTTTCTTATATTGGAATATTCCACATGGGAATATTGATGTAACACCTTTACTACCAAGACCTTCCATAGATACTTCCAATAAAGCTTTAGTAACCATACGACCTTCTAATTCTGTACATGTTCCATAATTAATTGAACTAAATGGTAATTGATTACCACTTCTTGATTGAAGTGTATTTAGATTATGATACATACCTTCTACAGCTTGATATACTTCATTTTTTGTATCATATAAAGCTTCTTGTCTAAGTTCTGGGTTTAAATTTTTATTAGCAAATTTAAAATCATCTTTTTCTAATTTAGTTTTTAAACAGAAATTAGTAACCATATTTTCAACCCAATGTTTAAATGATTCATAATCTATTCCAAGAATATCTAAATCTTTAAACTCTTGTTGTTTTTTAATCCAATCACTAATATAATGTTTTCTATACGATTTACGTACATAAGGAACCATTGACCAATCGAGATGTGATGCAGATACACCTCCAAATTGCTGTAATGATTGTAATTGGAAAAATACAGCAAGTAATTGCATTGCCGTGTTAGATGAACCTGCAGGACGAATATCTGTTTGACGCGTTTTAACTCCTTCTTTAGCTGATTTATCAAATGGATATGTTAGACAATTATGACGGCCATCAGCCCATGCATCTAAGTCATGAATATAGTTCATGTTTTTCTCATGATTACGACGTGATGTTTTATTCATCATTTTTAATGCTTGGTCCTTACATACGACACTAGCCGCTTCACCAACTTTTCCACCATAAGATTCTTCATCTAAATTTGCATTTTGATTCTGTACATTTTTTGCAAATAATTTATCTTGTATCTGTTTAATAAGATCTGAATTTTCTTCTCTTATTCTGTCACGTTCTCTACGATAGTTAATAAAAGACTCAACAACCTCATACTTATTACGTTTAATTAACTCATTTTGTATGCAGTCTTGAATCTCTTCAATTGGAGTACCATTACCATTATTCTTAATAATCAATTTTTCTACTGATTCTTTAACTTGTTCTAAAAACTTCTCAGGTACACTTTGATTTACTGAATTAAATGCTTTACTTACCGCATCAGCAATTTTTATAAAGTTATAATCTTGAGGAGTTCCATCTCTTTTGATAATTGTCATTTAAATTCATACAAATATATTTTTAAACCAACCTTTTGTCTAATTAATAAAATATAGACAAATTTAACAATAATTTACATTTAAAATAAGACAAAAATACTTGAGTATAATATGAAAATCATACCCAAGTCTCATTATATTCGCCTCTAATAATTTGCCTTAGGCAGCCAAATTAAATATTAAATGATATATTTAATAATAACTTAGATACCAATATCAAGTTCATTATTATACAAATATTATATATAAAACAACACAATTTTTTTAATTTTATAGTTGTTTTGTTTTCAATATTTTTATGAATTGTTCTTGTGTTAAAGTACATCCAGCTGCACCTTTATGACCACCACCTTTATATCTTTCTTTAAGAAAATCTCCGCAGTTAAACCAATCATCATCATTAACATTATATAAAGATAATGTCCAATTTCCATCTGCTTTATGTTTAAATACTAATCCATTTTTTACTATAGTTTTCTTTAAAGACTTAAACATTGTTGAACTTGTTGCACCTTGCATAAATATAGCACATGTTTCTCTAAATAAAGGACGTCTTTTATCTTCATCATGTAAAACAATATTCCAAGAACAATCACCATCATTCTTTACAATGTTTTCCATATTTTGATCTTCAACATTAGCAATAATATTTCCAATATTTAAAAAATTTTTAATTAAAACATCATCTTTAACTAAACCACTAAATTGTCCAAATGGTTTTCCTGTTTGATATGTCTGAATTAAATCAGAAACTAAATTTTTTGTTTTACCTAATTCAAGATTATATTCATATGTTACTGCTTTATTAATTCTTCTTACATATTCAAAATCATATCCTTCTTTTTCATATGTCCAAGAATCCCAAGCAGACAATATTCTTAATAACTCAGGAACTTTCTTTTCATTATAAGCTTCATCAAATTGATCATATAAATGTTTATAAACACAAAGTATTGCAGAACGTCCTGTATCACGAACACCAGGAACATCATCAAAATGATTTTCAAATGAAGCCCTAATTATAGGAGCATGATGATCACACCATGTAAAATCGTGACCAAATTCTTTCCAAAGTTGCTTCATATATTTTACATCATTAAATGATATATCAGTCATAATAATATGTTTAAAATCTTTATGAAGTTTATCAACTGGATTATCGTTAGCAAATTTAGCTAAATCATTATAGTCAGCACCAATAAAACATAAATCTTCAAGTTTGTTTCTTAATACTCTCGTAATATAATCATAAAAAATAGCTGCAGAAAAAACACCATCATTATCTTCTTTATGATAAATTATTAAATATTCTTTTTGTTCTTTCATAATATTATTTCGATTTAATTATATATTGTTCTTGTGGATCTAATGCAAAATTAACTCCTCCGTAAAAACCAAAATCATGAATACGTTTAAAAAAATCTTCTAATGGGAAACCTTCTTCTTCAGTTTCTCTAATTATATCTTCACAATTAAAATACTTTTTAATAAAATCATAAACATCTACCCATCTATCATTTTTTTGTTGTTCCATTTCAACAATAAATTCTTCAGGTAATTCTTTTAATTGTTCTTCAATAGTACGCATTGTTTCATTGTTTGTTTTATTTTTTCAGCATCATTAATTGCTTCTATTATTGTATCATCCATATCAAAATATTTATATTTGCCTAAACGTCCTCCTAATAAAACATTCGGCATTTCTTTCGATAATAAATCTAGATATTTATTATATAGATTGTTATTAATTTCATTATTAATAGGATAATATCTTTCTTTACCTTTTACATAATCATCAGGATATTCGTATGTTATAATTGATTTAAAATTAGTTTTATTCTTCCAACGTTCTTTAGTAAAATACATATGTTCTATTGAGCGTGTGGCATTATTATCAGAACCAGTATAATTAATTACGGAAGTACCTTGTCCATTATATCCATTATATTCGTATTCTTTATTTTCAAATCTTAATGAACGCCATTCTAATTCTCCTAATTGATAATTTAATAATTCATCAACAGCACCGCAATATATAACTTTTTTTGCTACATTATTCCAAAAATCAATATTTTGTAAATAATCAACATTCAATATATACATTATAGGTAAATGAATAGATTGATCATATGAATTACCATTTATGATATTTTCAAATAATTTTGCATATCCTTCGTTTGGAATTCCCCAGAAATAATCATTAAAATAATTATTATCAAAACTAAATCTTAATGGTAATCTTTTAATAATATCACCAGGTAATTCAGAACATTTTTTATGCCATTGTTTTTCTGTATAATCTTTAATTAATGCATTATAAATTGTTATGCCAACTAATTTATTAGCAACTGCCTCTAAATCATTTCTATCTTTATAAATATTTTCAGCATCCTTACGTTCAAATTCAATTTGCTGATATGCTTCTTCTGGTTTATTTATATTAAATAATGTATTAAATGTATTCATATTAAATGGAAGAGAATACATTTTATTATTATTTAATGCAATTGTATTTTGACAATAATTATTAAACTTTGTATAATTTGTTATAAATTGAGCAACTTTATAATCAGATGTATGAAATATATGAGGGCCATAAACATGAATATCATATAATCCTTTATCACCTGGTATAGAATAACAATTACCACCTATATGTGAACGTTTGTCAATAATTAAACATTTATATCCTGCATCAGTCAATAATCGTGCTATAGTAACTCCATAAAATCCAGCTCCTACAATTAAAAAATCAATATTACTATTCATTAATTACTATAATATATTTACTACAGCAGGATCTTCATTTTCAATAATCATTTGTGGTACTGACTTTTTAATTGTATAATTTGTTAAATAATCTTTAAACACATTTGCATTATATAATGCGTCTTCACGTTCTTTAACAGTTAAACGCATATTATCAATAATTTCAGAAAGTAATTCATCTAATGTACAATTATAATCATCACCACCTGCTTCTTGTTTAATAGTACGAGATGCATTACTATTATAACCACCCGTTGTATTAACTTCTAATTTAATTATATTTTCAGTTTCATGTGTTGTTACTTCAAATGTATATCTCATAGTTATTTTTTCATAATTTTATTTTCAAATTTACCTGAAGCTAAACAACAATTTTTATATTTCTTTCCACTCCCACAAGGACAAAGATCATTACGACCAACACGAGGATATTCTCTTACTTTTTGTGTATGGGCATCTTTATAACGTTGTGCCAATACTTGTAATTTTTTCATTTGATCATTATCTATTGCAGCTTGCATAGCTTCATTTTTTTCTCCCATATCTGCTGTATTATTAATAGCATCCATGATCATTCCAGTATTAATATTTTTATTCATATATTCTTTATGTGTTTTTAAATATTTTTCTATTGCTTTTTCTTGTGATTCTAATTCGGCTTCTTTAACTAAATTTTGATATACATCAGCTATATGTTCACTTGTTATAATATAATTTGCCGTTTCTTGCATTCTTTTAAATTCATATATATTATAAATATAGAATTAACAATATTTATAAAACAAAAAAATACAGAACCAATTTCTTAGTTCTGTATTTTAAATATACTTATATTATAACCTATTATTCTATTCTTTAGAATGGAAGATCATCTGTATCATTAGCTGGAGCAGCAAATGGTGCAGCTGTTGCAGCTGTTGCAGTTGTTGTAGTTTCAGTTGATGTTTCAGTTGTCTTTGGAGTTGGTGTACCACCATTCTTCATAATTTCCAAATCATTAACATCTACAGTTGCAGGATCATTACAACTAAGAACAACAGTTATCCAATTTTCTACACGTTTTGTAACTGCTTCAGACCAAGGCTTATAACCAAGTTCTTCAATAAGGTTAGGACAGAATCCCTTGATTTGCTCAAGTACCTTTCCATATAACTTACGAAGTTCAGCAGTATTAGGATCTGCATTTACTTCAGCTTCAATTTGTGCACGCTTATCAGGATCCTTTTCCTTCCAAACATTCTTAATGCCTGCTACATACTTATCAAGAATAGCTTGTTCATTATCATTAAGTAATGGAGAGCCATCAGGATTTGTACAACTTACAACATCTTCTGAAAGTTCAGCAATATACTTTGTATCACGATTATAAGTTTCACTTCCTGGTTCACCTGCGCCTGGAACAACTTCAAGATCAATTGAACGGCCAAATAAGAAATCCATTACAGGAATCTTTGCTTTCTTTGATTCAGCTGAAGGAGCAATCTTTGATTCAATCATTGTCCAAACAGTCTTAGGCATTTTCCAGAATAAGAACTTACCTACAGCCTCAGGTTGATTGCTATCTTCAAGAACCTGTACAATTACATATCTTGCATATCTCTTATCAAACAATTCATAACCACCATCTTCTTCCTTTGCTGCCTGTAACCAAAGCTTCTTACTTTGTTCATCTTTCTTAGGATCTGCGAAGTGACACTTTTTCCAAGCCTTGAAAATAGGACAAGAAGTATCTTGATTTGTTAAAGAACTAATAACTGTAAACCAGCCTTCCTTATCTTGAAGACCATAAGATTGTTGTTCAAGAACAGATTGACGAAGATTGAATGGATTATATACGACTTTAATTGTGCAACGGTAACGACCGTCTTCTGATTTAGAAGCTGCAGGGCGTGTCTTATAAATTAATGGATTACCTGCAGATTTTGGTTCTTCATTTGGATTTAATACGTCAAGTTGTGTTGGATCAAAACCTAAAATTTCATTTTCGTTCATAATTACTTTACAAATATTTTTAAAATTTATTTCAAATTGGTAAGTAATTAAATCTTACCATATATTTCAAATTCCGTTAATTATTGTTAAAATAGATCTTTCAAATTTAGTTATTCAAACCTATATATAATAATAACCAAATTTATTTATTTTCTTCCATAATTTTCTGAAAACTTTCATAAGTATCCATTACTTTTTGAATCATCTCATTATTAACAAATTTTGGATTTAATATTTCTACCTTTTGCATTTCAGGTATCAAAACAGGATAAACAAAAAACTTAACAGAACTATCTAAGTTTTCTGAAAAATATCTTTTAATACTTTCCATTAATGTTATTCCACGTGTATGACTTAAATCTTTAATACATACATATGCAACAACAAATAATTTATCTTTATCTTCAAATGTCATTATGATATACCAAATGTATTTGGAATTTTACCACCAGTTATAGGTGTAGGAGCAGCGGATATTTTTGCTACTTGAGTTGTAGGTCCCCCATTAGTTATAATTGTTCCAGTTATGTTTGCATTTTTAACATAATAATCAATTGCATTAGCAATAATTTCTGCTAATGGTTCTGTAACAATATCATCAAAAGCTTCCGCTGCATCTTTTGCCATTTGATTACCTTGTTCACTAGTTGATGGCAAACGCATTAATTCTAATCTTTCAATTGCAGGAATAATAGTTGTTTTTATACCATCTATTATTTCAGATTTTAACTTGTTAGGATCTAACATTCATAATTTATTATCTTTTTACAAGCCAACAACCAAATTCAAATAATCCTGCATATGCGTCATTTATTTGGTCAGTTGTTAATACCCCATTATTAAAAGGTTTAATCATTGTATCAACATATTCCTGAACATACTTATGCATTTGTAATTTTTGATTAACTGTTAATAATTCAGAAGGACGTTTTAATTCTGTATGCTCAGTGTGATCTACTTCTTTGCGTTCAATTTGTTTAGGTTGTTTCTTTTCTTCGACTTCTTCAGCTTCTTTATTTGCATTATCATAAATCTTCTTACCTAATTCACGCATTCCATTAATCCATTCTTTTGAATTAATTCCAAATAAATTAAGTAAGCTTAAATCTGCTTCATCTAATTCATCTAATTGTTTATTAAAACCTTCTAAACCTTCTTTTGTTGTTAAATCATAAGTTTTAACTGAATCTTTATTTGCATCAGTATGTTTTGCTAATGCGTTCATTAAATTTGTAAAATCTATCATATTAAGTTAATGTTAATTTAAATAAAAATATATTTAAAAATAGAAAAAGACCATTAGAAAATTCTAATAGTCTTTAAAATATTTATATATTAATAAAATGTGATGGTCTTGTATTTTCTATATGAGGATTATCTTTATGTATATTTTCAACTATATCATCCTGTCCTTTAATAATTGGTTGAGTTGATTGTATATCTGATTCATCAGGATATTTATCTGCATCTTTGACATTTTCCTCTTCGGTATTGTGATTGAGATCTTCTGGTTGTTTGTCTTCGTTATAATAATCGGATTTATTTTTCTTTTCATTATTCAAATCTATTTTATAATCATCAGATACTTTTCCTTCTTCACCAGGTTCTCCAATAACACCACCATCAGGATCTGTACCAATTATTTTTCCATTTTCGTCTTTAGGAATATTTTTTAATATATCATTTTCCTGTTTAAGTTTTTCAATTTCTTCAAGTTTCTCTTCTAATGAATAATTATTATCTTCAATTTCTTTATTAATTGATTCTATAACATTATCTCTTGTTGAAATTTCCTGTTCTTTCTTTTCTAATTCTTGCTTAAGATTTTCGATTTCTTTATCTTTATCGTTAACTAATGTATTTAAATCTTTAATTTCTTGTTCATTATTTCTTTCTTCCTTTTCGGTAGGTTCATTTATTATTTTAGTTTCTAACTGTTTTTGTTCTTCTGATTGATCTGACAAATAATTTGTAATCATAGATGTAAGTAACAATGCAGCAATAGGAAGCAATGCACCTACTAGATATACAATTATAACATTAGCTTGAGCATCTGGTAAATCAGTCCAAATAAATATTGGTTCTTTAAAGAATCGTAAATTCTCTACAGAATTTGTTATAATATATTTATATGAACTATAAACATTACCAATAACTTGGACTAAAGTAAACATTGTCATAAGTACCCAAGGCATTATTCTAGATCTATCTTTAGTAGATGTAAGCAAACTGAATAATACAGCAGCTTGACCAACCTCGAATGCAAATGCCAATATTATTGACATCCAAGAATTATTTGCTAAACCAAAGAACGCACATGCATGAAAAAATGAACTAAATGCAACGATTAAATAAAGAATACCGAAAAGTACAATATAAATACTTTTCTTTGTAAACTTCATTTGTTATTTAATATATTTATTTATAAAAATAACATATTATATACTTTCCAACCTAAATATAAATCCATTTGGAAATATTTCTGCTAATTTATATTCTTTATTAAATTGATATCCTACACTCATAAATGGACCACCTGATGGATCAATGAAATTTATTGTTTTATTATCGTCTTCATATCCAACTCTAAGATATTCTAAATCTTCAGTTTTTTCAGATTTTAATTGCCAAAGATCTTTATCAATATGTTCTATCCAAATATTTGCGTTATATCTATTATGTAATTTAATTTTATTCATTATAGTATTAAACCTCCAGATTTTGTTTCTTTTTGTTCTTCTTGATATTTTGCTCCCTTTTCTAATAATTCTCTATATGATTTTTCAATTGTACCACATTTTGAACATACCAAAACTGGAACTGGATATGGATAATCTTGCGTACCTGTTCCTGCTATCATACCAGGTATATTTTTTATTATAATTTTTTCTTCAAATAATTCACATCCACAATTATCGCATTTTACTGAAGGATATTTTAGAGGATTTACAACTGGTCCTCTTCCACTCATTAAATCATCTTTCATAATTTATAAATATATTTTTGATTATTAGTATAATATAGTACTTCCATTGCTTTATAATAAGTTAAATTGTATTTTATTTGCAATTCAACTTCAATATCTGCATATGCAGATGTACCAAATATTCTTTCAAAAAATCTACCTATAATGCCTGCATTACATCTATGTGTTTCAACCATAAACTTATATTCAATCATATAAGCTTTTGCATTCAATATTTCGTCTTTAGTATAATTGTTATTCATATAGTTATATAAAAATTAATTCATTTTAACTGACTATTAAAATGAATCAATACTGTTAAAATGATTAATAAATATCTTCTTGAATTGAATCATCAGGTATATATGTTCTTATAGAGCCATTCCATTTATCGAGAGGCACACGAATACGATGATAACCAAATGCTTTATAATAAAATCCGTCATCATGAGGTTCTGTATTTTCAGTCCAAGTCCAAAACCATTTACAATGTGTTCCATCTATAAGAATTGATTCATGATGATGTTCAAAATCAAAACAATGTACAAGATCATTCCAAACAAATAAATCTTCAAAATCACTCATATAATAATGGGCTTTATTTGGCATATCTCTTGTTAATTCTTCAAGCTTGTTTCCTAATGCACCAAAATCATCTTCATTATTCATCCATTGTTGAAAATGATTCCATGCATAATCTTCAGACAATGTATCATTATGATAAAAATCTTGCATGATTTTTAATACATGTGGACGTAGATATTCTTCCCAAGTTACAACTTCAAATTTATATCCACGTTCGTTGTCTGTTAAAATAACATGAATATCTCTATATTTAATAAAATCATCAATAGACTTGATATTGTAATCTTCCATAAATTCACACACAATATCAACTGCAGATGTATAAATTCTATTAAGTGATGTCAAAGGAAAATGGAAATAAGGCTTATGAAAATGTAAACTATTTTCAATTTCTCTATTAATATCAAATGCGGTAATTAATGCACGTTCATCAGATAATCTACCTTTACAATTATTCCAAATATGACCTGCATGCATTCCTGAAGCAATTGTATGACGTCCTATACAATAACGATAAGACATCCACATACAATCAATTTCATAATCTGTTAATTTTGTATATTCATTTAAAAAATTACGAAAATACGTTTCAACAGAATCTTTTTTATAATTATCTAATTCTCCAAATAATTTTCCACCAACTTTAATACTGTCATCTTTTGTATCTATAATAATCTTCATAATGCCCTATTGAATCCCCTAATTTATTTAATGTGTTTATCCTAATGTTAGGATACATATATTTTTATGTTTGTTGATTAATTCTTTAAAATATATTATTTTAATCTTAAGACAATTCTACCTTTAGTTAAGTCATAAGGACTCATTTCTACTTTTACTTTATCACCAGTCATTAATCTAATATTATTAATACGAATCTTCCCTGATATATGACATATAATTTCAATGCCATTATCTAATTCAACTCTAAACATTGAATTGGAAAGATTTTCAATAATAACACCATATTGTTCTATTGATCCTTGTTTTGCCATAATAAATGTGTTTAATCTATGTCTGTATAAATTGAATTAATTTTATCCTGTAAACGTAATCTCGAAATATATTTTTTCAAAATCCTATTATAATATATAATTGCTAATAAATTAATTATGATAAATACAATATGTGCTTCACTGTTTTCAATAAATGCTAAATTAATGCCTGTTATAACTCCTGTTAAAAATGTACATATTATACACCAAAGAAATCGTGACTTAAAATCTGCAAACATACTTAATTATTTAATTTTTCTTTAATTGCTTATTTTCGTTTTTTAATCTATTATTTTCTTTCACTAAAGCATCAATTTGTTTTTTACTTTCTTTTATGATATTGTTTAATGATTCAATTTCATTGATAAGAGTATTTTGATTACCTAATGCAATACCTTGATATGTGTTTTGACTATTTTGTGCATCATTCCATCTAATTTTTAAAATATTTAATGAATCAGATTGAACTTTAATAATTGAATCCTTTTGAACTAACTCAATTGCTTGTTTATTAATTGTTGTATCACGATTACAAGCAACTGTGCATTTATTTAAACTAAATATAACAAGTAATCCTATGACAATCTTTACCCAATGTTTCTTTATAAATTCCATTATGTTTTATTTAATATTTATATTAATTATAATATAGAAAATTATGTACTAACTTTCAATATATGTTTTAATCAGATTTTGTATCTTTGTAAAATTATGTCTTTCGTTAAACCAAAATCTTCCACCTGGATTGTAACTAAAATGATTTAACTTACAACGTGGTTTTCCAGTTTTGTTGTACCCATATTCTCCTTTAATATTAAAGAAACTCCAACGAGGAAATTCTAAATTAATTCTTTCAGGAAAATTTATAACAGCATTAGGTTCTTTCTTTATGTTTTCAATAACAAACTTTTTCAATTTGGGAAGTAAGAATATAATTGCCTCATCACAACAACCAAGATGTAAATTTGGAAACTGGTCAAAAATTTCATTCTCTTTAGGATTATCAGGAATATTTATTTCAATTACTTCAATAAAGCAATCTTTATAATTCCAATCAAGAGATGTAACATATTCTCCTTTTGGTTTTACAGTAATATCATCGAGCACCTTTTTAAGTTGAACAATTGAACGCCCTTTATATTCAAACCAACGGTTATATGAAGCATGCCCCATTACACTGATTCTTTTATATTGATCAAATGTTACTTCATAATCCTTGATTTCTTCACTATGCCAATAACTATTAAAAATTTTAACTCGAATATAATTCTTAAATTTATTTTCCATAATTATATGTTTTGATTATCAACACACCATTTTAATGCTTCTTTTACATTATCAAATGTCCATAATATTCTAAATTTATGACCAAATATATCATAACCTCTATATTCATGAAAAAAATCTGAAATAGAATACTCTTTATTAAATTCAATAGGCGAATGTGATTCATTATTAGGTCTAATAAACCTAACAGTATATTCTTTTACAACTTTTACTTTACATGGCACAAAATATCCTTCACAATTACGATATGCAACTACATATTCCTTGCCTGTCTCTAAGTCTTTGAGTTCAAATTGCTTCATAGTTTAATTGAGTTAAGTTCTGCTTCAGAAATTTCATCATTGATAAATCTCCATGAATACCAATATTTTTTTAGACGTTTTAAGTCATAATCTTCTAATTTATTTAAACGTCTAATATCCATATTGTTTTCTAAATCAAATCTTTTAACAATACGACCAATTTTATTTTGTTTTGCACGTTTAATAAAATCAAAATAATTATGTTCATCTTTACGACGCGTTACTGATTTAATTGCATCAATAATTTCATCATCACAACCAGCTTCTCTTAATTGTAGTTCTGTACATTCAGTATCTTCCAATATATCATGTAAAAGAGCAACAATAAGAGCCTTTCTCAACGTATCATATACTTCGATATCATCTATTTTACAACATTCAATATTATGGAGAAGATCCCATATTGAGTTTTCAACAGCATAAAGGTGTTCAATATAATCATTGCCACCTTTATCTTTTTTATCTTTAAACCAAATATGTATTAGATGTATTGTATTATGATATAATTTTTTAAATGTATCGTTATCCATATTTAAATATCATTATCATTAGGTTCGCGAATTTCATTACGGAGCTTCTTTAAATTTTCAATGCATTCTCTACACAATGCCTTTTGCTCATCTTCAGTACGATTTCTATATGTTAGTTCAAATGTATGATGGCTATTCATATATGCAAGTGTCTGATAATAAAGAGTACCAAATTCATCATTAGATGGAGTTGGAGAATCATTATCCATTTTAATAACATTAGGCAATTGTTTCTGTTCTAACCACATAATTGCAGTATCAGCCAAATTAACCCAATTTTCTAATGTTAAATTATCGAAATCATACATTGTACGAACATTAAAATCATGTTCCAATTCGGTCTGATGCCATCTCATCCAATCGTAAATAGTGTAGAATAAATCTACATCCATAACTGCATTATATTGAACTACTAATTTTTTCATTTTGTAATAATTCTAAAAGTTGAACCTGGGTGATACTTATGAAGATTCATTGATTCACGACGACCTCTACTCAAAACTTGATATGTGTGGCCACCTTCGGTGTAAATAACCTCATACCATTTTTCAACTTTCTTTCTCATATTAATATTTGTTTTACAAATATAATATAGAACATTATTATAAATTTTCAAATATTATATAAATTTTTTATATCTCTTGATTCATGTCCACAATCTAAACATATATATAAATCAGACATCATACCTGATTTAATATATATATGTTCAGATCCACATTTAGAGCATTTTAACTTGTCTGTTTCTTTAATATAAATCATTTATTATAATATTCTTGTGATCTATCAATTAAATTTTGTAAACTTTCATCATCCAATCCTTCAAGAATAAATGCAGTAATACAATCAAGTGAGCCATGATGATTTTCACAATATTCAATCCATTTATTCCAAATATGCCAGCCTAATGAATATTGCCATTTATCAGGATCAAAATCTGTGCCATTGAATATCAAATTACTTTCACCTTTACTCCATTTATTGCACATAAAGTATAATACATTTCTAAAATCTTTAGCTTTCATATTATATATTGCTTGAATGTATATTATCGTATTTAAAAGTTATATCATATGCTGTTGTACAATTCATATATGGAAATACGTAAAGAATATCTTTCCAATCGTCTTCTCCATAATGTCTAACACAGAATTTCAAATCTTTATCAAGACATGCATATGCATTATGCTGTTGAAAAACACCAAGGCTTTCGAATGTCTTAATAGGTATAATACCTCCATCTTTTACAGTTCTTCGTAATGACCGTATTTGCTGTGATATTGTATTTAATACATCTGCAACATCTATATCAGACTGTCCAAATTCTTTATTATATGGACTCATTAATGCTGCTAATAAAAATGATGCTTGAGCTGCACCACCGCCAACATAAAGATTATCTTTAATATCTTTAATACGATCTTCGTAACTTTTCGAATGCAAATCTTCTTCCATTATCTATTTTTTTCTATTGCGTTATATAATTCCTTTGCTTTAATTGCTACTTCTTGAAATTTGTTTTCAATTTTCCAACGTGGATCATTATCTTCTAAATTAATAAGATCTTGGAATTTTGATTTACTCCAGTCAATTCCAAATCTACAATAATGATCCATTTCACCAAGTGGCATAAAAGAGATTTTATCTTCGTTCATCTCTTTACGAAGATCATCTTCTTTTAAATAACACATAATATAAAGCATAAATTGTTCAAACTCCGAACAATTATCAAGATTAATATATTCTTTAATCATAAATTTCACAACATTTTTTACATTCAGGTGAATGTTCGATTGAAAACGCATAATTTTTAGAACCACGAATACCTAATTCATTAAATATTAATGTATGTCCAGCACTATCTGTAATCACATTGTGTTGTATTGCATTATCGTAATATTCTTGTGGTGTTAATTCCCATGGACACGCATTTATTTTAGTTTTTTCATCCATTTTACACCCAATAAATGGTAATGAAAGCATAAATATTATTCCTAAAATAACTAAAAAATCTTTTTTCATAATTAAAGTTTCAATCCACCATAATGTAAACCATCACTATCTAAGAAAATACCGCTACCTAACCCAATACCAACATTAAGTCCTTCATGATTCAAATATAATCCAAATCCTTCATTATCTTTCTTTTTCTTATTATCTTCCATATTAATTAGAATTGATTAACTAAACCTAAAATATCTTCCAACATATCTTTCTTGCCTCTGCAATAATTATAATAAGGTGAATCAGTTTCATGCTGTTGCATTACTTCAATATATTCATTACGTTTCTTAGAAATTAATTTTCTAAGATTCTCTAAGATTTCTTTTTCTTTATTCATTTTTATTATATTTTACTAAATATATATATTCTTCATCTTCATCCCAATATTCATATCCTAAATTCTCATAATATGAATTAAGTCCATTATCAGGTTTTTCTACATTTAATCTTAATCGTTCTACTTTATATTGCTTACCAAGTAATTCTCCAATATGAAGTAATGATTTTCCAATTCCTTTATTTCTAACTTCTGGCATTACTGAAAGACCACAGAAAAACATTGTATTTGGATCTTCATCTTCAATATATGCTTCTAAATGACCCATTCCATCAGAAGTAATAAGATGCCAAACAGTACCCCAATTTGCACGATTCTTATGTATTACACATTCATTATTCATTATTTAAATCTCCCTTATTTATAAATTTATTTTTTTCTTTTTAGATCCATAAACTGGATGATCTGTATCTTTAAGTGCTGATCTTAATCTTTTCTTTGCAAGCTTTAAACCATCAGGAATAACACCATAAGTAGCTTCAATAAAATTCCAAGAAGTTCGACGTTCATAATAAAATGCAACCACAACATCAAATATCAAAACTTCATGAATAAAATCATCTACTGGATGCAAATATTTATCATCAGTGCATATTTCTCTACATATTGAACGAGAACGTTTTTCTCCATAAGGGCCAATTCCAACAAATCCATATTTCTCAATAACATTATTGAGAAATTCATGTGGTTTTGAATCTTCTAATTGTAATCGTTCCTGCTTAATCATTTATTTTTCTTAATATTATATTTTGACGCTCAATAAATTTTTCTTTATCGTTTTTAAGTAAATTAATTAATAGTTCTTTATTTGAACACATTTGTGTTACATAATATGCTTGAGCTATTTCATTTTCATATTCATTAAATTCAAGTGTTACACCATGAACTGTATCATCTGTTTCATCTGTAATAGTATAATGAATAATTCTACCAAGTTTAATAGGAAGGAAATCTTTTACAATACATGTATTAATATGCCCAATATAACCACCTTCCCAATGTATAATATAGAAAATATCTCCAGTTTTTAATTCTCCAAGTTTCATATTTAACATAAATTAATATACTTCACAATCATGTTTATTACCATCAATATCATAATAAATAATCTTTACATTAACAATTGCATACCAATTATGATCTATAGTAGGATTAAATAAATAACAAGAATATTCTTCAAGTATTTTAATAAGTTTATCTGCTTCTTTATCTGTCATATGATAAATATTAGTAAACCAATTTTTATCCCAATCATTAATTGTAATATGATCTTCATCATATTTATTCATTTTCTTAAAAACCTTATTAAAAAATTTAACAAGATCTTCTGCTTCTTTAATACTAATATAGTGACTCCAATCAACAAATCCATCATCATCAATAGGAAATCCCTCATCATCATACTTCCTATTTAATGCTTGGTTATCATTAATCTCTAATGTTGAATATGAATATGTATCATCAGCATGTTCCCCATATCCAAGTGTTACTTCAAGAAAATATTTATCTTTTGGAAAACAATTATGATCTTTCTTAATTGGCAATATTTTAATCATTTGTTAAATTTTTTAGCTTTTTTATATAATTTATATGCACTGTATAATGCCCAAATACAAAATAAATATAAAGGTAATTCAAAGAAACAAAACCATTTCCAATTAAATCCCATTGTTCCGTAATGACCAATAATTGCAAATGTAATTCCAAAAAATGCTAATGTTAATACAAAAGGTTTTGTAAAATCTTCAAAATGTTTATGGAGAAATTCTCCAAATTTCATAATTAAATTCATACTCTAATCATTGTTGTTATAATATCATTATTATATTTCTTAAAACCAAATTTACTATAGAATTTAATCAAATCATTTTTGGTCTTATCATTTCTTAATGGAATAACATTTAAATATAAATTATAACCATTTAGTACTTCAATTGTTTTATTTAATAAATTTGTCGCAATACCCTGACCACATACACTTTGACTTGTTTGTATTAATATAATTTTTGCAGCTTTATTATTATGATTCTTATATCTATTTGAATCTTCACTATCTAAATCAATGCAAACTTTTCCAATTCTTTCATTTGTATCAGATATTGCATTAATATAACAATATTTAGATGTTTGAATAACTTCAATACGGTAATTCATTTATAAAATGTTGCAATTATTAAACCTATATATAATCCAAGAATCCATAATCCTAAACCACAAAGAATATTTGCTTTTGTCGGTGATGTTTTTGTATTAACTGATAATATCCAAACAGATAATAACATAAATATTATTAAACATATAATTTTAGCTATCATAATTTATTCAGATTGATTCAATATCCTTAATATTACCCCAATGGTTTGTTCCTTCATTAGATATTCCATAAACCATTTCATTTTCAATAGAAGTAATTTTAATGATTATGGAACTTCCATCAAAACAATTTAACTTTACAAAATCTCCAATTTTAAATACTTTATTACTCATAATTTAATAGTTTTCCATTTCATTATATGCTTTAGTAATTGCTTCATTAAAAATCTTTATTTCTTCTGGAGTAGCAATTTCAAATTCTGTAGTTGTATATGACATTACATTTCCATCTGGGCTTGAGCAAGTCCAACAAAGTTTACCACTATAGCCATTTGTTGTAACACAATGTCCACCACGAGGGTATTTCTGTTTTGTACGACCTCTATAGTCAAATAACGTATGTCCTATTTTACAAATTGTACCATGTTTCATAATTATTCAAAATTAATTTTTCTTTGGTAAATAACTATTAAAAGGACATTTTAAGCAAGGATAAGGAACTAATTCAGCAAATTTTTCCACACTATTGATATATTTTTTATCGATTATTTCACAATGAGGTTCATAGTGGTCTAATGGTAATGGGAAGTCGGTCCAATAACGCTCACAAGTTTTACACAAATCTTTATTTTCTTGTTTCATAATTATTCAATATGTTTTGACCAATCACCTCCACACTTACACCAAGTTTTAGCAATCATCTGAGCATAAGATTTATCACTCCATTTCTGTCTCCCATACTTATCTACAATATCAATACTACCGATTTTAGCATACCAATGTCGGCCACCTTCCCACTGAAGAAATCTTACCTCATCATATTGAAATTCATAAGGATATTCAAGTTTTTCACTCCATTTTTCTTCCTCATAAGTTGGATGCACGTTACAACAATAATAAGGAAGACCATCGGTAAAATAGATTGCCTTACCTTTAGCAAACATTTCAAGTCTATCCTTAAAAGTTTTATCTTCAAGAGAAGTTGCACCTTTAAGCCAATTCTGACCTTTAAGTTTCATTTCACAAAGTTCAACAGCATTACGCCATGTAGAACTTGAATGATTCATACTATAAAGATATGGTTCGCCAGTTATAGGATTTTTCCTTACAATTACATTGTTAATGTAGTCTTCAAATCCTTCTTTGAACTCACGACCACAAATCTTCTTAAAATGGTCAATAATATCCTGAGTAGATTCTGGCTTAAGATACCAAGTCTTATTAAATTTAACGAAATGATACATATTTACTTATTTTTAGGTACGATCTTAAATGTTCTTGAACCCTGTTTAATCTCTACATTTAAAAGATTAAACATCTCAATTGGAAACATATAACGATAAACCACAAAATGCTTATTGTGACGATGTTTACCACGTTTAAATACCTCAATATTATAACCAAATACATATTTCTCCTCACCATGTCGTATGCCGTCTACATAAGCAGTTCCAAATCTACTTGAACAACATAGACACATTCCTCTATAAGAAGATCTAAATTTCTCCTTAGCATCTCTTGTTGTTCCATTACCCTTAAGAATAGTTGGCTTAATTCCAATAGTAAATTTCATAACTTAAATATATTAAATTTAATCAATTCTATTTTTAAAATATGATTCGATGTTTTTAAAATAATTTGCATCATCAGTAATTTCTCCATTAGTGTAGATATCTACTACATAATGGTTCATATCAAGTTCTGATAATTCATAATTAATATCTACATAAATATTATATTGTAATCTAAATTTATTATAATAAATTTCATCCAATGAAAATTGATATACATTATTTATAATTGTATGTTCAATAATATTTTCTATATGTTTATACATTGGTTCAGACATGTTTTTCTTTCCCCATTCATGTTTTGATATTTTAATTACAAATGGAATATGAACTGCAGCCATTTCTGAACTATAGCAATCATAAACTTTACTATATGTATAAATTTTTTCCATATTAAAAACCCATTTTAGCTTTACGAGTATTGATTTTCTTAATAATCTTATTCTGCTCTTTTTCAGGAAGATTTGAAATGAAACGTAAAATTGCGTTCTCAAGCGCAATAAATTGATTTTGCTGAGTTTTCATTCCCTTTACATAAAGAGATTCCTCTGGTTTTTCAATTGAAGCAAAATGAATTGAATTTGCCCAACGCTGAGGAGTATCTTTTGGATTATCAAACGGTTTGAAATTTACCCAATAGTTATGGTGTTTCTCATCTTTTTTATAACCTTGAACAAAAATACCAAGTTCCTTAATAGCTTCATCAATTGTATAATTACCACCTTTAGAAAGGCTATTGAAAAAATTCTCAGAAAGTTTGTTGTAATCGTTTGTACAATACGTTCTTGTCATATTTATTATTTGTTTGTTACATATATAATATAGTATTTTTTATATATAATTCAAATTTTAATAAATAAATGTTTTTATAATATTAAAGTTTATTTTTATATATATGATATATTATAATGAAAGACATATTAACATTTATAACAGAAGCATTAAAACCAGATGTACAAAAATGGCTTAAACAAGTTTATCGAACACAGCAAATATTAGTTAAAGATAACAAAGTACAGCCTATACAAATAGATGTAAAACAATTAAATAAACCAAAAAAATCATTTTTGTATGAAGATATAACAACAGATGCAACTTTTAAAAATATTATTAATGATAAGCAAGTGGGATTTGTTGTTACTAGTCAAATGTTAAAAAATCCTAATCAATATCTTAAAGATGACGATAAAGAATTAAAACCAGAATGTTATCCTTATTGGTATCAGGAAGGTGACAATGTATATTTTGTAGGTATATGTATGTATGATAAAGAAGTAAAATATATTGATAATTTTATACATCTTATTGATATTGAATCATCATTGGTTGTATCTGATTCTGCACCTTTAAATAAAGCCATATTAAATGATTTTATTAAACTTATTAATAAAGAAGGTAATTATCAGGGAATAAGCGCTAAGCCAACTCATCCTAAAATGAAAGCTACGTTAATTAAACTTGGATTTAATTCGTTTAAAGACAATAAAGAAATTTTAACATATAAGATATAATATGTTATTGAATAAAACAATATTTAAGAAAACTAATGAGATCTCTAAAAGATTATATTTTTGAAGAATTAGATGATAATATTTGGTGGCTTCTTGATAAATGGTTTGATAGAAATGAACAACAATATCAAGAATTCGTTGAGATAGTCATCAAATGTAAACAAGAAGGAGAAAAGGTAAATATTGATAATTTAAAGAATATAATAAAAGGAACACAAATTGAAAAACATTTAAAACAATTTATAAATTTTATTGATAATGAAGTTAATCCTGTTAATAATAAAGACTATTATTATTCTTTAAAACAAATTATAGAAACTGTTATAGGTAAAAAAGAAAAAAACAAATATATTAATATATGAAACAATTAAAAGATTATTTAATCTCAGAATCATATGAAAATGATTTTAATTTTAATATATCAATATTTGATAATGGTAAATTAGAATGGGTCAACCTTTATAAAAAAATTATAAAATCAATTAAGTCAGAAGAAGACACAAATTTGGAAATAGATGGAGGTAGACTTGGAACTATTAATGTTATATTTTATAACAAATCAGTTAAATCTAAGAGTTGTGATTTAAGAATTGCCATGAAAGACCTTTCTAAACATGTAAAACTTGAAAATGAAGGAGATGAGGTAATATTTAAAAATGAATCTATTAATGATGCCATTATAAAAATGCAAAACATCATAAATAAATTAAAAAAAGTATTGTAAGAAATTATGATTAGTTTTGATCAATTTGAAAAAATAGCAAGTTCAATGCCTTTTAGTACGGAAGACATATTTAAACTTTTAAATTTAGAAGATAATTTGACAGTTGAAATTTATGGTAATTATGAAAAGTTTAAGAAAGATCAAAATACGGAAGGAACTCTTTTATATAAATTAATAGAATTTACTAAAGCTTGTACATTAGCAGATAAAAAATTTTATGGCTGGGTAATAGTTTGCAAGAAAGGATATATAAAATATTGGAAAGATTGTTTTGATTATTTTATTGAATATTATAGTAAAAGATCTGATTTAAATTTTTTAACAAGATTAAAAATGAGTTTACTTAAAACAAAAAGATGGGTTGGACGAGTTAGATATTCTGTTGACATGTTTCATTATATAATATTTCCAGAAAATTACAATAAAAAAATTAAAAAGTTATTTGATAATAAAGAAATAGATAGAATTTATATATATAAAACTCAAGATCAATTTTTACTTAATAAGATTAGATTTGAAGAAAAACATAAAAGGTAGTACACATGTACTACCTTTATTTATGTATAATTTATTGAATGAATTCTTTACTGAACCTATTAAATATTGATTTAACTCCATCTTTAAATTCATATTTATATCCTAAGTCTTTAGCAACATTTCCAAATATACCATTCACGATTAGCCAACCATTTAAATATTCAGGTTTAATCATATTAAAACATTCTTCCATTAAATCTTTATATTTTTGTGGATTCGCTTCTAATTCATTAACTTTATTTAAAAGATCTTGTTCATCCTTAAGATATAAATATTCAGGTAAACCTAATAAATGATAACAATCATAATCTGGGTGTATAAATGGAAGTAATCCAATTGTAATCATTTCCCATGGCTTACAAGTTACAAATCCAGGAGCCTGAGAATAAACTAATGTATATTTAGCTTCAGAAACTTCTTTACCTAAATCTAACATTAATTTATCTTCAATTTGTGGATATTCCGCATATATCTCCTTATCCCATAATCCATAAATCTTTGTATTTGCATAAGGAGTATCTTTAAAGTTATCTATAATGTACTTCTTATAAACAGGAAGACGTGAACTATATGTGCCAGGACTATTAATCTTTCCTGTTCCACATCCATTTGATAATACAATAAATGGTGCTACATCAGTATTGAATTTAGCTTCAATATTAATATTTTCTTTCCAATTTTCATCAAGACCCATTAAGAAAATTTTCTCAAGATGCGAATATTTTGCTGTATGAGTTGTTTTAATTAAATCAAAATCTGTTTCAGATTTAATATGTGGTAAAGCTTCAAATTCCCCATTAATTTGTGAAAATATCATTCTTTCACGATTAAAGAAATCTTTTGCATTAACAGTTATATATCTTGCATCTTCAGCTAATGTATAAACAGGACAACCCAATTTATTTAATGTATAAATAATAGGAGCTGTATAATTTTGAAAACACATTAATGGACTATAGTCAGTTCCATCTTTCTTTTTCAAAAATCCTTTAATATTAATATTACCACACATTCCAACAAATACTAATGCAAAATCTGGATTAACATTATTATTTGTGAAATAATTTACAATTTCTTGATAATTAGAACCTTTCACCTTATCTTTATCCCAAGCTGAATGCACATTTTTATTTGGGAATAACTTTAAATATTCCTCTTCAGTACACTTATGTAATTCATTTGGTCCAATAAAATAAAAATGATATTCTGGACACATTCTAGCCATTGTTGAATATAATACCAAGTCAGCTCCGCCACCAGTCTCAATATGTATATTCTTCATCTTTACAGATTTACCAATCTTACCAATTAAAATGTTTTTTCTTTCGTTCATAACTATTTTTTATTTACTATTAAATTCTTTATTCCTTCAATATCGTATTTCTTACAAAGTTCAAATAATTCTTTATGATACTTATCATCTTTAATTGGAATTTCTTTCGTATTCCAATATTTATCAAGTTTACAAGTCATTCGTAATTCTCCATGTTTACCAATTCGTAACGAAATACCATCTCTATATTTTAAATATAGATTAATTCTCATTAAATCTTGTTTATTTCCATTACAAATTGTTGAGTTTTCTAATAATGATGAGGAACCAATTACTTCAAATGCAGTGTCTTTTAATGTAACACAATTTAAACCAGTTTGAAGCAATTGCAAAACCAAATCAATGTCATCATGAACATTTTCTCTTACATCATAATTAATATTATACTTCTTCAATTTTTCTACATCGACCATATTAAACTGACCGAAGTTCAATGACTTATTGATTGCTATAGCTCTAGGTTTTGAGAATCCTAAACTGAACGGAAATGATGGTGATACAAAGGCAGCATTGTGTTCTTGCGCAGCTTTTAACATCTTTTTTAACATTTCCTCAATACTAATCTTTGCTTTTGCGTAAGAATCGGAAGTTGTTCTTTTTGTACTATCATTAATTTCGGAAGCAAATGTTCTTATATCATCTTCTATTTGAACTACATATTTGAATCCTTTTTCATAAAGATAATCTAGAACAAACTGTCTTTTCTCTCCGATAGTTTTTGCATCACAATACAATTTTTGAATCTTTGGATCCCATTCATACATGTTATAAGATTCTAGTTTCTCATCATTGTTGGAAAATATAATAAATACAGGACATGTCTTAATTAATGTATTTGCATAATTTAACATTTCACTATATCTATTATTATATGTCGGTATATAAATTGCTGTTTTCTTAAACATTTTATTATTTTACTTTATTTCAAAATCTTCATATCCTATTGCTTCAATAGGTCTAAATTTTAAATTTTTATTTAATATAAGCCAATATATAATATGTGATATATACATATGACTTGCTATATCTTCAAATTCTTGTACAGCTTCATATGCATCAATATAATCTTGTGCTAAATTAAAACTATATCCTCCGCAGTTAAATAAATTACTAATAACCTTTTTTTCAATTATGTTAGTAACAAAATTTTGATCATCTACTGCAACATATGATTTATGTTGAGGATCAACAATTGGTGTATTTTCTAATGGATAAACTAATACTGTGTTGCCTAATATTTCATTATTACAAATACACATATTATCTGCATCTTTAATAAATATAGGACCTTCAATTTTAAAATTAGTAATCATTTGATATATCGTTTCTGCTTGTGAGCTGGTTGGATATTCAAATATTCTAAAATAGCATTTAATATTTTTTAATTTGCTATGTTCTATTAAAGTAGATATTTTATCCATTATATGATATTTATCTTCATGCTTCTTTAATATTGCAAAATAAATATCTTTAAATAAATTAACATTAAGTCCTTCAATGCTTTTAATACAATTCATTAATCCTGTTATATTATCATATTGAAATTCAATAGGAACAGAATTTTCATATTTTTTTGATGTATTAATCATTGGAACTATTAACGAATATTTCTCTTTCATAATTTATAATTAGTAATTACATTCCTAATGAAATTTAATATTTAGGCAATGATTGTAATATATTTAAAACAAAATCACGAACTTTCTCTTCTTTAACATAAGGAAGAATTCTAAGAATATTCATTAGTTGAAGTCTATCATAATTATTGAAATAATCTTCTATATCTCCAAACTCTTCAACTAATCTATTATCAATATATTTAAATATCATATTAAGACGTACAATATCATATTTTTTAGTATACATCATAGTAGACCAAAAATATTTTGTATCTTGTCTTAATTTAACAATATCTTGAATTGGTGTTTCAATAAATGAATCTAAATAATCTATAAAGTAAAAACTATTTGATGTAAATAAAATATTTGAAAATGTCAAATCACCATGACATACACCTACAGGCATTATTATCTCTTCAGGCATATTATCAAATACTTTTTTGCAATCATTTAAAATCATTTTAACTCTATTGTTATCTCTAGTCAATTCATTCTTTTTACAGTTTTCAACAACAGAATTAAATTTATTAACAAAAATTTCTTTTTTAACTTTTTCTTTAGTACATTTACCTAATTCTGTTTTTATATATATAACAAATGTATTAATGAAATGATCTATGTCAGAAGCAGAAGCATGTTCAAAATAATCTATAAAATTCTTGGCATAAATATAATCCATCAAAATAAAACATTCATCATCATTTACTTCAGTACGATATATATGTGGATTTGTAATAGACCCACACAAACACATATCATTACTTTGCTTATTACCTTGTAAAGTTAATCTTGTTTTATATTTTGGATCTTTAGTAGATTTTTTAACATATAAATGACCGTCTTCTTCAATAATATCAATATTACATCCAGAATGTCCTTTTATATCAATAGTCATATACTATATTATGATATTTTTCTAAACTTAATCAAATTATAAAAAAAATTGTATAAAATATTAAATATTTCAATTATAACAAGAAAAAACAAAGATAAAGGTATAAATAACCAATACATTATTTCTCCAAGAAAATATTTTATTTTTTTCATTAATAAGAATTTTATTTATATTAATATAGAAATTTTATTGTTTTATTTATAAAATTTCTAGAAACAAATAAAGAGGAACCTGAGTTCCTCAATATTTGATTGGTTCTTCAAATAACTTGACTACCATATCACCATGCAGATTATATATTCACAATTATATTTTCTCATGTTTCTTCCACTGTCCGTCAGCGTGTCAGATACGTTTAAATCTGAGATGAGTTTCAAATATAATTTATCTTCTTTATTCGAGTATTAATCGAAACGGAATGAAGCAGAACATATTTGTCTGGTATTATCTTTTAGAACCATTAATTATATATGTTTCATTTAAAATTAAAAGGTAGAATCTCTAATCTTCATTATTCAGAATCCCCCATATTTTTGTGCGGACGTTCTGAGCAGTTTCCGCGTCGCTCTCCCATTTATATTAATTAACCCTTCTATTTAACTTAAATCGGTCGGTCTCTTACCATAGTCGTGGACTTGTTTGCGCCTTGTCAAAAACCATTATTGGATAAAACCACGCGGCTGAGATGTTACTACGTCTTCTATTGGTTTTTTTATTTATATGTAATGTTAAATTCAAAATATGATATTTAAACAGGTGGTGGCTTATTCTTATTATTCATATTTTAATTAAGTTCTTTAGGATCTAATGAAATATATGTTCTATTTGTTTTTGATTTATCGTGATAAATCACCGTACAACTATTGGCACCAAAATGAAGGAATTCATTTGACTGATGTCCGTTCTTCTCCCAGTATCTATTTACATATTCATCAATTAGTTCGTTAAACTTTTCGTCAGCATCTGCACTTTTTCTAAACAGAATTACATCAGTATATCTATCGACTGGCATTGCATAATCGGTATTGTTCGAATTGAAAAAACTTTGAATTGTAATTTGATAAACTGTCATATTTTATAATTTGTTTGATTACAAATATAATATAGTTCTTTTATTTAAAAATTCAAATATTATATAAATAATTTCATTAGAATTTTTATATTTCTTCTTTCCAACTTTTATCGCGACGAACCTTACGATTGGCATTACGAATATCTGCACCATCATGATGAAAACGTTTTCCACGAGCATTACGATTACGTGAACCATAATACTCATCCTCCCAAACACAGCAATTCGTAAGAATTAATTTTTTTCCAGATACTTTCATATTTGTTTGATTTTTTACATTAAAAATATAGTAAAATATAAATATTATTCAAAAACAAAAAGAAAAATAAAAGGGAATTTTACTTCCCTTCTAATTTATCAAATAATTTAACAGTGTATTCTATCATATTTCGCATACCATCCCCTATACTAACTTTAGGTTCCCACTCATATTTAATTTTAGCATGTATATTATTACATAATGAATATTTATTTACTTCATGGTCAAGTACTTCAGGTTTAATTGAATATGCGCCTTCATATAATTGTGGATATTTCTTCCAATAATTTGATGAATCGACATATTCTGCATCAATATCTTTATTCATTATGCCACGTGCAATTTTATAAATAGTTCTAACTGAATATGATTGATTTGAAGAACAGTTTACAGTATCAAAACCTTTACAACTTTGTACCTTTTCGAGTAATTCTGTTAAATCATCAATATAGATATAATCTCGAGCTTGCTTACCATTTGAATGAAAAACTGGAACTCTATCATAATAAAGCTCACGAATTAAATAACCAACAAATGGTGGTTGTTTACGAAGACAATCAACATGAGGTCCATATACATTTGCGAATCGAACACAACATACGTTCATTCCATAAGTATCGCAATATGATTGTGCAAATCGTTCAGCACAATATTTTGTATTTGGATATATTAATGTTGGAAGATTTTCAAAATTCTCTGATGTTGGGAATTTAGTTTCGTTTTCATACATCGCATTTGTTGATGCTTGTATGACACATTTTACACCATATATGCGAGAAAGCTCAAGAATATTAACAAAACCATTAACATTAACATCAATTGCTTCACAAGGATCTGATTGACAATCAGGTAATGGTGCTATTCCAGCAATATTATAAACATAATCAATTTTCTCTGTTTTGAATATTGCTTCTAAATAATTACGGTCACGAATATCTACTTTATGAAGATATAAATTCAAATCTCCATCTTCTTCATCATCAAATATCAAATTATCTTCATGTCCATAAGACATATTATCAATCAATATAATATGATGACCTTCCTTTAAAAACTTATATGCTAACTGTGACCCAATAAATCCAGCTGCTCCAGTTATTAATATATTCATATTTTACTTTTATATTTATAATTTATTAACTTAAATAGACAATCAACTGTATTTTCAGTTGTCATATATTCTGTTTTTTGTTTTTCTTGTGGTACTTTAAATTCATATTCTTTTTCTTTTGGTGTTTGTGGATGTTCGCATTCCCATTCATATACACATTCATCACACCAATCAGAACATGGATCATAATCACCACACATTGAAAATTTACAACCTTTACAATTAGGAAACATTATGCAAAATTTCTAATTTTTATATAACTAATATTAGCTGCTTCAGCTGCTTCACATCCAACTTGAGAATCCTCAAATACTAATGCTTCATCAGATTCACAATCTAATAATGTTAATGCTTTATTATAAACTTCAGGATTAGGTTTACCGTGTGATACATCTTCTCCTGAAATAATTATATCAAAATCTCCAGTAATTCCAAAATAATTAAGTACATTATAAAGATTTGTTTTTGCTGCAGTTGATGCTATGCAAGTCTTTAATCCAATACTCTTGCAATATCTTATATAATTTAAAAGTTTATCATTAAGAACACAATATTCAAAATATGAAGGATAAACTTTTTTCTTTAATTCTTTAACTTTATTACATAGTTCTTTATCTTTTAAGCCTACACGTTTACATAAGTCATCAAAACGTAAACCATAGCACTCTTTATAAAGTTCATTATTTAATTCAATACCAACAGATTTAAATGCTTCTTTATATGCGCATAAATTAGCCATTAATGTATTAACTAATGTGCCATCAAAATCTGTAATAATTGCTTTTATTTGTCCCATATATTCCTATCGTATTCGTAATTAATTAAATCATTAGGTGTTCCATAAGACCAATAATGATCTTTATGAAAATTCATATCATATACTTCAATAGTATCTCGTAATTCTTTTATAATATAGTTATAAATTAATGACATATAAATTTCTGGAGAACTTATTTTTCCGTGATAGAAATCATATATGTACATTTTTGCACATTTTTTAAATAGTTCACCAGAACCTAAACAATAACATCCGCCCAAAGCATGAGTTGATATTACTTGTTTTTCTCTTATATTTACTCCATGTCCATCCTGATCACATTGCACATAACTATATTTTGGATCACGTGAATAAAATGATAATAAAAGTGGATCATTATTCAATATAGCGTTTTTTAAATCTTCGATAAAACCTTCAGATTGAAATTCTAAATCACAATCAATTGTAATAACATAATCATCATCCAAAATATAATCTTCAGCAAGCATTACTGTTTCTAATGCTCCTTTAGTTGTATGATCAACAGTTAAAATAGTTGCTTTAGGATAATTCTTTAATAAATCAGGAATAACGATATCTTTAAATTCTTCTCTTACAATAAATGTAAATTTAAATTCAAATTCTTCATTTTTATTCTTTAACCCAGAAAGACTACTTAATGCATGCTGATATAATTGTTTGTCACCTAATGTAATTAATGGTTTAGGTACTTCATATCCTTCTTCTTTAAAACGACTGCCTTCACCGGCCATTGGCATTATAATATGTACTTTATTCATATTTATTTGTTTTCTAAATATTTAAAATGGCGCTCATATACGTGAAGACTACCAACGTTATTTATAATAGGATCACAAATTATTGGAGTTGCAATACCTATAGTTGGTATAATTTTTCCAAATAAATCATTAGCTAATTGATTTTGTACATACATATGCCAAAGTATATCATTATCGAATCCAAATACTGCGTCTTGACTTCTTTGATATACAATATATTTCAAATGATATCTTCCACCTTCATCTTCATTTAAGAAACATTGAACTGCATAAGTACAGCAAAAATCATGCATTCCATTTTTCTTATAATCTTCTTGCATACTTGGACGATTATAAATCATACAAGCTTCACGTGTATGTGGATCTTCAATTAACTTATTCAAACAATGCTTATATTGTTCACTATTATCAATAGACCAAATCATCCATCCATAATTTGAATTAATATAACCATCAGGAGTTGCACAAGCTTTCCACATTGCTGGAGCACCACCAGGAATATCATTAACATTCAAACTTTGAGATTCATACCATTTTAATTCCTTTTCAAAATATTCATAATTAGGTTCACGAACAATCCAAGGCTTATCTACTTCAAATTGAACATTTTGTAATTCAATTGTTTTTGATTGTTGTACTGCATTACCAATTATACGAAAATCTTTATTCTTGTATTTTTCTTTAAATTGATTTAATATATCGTTTGTATTCTGCATATTATTTTTTATTTATAAAATTTATTGCTTCATTATATATATCGTCTGGTGATTTAAATTTTTCACCATCATTAACTAATATTAATGTTCTATTTAATTTTGATTCATCAAATACAGTTCTAAATCTTCTTTGCTCAGCAGCAATTGATTCAATATTTCCTTTTGATAATGATTTATTATCATCATTCTTTAAAAGTAATTTATCAGATGTTGATAATAATTGAATATAATAAACATCAATATTGTTTTTTATGTATATATCATCTATTTCGCTTATGATATCTAATGCATCTTTATCAGAAATTCCTCTATAAAGACATCCATAAACAAATTCTCCATAATGACTTCTATTCAAAATAACTGCATCAGTATCATAAACTTTATTTACTATTGCATAAGCATATCCTCTAAATACAGTATTTTGGATGTATTTGTTTTCAGGCTTAGTGTAATGGATATTTGTTACAGTTAGAAAATTTTCTGAAATTTTATTTATTAATGTATTCTTACCACAATTATCTGGTCCTTCTATAATTATTAATTTCATTCATATTTACACATATTTTTACTCTTATAATTAAAAATAGAACATTAATATCAATTATTAAATTTACATTATTTTAGTTATTTTTAATATATATTAAATATAGAAATTATTATGAAAGAAATTAATTATAATGATCCTTTAGTAATTGCTTCAGTTTTAGAAGCAGCTGAAAAGAAACGTAAAGAAAAAATCATTAAAGAACAAGAAGCACAAAAAGTTATTGTTGAAAAAAATGAAGTAGCTAAAAAACCTAAAAAAGACGAATACTTTTTTAAGAATATTCTTTTCTTTACTAATGATAGAGACTCAAAGACAAATAAGACATTAAAAAATCTTGAACAAGCTATTGAAGGAAAAGATGTAGAAATATTTCCATTCGTTGCTGAAGAAGTAGATTATAAAGCTACTGATGACAAAATTGAATGGCATGATAATAAAAACAAATATACTGTTGATGAACAATCAAATATTGATACAATTGTCATAACTCGTCTTGGTGCTCAAGATTCTGAGGAATGCATGGAATTAATTAAAGAACTCCAAGATTGGGGATTCTTTGTATTAAACCCTATTCAATCAGCCAAGAAAGCATCAAACAAATACCAATCTTCTGTTTTAATGGAACGTTATGAAATTCCACAACCACGTTTTGTATTAATATCTAAAAATGATATTGAAAAGGGTGAAGAATCATTGCAAAAGAAACTTAAAGAAATTTATCCTGACCTTGGCGAAGATGAAGAAAAAGATAAAAAACGTGAATATGTTGTAAAGATTCTTGATGGGCATGGCGGAACTGGTGTTACAATGCAAACAGGTAAAACTATTCTTTCAATGCTTCAGATGGTATTTGCTGTAGATGAAGAACGTGAATTATTAGTACAAAAGAAAGAAGAAGCTGATGGTGGTGATATTCGTGTTCATGTATTGACTATGAGAACTAAACAAAAGATTCTTGCTCAAATGAAACGTAAAAAACTTGGAGGTGATTTCCGTTCAAATGTATCATTAGGAGCAACAGCAGAATCAGTTGAATTAACTCCAGAGCAGGAAGAAATAGCACTTAAGGTTGCAAAAATTTCAGGTATGCCATGGTGTGCTGTAGATATTATGCCACTTGTAAAAGGATCAAATCCAGAAATTGGTGATAATGTAGTTCTTGAATATAATGCATCTCCAGGTACAGATGGTATTTCTTCAGTAATAAAAACAAACTTTATGAAAATATTACTTGATGAAATAAATGATGTTAATGAATTAGTATTGGCTCCTAAAGCAATAGGATATCTTGAAAATGTTAAATTTACATTTACAGATAATGAAAAGGATTCGATTGAATTTGAAGCTAAATTTGATACAGGAAATGGTGCAAAAGCTTCTACTATAGGATGTGATTCAATTAGTGATCTCGGAGATAAAATTGAAGCAACAATAGAAGGTAAGAAATATGTATTTGAAAAAGAAGGTGAATCTAAAGCTATTGTTGGACAAGTAACAGAACCTCGTACAACAGTATTAATTCCTTGTATACAAGTAGGTTCACGTAAGCTTCTTAATGCAGAATTTGCATTAGTTGATAATCGTGATAAAAAACAAAAGGTATTAATTAATAGAGATATTATGTCTAAATTAGCTTATCAGATTAATCCTGCTAAAAAACATATTCTTGAAGATGATTTGGCTTATTCATTCAAAGAAGAAGCTGAAAAGAAAAAACAAGAAGAAGAATAAAAATATTAATAATTAAAGATAAATAATGAAAAATATTAAAGAATTTATATTAGAAGGTAAAAAACATGTTGATCAAGCAACTGTAGGTGATTTTGCCAAATGGGCATGTCTTGGGGAAATGCCTGATGGAAAAGATGGAAAAGTTGAACCAAAAGATTGTCAAGGATTATTAGATAATGGATGGTTTGATAATTTTAATGATTCAGATCCAGATAAAGCATGTAAAGAAATAGCAAAATTCTTAAATGATAATTGGGATAAAAACATTAAAGTAACATCTCAAGAAACTTCAAACGATTGGGAGATATCATTTAAATTAGATGGTAAAGAATATATTGCTGCATTTATGTCATATTTTGGCGATGATATTGATGAATAATTTATGAAAGATTTAAAACAATTTATAAAGGAAGAAATTTTTACAACACCAGCAACAACATTAGGTATGGGAAATATTAATTTTCCAACAGAAACACAACCTGGATCTGGTGATATTCCTAATACAGGATTTGTAAAATCAAAAAGAAAGAAAAGATTTAAAAGATATAAAATATAGAAAGAGGGTTCTTTAAAGAACCCTCTTTAGCATTTAACAAGCCAATCGGCTGCAGATGTTGCAAGTGGTGCAATAGTCTTGAAACGTACTTCATAACCTTCACCCTCAACCCATCCTTTAGCAGCAGCGAAAACTTCGTTAGACTTATATTTTGGATTTGGATTAATATCAATATCAATATACTTTGGCTTTGGGCATCCATTGTCTACTAGTTCTTTAGCAACGTTAAGAGATTCCTCAACTTCTTTAAGAAGACGTGTTTGACGAACTTTTTCCTTTGGAGTATTCCAACGCTTAAATATACAGTGGCCACCATGACCTGGTGTATAAAGAACAATAACTGTTGAATATGTTGTTGTTCTTGCCTTGTTTTGAGAGTCTGTACCAACAATTATGTCAATAGGCTCATTATGTTCCTTGAGATAATTCTTGATATAATCTGTAACACTTTCAAGTCTCTCACCTGAAAACTTTTTAAAACTTATTGTTCCAATCATAATAATTATACTTTATATTTTATTATTGATTGATGTACGGGTAGATAACTTTCCAATACTACCAATCGTTTGTTATTTTATTGTTTTTTAATAATATTTACATTATCTTAATTTATTCACTTGAATTTCAGATAAATTTAAGTTTTCATCAGATAAATTTAATTTTTCTACAATATCCGCTGGTTCTACGGGCTTCTCATTATTTGCATAATATTCTTGTAACAAATCTTCTTCATAAATCCAGGCCTTTGCATTTTTCCAATTAATTCTATTGAAATGAAACGCCCACACAAATGGTGTAGACATATTTGGACTCCACCATCGTCCTTCCTTTACAAATGATTTAGTAGGGTCATACTTAAATGTAGTATCACGTTTTTCTTTATCTAATTTATCTTGTGTAATAACATCCTTACGAGATTTTTCAGAATAATGTACTACATATACAGTACCAGTTCTTAATTCAAAATTTGATTCATTATACCACTTCATGTTGTTCAAATGTTTCTTTAGCATATTTATTCATCCAAGTATATGTCATACCTGGTTTATAACAACCTATCTTATATGTATTTTTATTATAATGTGGCGTAGGTAACTTCAAATATTTTGTTTCAACCCAAGCAAACTTCGCAAGAATTTCAAGTACCATATTAAACATAAATGGATTATTTGGATAACAATTATGATATGTTCCAGTAATAACACTCATTAAAGGATCATAAAAACCAGATACATTATTGTTTAATGCCCACAGAAAATATTCATCGTATGCTCTGATTATAATATGCATTACATCTTTGTTAGTCATAAACTGTGGTTCATAACCATCATATTTCAGCATTTCACGAATATCTTTCATAGTAGAATCATAATCATATATATTACCACTATGTTGATACCAACCTTTACGCCAAAGAATGACGTGGGCAATACGAATTGGTTCTTTACTAAAATCTTTCATAATTAATACAATTCTTTATCATCATTATATTTACGAAGAATAATAACAGTACGATCCTTCATCATATCATAGTTTGCATCATAGTTTGCATATATGCCCATATAACAATTATTAGTATCTGTTAATTCATCAATAATTGTTTCTCTTGCAACATTGGCATTATACATATCTTTTGAATTAGGAGTAGATACATATAAGATAAAATCTTTATAAGGTTTATTATCCCATGTTCCTTCGATAATATCATAGAAACATTTAATACCTAAAACACAATAATGTTTTAAAAACGCTCCTGAGGTTAATTCAAAATCTTTTACAATATCTGTTAATTCTTTCATTATTTAAAATATTTAATATAGCCTTTTTCGTGAAATTGGTGTCTTTCATATTTATCATCATAACACCAAAACCATGCAATATCATTCATACGTTCCTCATGTAATACATATGATGATCCTATTGTAAAATTACCAAATGGTGGTAATTTATAACATTCAGTAATTATCGTTGGGTATTCTTCCATTATACTTCCTCCTCTTCGTATGTTACTTTAATTTCCTTTACAACAGCATTAAACTCACCTTTCTCATTAATTATTCTAGCTTCCCAATCAGGATATCTCTTAATTTCCCACTTCTTTGCAAATCTTTTTTGTCTTGTAAATGGAATATGAGAAGTATATTTACCAAATGTTACACCAATATAGTCTTTTTCTTGTTCTGTTGGATATCTTTTATTCTTATAAGAATAAAATAAATACATTTCATTTGAAGCTGCTTTCTTATTGTAATAGAAAACATCCCCAATATGAAAATCAATATTAGGATATGAACAATCCTTAATACAAGTACATTCAATGTAATAAAGAGACTTATTCATAATTACTTCCACTTGTTCTTATTATGCTTCTTAGTCTTCTGATAATTGTTTGATGTTTCGTACTTTTCGTAATCGTTAGCAATATTCTTCATAATTACTTTTTATTTAATTCATTAATATCTTTTTCAATTTTATCTAAACGTTCGCCAAATATAGTAATAATCATGTAAAGTAATCCGCCAAATAAAGCAGGACCAATATATTTTGCTAAATATACAAAATTATAATTACGTAATGCTTCTGAAAATTCAAAATCCATAAAGGTTGTGAAAAACAAAGCAAACATAAATCCAATTAAAAAATAGCAAAATTTTTTCATATTAACATATTCCCAATTCAACAATACGTTCGCATACTGCATCAAAATTATCTCCAAGATCTGTCTCAGAATAATCTGCCCATGCTAGTACACAATCTTCTACATCTGCAGTTTCCAAATCTTCAGGAAATTTATCACTATTAAACCAATCTCTGAATTTAAATGCAAGTTTTGTAATATTATTCATATTTAATACAATTAGAATTCAAATTTTAACATAACAAACTCTTGTTCTTTAATTTTTTCATCTTTAGGAATAAAATGTTCTCCAATATCATAAAAATAATGAGTGTTAACATTTACTGATTCCAAATATGCAATATCTACATTTGCATCTGTGCCAATTGGTAGATCACCTTTATTTTTTTTAATTTCTTCCAATTTTTCAATTAACTCAGAAATTTTCATTACATTGTTCATATATATTTCGTTTGATTTAAATATTATTACTTATAAAATATAGTACTTTTTAATATATTTTCAATATTATTTAAATTTATTTTTGTTTAAAAATGTTAAATCATGGATTTGTTTATTTATTATGTGACGGTGAAAAATTTAAAATAGGAATGACAAAGAATAAAGATATTCATAAAAGAATAAGAGAACTCCAAACTGGTAATCCTTTTGAAATTTGGTTGCATAGTTTTTATGAAACAGATAATCCATTAAAAATTGAAAAGATGATGCATGCTAAACATGCACCATCAAATATAAAAAATGAATGGTTTGATCTTACTGTTGAAGAAGTTATTAACTTTAAGAACGAATGTATGCAATGTGAAAAAATATTGGAAGCTCTTAAAGATAACCCATTCATTTAATTATTTTTTCGTATACTTTTTTAATTCATCAACATTATTAAATTTCTTTCCTCTATTTGTATAAGCATTAATTACAAGTTTTGAAGCTTTAGATACTTTAACATATAGTATTTCGGGATCTTTTTTATTATCTCTAAACATCATAGTATAACTATATGTAATTGTATCTTCATTTACTTTAGCAGTAAATCCATATACTTGATTCTCGTTAAGATATTGCTCTAATTCTTTACGAGTTATTTTTCCAAATGTACTTATACGTGGTCTCATTAGGCTTTATAATTTGAAATAAACTTATGAGCGGCATCCCAACATCTATCAAAACTAATACTATCTTTTGAATCGACATTCCAAGATCCATCAAATCCAATCAAATATTTTGTATGATAGCCCATATATACTGGTTTATAAATGAAAAAACAGAAATCACCAGCATTAGTAGGAGTGTTACGAAACACAAGTTTCAGTCCATGCAGCTTTGCATACTCACGAAGATTCTCAACTGAGTTCTTAACGTAAATACTATTCTTATCCATATTTAACTGATTAAAAGTTTTTCAAAATAAAAATATCTTCAATTGTCATATGTATGGGAGATTCTGAAACACGTTTACAAAGATTGATTAAACCTTCTTCTGAAAGTTGCCCCATACGTTCCCAAAAGAATATAAATTTCCTGCGATATGTTAAATATATCACTTCATTAAGTTGTGGTTCATTTTCTATAAAGTCACAAATACAATTCTTATCGTATTTAATGATTTTAGTATTTCCATCATAAATCTTTTTAACTATCTTCCAAGTTTTCATATTTATGTTTTTTATTTATTATTTGTATTTAAAATATAGTTTAAATTTCTAGAAATTCAATAAAAAATCAAACTAAATATATATTTTTAATAAATAGTTATTTGATTAATTTGTGAAAAGAAGTATCTTAAATATTAACGAATATAAATATTTAATAGAATATTATGATGTAAATACTGATTTGATTGACAATCAGTACATGGCTGAATTTGTTATGTTAAGAAATTATAATATAATGAATAATTTAGTTCATGATAATGATATATATCTTATAGAGAAAAAATATTTTAATGAATATATAAATGAATTAAAATCAACAAATAGTTTTAGTGATGTTATTTCATTTCCAGTAACTGATGCAAAAATTAATTCATTTAGTAATAATTATGTTAAATTTAATGATAATTTTAATTTGCCAAATAATGAATCATTATTTATAGATGGCAAATATGGTAAAGATGTTTATGAATTATTTCAAATTAAACATAATACATTAGTTTCTGCACAAATAAAATGTGATAAAATTCGTTTATATCACCCAATCACAAAACGTAATTTAACTGCAATTTTAGATATATCAAATTATGTAAATAATATTCATATTCATTATTTGTGTAAGCCTATAAATAATTTAATAACAAATTCTGAGACAGAAATAAAAATTAATAATGAATGCTATTCGGAATTTATAGAATTTTATTTTCCAAATATGCAAGATTTATTTAAAGTTGATGAATTAGGAAATTATAATATTTTCTATAAAGAAGATTTTAATATTGTTGCATCTACTCGTAATGAAAAATTTATTAATTCTATTATGAGTAATTCTTCTGATATTGAGCATTATGAAGATAATGAATATAGTGATGCACAAATTGTACCATTTAATTTATTTATACAACCTTATAGAATAATTGAAGAATATGCAGCTGATTCAAAATTTAATTATGATAATGATTTAAGTAATGATGAAAAAATATTTGTAAAGTTATATTTAAAAAGTAATATGTCAATTAATGACAACTACTTGACAAATACATTAAATATAGTTTTATATCCTTATTCTGAAATTGATGAACAAACAAATTTATACATTTTAGATTCTAATTTAAATCAAGGTTATTCTTCAATACATAATGAATTTAAATTTAGTTTGATGTCAAGATTAGGTTTTTCTGAAGGCATTATTTCATTAGTATCATTTTTTAATTATCCTAATAAATCATATTTTTATTCATTATATAAAGACGATGAAACAACATCACCTATTAAAGAAGCATATAAATATTATAATAATGTTGATGATAAGTATTATAACTTATTTATTAATGAAGATGTTTTAAAAGAAATAGAAGAAATTGATGCAGTAGACACAATTAGTGACGATATTATACAAACTGTTAAAGAAGTTACCAATGTTAACTATGAAGATAAAACTGAATTGTTAAATGTTTGGAAACAAATTATGAAAGAAACAATAGTTAAAGAATATGAAGAAGAATTTGGTACCACAACACAATTCTTAGGCTTTAAGATTGAAATTGCTTCAGACCAATATTTTAAGCATATTATTTATGAAACTAATGTTAGAGTTAATTTTAATGATATTGACGACTTTGCTTTCAAATTAAATAATATATTTGAAAAATGGGAGCATAAGCCAGAACAATTGTTAATAAGAACTACATTTTATGATCATGTGTTAGGCATAGAAATAAAAAGTAACTTAGTTATTATTACAAAAGAATGGTTTAAATATTTAATTAATGATCCTAAGGTCTATAGATTAACTACTCTTTCAATATTAAATAAAGAAACTAATAATAAAGATATTATGAAAGTAATTGATTTAAATAATGATACAAATATTAATTTTATTAATTCTATAAAATGTATTGTTCATAAAGAAAGCAATGAAATACCAATAATAAATAAAAACAATAATCAAAAAATTATATTTAAGCCAATTTTTTATAAAGTTAAAGATTTACAAAATATAACATTACGTCCAGCATTAAATCAAAAAATAGGTATTAACTTATCAGAATATATGTCAAAAGTAGATGTATTCAAGATAATTATTGACAACAATGAATATATTGAAATTGGACGAAATGATATTTTTGTTATATTTGAAATTAATTCAAATTATCTTGATAACGTTGAAGGAATATATAATATAACAGATGGAGAAGGTACATATATATCTTCTGGTAATTGGTCAATAAATTAATATTTTATATTATGATATTAGATTTATCATTAGATCATAGAGTATTCATAAAAAATGATTTAGATGCTGGTGTACAAGAATTAGATATTTTATTAAACACAACAAATACTGAATTAATTGGTGATCCATTATTTGGAACTGATTTTGAACAATTTTTATGGCAATTATCACCTTCTCCTAATTCAGTAAAAAAGTATATTGAAGATAAAATAAAAGATACATATTTTTTAAAAAATTTACATGTATCAATATTTGTAAATACAATTAAAGGTGATTACAGAATGATATATGATGTTAATATTTCTGTTTCAGATGATTCAGGAAATAATATACAAAGACAATATGAATTTAGATAATTATGAATTTATTTAAGAAAACCGAATTAAGTTTTGAAAAATTTGATGATACAGTAAGAAGATATCTTGCTAAAACATTTAATAATTTAGGTTTAGAATATACACATACTCAAATATTTGGTGTAATATTTGATGGTATTAAGGGCATTATGCAAAATATAATGTTCTATATTGAAGATGCTTTAACTGAACAAAATATTTTTACGGCAACACGTAAAAAATCAGTTTATTCATTAGCAAAAATATCTGGTTATGAAGCTTATTATGGAGCTGCTGCATGCGGAACATTAATCGGAAAAGTGCAAATGAATAATGGATTAACATCAAAATCATCAAAAATATATATCCAAAATAAAACTCAAGTAGTTAATAGAGAAACTGGTATTACTTATTCAATTATATTGCCTACTAATTATTACATAATTGATTTATCTAAACCTTTGATGTCACATGAATTTAAAATTGTTCAAGGATCGTTCAAACGATCAACTGCTGTAGCAAAAGGATATAATTTAGAAACTATTCATGTTGCAACATCTGAATTATTTGATAAAGAATATATGGAAGTTAAAGTAAATGGAGAAATTTGGAATGAAGTAGGCAATTTATATGATATGACTGAGGATGGTCATGAATATATATTAAATAATGGATTTGAAAATTCGTTCGATATTATTTTTGGAAATAACGTAAATGGAAAAAGATTAAATGAAGGTGATACAATTACAATAGACTACTTAATTCATAATGGAACTTTAGGAAATATTTTATCTTCAGATAGTTATGATTTTACATTTAATGAATATGGTAATGACTCATTAAATAATGCAGTTAATTTAAATGATTATGTCACATTATCATTAGTTAACTGCACATCTGGTGGTAATGATTCAGATACAATACAATTTATTAGAAATATGGTTGGAACAAATTCACGTTCATCTGTGTTAGTATCTGAAGATAATTTCAAATTATTTTTCAAACGTTTTTCATTTATTGGTTATACGTCATGTTGGGGTGAATCAAATAGTATGTTTATAAATGCTACATGTTTAACTAACATTAAATCAAAAATTAAAGATATTGAAGATTATTATTCAATGAATGTTTCAGATATGTTATTAACAAATGAACAAAAAGAAATGATCGAAAATACTCTTGAAAATTCAAATAAAACATTTGCTGGCTTAACATTAAGATTCCAAGATCCAATTATTCGTAAATTCGCATTTATATGTTATGTTAAAGTAGATAACGTATATAATAAAGATACGGCAATACAATCAATACGTAATATATTAGGAGAATACTTTTTAAATTTAAGTAATGATGTATTGTTTATTGCAAAATCTGAATTGATATCATTGATAGTAAATAACGTTGATTGTATTAAAGCTATTGATTTAGATATTATATCAGAATATGGTGAAACTGCATATAAAGATGGATTCTATATTAAATATGAATTAAAGAATATAAATAATAGATACACATATGCAGAAACTCGTTGTATATATGAAAAAACAGTATATCCTGGCATTGATGGATTTGGTAACATTTCATTAAATTCAAAAATGGAAATACCAGTTCTTCATGGAGGATTTAAATATTATATTAATAAAAACGATAATATAAATGACTCATTAAGTTACATAATGATTCCAGACATTCAAGTATATTTTATATAATTTATGAATACATTTTTAAATTTCTTAGAAACTCGTAAACAGTTTATAACTGAAGCATTTAATTCTAAAAAAATTGATAAAGCTTTAGAATTAATTGATGATACGTTAAAAAAACATATTGATGGATTAGTACCTTTAGTTGGATTTGCACATACTAAACAAGGAACATCAGAATATTATTCAAAACAATATATGGTAGTTTCAAAAAAGAATCCAGATAAATCATCAATGTTCCAAATTAATTTTTCAACTTCAGGAAAAAATATTGAAGTATATTCAATAGATTTCTTTAAAGATATGGATATCTTATGGAATGGTAAAGCTAAATCAGATTTAACAATTTATACGATGGGTAGTTCTATTGTATATTTTTTACCAATTATTTGGACTGTTGTACAAAAACAAGATTATAGTTTATCTCAAAAGGAAGCAATAAAAATTGGTAGAGGCAAATATGATGTTAAAGAATCTAAATATTATGTTGGTGCTTTACAATATAAAGTTTTTGAAAACTTATCTGATAATGTAATTTGGGATACATGGAAACTATCACTTACTGAATCTATATTTAATAATCAACAAACGATTAATGAAGTTGATGAAGAAATAAAAAAGTTAAAACGTAAAAAGTATGATGATTTAAAACAAGCACAAATACATAAGAATGATTCCCCAGAAGCAAAAGCTACATGGAGACAGGTTATTCAAGATATTAAAGATATAGATTCTGCTATTAAAGGTGGTGTTCAAACTTTAGGTGAATTAAAATTAGCATTAAAACATAATATTTCTATAACAAGTGAAATTGATGCAAAAACTATAGAATTACAGAAACAATTTGAAGAAGAACATGAAGATCCAGATATGGTATTCAAGAAAATGCAAAAGTATGTTAAGATGGTTATGAAAGGAATTAATCCATCTGTAATTCTTTGTGGTGCTCCTGGTGTTGGTAAAACTTATAATGTAAAAAAACAATTAAAAGCTGGTGGATATAACGAAGGTCATAATCTTTGTACTATAAAAGGTAAATGCACACCACGTGTTCTTTATATGACATTATATGAATATAAAAATAAAAACGATATTGTTTTGATTGATGATGCAGATGGACTTGTAGGTCCAGGTGCTCCTGAAGATTGTATTAACATTTTAAAAGCTGCTCTTGATAGTACATCAGATGATGAAGGACGTTTAGTTAATTATGGAGTTTCTGGAAAACTATTAGATGATGAAGGTACTCCACTACCAAAGAAATTTTATTATAATGGTGGTATAATCGTAATAACCAATTATCAAGCTGGTAGTTTGGATTCAGCACTTAGGGGACGTTCATTTATTCAAGATATCAAGTTTACTAAAGAAGATGTTTTAGATCGTATTAAAAAGTTAATGCCTGATATTGATCCTGAACATTTAACATCAAAATCAAAAATTAAAGCATATGATTATTTGGTAGAATTATCTGATAAAGATGCAGAAATGGAAGTATCAATTCGTACATTTACAATTTGTGCAAAAATTTTTGAAACTGCTGCCGGTGATCCTGATTTTGATGATAATGATGCAAAATCAATGATTAAAGAGCAAATGAAATTACAAGCTCAAAAAATTAGAACAAGAAAAGGAAAATATTAATTTTAAAATATTAATTATAAATGACCATATATTTGTTATATGGTCTTTTTTATTATTAAATATACAACAATTTATTTGTTAAGTTATGAAACATATAATAGATTTTATAAAAGAAGAACAGTATAATAGTGCTAATGAATATTTTAAAGCACAAGATAAGTTTAAAGAAAAAATGATTAATACTTGGAAATCTAATAAGTATGAAGAATTAAAACAATTTGATTTATATTTCAAATGGAAGTCAGGTGAAATTAGTTCTAATGAATTTAAATCAGACACAAAAGAAATTAGAAAAATGTGGGATGCTTCTGAAAATTTATTAAATGACTTATATGATAATAATTCCAAAGATGAAGATTTAATTGAAATTATTCAGGGTATTAGTGGAGAACTTGAAACAATTTATATGATGATATATTAATATGAAACATTTAAATGAATTAATTAAAGAAGATCATTATCCAGAACCAAATTTTGATAGAATGACTCCTCCTGTAGCTTTATTAATGTTAATGTCAGGTAAAACATTGGAAGAAGTATTACCTAAGACAGTTGGCTGGGCAATTACTGGAGTATATAATGATCATAAAGATAAATTTAAAGATGTAGATACAAAGTTATTAAATTTATTGAAAGATTAAAATGAAATCAATGGAAGAACTTGCTAATGGTGAACAAATTAATGAAACATTAGCTTATGACGAAATAATACAAAAACTTAATGAAGCAAAAGAAAATAATACACCAATTGAAGAAGGTATTTTAGGTGCAATAGGTGGAGTTATTTTAGGTACTACAGTTGGTCCTAAACTTGGCGGAGCTTTATGTAAAGCGTTAGGAGTTGATCCTAAAGGTACATTTGGGTCATTATTAACATCTAAATTAGTTTTAGGCTCAATAGGAGTTACAATGGGATGGAAAATGTAATTAAATAATATAAAAAATTTTATTTTTATATAAAATATTATTTGTAGAAAGATAATATTTATTTGATCTAATAAAATATAACGAAGTATCTTTTGATACATTGTGAAATTGTATAAAAATATAACAAATATATATAAGTATGAGCACAAAATTATTGACAAACCTTAACTTTGCCGAACTTATAAGTAAGAATGAAGCTATTACTGAGGCAGGTAAGGAAATGCTTAGCAGATATAAAGGATATTGTTATTCAAATCCTGTATCTTGCGGATTAGTAAACAGTTTTATAGCAGAAGCTAGTAAGTATGGCTTTGATTCAGGTTTAACCAATATTTTAGAATCTGTAAACAGTTTTATAAAAGAAAATAACATATCATGGAAACTTGCATCAGCATGTGAAAGCATATCTGCTAACAATTCACCTTATAATTATCTTAATAAGACAATTGGTGTACAACAAGTTGAGAAGCTTCTTGAGATGAATGAAGCTGATGTTGTAAGCTATATTAAAGCAGGTTCTTTAAAGGGTATTCAATTTATCCCAGAATTCAGAGCAATATGCAAGGAAGTTTATAAGACTCAAGTTACAGAAGCTCAAGCAGTAACTTATAATGTAGTTAACCCAATTTCTTACGTATTTGAAAATGATGAAACAAAGGATAAATATTTTGCAGTTTATGGTAAGATATTTAAAATTAACGAAGAAAAGGTAGAATTAGTAAATGAATGTCCAGATAAAACATTTGGTAGAATTAACAAGTTATTAGAAAGCTTTGGACGTAATGGTGAAAATTTATATTATTCTTATAGAGGTTCTCGTGGTGATTATAAATTTGAAATTAATGAAAGTGTAGATGCTGAAACTAATGAAACAAAAGCAGTATTAACATTTACTAATAATAGTATTAACGAAAAGTTCGAAGATCATATTAAATTTAGAGAATATTGTGATAATCTTTCAAAGGTTCTTCCAATGGCTGAAAAACTTCAATTAATGAAAGTATCTAATGCTATTGCAGATGTATTTGAAAATATGGATTCAATTATGCTTGTTGATAACTGTAAGTTATTAACATCTATGAATGCAACTTGCGCTATTGTTGAAGGTAAGAACAATGTTAATTTGACGGTATTTAATTCAATTAATGCTGGTTCTTCTACTAATAACTATGATTACATGGTTGAAGCTCTTAATAATGTTATTAAGGTTGCTGGTGTAGATCTTAAGGGAATGTATGAAGAACGTATTAATGAAGATATGAAGAAATTAGATCCACAAGCACAAGAAATTAAAGAACAACTTGAAGCAAATAAAGAAGCTCAATATACAATTCGTAAGAAGAAAATTGCAATGCTTGCAGAACAATATAAGAATGACCCTGTTAGACTTGCGCTTTTGAATAAAGTTGCAAAAGATTTGAAGATGTTAGAAAATCAAAAATAATTTGAATATATAAAATAGAAGAGGATAACTTAATCGTTATCCTCTTTGTTGTCTTCTAAATATAAATGTCTTGCATATTGACTCATATAATATGCATCAGCAATATCATCAACTTTTGGTAATATTTCAGCTAATTCTTTATGTGTTGCTTTAAATAATTCAATAATCATTTCTTTTTTACAGTTTCCAATACCTGTTGCAAATTTCTTAATATGTGTTGGTGGTGTAATAAAGAATAATATATTTTCCTTTTCAATAAATTCATTACGTATCATATAATTTAAACCTGCTAAATCAAATACTGATTTTGTTCTTATTGATGATCCATAACTAATTCCTTCTTGTACAATATATAATTTAACATTTTGTCTTCCTTGAATATTATCATTAATACAATGTTTAATCATTTTAACTAATCTTATCATATTAACTGTTTTCCAATATTCTGAAAATAAATTATTATCTTTATATATATCTAAATCAATTTTATCATATAAAGCATAATCAAAATTAAGTAATGTTTCTTGTGCAGTCTTTTCACGTTTAGTTAATTTATTAGGCTTCACAATATAATACATATCTTTTACAAATTTTCCATCTTCATAGAACTGTAAACATAATCCAGTACTATTCAATGATGGATCTATTCCTATAAATATTTCCACGTTTTTATATATAATTTATTTATGTATATAACACCCATAAGATGTTCATTATTTGTGGATAATATATAAAAATAGAATAAAATTAAAAAATAATTCAATAAATAAATAATCATCATTTAAAGCTCATAATATTAGAAAAATTTTTAAATTATAAATTTATTTATTTCTAATATTATGAGCTTTAGATGTCATTCTAGATAGTTCTAGAACGATATATTTACCAATAGTTTGTATTAACAAAAATTAACATTATTTTTCTAAATTTATATTATTGCCTTCAACTGATAAACCATACATTGTCATAAACCATTGGGCTAATGATATAGCTTGCAAATCTTTATATTGATATATGTTTTTATAAGCATTTATAACTAAGTTTTCATATTTGTCTCTTTGTTCTTGTGACCATTTAGTTTTATACATCCAATTTTTATCAGATTTAATTAACTTAACTATTTGAAAGTTTCGTTTAGTACTTTTAATAGTTTTAAACATCCCAATAACTAATGAAAGTAATAGTCCTTTTTTATTGTTATCTAATAAGTTATTAAGATCTGATTCTGTTAATTCATTATTACACAAATACTCAATTGGATATATTCGCGTACCATATACTGTATTATAAACTGTTTTACTCATATTTATTAATATTTATATTTCCAACGAACATGAAACTTATATACATTAACTTCTAAACATTTTTCTTCTTGTTGCAATGTTATTTCAGTTTTAAGTTTGTTTTGTTCAAACCATTTTTCGTAATAATTTTTATCATTAGTTGATTCTTTACAAGCTAAAAGAAAATCTATGTAGCATTCACCATTTTCAGCATTATGCATCATTTCAGATAATAATCTATTCAAGATATCTTTATGATCATCACACCATTTTTCATATATATATCTTGATAATATTTATCATAAAGTTTATCAAGTTTATCAACAATTGTATTTATTTGAAGATATCTTCTATATTCAGATTTGCCACATTTTTTGCATCTCCATTCAGAACGATATCCACCACACCAATTTATTTCGTCTCCATATATATTACGAACGAATTCATATTCATGTTTACATCGCCATTGTTTAAACCAGTTCATAATTAATTTCTTTTATATGGTTTTTTATATTTCTTTTCATATGAACCATCACCTATTTCATCTGCACTTATGGTCATAGTTCCATCTTCATTAATTCTAGCATGTTTTTTATGCCATTCCCATGATTCTTCGTCTGACATAGGTTTAACACCACACCCCAGATCAAATCCTATTGTTTTTTCTATTACTTTACCAATTATTGAAAATTCTTTCTTTTTATTCATAACTAATCTTTATTATATAAATTAATTACCTCTTCCAATAACATATACTATATTTTCCACTTTCATACAAATTTACCATCTTTAAATATATGAGCTTTATTATTTCCATCAAGAAACGCTAAATCAACTTTACCATTCTTTTTGAACCCTGAAGAGTATAATTTACATAATCCATATTCTTTTGTATCTACATAATCAATATATTCGTCATCTTTAATTATATCTTCAATTAATTTTTCATCTTCTTCAATTTTTGAATTTTCAAATAATTGTTTCCATTCAACTAAAAATTTCATTATTGAAGAATCTTCTTTATCTTCAAATGTAATTCTAAATTTTACTGGACGATCAAAATCTAAAGTATGATCTAAAGCTCCACCAATTAATAGTTTTCTAATGTTATGTCCTATACGAATATCTTTATTTGTATCATTATCCATACCTGGACAACATTTAATTCGTTTATTTTTTGTTATAAGATATATGTCATATCCTTGACCTATTAAATCAAAACTAAGATTAATTAAAGATGTCGTAAATATATTGTCAATATCATCTATTAAAGCTTGTAAAGTATCTTTATATGTATGACATATTCTATATTTCATATATCCGCTTTCATCCCTTTTTAATCCTTCATAATTATTTAATTCCTGTGGATCAAAAACATCCTGTTCTAAAAAGAAATTAATTGTCTTATTCATATTTAATTAATTGTAATTTGTCCTGCATAAACACCTATAAGTGCTTTAATAAACAAATAAAGCCATATCATATCAACCATAAATTTACATATATGATCTTCTCGTATATAATCCTCAGGATCTTTCAATATTTCAGCAGCACAATCTTTAGTTGCTTTATCCCAAAATATTATTACTAAATTTTTTATAATCAAAAATACAATTCTTATTGTTAAGAATATTAAAACAATTTTTAATACAAGTAAATTCATTTTTATATAATATTAAGTCTATTTTTAAATTCTTCTGGATATTGATCTTTTGTAGATAAATATAAATTCCAAAAACATGCATCAAGAATATAAGACACACACCAATCTCCATTATAACGAACACCACGGCCTATTCCTTGTATAATCTGATTTGATGTAGATGATTCATACCATAATGGAAATAATTTTATCTTTTCTTTAACAATTTTATTCGCCAAACTTGGATATGGAACTTTCAATATTATTATAAATCTACAATCATCGCCTGGTAAGTCTACACCTTCATTTAATGTAGGACCAACTAATATTGTATCTGATGACATTTGATGAATCTGAATTACTGTGTTCTTTTCATGTGAACCATTATATACTAACATTCTTTGTTTTATATTATAAGGGGCATCATCATATAATTGTTTAGCAAATGCATATGATCCTGTTTGTATTAAACCTTTCTGTCCACTGAACTTAGTATCACAAATAGAATATATAACAGTTTTTAAATGTCTAAATGATATATCTTTTTCTTTAAAAGACATTTTAAACTTATTAAGAAAATGAATTGGTGATTTTGAAAAATCAAAAGTTGATGGAATAGTTTCCATTTTTGATTCATTTAATTTTTCATCTTTTTCTAAATCCAAATCAAATCTAAATCCCATATTTTCATCATACGCAGCTTTACCACCAACAGTTGCTGATAAGAATACTTTATAAGGAGCTGTACTTAAAAGATAATTATATACTAAATAATCTTCTTTAGTACACTTAAATGCTACTGAAATATGTTTATCTTCATTTGATACTGTTACTTCTTTTAATAAATATTCTACTCCAGTATTGCGAATAGCATCATTAAAATCATGCCAATGACACATATAATTTTCATACCAAGAAGCTGTTTTAAATAATGTAATATCATCTTTTGATATATAACTATTTGATGTTTTCTTGACAGATATTTGATTTTTTATTTCTGTACATGTATCTGAAAATGCATCAAGTATTTTTTCATACTTGTTCATTAATTCATAATCTTCATCTTTACGACTTTCAGTATTAATCCATAATTTCCAAAATGAATCCAATTCATTTCTTAATTCATGAACAGATTTAAATCTTGATAATTTTCTTTTTACATCTGTTGGTGTTTCTGCTTCTTTAAATAAATCACCTTCCAAACCAATATTCCCATTAAATAGTAATTCCAATTTATCAAAATCTGTTTCTTTAATTGTAGGCGAATATTGTTGTTGGACTATGCCAGGTACATTATGACACTCATCACAAAACAGTACATCATGTGGTTTAAATATAGGAATACCATGTGTATCTTGATTAAAGTCAGGATTATTCATTACAAATAAGAATAATTGATAAGTCATAATACAAACTTTAGCTTTAATTGCTTTTTTACGAGCTTTTACATATTCGCAAGTATACGCACAGTCATATCCATATTTTTGAATTGTCGCAGGATTAAACATAGCAGCCCACGAAAGACCTGCCATTTTACAATCTGCATTTTTCATATCTTCTTTATTGAGTTGACAAACATAATTTCCCGTCTGTCCTTTTAAAGAAGCAATACCTGTATATTTATATTTCTTTAAAAAGTTTTCATATTGTTCCCAAAGAAACAAATCAGATACAAGTATATATGACGTTAAATCAAAATAATCAGCTAAAACACCAGCAGATATAATACTTATTAATGATTTACCTGAACCTGTAGGTGCTTCAATAATATAATTACGATGCTGATGATTAATTATATTTTCAATTATATTAATTATAGTTTCAAGTTGATATGTCCTAAATTCAAATTCTTCTCCAATTTTTTCATTTACCCATTCTTTAACATACTGTTCAATCGTATCTCTATTAATTGTCATAATAAGTCATATATATTAAATTATATATAGAACAAAATAGGGAAGTATTAAATACCTCCCTAATGATTATATAGATAATGTAATGTTAAATTTTAATTTTATGTATATATTTTGGTGAATCATTTATATCACGTTCTTCAATAAATATTTTACCAATTATACCACCCCTATTAATGATTTTAATTAATTCTTCTTTAAATTGTTCTTCATCATCAAATTCTTGTATAAAATCATAGCATCCTATTTTCCATGGAGTTTCCATGCATCCCCAAAAACTTCCATCTATAAAACTTTCTTTAGGATATCCTAAACGATTTGGCTCATGCCACCATTCTTCAATACAATATACTTTTTTACTCATAATATCTCCAAATTAAATTTTCATTCATTATCATCCATTCTAAATGTTTTATAAATTCTTCTTCACTATCATAAGGATCCATTTGATCATATCCATCACAAACTATACAATACCAACAATGTTCATTTGTTTCACCATCTATATAATCGAAACCAAGTTTAATATTAGTGCCTTTAATAAACCATTCATGATAATCTTGTGCATCGCATTTATCATAATAATCAGGCCATTTAGAATGACGTCTATCTAGTAAATCCATTATAGATTTTTCAATTGGTTTTGTAAATTTATTTTCTTCTTCAAATATACCACTATTTTTTATGATATACTCTACATCATTAAGCATTACATAAGGTTTATTGTTTATTGTACCAGCAATTAATCGTTTTAATATACCTAAGTTATAATCAATATTATTCATATCTTAATAATTCTTCTCTTACATTTGTTAAAATTTGACCTAAATAATTTTTACCTTTCCAATTTGATTTGTCATCAATCAAAGGATTGTTTTCATCAAGACCAACTCCCCAAATTTTATCAATAGGACTAGCTTCTACAAATATCTTACCGTCAAATTGTGGATCTAATAATTTAGCTTTAAGTTTTTCATCTTGATAATATTTTTGATAATTTAATTCATAAAATAATTTATATCTAACTGTTGACCAAACTTCATCATTATACCACATTACTTTACGACCTAATTGTCTACATTTATCTGGATTTTCTCCACAATTATATATTTCTTCAGCAGTTTTAAAATCTTTGAAACATAATGCTTTAAAATACATAAATGCTTGTTCAGTTGTTCTAAATGTAAATATAGGACATTCTTTAGATGGTAAATAAAAATTAGTCTTTTGATAATTACTTAACCAGTCTTTATAAAAAAAGACATATTTATCTGTTATTCTCATAATGAATTCATTTTATAATTTAAATAAGTTGCTTCATATTCCAAGTTCCAACTGTTTTGGTTGTTCTTTTGTATCGTATTCTGGAAGTTCTCCTTTGTCTCGTAAATGAGTAAGTCTAGAGCAGAACTCCTGTCTTGTAAGTACTGTTTCGGAACTCTTGTTTTTTCCAATAGAATGTTCCAAAGTCGCTCCATTTGTAGCTTGCAGAGCTTTGTAGAATCCGCTATTTTTAAAAAGTCTATTATAGGCTCTGTTAAGAAGGTTTTGATATTCATCGGAGTCTCTTTTATATACTAGTCCATTCCAATATAATTCTTGTTTTTGCTGCCAATTCTTTTTATGACCCTTTTTCTTTGCTGCTTTACCAACTAATGTGCAAACATATCTTTGCATATCAATAGATTCAAATTTAAGGCTTTGTAAAAATCCTTCCATTGATGCACATTCTACACCATCAATAATAAATGGGTGTGGAGCAAAATTTGATAAAGCTGCATTTGGGTAACCGTTTCCACTTCCTATGTCCATATATTTAATTCTTTAAAAATTATCATTATATTTATATGTTAAATAGTTACATTCTTTTAATAATTCATTTTTATACTTTATAAGATCTTTATTAATTTTAAAAAAGAAATCTATTTTTCTAGAAAATATTGCTTCTATTTGTTCACCTTTATTAAATAGTTTATCTTTATATTCTTCAAATGATTTCAATACATAATGATTGATTCTATATTCAGAAAAAACAAAATTATAGATTAACCCAACATTATGAGGAATATCATAAAAATTATCAAAACAGCTATTCATTTTATAAAGATAGATTAAATTCTTACAATTTAAATTATAGTCTTCTATCATTAATCCATGATCTTTTTGATAAATACATCTATTTATATATTCAGTTTCATCTTCTATAAATGGTATTGTGTATGTATTCAATATAGAATATTTTTCATTTGGATGTGGATCTTTAATATGACCATTTGATGTCATTATCTGCCATCTATATTTTACATATTTAATATCTGGATATAATTCTTTAGAAGCATATTCTTCTATTTCTTTGTAAAAGTTTTCTTTTGTATCATAAATAATAAATTCATCAGGATCAATAAAAAGACAACAATCAAATTGATCTTTATAAAGTCTATAGAATATTTCCCATGCAATTATTTGACGTAAATATCCTTTTTTTAATTGCTGACGTTCTTCTTCATTAACTATATCAAGTAATTTATGAATAATAACTTTATCTCCAAATTTTTCTAATACTTCTTTATGGGATGAACTATTCCAATCTTCAAAAAGAATGAATTTATTAATACCTAAGTTTAAGTAATAATTAATCCATTCTTCTATATATCTCTGTTCATCTTTAATTAACTGGCATATGCATATATTAATCATATATAAATATAATATATAATTTATCTAAATCATCCAATTGAATAATTACATCTTTACATTTTTATAATCATTTAAATCTCGTAACCAATGGTCAAATGTATGCGATACATAAGGATCATCATCGTCATAAACTAAATGATTAGTAAATATTCCAGTATCTTCTTTAGATTTTTCTTCTTTATAATGATCTGATACAATTCCCATATTATCCACCAATTATTTTTTCAATATCATTTTCTGATGGCTTAGCGTGTTTAAAAGGTTTTTTTCCAATACCTAAATAAGGATAATCAGTCCAATCCTCTTCACCATCTTTTATAATTAAATCTTCATTATTCATTTATTGTATATGGAAAATATATTTGTTGATCCATAGTTTTTGTTGGTTCACTAAATTGTGGTACTTGTGTTATTGATTCACTCCAAATAGGAGCACCATTATTTGAATATGATGTATTTTCCATATTAATTTTTATAAAGATTGATTAATTCTATCAATTGCTGCGGCAATTAATGCACCAGCTCGTGTTAAATCTCGGATTGCATCTTTTGGTTTAAAGAATTCTTCTGTCCAAGGCCATATTCCAACTCGAGTCATAAAATTTTTATCAATCATTAGATATGCTTTAGCAGCTTGTACAAATTCCATTATATCATGTTGATTATCGTGCTCTTGTGACCACCCTTCAACTTCTATTTGACGTTTACGTTCGTCACTAATTAATTCTGCTCCCGTTTTCATATTATTCAGTAAATTTTTTTAAATCTCTGTTTGCTATCTTTTTAGCATCTTTACAATATTTTATAACTGATTTTGTAATATTTTCATCCAATACAAATAAATTAATATTCTTTAATATAAAATCAGCAATTTCAATTGTTTCTTCACATGTATGTTTATCTATTAAACAATCTGAACTTATTAGTGAAACAAAAAACATACTACGTGTCGTTTCATTATCGAAAATTGAATTATAACTTAATATTCTATTAACAAAATTTATTAAATTTGGATTAGTTTCTAATTTTTTAAATGCCTTCCTGTCCATATTTATAGTTTTCATATTTCTCAATTGTAGAATTTAATGTATTGTGAAGAAATTTTAATGAATCTTCAATATTATGTAATTCTATTTCTCTTTTTCTTATAGTTTCTTGTAAATCATTAATTACTTCATTATAACTTTCTTCATATGTATCGTATACATATTGATTAACAAAAAATTCAATATCTAAATTTTTATATGAACCTGTTAAACACTTACAAGTGAATCTTGGCATTCTAAAATTTAAATTGTTAGCATTTCCAATAATTTCATATTGTGCTACTTCATATCCTGAGCTACTCCAAAATTTATCGCCAGGTTTTAACTTGTTAAGCCAATGTTTCATAATTACCAAGGATATTTATTTCGTTTTCTTTCTGCTCTATGATTCCAAAGATATTTTTCAGCAACTTCATGCCAAAGTTTTTTTGCTTCAATAATTGCTTCTTCTCTGGTGGCATATTCATGATAAGCTAATCCAGTATTGTGGCTTGTACATATATGCCAAGGTTTTTCTTCACATCCACTACAATCACTCCAGTTTCTTATTTCATATTTATTCCACGATTCTTTACGAATTTGCTTTAATAGTCTTGTTTTCATAGTTAATCATCGTCATCGTCATCATATTCATCTTCAACTCTTTCCATAATGGATTCAATGCAAAGATCACCGAATACTGAAGATTCAAACATTGCTTTAAATGAAATATATTCAATTTCAGTTATTTCTCTTGCACAATTAATTGTTTCTTTAATATCGGCATATGATAATTCAATATCTTCATTAGTGCCGATACCATATTCAATACCGTCTTCAAGGTCTTTTTTATGTTTCTTTAACCACTTTATAAAATCATTAAGTTCTGATTCCGTTAATACCTCAGCAGAATAGATATCCATTTCATCTGCCCAATTTGTTGTCCAATCAATAAAATAACACTTCATATTACCAATTATTTTTCTTTTTAATTAATTTCCAAACTCTATCGTATCCTTCACGTTCTTTCATTTTCTTAAAACTTTCAGTAAAATCTGCCATCCAATCAGAAGTTGTATGCATAGGTTCCCAATGAACAGGATATTTATTAATAGACATAATTATTTCTTATTATGTTTTTGATTTTCAACGTGCCAATAACAATTAGGATTTTCTAAAATATATTGTTTGTTTTTATCTGATAATGACGCAAACCATTTTTGTTTCAAATGAGCACATTTATGAATATTACCGTCACATAAATATGACCATGGTCTTCCACATTCTTTGAACTTTGTGTCATCATCATACCAACATAATCCTGTTTTTAAATAATCAGGTTGTTCCTTTGTTCTTTCTTTTCTTTGTTTCTTTTTGTCTGGAAATAAGTTTCCCATATAATTCTTTAAATCTTTTTTCTTCAGCTTCTGCACATTTATCACAATATGTAAATATCCAACTATGAATTTCTCTCGTATGAACATTTTCAGTAGAACCACAATGTTCACAAATATATTGAGATTCTTTTTCTATTGCTCTTATTTCTTTACATAGTTCATCTGATGGATAATAATTTAAATATAGACAAAGTAATCCATATTTTTCTTTTATTTGAGAAAATTCTACTGGACCAAAATCAGGATCACATTTATTTATACCATTATATCTTGCAACAGCTGCTATAGCTTTCTTAACTAATGGGTACCAGCCTTTATCACATTCAACACCATAAAGTTGATAACATGTTTTCAGATCACATCCATGGATTTTCTCTTTTGCGTTCTCTGTTATTAAGTTTGTTTCTAACTCCTGGTTCTCCATATTCTTTACATTTTTCTTTCACATAAATATATACATCCATTAAATCGTTTTTCTTTTCAATTTCTTGTAATAATTCAAGATATATATCACGTTTTACTTTTTGTATACGTTGTTCAATTTTTAATTGTTCATCTTCTGGTAATGCACGTTTTGACCCAAATTTTTTATCATTTGGCTTTGTACCAAATGCATTATTTAAATCTTTAGATGACATTACAACAACATCAGAATCTTTTTGTTGTTTAACAACTATATCAGGTTGTTTAACACCAAAATTTTTTTCATCATTTACACCTTGACGATAAATAATGTCAATTACTTCAGATGTTTGCTTAAATGAATACTTAATATCTGCCTGAAGATTTTGTATTCTTTCTACAATTTGTTCTTCTTTCATTTTACTATTTCTGTTTTAATAATTTGAATCGGTGCAGTTGTTGATAAAATTTCTTCAGTATTATCTTTTTCTAATAAAAAGTTAGTACCCTGAAATGAACATGTATAAATTTCTTTATCACTATATATTGTATATGTTGGATTCCAATTACTATTATAATGAATTATATATTCTGTTTTATATTTACCAATTAACGTTGAATCTTCTCCTAAAATTTTTGAAAAGTTAACTGAATTATGATTACAACTAACAAATAGAAATATTAAAAATGTAATTATAAAAAAATTATGTTTCATATTTTATTCCATACGAATTTTTATTTAATTTATCTTTTAATTTTTCCAATCCTTTCATTAATCCTTCTTTATCATAATATCCGCAACCAACTAAGTCACAAATAAATTGATGTAATTCATCTCCATTAGCATCACATAAATTATCTAAATAATCTTTATCTCTTTGTTTCATTTCATCAATCCATTCATCAATACATTCTCTATAATAAATATTGCGAACTTCATCATCATGATTATTAAGTGACCAAGAATGTTCTAGTGAATCTAATCTTTCATCTTCACTTATATTATCTAAAATTTCATTTGTTGGTAATTCTCCAATTATTTCATCTAAAGAATATTCTTCTTGAATCATCTTCATTAAATCATAAATATTGCTTCTTTTTATAATTTCTTGGAGTTCATCATTATCGTATTCTTTATTAGGATCTTTATATATATCTGAAGCATGAATAATATCCGATGATGTTATAAAACCATGTTCAAGTCCAAAATTGAGAATTTCTTCAAAATCTCGAGATAATTTCCAAACTTTCTTTAAAGCATCATCCCAATCTTTTTGTGACCAATTACTATTTATTTTCATAATTTATCTAATTTCTTTATCATAACAAGTTGTTCCATATCTTCTATCTTGACATATATGATAAATTTTACAACGAGAATCACATCTCAAATAATCTCGTGATTCATAATCACTTGAACATAACATTTTACAATTAGAAATTTCAATAACTTCTGTTTGTGGTTTAATATACGGTTTCATTTTTCTTCTAATGATTTAATATAAATATATTTTGCTATTTTATTTGTATCTTCTGATTTAGCAAACATATTAAAAAGGTCATTCTCATCAACTTCTACTTCTCTTTCATTAGGCCAATTTTTTATAACTGTATGTTCATCATCAAAACAATATGATAATTTAGCAGCTTCAATATCTTCTAATTTATCTCCTAAATCTTTTATTGGGTCTAATTCAGCAAATACAAAAGTAGAAGTCATAAAACAATTAATAGGACAAAATTCTTCTTTAAATTCAGGAACATCAGATAAAATATAAAATAAGCATCCACTTCTTATATATGTAATCTTAATTTTATTCCAATATTTATTAGTTAATTTATATGCTTGAGTATTTTTAGCAAAATAATACCAATATTCTCTTCCTACTTCAATATGTGATTGATAGTTATCTTTACCATATAAATCAATTAACTTGGTAGATAATTTACCTTTTTTAATATTCATATCAATATACTTCTATTCTTTCTTTACAAACAGGACAAGTAATAACTTTTGCGGTATATGTTTCATCATCATAAGTATTTATACTATAATACATTTGAACATTTTCAATATCATTATCATTATATTGTAAAAAAGATTTACATTTATCACATTTAACTATGTTTCCTTTTAATATTTTCATAGTCCCATTTGTTTTTGATATTCTTTATCTCTTGCATCTATAACAGATAATGGAGATACACCTGCATCTAGTAATTCAATTTTTTCAAATCCATTTTCTGGAGTAATCAATGATTCTTTTTCAGGTACACAACCTTCATAACGTTCTCCATAATTACCTGTCATTTTCTTTGTTGCTGGATCTAAATCTCCCCAATCGGCTGCATGAGTATTACCAATTGGTTCTACATAATATTTCTTTCCAGTAATTTTTGATTTTACAATAAATCTTCCTGTCTTATCAGTATCTGTTAAAAATCTTTTATCATCCATAAATTAAGCTCCTAATCTTTTTAATATATTACCAATACTGTGAATAAAAATATCAGCGTGATTTTCATCCCAATTTTTCATTAAATCTTTATATCCAGCAGAAATTTTTGCTTCCATTAATATTAATGTAGTAAATTCGTGTTGTTCTGCTGTTTTTGTATAATTTATGAATCTATTATAAAGATCTTTTACTTGTTCTTTTTTATTCATATTAAAACAATTTTAAATTTCCAGTAAATTTATCAAGATATTCTGACCACCATGGCCCTATACCTAAACAAGTAACTGTTGGTACTCCATGAAATTCTGTATTACCAGCATCTGTAATTAAAGCACAAGGTATACCCGCTGTTTCAATTTTTTTATGTAAATCTAATAATTCTTTTTCATCTTCAACATAAAGACAAATTTTTGTAAATGTTCCATTTAACCATTTATCTAATAAAGAATCTTTAGGAAACGTAAAATTAATTCTATAATGATCAATATTTTTATCAAAATATCTTTGAGATAATTTCAATAAAGCACCCAAACTTGCATGAGCAACTTGGGCGGCTATTTTACCTTTTCGTAATGACTTTAATAAGTCGTGTCGAAATACTATAACTTGTTTTACTTCACTCATATCATATAAGGATTTTGTTTACCATGACGCATATATCTTTCAGAAGTAAATTCCAAAACAGGATATGAATTATTATTTTCATCTTTATCCCATTTCCAATGACGTGAAATTATTCTAAATCTTGTGCCTGTATCATCTTCAACAATGTCTCCAACATTTATACAAGACCAGATATTAATTAACTTCATATTATCAAACGTAGATAAATCTTTATACCAATCTTCTTGATTAACTGATTCATCCGGTTCAAAAACATGCATTCTTAATCTAAGTGATGAATTTCTTACTTGAAAATTCTTATTTTGATTATCTTTATAATTGGCCATAATATTTTTATTTAATAGTATTGTGTAAATTCATTTTCAACAAATTGCTCAGCACCAGAATCATCATGTGAATTATCATAATCTAATTCTTTTAGTAAATCCCATTCATATAATGCATCCCATGGATCCATAAATTGTTCATGAATACATTGCGCAACTTCATATTCTAATCCGTATTCGCGCGCTCTTTGTAAAGCTTCGCCTTCAGTTATTATTCTTCCCATATATTATTTAACTATATAATCTCCATCATTATCAAATGCTTCTTCTTGTGCAGCTATAAATTTTGATTCTTTACATGGTTTGTAAATATAAAAATCTCCCCCACAAGAATGATCAACATAAATATTTCCATCTTTACCAAGTTGATACATATGTTCACCACATAAATTTATATCTGCATTAGGAGATATCTCCGCATACTTTTTATACTTACTGAAGTATTCTTTCATACTTTTTGCATGATTACCCTTTGCATTCTCTTGCAAATAATTATAATCTTTACCATGCCATGAACCATCTCTGTATTGTTCATATTCTTCATAAACGAACTCAACTTTATCAAAATCTTTAAGTTCGTTTCCTTTCATAATATGTAATACTTTTATAACTGTTTTTGTATGTTCACAGAAGAAACACTTACCTTCGATTTTATCATAATCTTCATCAGGTGCTTTTAAGAAATTATCAATTCTATCATATACATATGAATCAATACATTCATCTTTATTACCTTTAATTACATAATCTACATCATTAGGTAAATTTTCTAATATATATTGTAAATCAGATAAGTCTTTAATATCGACATCATCAATATTCTTATCTGAAAATTTTTGCATTAATTGATATAATTCCATCTAATTAAAACATTTATTTTCTTCAATTATGATAATCTGCTTTCCTCAAAGTTTATTAAAGCACATAAAACAGTATCTAAATCATTAAGACTTAATATATCACCAACTGTTTCATATTGATTTTTTTCAAATCTTAATGAAAAATATCCATAATAATCTGGACATGGATCTGTTCGTTCAGGAGAATATCCTGTGTGCTCATCAATATAGTCAATATATAATTGTCTATGAAGTTCACCATGATTAGCTAATTCAGTATTTAATTCTAATAAATTAATTAATAGACTTTCTAATACACTTTTACCGGTGTCTATATTTAAATAGTTAGCTATATATTTAATGTCTTTTATATTTTCTTTAGTTACTTTCATAATATAATATAGTTAAATATTATTTATTTTTTAATTGATCAAGTATTAATTGTTTTTTATCATTAAGTTCATCTATTTGCTTATTAATTTCTGCAAGTTTAGATTCTAAAAGTCTTTTATCATTATCTTTAATATATTGTTTAATGTGATTATTTGCTTCTTCTTTGGTAGTAAACAATTGAAAATTATCAAATTTTGCTAACCAAGAATTACTTAATGAATATGAATAATTATTATATCCTAAATCATGAGAGCAAATTCCATAATTAATGCCTGTAGTCAATAATGATTCAAGTTGACATACACAGTCATATTTATAGCTTCTATCCCAAAGCCAACCATCTAATATATTTAATTCTTGACCAACTAAATCATAATATTCTTTTTGTTTATTATAATCAGACTTCCCCGTCCAATAATGACCATTAACAACATAACAAGGAAGTGGTTTACGATTACGAATTTGATTTTTATATTCATCAAAAAACACATTAGTAACCCATAATACATAATGTGATTTATCATTATAATTACGGTTACCAATGTTTTCTATTTGTCGTAATGATTTTGGACCATTATTCAATGATGACGTAGCGAAACCTACTATCTTATCTAAGTCTATTAATTGACTTACATGTTCAATTTTCATATTATTTATTTAATAAAATTTCCGCAAAAATCTACATTAGTACAATCAGGACAATCTGAATCATCTTCATTACAATAACAATCTTGATTTGAACACCAATTGTCAAAATCTCTTAAAGCACATTTCTTACTCATATTATTTCAAATTTTTAATACAATACTCATAAAGTTTTTCATCAACATCGCATTGTTGAGAAACATAATGATGTACATGTCTTCCTACATATTTGTCGTTTGTAATATAAATATCATTATCTCTAAACATAATTCCTGGTATGCGAGCAAATACATTTAACGTATGCCAATAGTTGGGACCATTTGGATCAAATTCGTGTGGAAAATCGATTTTATAATTATGACATGGCTTATAATCACCAACATTATATTCAACAGTTACCTTATCAATAGGAAATTCTCTAATACGTTTCTTATATTCTTCAATATACTCTTCTGGTGTAAGTTTGAAATATATTGTATCGAATATATCCATACTACCATGCCACTTATCCATATAATATTTCATCATTGCAGGATATTTTCCTGCTAATGTGGTTGGGTCTTTATAAGTTTCATATTTCTTTCCTTTTTTAATAGATCGTTTTGAACTTCCATAGTTATAATTATAAATGGTAATATCTTTCTCATCTATATTATAATTTGGAAATACATCTTTTATAATAAAAAATGGAGCCAACCAATTAGTATAAAATTCACGATCTTCAAATGTATCATATCCATGTACTTCCCCATCCCATCGATGATTCATAATACCATCTTTATTGTTATACAAATCATCAAGTTTTTCCCAAGGATAACCTAATTTCTCTGCCATGTAATATACCTTAGCCTGTCCCATTGTTAAACGATTATATTTTGGGTCAGTCATTTTCCATTCATAAAAAGAAGTCTTAACATTGTTGACAGTAGCTTTTTCTAAGAATGCATCAATTATTCTTTTTATAACATTTTTGTCAAATACTCTATTTCTTTCACAAGGAATCTTATGTAATTTAGTTGTTGTTATAACTTCTTGTAATTCCCATTCTGAACCACTATATGGCATTTTATTTTTGGCCCATTTATTAAAATCTTCTATTGATACAAAATGTTTACGAGCATTTCCATTTAATACTATAAATTCTACTTGTTTCTCCATATTTTATTTACTTAACTTAGTTTTCATTTGATATTGGTAAATGATATGTTCTTGAATATTTTATAATTCTTTAATTTCTATATCAACGACACTAAACTTAAGATCTGGACAATCTTTATAATATTGTTGAAGTATATATTTTTTATTTTCAGCACTACTTTTTTGTTGAAATAATTTGGCATATGATATTATAGATGTCATTTCTGTATCACCATTTCTACCTTTAAAATAATCTGGAAATAAATCTGGTCTAGATATTCTTTCAACTTTAATACCATATACTATCATACTTATAATAATTTAAATTCATATTTTACCCAATAATCAGGATCATCATATTCATCGCTTGAATTACATTCTGCCTGAAATTTAAGTTCATCAAGAACATAATTTAATTTTTTATTATATTCTTGTAATTCTTTGAAGTTTTTAATGTTTTCTCGATATATCTTAAAAGTTATATAATGAGTTACATCTTCAACTACAACATATTTAGGAAGCTGTAAATTATATTTTAAAAATGCATATCTGATTGATGCATCAACTTGAACATACCACCATGTATCTTTACCTAATGGTATTTCTTTTAATTCAAACTGTAATGAATTTTTATTAAAAACTTGTTTGAAATATTTTGTTTGTTTACTTAAATTAGTTTTCATAAATTATATCATCTATAATCTTTGTAAATTTAGAATTAAATTTCATTATATGAGTTTGTACATACCATTCATTATAGTCTTTATTTTTAAGATATTCTTTATTCTTAAAAAGTTCACTTAATTTAATTTTTACTGGATATAACCATTTTGACCAATCAGCACTATACATAGTATATTCTTCATTATACTCAGGATGTTTATCCCAAGTAAAGAATATTACATCTTGACGAATATATGTAATTGTAATTGGTTGAATTGGATCATTTTTAAACTTCTTTTTAGTTTCAGGAGCCATATTAAAAAGAGACTTCAAATAAAAAATAGCATGATCTCCAACCTTCAAAATATCTTGATTAAATTTATCTTTAAAAATCTTTTGAATTTCAGCAAGATTACTATCATGTGAAACATCAAAATATTCTTGTAGTTCTTTAACCTTTTTATCTAATTCTTCCTTAGATTTAATTTTATTCATAAATGTATATCTAAATAATTTAAAAAATCATCAATCCAAAATTCTTTATCATCTTCTGGAAGATTTGATGTCAACCAGTAAGCAGCAAGTTTAATACATTTTTCTTTCTCTGCATGTGTCATATTATTCAGTTTCTAAATAATTATCGCCACTTAAATTATATTTTAAAAAATCACCAACATTTATGTGATCCATATCCCAAATCCAATTTTCAATATCTACTTCATAATGATGTTCAATTACATTTGAATATGGACCCCAAAGATAATAATTACCATATTGATCATAAAGTTTCTTAAGAGGATTATTTAGCATCCAATTAAGAGCATCTTTTGCATTTGTATATTTCATATATATTTAATTAACTGGTAATAAATAAGGATCTCCATAAAATCCAGAATTATTATGGTCATAAACATGTATATATTTTTGACCATTTATAATGATAGTATCTTGATAATGACATGCAGTATGTTCTTCATTGAGCCAAACTCGTTTTTCATTTAATTCATTCTGATGCATTTTAAGTGGAACAATCATCATTGCGGCAAATAGTAATCCAATAAATATTGCGCCCAAAATTCCAAATACTGCATCTTTAGAAGGGAATTTAATTTTGAAACTCTTTTTAGGCTTAGACTGGTCAGTATAATATTTACCACTACTAAGCCAATAAACAATACCTATAAAACATAAAATTAAAAAAGATATCCAAATATACTTCATATTCATTATTTATTAAATAATTCAGAATCATCATACATAATGTTTGATCTTATATAACCTGGACTATCAAATTTATGTAATAATTCAGCTTTTTTCCAATTCTTTGTCCAATGTTCATCCGTCTGAACATGATTAGGACGTACCCATTTACATACATAATGGGGAAAGTCATCTCCTCGAAATGCTTTAGTAACTCTTACAACTACACCTTCTCTTTGACGCCCAAATAAAGAAGGTTCATTAACATATTTATCAACAAGTTCTTTTAATTGTTCTTCAGATGTAATTTTACCTCTCCATAATTCAGGAACAGTTGGAACATTCAATATATCGGCAGACATCTTAACATCATCCCAACTACACCAATAATCACAATCTTCCCAATAACAAGCAAACATAAACCAATAACATGGAAGCTCATCATAGTGAATTGAATGTTCTCCATAAAGATTTTCACCGAACATTGACTCATAAGGTCCTATTTTAGATTGCACTTTCCAATATAATCCATCTGAAGGATCCCATAAATTTTTTGACCAAGGAGAACGTGTTGGAGCGCCATGAGAACGAGCATAAACATCTTGACGAGTAAAACATGTATTTTCCCCATCAAGCTTCTCAGTTATGACAATTTCCTGTCCTTTATAATAATCAAACCACTTCAAAAATCCTGTCTTTCTACCAAGTTTCTTATCATCCTTAGTAGCACCAGGTGAATATGGTAAATGATATGTTCTTGGATATTTCATGTTTATTTATAATTTATATATAAAATAGATATTAAATTATAAAATTCAAATATTATATTAATTTCTTAAATTTTTAATTTCTTTTATAGCTTCACAAATACAGCTTAAAGGATTTGAATCATCGGCAGGAAGATTATGAACATACATTTTACATTTTTTACTTTGAATAATGTTTAGTGCTTCATCAATAGCCATATTAAGTCCTAATTCAAAAAAACTTTTAGCTATTTCATATTCTGTTGTATTTTCAGTAATCTGCCAATTCCAAACTTTCTTTTCAAATAATATTTCTTGTTCTTTTGTCATAATGAAAATATTACATTTTCTATTTCTTCTTCAGAAACTGGTTCATCTCTAAATTGATTTATATCTCTAAATATTTCATCAAATGTACATGGACAATTTCGCCACATATATCTAATTCTATTTTTTTCTTCTGTAGTCAAAATTTTTTTAATTATCATTAATTCTTTAAATGTTTTTGATATTCTTCAATAATATAATTTGACATATCATCAGGATGTGTAAAATTTTTATCAATCAACCAAGCTTTTAATTCTGATTGTTCCCATAAGCCAAAGTTATTTCTAATCCATCTTCCTAAGTTATTATGAAAACTTATAGCTGGATATTGTTTAAGCTCTTCTTTATCGGCATCAGTAAGTTCTTTATCAAAAAACTCAAAAACCTCTTTTATGTTCTTTGGTATTTTAATTTTATTTTCCATTATTCTCCCCACTTATTAATCTTATCACTCATTAATAATTCATAATATTCTCCAAAAGACAGGTCTTTAATTTTATCTGGTTTTTTAATTGCAGATGGAGATATATTCATATATTCAATACATTGTCTTGGTGTTATAATTCCATTTTCTGCATCTAAATGATGTTTTTCACATAATGCAGCACCATTAGAAAGAATATAGCCACCGTCATCCCACAAATGTCTATCTAAAATATGGTGGGCATCTACAGCATCACAATTACAACCAGGAACACAACATTTACCTTTTGTTTTTGTAAATACTGCATTCTTGAATTCTTTTCTATAATTGACTTGTATTCTTTCTTTTAATATATCTTTATTCATAATTATTCCAAATAAAAATTATCCGGTGTATTAGGGTGTAAAAGTTTATGAGAATTTCTAGCCATCCAATAATGATAATCATCTACAATCAATCTTATTTCTTTTTCATGAGCCCATTGTAAATGATTACGAATTATAAAACGACGTGCTTGTTTTATTTTACGAGACTTACAGTGTCTATAATTTTGTTTAAATGGTTTTTCAAAAAGTGTATCGAAACATTTTTGTGAAGCTTCAATAATACATAAATCTATTATCTTTTTTAATTTCATTAGTCAAATATATCATCAATTAAATTTTTTAACCAATTCTTTTTAACAGTTGTTCGTTGAGTTACAGAATTAAACCAGCCATTATTAATTACTGTGTGAGCAGCTCCCTTAATATTACCGCAATCAGTACGAACATTACCGTTAATATGATTAGCAGAAATATTACCGCAATTAGCATCTACATTTCCTTTTACATCACCTTTAATATTGATATTACCCGCATCAGCATAAACATCCTCTTCTACATTTCCATTTACTGTAATATTACCATCGTCAGCAATTATTTTATTACAATTGCCTTCAACTTTAATTTCAATATTTTTTTCTTTCCAATTATTAAAATCTTCGGCAAGTTCACCATTAAAATAAACTTTATTATTAGATACTGAAATACTGACTCCATCAGGAGCAGTATATGTCTTACCATTAATTGATACTTTATTCATATATTTATTTATGTAATTGTTTAATTATATAATCTTTTACAAATTTATAAAATACTTCTCTATCTGTATTTTTTATATAATCATATTCAATTGGACCTCTCCAAGGTTCAATATTATTTTTTTGATTAGCAACAACTAAAAAATATTCATCAGCATTAATAAGTGCTTTAACTTCTTTCCATCGTTTAAATAATTTCCTTATCATAAATTACTGCTCTTTGATATGCCCAATATTTAATTCCATAATGTTTAACGACGCTTTCAAAACTTCTATATCTTAACCAATGACACCTTTCTTTCCATATTTCTTTATATGGATCATAACTAAATATGCATAACTTATTATTTCTAGTTACACATAAAATTGGTTCATATTTTTCTTTAGGTACAATATCAGGTGTATTCCAATGAAATGTTATTGCATTCATATTATCTTAATTACATATATAATATAGACAATAATATTATTTTTTCAAATTATATTTAATTTTCTGCATCAATTACTTTAAATCCAAAATATACACATAAGATTAATAAAATTATATTAATCAATAAATATAATTCATCTACCATAGTCCACTTTCTTTCTTAACATCTTCAACCATTTGTATGAATGTTGCTGTTTCTAAGAATCCACCAATGGTTCCACCACAATTAAGCGTATCATACATTTCACCAAATTCTTTTCCAGCATCTTCTCCATACTCTTTTGAGTATTTGTCTATGCATGCTTGACGTAAATTAAAATGTTTACGTTTCCACCATTTTAAAAGTTTATTCATTATTCTTATATTTATTTATTATATTATTACACCATTCTTTAACTTGTTCTTCCGTAATCTGTTCTTTTGAATAAGCAATAGTAGTTGAGTCATCTGTAACTTTAGTTTGCCAACTATTATCTTTCCATTCATTAAGCATTGTGTAGATACCACCAAGCCCACAACGAATAGTCATATAGAAACCTTCTTTATTAGGATTATAAGTAGCTGGCTTCCAATCATTATCAAATTTTAATATATTTTTTTCTATTATATTCATAACTTAATTAATGTTTTCATAAAAGTAAAAATATTTAGATGCGCATGGCGTATAAAAAGAATTCATATATCTTTTATAAAGTAATTTTAAATTTTCTGCATACTCTTTTTTATCAGGATATTTTTCTTTTATTAATTGTTTTATTAATTCAAAATCTATACTATCCATATTATTTGTATTTTTATCTTCCTCACTTCACTCTACAGACTTATGCTAAATCTTCTTTAACTTTTTCTTCTCAGCATTCCATTCATAACCGGCTTCTTTCATTTTTTTGAACAAGATATTACGTTGTTCTTTTGTTGCTGGATGAACGGGACCATCTTTGAATATAAAATTAGATGCTTTAATAAATTTACCCGTATACCAATTAAGTCCCCCATAAGGACATTGTTTACCATATATGAATGAATTTCTTGAAAAAAGTACATCACCATCCTTTGCATCTAGGATAGTCCATTGATGGTATAAATCTTCGCTACTTATAGGCCAGTCTGCACACTCTCCTGTTTCACAAGAAACATAATATCTTCCATCTTCTATCTTGTCTATATGCCAACAAACTCCATTCGGAGATACTACCCAATCACCTACCTTAAACTTTGACTCAACCTTATCAGCAGGCTTCTGCTCACATTGTTTTTCAAGCCGTTCAACGTAAGGAAATACTTCCATTGAAACTTTCTCTCTATCAGAATATGGAATATCTGGGTCATTAATAAATCTACAAATTACTTTGTGTAACAATTCTGACAATTCTTTATTATAAGTATTTTCACCTTGCTTTTCAAGCCAAGCCATAGCTCTATCATACCAAACTGGCATTTTACCTTCTTCCTTGAAAAACTTTGTTGCAGAGCGTTCCAAAACAACTTTTATATCTCTTATAACTTTCTCATCCTCGCTCTCTTTGAGTTCGAAAAAAATGTCTAAAATATCGTTCTCATAAAGAATATGATCTTTATCATTTTTAATTTTAGACTTTGCTTTTTTAATTGCCTCATCATAGGCTCTTGCTTTTTCTTCTTGTGTCATAATTTTCTTAAATAATGTATACAACCACGTTTGCATACAGTATTGCTTTCATCATAATAATGTATGCAACCACTGCAGCCATAACTACGATTTAATTCGCACTCTTTATCAATTTTACCAGTATCAACATTAATTGTCATATCTTTCCATTAATCTTCTATATCTGGGAATATCTCTTCAGTATATGCCCCATAATTACAGCCAGCATTTTCTTCAGCTATTGAAACAATAACATCATAACCTGCATTACAAGCTATTTTATTGCTATCATGCGATAAATTAAAATGGCATTCTTTACACTTTATAAATCTACTCATAATATTAAATGATTATTAAAAGATGGTGGAGATCAATCTCCACCATCTGCTGCTTTAATATTAATCTTAGGAATCATCATGAACTTAATCTTACAAGTTTCCTTAATCAACTCACGAATCTCATTAGTATCCTTATAAGCCATAGGTGATTCATCAATAGTTCCCTTACATACTGTAGTTGAATAAACATTTTTCATGGATTCTTCAAACTCCTTCATAGTAACATTCTGCTTTGCCTTAGAACGTGACATTTTACGGCCAGCTCCATGAGCGCAAGCATTAAGCCATTCAGGATTTGAAAGACCTTCACAAATTGCTACTCCATCTCTCATATTAAATGGAACCAACATCTCTTCACCCTCATAAGAACGAATTGCTGATTTTCTCAATGTATGATCATGAAGATCTACAAAATTATGAGTAGATGTAATTGTTCTTACTTCCTTAATTCCATATTTCTGTAATAATTCCTTAATAGTCTTCTGTACAGTCATATGATTAAACTGTGCATAAAGTTGTGCAAAACACATATCCATTAAGTAACCCTTCATTAATTCTCCAGAAAGATAACCATTAATATGCTTCTCTTTAATTTTCTTAATGAATTCATCCTTAGCAGTCTGGAATTCTTTCATATTAGTATGAGTAGCTTTATAGTTCTTCTTAAAGTTTTCCATGGTTTCTTTCATCTCATCTTTTGACATTGGTTGAGTAGTTTTCTGCATCCAATATTTACAAACCTTAACACCAAAATTACGAGAACCAAAATGGAGTGTTATACCTGCTAAATTACCATCTTCCTGTTCATCATATTCGATAAAATGATTGCCTCCGCCAACTGTGCCAAGAGACTTATAGAATACACCTTCATCCATATTCAATCTCTTCAACTGGTTAGATATCCACTTTTCAGTAACTTCATTAGGAAGATCCATAAGCATCTCTGGCCAATAGTTACGATACTTATTAAAACCATTCATTAAGAATTTTCTAAATTCCTTTTCATCAATAACAACATGTCCATTCAAATTAAATCCAAATGGAACTTTATTCTTAATTCTACGTTCTAATTCAGCATACTTATCTGTAGGAACTTTCTTATCTAATATCATCATTGATACTGAACATCCAATATCAACACCAATATGTTCAGGACATATATAATCACCAATAGATGCAACTAATCCACATGGACCAGAAGCACCTACATGTACATCAGGCATGCACACAACTTTTTGATTAGCAAATGCAGGACAATTAATTATATCATATACTTGTCCATATACCCCTTCTTCTATTGTTTCAGCAAATATTTTTGCAGATGTATATTTTCCTATTAATTCAATCATAAATAAAATTTTTAAAATATTTTATATCTACCTTTTTTGTATTATAAACGCCATTGTTTGAAATATAAATATCAATTCCATCTTGTATCATTTGGAATGCATCTATAATTATAATTACAGTTTTTCCACCATGACGTAATCCTACATTAATAGCAGTTTTCTTATCTCCAGATAAATGAACATATTGGCGTGATTGGGGGAGTAATCCATTTACTTTAATGCTTTCAATAAATCTATCTGAAGTACCATGATAAAGATACGGATTTTCGCGTGTTATTTGTGCTTTTCTCATTTCTACATTTACGGGTATTGAATGCCCTTGTCTTGCTCGTATCTTTGTTTTATCTTCATTATATTCATATCTTGACTTATTGTTTGTATTGACAATTTCATCAATAAGTTCTTTTGATAAACCTTTTAATGATGCTAAATCATCAACAGACATCCAGCCATTTTCATCAATTAAACCAGCGTCATATTCTTCTTTTCCATGTCTTAATATAAATGACATGAATTTACCTTTATTTTCAAGTTCTTTATTTGTTTTCATTTTTAATGCGAATATTCAGTATATTTATTTATAATAGTTTCTTTAACTCTCTCAATAAATGCTTCACTCCTTTTCATCCCCAGTAATTTCCAAAATTAATTTATATTGTAATTCTAAATCATTATTACCAATAGCATCCCAAAGTTCTCTTGTTATTTCGTGTTCTTCACATCCATAAGGTTTATTACCATTGAATCCAATTAAACCACAAGGAGATAATTCTTCTACAAATTGCCACCACTTAATATTATATTTCTTAACTTTCCACAGCCAATTATCTATATGTTGTTCAAGAGTTCCAACATTTTCGGGTTTACCTCCATAGAAAACTATTAGATCTTTGAATATATTACACTTATTATTCCAAGTCCAATAAATAATTGGTTTTGAAAAATCTCCAATCTTATTTAATTCTTTAGGATGTTTCCACATAATTTACCAAGTTATAATTAAATCATTTGCTGGATCTCTTTGGTCACCATGCCATACATCAATTTTAAACTTACTTGCTTTAAGTTTATTAATTAGAAAGTCAGAAATTGTTCTATTTCCAAAGTCAATTACACATCTATATTCACCTTTACTCATTGCTGAATTAATATATTTATATACTTTATCTAAATCTTCTTGTAATTTGCCATTGGCAATTTCATCAGTCATCTTATGTGCATATTCAGCATCGAAGTAAAAATTTTCTTTATTCATATTTTTCTTTTATTATATTTCTTTTAAATTCATGACGGCGTTTACGATTACATTTCTTTTTATAAGAATCTGCCCACCATTCATTAGACATCCAATTAACTGCATGATCCTGACCAACTTTAATCTGCTCATCAGTTAATCCCCACTCTTTAATAATATTTATAATTCTTTTACGTTTTGCCAAATGGAGTGATTCTACATTTCTACGATATGCTCTATTTCTCATATTAAATACATTTATTATTATCAACAAAATTAATTTGTAATGTTTTACTTATATGATCAACTAAAACATGATTAGAATCCATAAGTATAGGTTCTCCACATACATTATCTATTTCTCCACAAATAACATCATAAACTAATTCATTATTCATTACTGTATAAGAACCAGCATTATGTTTGTCTCTTAACTCAATTAAGTATTGTATAAAATTATCTAATGTCATATTAATTTAATCTTCTACTAGCGAAAACTCAAATTTATGTTCATATACCCATTTCTCCATGAACTCATCAAATACAATCTCCATAATATTCTGTTGTTTACAACGGCCATCATAAAGAGGATCTGCAACTGAACATCTATCTTCCATCCAAACAACTCCCCATTTTAACCATAACCTTATTTTACCATCCATTACAGTTGTTGTAAGGTTTTTACCAGCTTTCAACCAAGCTTCAATAATTTCAGGATCTTTTGTAGATGTTTTAGATACTTTAACCTTTTTAGCTAACATGTTTATTAATATTTAATATCTACATTTTTTCACTGTCATATTACCATGATTTACAGCATCTGCTTGACCATCATTATATCCTTCATGATAACCATTTTCAAATACCTTTTGAAAAAACTCTTTAACATCAACCATACCAGAACACATAGTTTTCTCAATATACTGATTATAAATACGTTCTACAGTTGGATCAAATACAATCTTTCCTTTATTAAACATGTTTACCAAATTTGAATATAATGTTAATTTCTCCAAATTACCAAATTTGAATATAATAATCTTTATTTTTATAATCAGGACCAGCCAACCCACGACCTAAAAATTCTCCATTAGTATCAGTCATATCAACATACATATTATAACCACGATACCAATTATTATGAAGCAAATAATTTGTAAACCAAGTAAACAAATCATTATTATATCTGTCTTCATCTTTTAACTTAATTGAACGAAAAATATCATTAATCTCATTCAACTGTTTTTCGATGTACTGTGGTCTTTTTCTATTATTCATATTATTTGATTTTTATTACAATATTAATGAAGTTTTTATGTTAACTGCCATACATAAATAATATAGTAATAAAATAAGAAAATTCAAATATTATATAGAATAATTTTAATTAAAAAAAGATACAGATTAATGTAAATCTGTATCTTTAGACCATTCAGGTAAATATTGATCTTCACATATTTCTGGTAAATGAAGTTTTTCATATATTGATATTGTTTCATGCGGATCACCTTTAACCCAATGTGAATCATCTAATCCCAATTCTTCTAATCTATTATGAATTAGTTCATCATAATAAATTGTTGTTAATCTAACACGACGTTGAATATCATGTATATTACCTTGGTTATCTGAATCTTTACTTTCTTTATATTGAGAATTATTACCATCAAAACGTTGAGCATAACAACATGCTGTTATATGAGTAAATTTTGTTTTTAAGAATGATCTAACTAATAATTCATAATCATCAGCAATTCTCATACATTGATTATGTCCACCAATTTCAAAATAAAAATTACGTTCCCAACATCTAAAATGATTAGGTACACCTACAATATGTCTTATTGTTGCACAATTAACTGGTCCTGACCAATCAGTCCTAATATCTCCATTAGGTGTTTTGGATATATATGAATGACCATAGCCTAAACCCCATTCATAATCTTTTCCATAATTACATAATGTAACATTATCGTTTTTATCGATTGTAGTATTATCTGAATATATAAACTTATTATTTGGATAAAGTTTAATTGCTTCTGAAATTGTTTCTAAACACCATGGTAATAAAATATCATCATGATCTAATTCTATTAACCACTTACCTGTTGACATACAATTTCCTCTCCATTTAGATAAACCTATATTTCCTTTTGTTGGGCATATTCTATAATATTTAATTCTAATATCATTTTGATTTTTTATAAATGTTTTAATATCATTTAATGGTTCTGGAGAATCATCTACTAAAACCCATTCCCAATCATTAATTGTTTGACTTCGTAATGAATTATAACATTTTTCAAAATATTCTAATTTTGTATTATATAAAGGTGTAATTAATGAATATGTTGGTATATCGAATTTTGATAAAATATTATGATTAATTTTTAGCGCTACATCTATTCCATAATTATTTTTCTTATCATAATAAAATATACGACGTTTAAAATATTCGGGCAATGAATTTAATATAGGTAATTCTGGAATATCATCAAATTGAACAACGATAGCATCTATTTCATTATTATTTAATATTATATCAATAATACTATTATCATTAGGTATATTAATAATATCAAAATTTCTTTTTTCCCAAGGATACCAAGTATCAAATGTTAATTTAATTTTTTCATCATCAGTTATTCGTATTATTTTATATGATGAATTATTTGTAAATTTTTTCATTAATCTACTAATGCTTTATTTATTTACTGCTTGTATTTCAGATATACTATTAATGATTAATTCTGGTTTTCCAATAAAATCATATATTGTTTTACAATTTGTATATGACATAGCAGAACGTAAATAACTTATCATATTTTCAGTCCAACCAGCTAATGTATATTTAACAGGAAGATACTTTGTTATACCTTCTGCTGTTTTTTTCTTTTTTCCATCTATTGATTTTTGACCATCTGCAGAAGCCATACCAAAGAACTTAACATCAATAGGTCCTATATATTTCTTTTCTTTTAATTCTTTTAATTTTTCCTCATATTTATCTGCTTCTTCTTTCCACGGTTCACTTAAATGTTTAATTGCTTCATCAGTATAATAAGCCCACCAATTTCCTTTTGAATCTATTTCAAAATTTTCATACTTATCTGTTGGTATTTTTAATGATACTTTTTGATTAATATTTTTATTAGTTTTTTCACCCGCAGATTCGATACATTGTGCAAATACACTACCAATCATTACATAATCTGCACCAAGAGCAAGAGCTTTAATAACATGATCATAATTACGAATACCGCCATCAGCTACAATTGCTGGAAATTTTCTTGCATATCTTTTACAATATGAATCTTTTATCATTCGGCATTCATCAATAAGACTAGCTTGTGGATAGTGGATACTTGTGTTACTTGTAGTGATACAGCCGTGCCCGCCTCCAATACCTACTCTTATAAAATCAATACAACATTCATATTGGCCATGTTCATTTTTTATATAACAATTATCACAAATCCATCTATAAGTTTTAGCATTTGCAATATTACCAGTCATTATAGTTAACATATAACTATTATCTTTTGCTAAATTTTTTGCTTTAACACATTTATCATATAATGACTTCATATGTCCATTTGCAATATCTACACATATAAAATAATGTGTTCTAAAATCACCAATTCTATCTAAATAATTATTTATAAATAAATCTTCAAATTCCAATAATGATAAAGCAACCCACGATTGATTATTCATCTCTTTTTTACGAATTTCTAAATCGATATTTCTTGGTATTATTGGTGTAATTCCATTTTCCAAAAATGTATCAATATTATTTTCAGAAACAACGCTTGCCATAGGTGCTGTAAATATTGGTAACCAATTTTTCGTATTTCCAATAAACGGGTTACATTCTGAACGTGAACTAATATCTGATATAACTGAAGGAATAATAGTTATATCATTATATGAATATCCAATACTTGTACTTAACATTTTTTATTATTTAACTTTAATTAATATCTTTTATAATAAAATAGAAATTAACATATAATAAAATCAAAAAGGTTATAGATTTATATTTCAAAACCTATAACCTTCATAAAGATGTAATTTAAATATTATTTTGATAACTTATTCAATTGTTCTTTTAAATTATCTATTTCTTTTTGTTGTTCTTTAACTTTCTTAAAGATTGCACCAATTACTTTAGATAATGCAGCGTTATAATTAACAGAATATTGATTTGTTTCATTATCATAACCAACAACTTCAGGCATATATTCTGCAGCATATTGTGCAATAAAACCATTAGATTTAATTCCTGATTCTTTCCAAATGAATTCATAAGTTACATCATCTAATTCAAATAACTTTTTAATAAATTCATCAGAAATTCCATTAATATTATCTTTAAGTCTTATATCTGAACCTGAATACAATTCAGAACCTTGGAAATATGCAGTATTAAAATATAACGTACTTGAAGATCCACTTGCGTTTAATGAAGTACCAACAATTCTATATGATGCAGTTGAATTTCTTGTTAATGTTAATGAACCACCTAAAGCTCCATTCTCATAATCATTTACTATGGATTGTAAAGTACCAATTGATATGTCATAGTTATCATCACTAATCGTAGATGTATATATTTTATAAAACATTTTATCTTTTGCACCTATATATCCATAATTGTTTCTTGAAGGCTGAATTACAGTACGATCATTTTGTGTACTAAATGTTATGACACAAGACTCAGTTGTTGTTTGAGAAGTGTTATTATATAAAACATTTGTAGCACCTGGGCCTGGATTACCTTGTGTACCAATAACACCTTTTGAGCCTTGCACACCTTTCCAACCCCATTGACCATTTGTTCCTGTACCGCCTTGTGCACCAATAACACCCATTGCACCAGCAGCACCACCATCACCTTGTGCACCCATGTGACCTTGGTTACCACGAATACCTGTATTTCCCTTTCCACCTTGTAAACCGGCAGGACCTTGAACACCAGCTACACCATTTGAGCCTTGTCCACCTATGTGTCCTTGATTACCACGATAGCCTGTATCTCCAATTCCACCTTGTTTACCTACTGGACCTTGAACACCAGCTACACCAGCTGAGCCTTGTCCACCTATATGACCTTGGTTACCACGATAGCCTGTAGTTGGAACAGCTTGTTTACCTACAGGACCTTGAACACCAGCTACACCATTTGAGCCTTGTCCACCTATGTGTCCTTGATTACCACGATAGCCTGTATCTCCAATTCCACCTTGTTTACCTACTGGACCTTGAACACCAGTTACACCATTTGAGCCTTGTCCACCTATATGACCTTGGTTACCACGATAGCCTGTAGTTGGAACAGCTTGTTTACCTACAGGACCTTGAACACCAGCTACACCATTTGAGCCTTGTCCACCTATGTGTCCTTGATTA